ATGATCATACTCGCCTGTCAAAATCTCATTAGTCTTAGCTGTCATGTGCTTAGTGATACAGCGACCTGTCAGCGTAGTACTTTGTCCTAGACGTTGATCGAAGAACCTATGAGCCTTGGATAATAGTCCACCATACAAGGAGTTAAGCAAGATCTTTTTAACAAGCTGCTTTTTATCCCAATATTTACCGACGTACTCAAGCTCTATAGGGTCGCTGTGGACCACTACACCGTCTTTTACTTCTAACCTATGCAAGTTCATGTATCTAACAACTTCGTCCCTGTTACCGGCCTTTATGAAGCCCTGAAGGGTACTTGTATTGAAACACTTGTCTAAGTCATAAGCATCATTCATGACATAAGAACTATAATCCACATCTTCGGCAGTAAAGAGACCTTCAGCAATGCGTATCGGGTACTCATTCTTCTCATTAATCTCTAACTGACCGTACATGTTCATTTTCTTCTTAAGAACCTTACGCTCCTCATACCATCTCGTTAAGAGGGCAGGGATGACTCCACGCTTGTCTGTTCTGAAGATGGTTCCGTTAGCAGATATACACCAATTATTCTGATTATCAAACACCAACTGTCTAAGCTCAGATCCAGTCAATTCGAATGTGTTACCATCCTCCATGTCAAGATATAACTTATGTTCGTTGTTATCCTCAAAAAAGTGTTCCATTTCTAGTGTATTAAATCTGTCATTCCACCATTCAGCAAAAGCTGATTTCTTCTTAGACTCAGAAGTAAATGATTCTATGAAATCGCTTATTTGACCAAGCGTCTCATGTGTTCTTATTTGACCTATGATGGTCTCGTTACTCATATTCAAAGCACGGATAACAGATGGATATAGTGAGTTCAAATCCGTTGAACCTACCCAATCATGTAACCCTATCTTAGGATGTGACACCCAACCACCAGCAGCTTTATACTTGATGTGGTCATCTTGAGGGATGTCCTTATCAGGCACTACGTAACCCATATCATGGGCTTCCATAACTACTGCTTGTTCGGTCATTCCTACCGCGCCTAAGATTGCTGGAATCTTGATGCAGTTATCATGTGCCATGTCGCTAGCTAAGTCTATGAACTGGAGCTTTTTATCTAAGTCATCCAGTAACTTGGTATCTTGTATGTTGTATTCCAAGAATAACTTGAAATCATGGTTGTACAAGTGATCAAGCGTACCGTCGTAGTCTACTTTCTGCTCATCGAGTTCATCTTCCGCAACAGAGTTCAACTTATAGCTGCTCTTCTCTTCATAGTTGAAGTTCTTATAAAGCTTAAGGTAATCGAGATGGACTCTGCCCACCAAATCATACGTTTGCTCTTCTTTACCGAATCTTTCTACCATTCTGCTTTCAGGCATTCTATCCCATAAACATAAGCGCCTAGCATGGAGCTTCCCCAACTTCTTTATTATACGGTTGGTGGTGTATGGAATATCGTAGAAATCTGAGTTCCACCCAGACAAGACGTCGGCGTCTTCAATCAATGTCAAGAACATCTCAAGCATTTCTTCTTCCGTTGACACTAAGATAGTATCTGGAACTTCACTAGAGATTTCTAATGCCTCTTCCCACGTCATAGTAGAAGGAGGCACAGCTACACATACCATTTGGTCTAACCATTGTAAATATACTGCTATCGATATAATAGCGTTGTCTGCGTCCCTAGGAGCAGAGTATCCATTGACCGAATCAAAGTCGGTCTCAATATCGAAAAATGCCGTGTGTAATTTGGGAGATTCCATTCCCTTATAGTTACTTTCAAGACAACGAGTGTCTTGCTTAATATCTGATTCCCAAGTGGTAGCGCTGTAGTACTTTGACTTCATCTTTCTAAGATCAGAAAAAGTTCTAGGCTTCACCATTTTCACAGGGTCACCATAAATTGATTTATAGGTCCCGTGGCTGTCATTTAGGAAAAAGTGGTAGTCAGGTGCATATTCCTTATGTACTCGATTACCTTGAGGGTCTCTTTCAACCACACGTATGACTTCGTTGCGTGGTTCAAATAAAATATCTACGTACAAGAGTCTCTCCTTTACTCACGTATTTTCTGCAGCCATCCTTGACTGCAGTTAGCATATGGTATATAATAGCTATAATTAACCCTTGCCTACGGCTTGGATAATTTCTAATACTTCATCAAACTTATGCTGCTCTTCAGAAAGAGAGTTTTTGTAGATGATGTTGATAGCTTTGTTAAGCTGTGCTGGCTTCACGTTTACTTCTTCGGCGATTGCCTTAACGGTGTCTTTTAAGCCACCTTGAAGCGTGTCAATTTCGTGCTTCAACTGAACACCCTCGTTGATCACATCGGTTAAGCGTTGAACGTCGTTATCTGAGTAGTGTTGTACATTTTCGTCTGACATATTATGTCCTCCTTGACTTGAGGGGCTATTATACCACAAGAGTTTACATTTGTAAAATGGTTTGTTTACAATAAGCGTAATTAGTGGCATGATATGTGATAAATACAGTATAACAGAGGACAGTACCGTGGATATTAACGATATTACAAATGATGATCTGGTAAAATTACCGGATAATGACGGTTTAGTGAAATTCAAGAAGATTATGAAACACCCACTAACCCCAGAAGAGGCACAGGCATACATATTGCCTATTTTTGATACGCCTAACTTGAAGACTCTGTTGAAATCATTGAATAGAGACGATCACCTATGTGATGTTCGCCCACACGTAGTCGATTACCTGAAAGTAGAATACCCTCAGTTCGCCGAACGTTTTATTAATCTTGATATGTTGAGAGATGATAATATTGAAGGGACGTTAAGCCCCTTGGGTCATAAAGACGAAGAGTCTGAATAATTAGGTGAATGTCAGAGAGTAAGTCTGGCCATCAACAAAGAACGAGCTTATCGATGAACCGTGCCATGAAGAAACACCACCACTGGTTCCAAATGATAAGCTAGTTCTATTAAAGGTTTGGTTAAATCCAGACCCAGCAATAGCAACTGAATTCCACCCGCCATTATAAGAACCACTCATCTGTATAGACATAGTGTTACTAACCGTAGACGTCGTGAACCACGTAAGCTGTCTACTTCCAACATTAGATGGTGTCACAGATCCAATGAACCCAGAAGGTACTGGTCTAAAACCTGTTTCACCACCAAATTGTATAACTTCGGCAACAAGTGTTATGGAAGATAAAATAGGAGGGTACACTTTCGCACCGTTAAACGCAGCTCCTGTTATCTTTTGTCCGTTGGACGCAACAAGTGCGTCCTGTCCGTTAAATGCTATTCCCATGTTACACCGTCCATACATGTAGATTGAATGTGTCGCCTGCAGAAGCAGATATTGCAGCCGACTCTGATCCGTGATGGATAATCTGGGCACCATTAGTACCGTTAGTACCATTAGCTCCAGTAGGACCCGTGGGACCCGTGTCACCAGTATTACCTTTAGAACCTTGAGGTCCTGTAGGACCAGTGTTACCAGTATTACCTTTAGCACCAGTTGCACCAGCAGGTCCTGTTGCGCCTGTAGCACCAGTATTACCTTGGGCACCAGCATCACCTTGTATACCTTGGATACCTTGGATACCTTGAGGACCAGTAGCGCCTGTAGCACCATCAACACCGTCAGCACCATCGGCACCAGTTGCACCAGCTTGACCGGCACCAGTATTATCAAACGTAACACCATTATCTACGAATCTGTCACCGGCAGTAGCAGGTAAATCATCAGCTATAAGAACATACATGTCACCTACGTTACCAGCCGCTGGTAATCCAGCGATTGAGGCAATAGTACCTTTATATGTAATACCTGGCCCAGCTTGACCTTGGATACCTTGAGGACCAGTAGCTCCTGTAGCACCATCATTACCCTGAATACCTTGGATGCCTTGAGGACCTTGAGGACCATCATTACCCTGAATACCTTGGATACCCTGAATACCTTGAGGCCCTGTGTCTCCGCCTATAGCCTCCACACATTCCCATTCTGTCCCTGACCAAGTCAAGAAGTTATCTCCGCCCACAACGATGGTATTTTCATTGAAGTCAACCGCGTCATATATGTTACCAGACGAAGCCATAGTAGAAAGACCAGTAATGTTAGCTGAAGAAATATTCTCTTCAAACAAAACTTCACTACCACTAACATTCCAACGTAAATAGCCATTAGGGATTGCCAAATCAGCAACATCTAACATTCCAGTCACTTTAGATCCACGTCTAGCTACCCATTTAAAGCCGCTCGTATCCCAAGCTAATACATCGCCCTCCTCAAGAGGATTAGCATTAACATTAGTAAGGTCATTCAGTTCCAAAGAAACAGAGATACCCACGATGTCAGCAGCCGTATGAGTATGCTGATTAGGAGTGAACGTAGATGGGATATTAGCTAAACTAGTATAATTCCCATCAAATAATGTAGGAAGATGATTCAAATCATAGTAGTTACCAGTTGTGGCAACTGTAGCAAGTTCTGTCTTCTCTGCATACACACTCAAATCAGGCAAGCTTGTAAGATCATTATAATCATACGTTAACGTGTTGAGGTCAGGTGTATTTAAAAGATCATTGTAGTCACCAGTGGTAGCTACGGCTGATAGTCCTGTGATGTTAGCAGTATTAATGTATTGCTCATACACAACTACTTGACCGAATGAATCCCAGCGTAAATATTTACTAGCTCTTGTCCCAGAAACTTCATCCGATGAATCATTTAGGCCCACAAAACTAAAGTCTCCGTTAAGAGGGATAGTAGGCTTATTACCTGTCACTTGCGTGTCATAGTCAACCGTTAAGCTAGGTAATACAGAAACGTCTGATTCTATCTTAAGGTCAAGTTCAGCTTGTAATCCAACCACATCATCAATAGCATGACCATGCGCTTTAGGCACGAAATCAAAAGGTATATTCTCAATAGTGCTCCAATCAGGCATAGGATTGATAATATCACTCCAGTTACCAGTGAATGCCAAGTTAGAGAATGTAGGTGAATTTAATAAATCACTATATTCGCCTGTAGATGCTACAGTAGAAAGACCTGATACGTCAGAGGTAGTAATATCTGTTTGATAGTTCACTACTGTACCGGCAGTATTCCATCTCAACCATCCATTAGAAACTGGAACCATTGAGGTGTCTACTAAATCAACAATAGCGGAAGCACCACCTGTTGATGGAGCCGGAGTGTTTATAAGATCATTATAATCGCCAGTGTTTGCTACAGTAGCTAATCCTGCAACGTCACCATAAGGGATCTGAGCGGCATACACCATAGATCCATTGTTCCACTTAAGAATGCCATTAGATGGCGTACTAGTATCACTCAGACTAGCAAACGTGAAGTTCACGTTCTCTGCTTGTATAGTAGCTGTCAAATCAGTGATGTCCGCAGACACATGGTCATGCGGTGGTGGTAAAGGAATAGATCCTGTTAACTCATTGTAATTAACTTTTCCATTGACCCATGCGCTACCGTTAAACTTAAGAGTGTCACCTATAACAGCATTATCTGTTACATTAGAAATCTCTCCAAGAGCAAGAGGTGAACCTTCCCATTCAGAGGAGGTATCATTCCACTTAACAACTTCACCAGCGACACCATTAGCAATAACGTCACCGATAGTCAAGGTTTTATTTACCCATGTCAATGCATTGGCATTATACACTAATACTTCGCCATCCACAATAGATGAGGTGACAACGTCTGAAATATCTGATAGAGTGTGGTTATGAGATTCTGGAGTGAACGTAGATGGCACATTAGATAAATCAGCATAGTTACCAGTAGTGGCAACTTGTGACAAACCAGACACGTCCGCAGCAGGAATAGCAGCGTCGTACGATACTGTGTTCGTATTCCATCTCATGTATCCGTCTGTAGGTGTGCCAGTATCACTTAACTCCGCGTACGTCATGTTCTCGTTAAGAGCATACACAGACATCTCGAAATCAACGATATCAGATGCTGAAATACCAGCATTAACCCATACACTACCGTCATACTTTAAGTACTGATCGATTGTAGGCGTTGTTAGCGTAACATCAGGCAGAGTAGCTAAGGAAACAGATACTCCTGTAGTTACCCATACGCTTGAGTTGTTATCCCACGTAATGAAGTCTCCGTCATTAGGTGACCCAGCATTAACGTTTGTTAGGTCGTCTAATACAGAAGGAATATTCAATGACGCTATGTCAGTTATATCTGAAACTGTATGATTATGCGCAGCTGGTGTAAATTCAGCAGGCACGTTGGTTAGATCACCATAGTCACCAGAGAATAAAACTGGTAAGTTAAGTAATTGGTTATAGTCACCCGACAATGCCACAGCAGCTAAGTCTGCAGTCAATGTGTACAGGCCTAAGTCTGGAGTGTTGGTTACATTGGCGTAATCTATATCACCCTGAATCCACTCAGCACCATCCCACATTAATACTTGATTGGCTACTTGTGTGCCGTCAACGTTAACGTCTGTTAAGTCATCCAGTGACAAAGTTAATGAACTGGCAAGCGCAGGAATCCACTCAGCACCATCCCATGAAAGCACGTCACCTGTTGTAGGAGCTGTAGCACTTACATCATTAAGGTTTGAGATGTTTACTAATTGATTTTTCCAAGCTGAGTCACCGGCACTATATACCAACATCTCAGTGTCTGCTGCGGCAGTAATCTCTACACCGTCTAATCCGTCTAGACTATTTTCGCCTATGATCCATTCGGCACCATCAAACACTAATGAAGATCCAGTGACCTTACCGAAATCATTAACGTCTAATAAGTCGCCCATGTTCAGTAATGTTGGTGCTCCGCCTGTTAATGTCTTCCACACTAACTCACCGCTCGGTCCAATAGCCAACACTTGGCCTTCTGTTCCGCCAAACTCAGACGCACTAATGTGCTGAGTAAGGATGCTGAAATCTTCAATGTCTGTGCTACCCACTGATAGGTTCAAATCTGAACCGTCGTTATTAATAAAAGCTCGTTGTGCGTTACTGTAGATGAGAACATCCCCAGCTGTCACGTCGTTTAGCCTGAAATCTGGCACGAAACCATTTGTTATTGTACTACTACTTGAAATTGGCATTATATTCCCCCTTCGTTACATTACTAAAAGAATTCTATCGATTTGTCCCTGCTCTATGAATGCTTTACCATTCACGTCAGGTTCTAGATCGTGTCTACATGAACGATCTAAGATAGCTCTCAGAAAAACGAAGTTTCCAACGAATGAAAATCCGTTCACGCCAGATTCCCCATCGAATTCTATAAACGGGATACGGTTGTCTGTGGGATTAATGTCTATGTCGAACCAATCGTTATCTTCTGGATTAGTTGATAGTGTACCTTGAATCCTCAAGTTACCCTTGAAGTTTTGGTACGACGCGGATATTGTGTGGAGTCCGTCTGAATAACCCCAGTAGCCATCTGCGCGGTATGCCTCACCAACGACATCGAATTGTCGCCCAGTGTTTGTCATCATTACTACGGATTTTTGAACAGTCATTAGAATTTCCTTTTCTCTCGACTATTTATCCGTTCTTTAAGAATTATGTATATGGCAGAAACGAAAAAAGCACCCGAAGGTGCTTTTTTTCTTACTTACATTGGCTGAGTAACTTATGCCTCGGCGGCAGGAGTCACAACCTTGGCTTTGGTGACGCTGATAGTCAGCTCATCGTCTTTCACGCCCACGGACACTTTTCCGCCGTCGATAAGCTCACCACCGATGATTTTCTTACTTAATGGCTTTTTAACTAAGTTCTCAAATAAGCGCTTGTAAGGACGAGCACCCATTGTTCTGTCATAGCCGTTTGTAGCAAGCCATTCACGAGCAGCTAATGATACGCTGACAGTAATGTCTTTTGCTTCAACCATTTTGTTCAAGTCATCGATAGACTTAACAACGATGTAACCCATTTCTTCTTCGCCAAGAGGCTTGAATTCAACCATATGGTCGATACGGTTACGGAACTCAGGAGTTAAGTGCTTCTTAACTGCTTCTTTGATCTTACCTTCATTCGCATCGTTACCGAAACCGATTGAACGCTTCTCTGCCGCAGCCGCACCCAAGTTACTGGTGAAGATGATGATACAGTTAGAGAAGTCAACTTTCTTACCAGTACCGCCAGTAAGTACGCCGTCTTCCATCACCTGTAACAATACAGTTAACACCGCTGGATCAGCTTTTTCGATCTCATCCAACAACAACACGCAGTTAGGGTTTTTCTCAACTTGTGAGATAAGCTGGCCTGAACCTGCTTCACCTTCACCATGACCAGCATAACCTGGAGGTGCACCAATCAAACGAGCCACACTGTGTTTCTCCATGTACTCTGACATGTCGAATTTAACCAGAGATACACCCATTTGCTCAGCAAGAGTCTTACAAACGTGAGTCTTACCAGTACCAGTCGGACCAACGAACAGGAATGAACCAATAGGCTTATTCGTTTCACGAAGACCGGACTTAGAAAGAGCAATGGATTCAACCATTAGATCAATCGCTTCATCTTGGCCGAAGACGATGTCTTTTACACGGCTATCAAGATTTAACAATGATTCATTTTCTTTCAGGTCTAACATGTCAAGAGGCATTTTCGCCATCTTGGCTGTGCGTTCAAGAACCATATCGATTGTTACCGTAGGCAATTTATCCAACTTCGCTTTTGCACCAGCCGAATCCATGATATCAAGGGCTTTATCAGGAAGTAAGCGAGTCTTAACATAACGCTCAGACAAGTCAACACACATGTTCAGTGTATCGGCATCGTAAGTTACGCCATGGAACTCTTCGTAGTACTTCTTAACACCTTCCAAGATACGCTTGGAATCTTCTACGCTTGGCGCTTGCACATCCAAACGTTGGAAACGACGCATTAAGGCACGATCTTTTTCGAAGTGAGTTGCGTACTCATCATCAGTAGTAGCACCAACACAAATCATACGACCGCTTGCCAACGCAGGCTTCAATAAATTACTTGCGTCAACTGAACCACCAGAACCCGCACCGGCACCCATGATCATGTGGATTTCATCGATGAAAAGAACAACGTTACCTTTCTCTTCGATTTCATCCAGAACGTTTTTCATACGCTCTTCAAATTCGCCGCGATACTTAGTACCAGCCATTAACGCGCCGATATCAAGAGACAAAACTATTTTGTCTTCCAATGCTTCAGGCACGTTACCTTCAGAGATTTCTTTGGCAAAGCCTTCAACAATCGCAGTCTTACCAACACCTGGTTGACCCGTGAAGATTACGTTGCTTTTCTTGCGACGTGCGATCATTTCGACCATATCTTTGATTTCAGTTTCACGACCAATAACCGGATCGATTTTACCTTCTTCGGCTTGCTCGTTAAGGTTTTTACAGTATTTTTCAAGATCTGTTTCTTCACCTGGTTTTTTCTTGCTTTTACCTTTCAATTTCGCCAACACCGCGTCTTTAGTAACTTTGTGCGCTGTTAAAATGGCTACTGCCTGTGAACGATCTTCGCTCATGATGGAAACCAACACGTTCAAGCCTGTGATGTCTTGGCTGTTAGAGAACATATGCTGCGCTAAAGAACGACGCATGATACGGTCAACAGAAGATGTTTTCTTCGGGTCGTCACCATGTTCATGTGATGGCAATAAGTTGGATAAGTCACTGGCTAAGTGCTTGTCCAAATCACCCTTGATACGGGTAGGCTTGCCACCAATATCAGTAATAACTTGCACTACGCCCTTGTCGTCCAGAACCGCCCAAAGTAAATGCTCTACTGTTAAATATTCGTGCTTGTTAGAGCGTGCCAATTCAACTGCTGTTGTTACAATGTTTTCGATATCACGTTTAGACATGAGTTTTCCTCGTTTATTAAATTAAATTACTTGCCAATGCTGTAAGAGTGTTTATAGTAACCCTTCTTCGTAAGCATGTCAATTGTTTCTTTATCAAATATTGAAATAGTTTCTACGTAAACGATAAAGATTAAATTATCACGCTTACCAGTGTCTCTATTGTACAGACCTAGCTCAGGCATAACAATTTCTTTCTTATCTACAGTACCTTTAGGAACCTTCACTTTATACGATTTTCCGTTTAAGTGTTCGAATGTAATCTCGGTTCCCAATGTTGCATCAATCGTTGATATTTTAGCACCTGTATACACTGTATTACGGTGAACAGTATATCTAGATTTTGGGTCATTCACAACATTTATTTTAATTCTTTTATTCATCACGAACATGTGTGTTCCGTGGTTCGCACCTTTAGGTACATTGAATTCACATAGACCTGAAGAAGTAGCGTCAATTGTAAAACCATCGTATAATTGTTCTACTGTGGTTTCTAATGTATAAGTTTTCGGACTTTCATTACGATCATTATAATACTGCTGATAGCCATGTCTGCCTGAATACTTGCTGCTAGATTCATGCCATTTTGTCTTTGGCTTAAATTCAAAAGAACTTTCAACGTATTCACCGTTCTTAATTTTATCGTAAGCTTCTTGAATGCTTTGAGACTTGTCCGTAGCTTTTTTCACTTCCGAATCAGACGCACCTTTAGCGATCATCTTATCAGGGTGGTTCTCGGATCTAAGCTTCTTATAAGCTTTCTTTATTTCTTTTTCGCTGGCATTGCTTCTTACGCCTAGTACGGTATATGGATTCATTTAAGCATGCCTTGTTTTTTAAGTGAGGTAATATCTTCACACACTTTAGACATGTTTTCAATAGTTGTTTTCTTTTTTATTACAGAAGAGGATTCGAACTTCTTATCAAGGGTATTAAGGTAGTCAACACTCATAACGAAGTTTTCGTCGGTAGATGCATCCCATCTACGAATAGCATTATAGTACAATGCATTCTCATCTTTAAGAGATTGGTATTCTCCGGCTAGAATGATATATTTTGCTTTCTCTGTGTCTACGTCTAGTTTTGCGTTACGGAGACCGTCGTTACGTCCTAGGATGAATGCAAGGCACACGGCAGATATGATAGCACCTATAAGACTAAGGACCATATTTTTTAAGTAGGTTTGTTGTTTTTCTGTTTCTGTCTTTGGCATGAGGTGTCCCCTAAATTCAGAATGATTATAGGGGACATTTGAGGTTAAGTCAATTTATTTCGACTCATCTTCCTTTTTTTCATCTTTAGCTTTGCTATCACGGTACTTCATCAGACATAGTCCAACTACGCACGCTACGGCACCAGCTACTTGTGAGATTGGCTCACCAGTATATAGTAAAGTAGAACCAGCCGCAAGTAATGTACCACCTGATACAGTACTTAAGTTTGTTTTACCAACAACTGCGTTAGTGTCTACTAGCCTAGAACCAATATCAAATAACATTTCTAACAATTTTGCCTTATCCATATTTTTCTCCTTTTATTTTTATTGAACTTTACATACGGCATTTGCGCCGTCTATCGTAAATCCTGTTATATCACTAGTTATTGCTCCAAGATTTACAGTCTGCATCTCATTATAAAACCACAAATCGAAAACTAAATCAGCCCCCGAATATCTTAGCCTCCAATGAAATACATCTTTTCTCCATGCCGGTGCATACCTGTCATGGTTTAACTCTACCGTAGTAAATACGTGAGTGTGAGGGGTTGCATTCTCAGTCCAGCGCAACGTGAAGTTTCCATTAGGGGAAAAATCAATATATGAGTTTGGATCTGTATAAACGCCATCCGCAGTAGCAGAATATGTGAGGGATAGAAGATCAAGATCATTAGCTCCATCCACAGTAAAGTCTATGGCAGTTAAGTCTCCATTAGTAGCCTGCTGACTACCCCACATAGGTGACATAACACCATATGCTTCGTTATTCGTATCTACCATATTATCAAAAGACACAGTCACTACGTCTGACGCCTTACCTGTTTCGGGAATAAGTGTCCCGTGTAGTTGCCCTTTTGTAATTTGCATTGCGCCTAACACAACACGCGTGCCACTTCCGTAATGACGTAAGAACCCACGTATCTCAGGATCAAATCCTGCATGCGCTTGTACAGGAATAGAATATATATGGACGCCTTTATTAGGAGGCACACTATATCCTAGCCTGTTCTTACGTATAGGAGTTGCCCAGTTACCAGAGTAGATACAAGGTCTCAAATAGGCGTTCACTTGAGGGTCAATAGCATCTAACCTTTCGGCTGCAATGTTTAATACATACACTTCACCTTCAACTGACGGAAATATAGAATTTGGCCTAATCAAACCGTAGTTCGCATCATTAGTTTCACGTAAAGACACAAGACTTGATGATAGTAAAATCTCATACACTGTTGCGGTAGAAACGTCCACTGCACTTTCACCACCAGCGAATATTAACTGATAAGACAACGGGTTGTAATACATGATTGGATTCAATCTTAACATTGGATCAATCGTAACCGTATCACCGTCCTCATCTACGAATGTATCAAGTGAATGTACATAATCAGACCAAGTATCCGTCGCTCTATCAAATTCTAAAGCATCAAGATATGTTGGCGTGGTTGTAGAACCAGAACAACCACCAATAACATAAATCTTATCAGTGTCTGCAGAATATGCCGCAGAAGCTTGTCTTCTCGCAGAAGGCAATGGACGGTAAAACCTTCCACGTGTCACTAGGTTTATTTCATATACGCTTAATAGCGTTGTTGTTCCTGTCCAACCACCAATAACATATAAAAGATCACCCACTAACACGGTGCTATGCCAGCCACGCGCAGAAAAGAATGGATCAATATCATTTGATGATCTTACAATAATAGTCTCAGACCACGTGGACACATCAACCAAAATTGTTTTATCTTCATAACCAATAGATGTTCTGCCACCAGTGATCACAAGATTACCATTCCAGAAATCCATACTGTGTCGATTTAAACCTTCACCACCATATGAAGTCATAGTGTGAACTAGAGTCCAACTATTTGTGTCTACGCCAGCAATAGCAATACGATAGATTTCGGCGTGGTAGGTCCCATCAAATCCACCAAATGCATAGATATACGTTCCATCATTTGCTAATTTAACACCTTTAGCTGAGTAGGGTAAATTCGGTAATTGTTCTTGCTCTATTTCAGGTAAATAAATCCCATAGTTGTTATCGCCAATCTGCGGTGGTTCTGGTTGGACAAGCTGCTCACGATAGAAATCATTCGTGTAAGTTCCAGAAGAAACTTCCCCACCAACAATATAAACATGACCACCTGTTTCCAACAGGGGATCTGCATTAACTGTCTCACCAGCATTGGTGAAAAGAATAGGCCAGCTTGATGAAAGAGGCCTATTAATAACTACCTGAGTTTCTGTATAATGAGGATTGACCAATGTATTATTCTGAACACTTAGAGATTCATACTTAAACCAAGGCGGTCTATTCTCAGAAACATTCCATGCGTCGTCAAAGTGAGAATTATTATTGACGATATCTGTAGGCGCAAATAATCCCGTACTAACAACGCCGATGCTCTCTGAAACAAGCCCATCACGAGCAGCCATACACACGCCTGTGATAGCATCAAGCACAGCAGTTCCGCCTACACCAACATTCTCTTGGTGAGAGTATTCGAATTGGCCTGTCCATGCGGTTGACTTGCAATGTTTTCGTATCGCATAAGATATGTAGGGTTTACGTGATGAACGTCTTTCCACTGGTGTAGGAAGTGCGTTGACAATGGTGAATTCAGAAGCCCAGTCTCTTTTATCCATGATAGATTTCATGTATAGGTATGCAGCACGTTGTTGTTTCAAAGCTCTTATATCACCTTCCCATATCTGATCTGTCAGGAACCCATAAGTTGACCTAGAGAACCATCCATGGATATCAAGGAATGAAATTATTCGCCCCATCATCTCCACTGTTAGGAAGTTTATCATATTAGCTGTTTCGTTTTGGTCAAGGGGAGCAGCACCTTTATCAGGGTCAGCCGCGTAATCCCAGAAATAAGGGTAATTCCTGTTAAGGTTTATGTTATTATCATTACGTCTATTATCACTGAATAATCCGTCTGGATTCGGTATTGCTAACCATACTAGTGACACAGTTTCTCTCAACCACACACTAAGTGCATCATTAGATGTTAAGTAATGATCAATAAAACTTAACACCCCAGTGAAGGAGTGATTCTCTCCTCCATGTGTGCAAGTGTGTAAACAGATGATAGGTTTTACACCATCATCATTTATCCGAACAGTTAACATTTTACGTCCGCTAGGCAACACAGTAGCACCAGTGATAGTTGAAATATCATCAACGACTACATTAGTATATGTTGCATCAAGCGCCTCTATATCAGCCACAACCGATGCATATGTCGGTTGTATAGTAGCGTCGGTTAATCCACTTGAGTAAGGTTGAATATCTTGAAAGGCCATTGGCGATTGTATTATTCTCTCATAAACAGGCTCTTCAGCTTGCACTTCTGTGTACTGCATGGTCAGTGCTGTAGAATTACGAGACAGTGACCACCCAACTGGGTATTTAGGTACTTTGTCAATTTTTCTGAGGTTAGTTGGTATGATCATTACGCTACATACCCGCTGTTACCGGCAGTTCCTAACCATGACGCAGAATTACCGAAAGATATCAAGGTGAATGACGTCAACTTATTAGCTGTTAAATCTGGAAGGCCAGCATCACCCCAGTCAATGTTACCACTAAACCCTAATACGTGGGCGGCGGGTTTCACAAAGAAAGAAAGCGTAGTAACATTAGGCTGTATGGTTATTGGCGCATCATCCATAGTTAAAGTTCCATCACCAGTTAAATTTATTATATGAGTTCCTGATGTGGAGCCAGTATAGGATATGACTCCTGATGTAGTTGGGGACACTGTCACATTCTCCAAACCAGTACCCACGTTAGCATCTACATATTGCTTAGTGGCCACACCTAGTACTGAAGTAGGATCTGCTGCCAAAAGAATTTCTTGCGTAAAGTCCCATGCGCCAGTTATAGATTGCGACAATGACGGATCAAAATGGTCACCAGCAGAAGCGCTACCGCCAAATTTATTCGATTCTATAAACTTTGCAGCCCCACTACCGAATGCGGCTGTTAAATTGGTAATGCCTTCAGTAAGCAATAACCACCCTCTGAATATACCCGCACTTAGATTATTCCTCTCTTCAAATACTTCAGATATGTATCCAGATTCAGCTGCTGACATATCTAAATATTCATTTTGCCCATATTGAATAACGACACTATCATCAGAAGCGAAATAAGTAATTCTATGTGCTACAACTCGGTTATTAGCTAAAGCATTTAGCGTGCCGGTTCCATCATCCCAGAAATTAGGATCGACAACATTTTCCACACCAATAGTCACCCCAGTGGTGGCATCCCTATAGTTAGAGAAGAATGTCAGAGGGGATATTTCAGGAGATGCATCTATATTCGGGCTGGACGGTGTGGATTCATATCCTACCGATCTCCCAAAAGATGATCCTGCGGTCTTTTTTAATGCTAGCGAAGTATCTACTGGTTCAAAACTATTCCCAGACACATTTACTGCACCTATCACATCCACTAAGTCTATAAGCAGCTGATCGTTATCTTGCGCTTGCGTTGGTGTTGTTATTGCCGATGATATATTCACATTATCAGTGTGTACCAGCACACCAATATATACAATAGTTCTTCTTTCTACGGGAGTATATTGTACATTTTTATAGACTAATGTGCCTGATGAATTTATACCTACAAAAGTAGAATTTTCTGAACCAATAAGCGGAGACGTCACCGCAGTAAAAGATTGTGCACCAGTATAGGTAAGTGGCGTTGCACTGCCATACGTGTGGTCTACAAATACCGCATTGTCGATTGACACATCGAATTTGGTTGGGTCCACATTAACAGTTAATGAAATCGCCCCTAATGTGCCCGAACTAAACACAGGGGAAGATTCGGATTCCCCCAATAATTTATTACCATCAATCTCCACTGAGCCATTATTATCTGTTATCAGTGGACCATTTTTACCTAATTCCATGGAACTGCCAATTCCGCTTAAATCATATCTCTTTGTCATGTTTCATTTCCTTATGGGATGTAGTATTCTACTAGAACTCTTCCTGCTCCAACAGTAGCAGTACCGGCACTTACGAATATTTGTATTTGTCCATTTCCTAATACGTCAAATAAAGAATCATTTGCGTATAAGCCTAATGTGGATGGGTCACTACTAACAGTCGCTGATATGCCATCATTAGTCGTTGAATTACCAACTGTCAATGTTGCTGCTACGTCATCAAATGCGGTAGTTATGTTTATCTTGCAAGACACGACTAAAGCGTTACTAGGCACAGCTGTCCCAACATTCACAGTTGTGTCTGTTGACGCAAAAGTCACAGTTACAGCTTTCATATTACCATGGTCTACGTACTGTTTAGTTGCAACGTTAAGTGGGTTTACGGGATCAGCACTAACAGATACACCGCCGCTATTAGTTATGTTTAATGAATGTGCCGAGTTATTAGAGCTAATCTGAATGCCGCCAGCAGAAGACGAATATGCACCTACAAATCCAGCTTGGCTGTTTAGTAAATCTAAGAAACTCAACTTACCTTGACCTGATCCGCCACCGCTAACAATAACCACGTCACTATCAGAATCCATTACAATTCTATCACCTCTGATATCCATGAAGCTCTGTTCTGTGTTACTAGAAAGTCTAATACCGGCGGACGTACTATCTCCCGCTGCCGATACATAACCGTAATTACCTAAATCGATGCCATCGTTTTTAAAGAATATTTTAGAAGCATTGCTTGATGACGGGGTTAACCCCAGTAACATATCTTCACTTGTGAAATTTATTAAACCGTTAGATACATTCACATCTAATGCGGAGTAAGAATTTATATTTACTTCGCCACCAAAGTTAGTAGCATTTAATGTTATCTGGTCACCAATAGCTGTATTAGCATTAAGAACAATATCTCCGGCTGCACTATACGATGCAAGGGATGTGTTATCAAAACCACCAACGGCATTATCATCAACATATTTCTTAGTAGCTATTGCTAAGTCGGATGGTGATGACATGTTCATCGCCGATGTTTGTACACTAAGACTAAGTTCACCCGTAGGCTGACCACTAGAAATTACTACGTTTCCGCCTGCCAAATCAAGATCAACGTTTGTTCCGAACTTACCGATAAAATCAAGAACACCACCAGATATAATACACTCCCACCAAGACTTCGCAACATTATACGTGAACGTATATATTGCTTGGTTTTCTGTTTTGAATGTACTTCCAAGCCCAGCTGGAATAGTAGTATCTGAATCTATACCGAAAATCTTAATGTCTGTGCTAGCACATTGAATGCGAGTTTCATAGTTATCACTTACCTCAAGTATTATTTGCTCACCATTATCAGCAGTGTTAGGTAAAATAAAGGTAGATGGCAACGCACCTACTGTTGATTGTATCTGTACGTACTTCGTACCCACATCAGCATTAGTCACACTACCGTCATCACTATTTAAAATGACAGTTGACATACCGCCACTACCAACGGCAGCCATGTCAATAACATGCCATCTATCACTACTAATCGAAGTAGGTCCTTTAACCAGTAACACTTTCGCGCCGGACGTAATCACATATGTACTTGCACCAGAATCAACACCGTTAATGAAGAAGTTCTCAGACACTAAAGGATCATCTATTGTCACTTGTCCTAATTTACCGACTGCCGTTATTTCTACATAAGGAAGAAGTTGGTTATTAGAAGGACTAATATCTGGCAAATTAACTGTTGCTGCTGTTGAGTTACTCCTAATCTTAAATAAATATTTAGTGTGATTGTCTAGATCGAACGTATCTGTTCCATTACTTTCTAAGTGCTTGCTATCTACAAATTCGCCACTGAACGTGTTGTCTCCAGTAAAAGTATTATTTCCGGTAGTTGACGCAAATGTAGCCAACTGAGCATTAATCTCGTTCGCAGTAAGTTCAGGAGATGCAGTTTCCAATGCCCCAGCCGCACTAAATGATGTTAAGTAACCATTTTTTAATGTCACGTCTATATCTTCTGCGTATAACGGAGCTGCCAATGCATTAACTCTAAATTGAGTATTTTCAGTAACTACAGGATATGATGTAGGATCAACTTTTACATCTGAGAACAAAGTTACATTGGAATGCACCACTGTAGGAACTGTATAATGCGTTCCTATTGCTGTAGGTGAAAAAGTATTAGTATCTTGATACACAGTACTAAATGACCTTGTAATAGAATCTACCGCGTCCTGCAATGACAGACTCACCAACGTGTATGAAAATGTATGAATTGGAACGTTAACAGTATCCTCGCTATATAAATTAACAGTGATGGTGTCTACGTTATCATGGTAAACGGATATACATAATTCTTTATCTTGTATGCTTGCAAAAGGAATTGTCACGTTTAGCGCATCACCTTCTGATGTCCCTTCCAAGTAACTACCAACTGAAATCTGTAAATTACCATCGAAGTCTCCAGTACCAGTTGCGTCAAGATATAAACCACATAAGGCTCCACCCATAGTATACCAATCAGCCGTACTGTCTGTGAATCCGTTATATCCGCCGCCACCACTACTGGCATCATACATATTAGATAATTTGAAATACATGCCAGTCTCAACAGTACTCATCTCGAATACGTCATCTACTGAGAACGATGTGGCTGGAAAGCCTCCGTTCGCAGTATTAGTGAATGTTGCTCCTGTAGCATTAGGCGTGATAGTGGTGTTTCCACTAACATCAATAGTACCTATGATAGGCACACTAATAGGCACAGGTGTCCAGTTTTCTATAGATGTGCCGCCGCTAGACGTTGCCCATTCCGTGCCATTCCACGTGTATAACGGACCACTGTTATCCACAGAAGAATCCCACCACAAGTCACCTTCTTCTGGGGCAGGAGGGGGAGTATCGGACACAGCAACCGGAGATCCGCTATCAGCAGAACCAAGCCTTATCCATGATGTGTCCTTATAAAAAATAGCGTCATCTGTTACGTAGTTCTCAACGCCAACAGTGCCGTCATCTTCAGCAATGTACATGATACCTTCTGTCATGTCAGTTGGGTATAAACCTGTGGAAGGACTCCATGTTTTCTTGAAAATAACATTGGTCGTATTTTGACCGTAATATATGTCGTTAATGGATGTCATTTAGTAATCTCCTGTTTCTTACCTCTATTTATCGAAGAAAGGAGATTATAATGTAGGGGATTAAGCTTCACATATAGAGGATATGTCCGCACCTTCGGATTCGTATATAATTTCTCTATGTCCGTTAGACATGTTTACCTTATATATTCTACCATAACTACTTTTCAGCCTATGGCAGTTATGTATTTTAGCAAAGCTTCTATTTGGATCGAAAGCGGAGGACGCTATGTAAGCATGCCCATCTTTCATTATTAAGCCTCGTAGGAAGCCCTTGAAATTGATAAGTTCAATCTTCTTATCGCCAAGATTTTTATTGAACGACAACAGCGAACCACTTCCTGTCTCTAACACGTAAATTCTCCCTTCATACTCACATGGAGTATGGGGGATATACACAGTAGCGCCATTATTAACGTCATCGCCATACCACAGTCCACCGTCAGTGAAGTTATCTCTCCAATAAGTGCGCTTACTAAGAGAAGATAACATCAATCTGCCATCGACACTGATGCAATCATTAAGATGTATATAGTCTTTTGTGCAGTCGCGTTCTAAGAACGTAGGATAGTATATTTCTTCACCTTTATGATTCATGACGTTATTTTCAGTCGTATTTGATACCACGAAATCACCGCCATGCTCTATAAGTGAATGAGGGGAGCCAAACCTAGCTTTATGTTTTATACCGTCCTCCGTATTGATTCCCCTGTTGGAGCACCAATGCAGAATTCCGTCTTTCATCATTCCGCCACCAATACCATCTTGAGGAAAAGAATGCTTGGTTTTTTTCAAGCTGTTATCTTGTGTATTCAAGATAACAACTCCCATACCAAACCTATTCATTATAGCTAACTTCATTATGACTTATACCAAAGTCCATTGACCTTAGTCAGTGTTATGTAGTCACGATACGCTGGGTTTATAGTTACGCCAAAACCACTAAATGACATAATAAACGTCGCGGGGTCTTGCTTAATTAAAAACTTAAGTACAGTGCCATCTGAGTGTGTTCCAGCAGTAACAGTGAGACTACTATCAAGTATATAAGTTTCATCAGAATCAGTAGTAAAATTACCAGACTTAGTAACCCAAGTATCACTTGGAACTCCAGTCGCATCTTCTGTATAATTTACAGTAAATATACCCGTTAAAGATGGAGTCGGAATGTTAGATCCTTTACCAACATTATTTAGGGTAACATTACCATTACCCTGAAAAGTATTAGTAGTAGTTTCATTATTGTATCCCTGACAATCGATGATCAGTGAAACTCCAGTTGGGACTGTTATATAACCACCAATGAAGTTATCCTTACCCCATGTCATTCTTCTAGTGTCCGTAGCATCAACAGTATCCGCCACTTCAATAACAAAATCATTAGAACCATCTAAACTTCCAGCTGAGAACGTCGCCGTGCTACCAATTGAAAGACCAGTACCTTTATTTACCCAGTGATCTATCGTATAAGAACCGCCAGAAGCTTTTATTCTAGCTTGCACACTAGAACCGCCTCCTGATAAATTTGCCTCTACGTACGGATATACATCCTCGGCAGTAGTTGTTGTTTGAATAGGAATATATCCACCATCAGCATTACTACTCGTTGGTTTACCATTCACAGTATTATATATCTTAAAAACGAAATCATTAGAGCCATCCAATTGCGCTGCCGAAACTGTAATAGTATCCCCATCGACATAATCACTTCCATAGTCCTGATAATAGTTAATCTTATAAAGCCCATTTAAAGCACCAACATCTAATGTCAAGCCTGTCCCAGACCCATCAGTCGTAGTGGTTACATTACTATAGCTTGTATAATCTGACGCAGTAGTATTATCTGTTATGTGTTGGAAATTAACAGATTCGCCCTTGATAGCACCATTAAGTAGGTTTATGAAGTTATAAGAATTCACGTGGTTGTTATCACCAATGACAATCCCTTTATTGGTTATAACATCAGTACTTGAACCAGACACTAGATCTACTCCACTACTATCGTTGGTATTCTCACTCAAGAAAGTATTGTTGAAAACAGGAATATTAAGCATTGGCTTACCTTCCCACCTATACACAGTCTTACCAGTACTATTATTTACACCATTAGCATCATTAGATCCATCTGAGCTTAAAATATCTATACCATTGAACACATCAAAATATTTGTCTAACTCCCAGTCATTTATATCTGACGTTGCGTTGTCACCTTCCATTCTGCCATAGTAATTCAGAGTAGTGTAGGCTTCTTTATTGTCGGTTTTAATAGAAGATATTGGTCTACGGTATGTAAATTCATGAGTGTTACCTATCGATGTATTAGTTGTGATAAGGTCATTAGAGTTAGTAACATTTACTACTTGTCCGAAACCTCTCCCATCAACAACAGATGATAGCTCTTCTACTTCAGATGATGCAAAACCACGAGTGACTGTTCCGTCTGGACTTATACCAAACACATCTCCCTCGACAGCTTCAAAATTTCCAATGTTAAGAATTCCGGTAGTATTTTCCACCATGCCGATCTCGAAGAAAGTTCCGTTATAAGAACCATCTGGTGGTGTCGCAACGTCGTTAACTATGAGTGGAGTGTACACGCCCGTTATAGATCTAGATAAGGTAGAAACATCACCAACCTCGTCGGTAATAACTATCTCGCCATCTATGAAATCCGAAGAGGCTGGAGGAGATACTAGTTCTAGAATCTTAGAATATTTCTCAGATGGAATTGGGTCATTAGTAGAAACAGTACCTTCACCATTCCAGTGAGCTTGAGCACCACTTATTGCAGACACAGGAACATCTATAAAATTAACTACCTCAAAGGTAGGATCTACAAAAGTTTCACTATTATCAGAGTTAAGGAATAAGCTAATACCGTACGTACCTTTGCGTATTGCCAATTCATCTAGTTCACCGTAATAATGAGAGTAAGTTTCGATTATAGTAAATGTTAATACCGGAGTACTCATATCTTCCTGATACACTTCCACGTCCATCGTTTCGTCTGCTCTCAGTGTATATTTCACACCAAAATTATTAACTCCGGTAAACGTAGTTATGTCACCTACCTGATCCGTTATTGCACCAAACGGACTACCAGCGAATGTACCGCCAGCACTACTAACATTAATTACAGCAGAAGCCATTGAGTATGCTCCCATAATCGCAGTCCCATCAAACCCGTCCATCTTAGGGCCGAACATAACGTCTACGTTATAGGTGTTAGTTATAGTTGGGACATTGATACTGAAATAAGCGGCAACAGGCACGTCGATTGTAATCGGAGGATACTCGGCGTCGTCTGTACATAATACAGCTATGCCATCAGTATTAGAACCATTATTCACAGACAGAGTATTGCCCGTAACTGAGAAATTAGCATTTATTGGTGGTGCTGGGTAATAAGCTAGTTCAGTGCCATAATAGGTAACAACTTTAGCTCCAGATTTACCATTGTAAGTGCCATCGGTCACAGGTGATGGTGGATTATACACGTCTGTAGTCGTTGGGGTGTATGTCTCTAACGCTACACCTCCACCACCTGACGCAGAACCAAATCTTATCCAAGCTCCATCCTTATATATTATGGAATCACCTTCAGTGAATTCTTCAGCATTTACTACGCCATCGTCTTCTGCAATATATACGAATCCCTCTGAAAAACTTGTAGGAAACAGTCCAGTCGATGGACTCCATGGCTTCTTTAAAATGATATTTGTTGATCCCTCACCGAAGATTAGATCTGCTACTGGCTTACTCATGTTTTATTCCTTTAAATGCACTTTTAAACATTTTATTATTAACACTATTTATAGTAAATTTTAATTAATTTATACACGCTAGATGATTCTTCATACCGTAACATCAGAAGTCCGTCACTAATAATCTCCCATGAATACGACGATATAGTTGGAGGGAAATCATCCATTGGTATAACGTCCACTAGAGACACATTTGACCAGTCAGGAGCGGTCCCTGTGTCGGCTGGACTAAGTACGTGTATTTCAGTTCCAACTTTTATTGATATAAGCGGAATACTGTAATTCCCCTTTACGATTTCGGTACTTTCCATAGGTGACCCTGACAACTGTAGAGTATCGTACGCTAGTACCTCACCACCATTAAAAATAGAAAAGTCACTCACGTATAATTTCCCAGAGGAATATCTATATCCATAGTCACCTTCATACGCCATTGTTATCGTTTTGTTAAACATGCTATTTTCTTCAGCACCGCCGATTATACCGACAGCACTAATAGATCGTACGTCTGTACTATGGCTGGAGCCGCCATCACCATAATGCCAAGAATAAAGTAGTTTAGATCCGTCATTAGATAAACTAATAGCGTAATTATAAGTAGTAGCTGTGTGACCAGTTATTATGTTATCTCTATAAACCCAATCACTTATGCCATCCCATTGATATATTCTAATTTCTCTTTGGACTGCAACGCACATAAACTCTCCGTTACCAGAACACCCAATGATAGGAGTATATGAAAGATTTGTGATTCCCGTGTTAATCGCAATATCAGTAAATGTTTCCCAGTCATCTTCAGTCCTATACATATTAACATAATGTGAAGTCGAGGGTCTGTTTACTATCGCACAAACAGTACCGTCTACTGACATCGTTGTATTACCTTGACGACTTAAACCTTCTTCTCCGGTACTCGTAATGTCATATATTTCGCTATCATTAGCGTAAGTATTAAAACGATAAAGCCCTACGTAACCAGTGGCAGTACCTGATCCAGTAAAGCCGGTAATAAGGATTAGATTTTTCTCTGAAGAAGAGTTCATATTTTTCCCAAAAGCATGGGTGATAGTGCTCGGCGTAGCTTTAGGATTTTTATCAACCCCGTCTATTCTACCGCTGCCATCTGGCGTATTAATGTCGGTCATATTGGGAATCCTTCAGTTAGAGGTGTGTATTCCATTTTAGTGCAATGGAATACTCCGCCGCCGCCGTTTATTCCTACTATCATTTCAGTGAAGCTAATAGGCATAGCCCACACAGCTCCAGTAGGAAGTGAAGATAATGCAATTTTAGCATGATAATTCATAGTAGAAAAATCTGGAGCCGTCCCAGAATCACTTGGGTATATGAACCTAACAAAGTCAAGATTGTCCACAAAGGCTATCATAGGTATTGCATAAGATTTCCCTGACGGATACACATCAGAAGCTTTAAAATTATTACTGTATAATTCACCATCTTGGTGTATACTTGCATAAAATAAAGTATCATTAGTGTTGGCGTACCCTAACGTATCTACTGTTCTTATACCGAATACTTGTTGACCGTCGCTAGTGAGAAAATACTCACCTATGTCGTTGCCATACGAACTTATAGTTTTCGTAGCACGTAAACTACCTATGGTATTTCCACTAAGATCGTAAGTGCGCAGCTTGTTATCTGACGTGGTTCCTATGAATGCAGTACCATCGTCAGATATTGCAGTTCCAGTTATGTACGTTCCAAAATCTAAATCATTAACTGTATTTCCATAATCTAAAGTTGCACCATTAAATGAAATACATCTAACACTTCTTCCGTCAGATCCGACACCTATTTTAGTGCCATTACCGCCCAAACTATATGCATTTTCAGAACCAAACCCTATTTTAGTTTGGGTAGCCCATCCATCTGTCGTATTATAAAAATAAGCAGTAGTAGATGCAGCATTAAGCTTACCAACAACGGAAGTGTTATCTCTGTTAGTAAAAATATGTTCGCCTACTGTGCCGGTAGCAGTAAGCTCAACTAGTTCTGTCTGTTCGTTCTTGTAGTTTTGCCATTTGTACAGTCCCAGATAATCACGCGCTGAACTCCCTATGGCCGCTTGCTTGTTTTCAAAAGACACGTCAACATTTTTTATCATGGCACCGACACTAGTACTTCCATTGCCAGTAATATCTTTATTCACTGCTCTCCATACTAGAGATCCGTTTGGCGCATTCACGTCAGTCATATTAAAATCCTCCAGTTAAAGGCGTGTAAGACATTTTTGTAACGTAACGGGAACCTCCAGCAGGAGATACCCCAACCAACATAGTATTGAAGCTATTTGGTATAGCCCACACTGTGTCATCTGGAAGAGAACTTACAGGAATCTTAGCATGCTGAACCATAGTGGTCATGTCATAACCAACACCAGTATCAGCTGGGTGTATGAATCTAAAAAAACCAAGGTCATCACGATACGATATCATAGGAATACTGTAAGACTTGCCCACAGGGGATACATCGGTAACCTTAAATTGAGAATGATAATCTTCTCCCTCATACGATATTTGACCAAAAAAACTACCATCGTTAGTAGGCGTATAACCAATGTGGGTTCCTGAGTTGTTATAAACACCTATGATATATTCCCCGTCGTCAGTTAATGTAAAGGTTCCATTAGTAATTAAACCAGAAGTCCCTAAGTATTTCCTAGATTGTCTAGAACCTATAGTGTTACCTGATAAAAAATACGTAGATATGTAATCCGAACTGCTATTGTTGTTATGACCAACTGATATTTTAGTTCCATCTTCACTAATCACTATGCTTCGTAGATGTTGGATGTTTCCATCTTCCACATCGATGATATTTCCTTCCGTGTGCGTTGGCCCAATCATACATTGAAATGAGCTATTATCAGTGCATCTAGCAATCACATTCCCTCCACCACCAACAGCAAACGCATTGTATACGTATGTTGAAAATGATGCGGCACTAAATGTTTCCCATCCATCGTCTGTCGTGTAATTCACCATACCGCTGGAGCTAACAGACGCCACTATACTAGTAAGATCTTTATCCGCAAAAACATAAGAACCGCCAACTTGCGTTCCAGTAAGCTCATTAATCTCATTCTGTGCATTCCCATAAACTTTCCATTCATATATGCCTAGAAAGTCTCTACTATTAGCACCTATAGCTGACTTATCAGCGGAGAATGAAGTGACCACATTTTGCACATACTGCCCAGTAGAGGTACTTCCGGTTACCGACCCATCAACAGCTTTATTAACAGTAGTGAATCCAAGAGACCCACTTGGCGTATTTATATCTGTCATTTTATTCCTTACTTAATTATATTCACGTAGTATGTCTCACCAACAACAAACGCTTGCTGATTTTCTACCATTTGTAGAATTTCGTTTGCATTTACTACTTGGGTATATGCAACCTGTCCTATTGTTACTGTCCACGAAGGACTACCTGACGAATGTTGGAATTCTATCCTAGACCAGTAATTAGATGGCGCTCCGCCGTTAGTCCTCAACAAGAAAACATCAGTTCTAACTACGGGGAAAGGTCCGAATTTCTCATCTTCCCAAGACACGTCAGCCACACTATATCCACCTATGGTTGTTGGTGCTATACTACCCCATGAACCACTACGGTATCCGTTATCTGTACTTGAACCACCGGCTATCATTGTCATTGTCTGTATACCGCCATCTATAACTGTCCAATTAAACGTATCTGTCATTTTAAATCTGTTAGTAAGAGCAAGACCGTCGTAAACAGATGTACCGAAGTCAACAGTTACATTACTGTTTATAGAGTCAGGTCCCCAACCATTCAATACTGAGTTATATGTACTTATTGACATATTATGATCTTCCATGAATCCAACTGCACTAAGTAAAGAACTCACGTTCCAACCATTGACACCATAGTTATTGTTAGTCAATGCAACATTAGAAAACATATAATCCATGTTGGTTACAAATGCCGTATTCCAAGAAGATAAGTTTGAATAGAAACTAGTTGCATTCCTAAACATCTGTTCCATGCTCACAACACCAGACGTAGTCCATGTATTAATGGCACTACTGAATAACGAGGCATCTTTGAACATGAATTTCATGTCAATTGCAGCCGTAGTCACCCACGTAGATAAGTCAGATGTGAACACTGAGTTACCATTAAACATATAAGAAAAATCTGTCACTGATGACACATCCCAACTTCCCAATTCACTATCAAATAATACGCAACCATCAAACATATGCGTCATGTTAGTCACGCCAGTCGTTGTCCAGTTAGATATGTTTGCTGCCATACCAACACACCCATTAAACATATTTTCAAAAGACGTAACCGAAGCAGAAAACACAGGAGGATCAATAGCGGAATATCCGGTAAAATTAACACAGCCATTAAACATATTAGCCACGTTATCCCACGTTCCGTCTCCCCAATCTTTAAGCGCCACGACTTTGGCAGAGTCAGATGATCCACCAAAAATAATTTCTGGAGCTGCACCTTCTATTTTAATATCATACTCCCCGCCACTAGCATACACATGAGATATACCAGTAGTAGCAGATGAATTCACAACATCAGTGTTTCCATCGCCCCAATGCACAGTGAAGTTATACGTTACGCCATTAGTTAATGGCATATCATAATTGTCGGATGCAGAGCCTACGTTAGTAGTGTCTACAGTGAATATAAAATCTATAACTGGTGGTATAGCTTGATTCTCATTAGACTCAAGAATACCACTGATGAAACCGCTATAATACGTCATACTTCTGTAGCACCACCAACAACGAATGTCCCATTTAACCTAGAAACGAATGTTGCCATTGCGTGCTGTCCTCTAGTTCTTACGTGGTTATCCACGTTGTTTACGGTAGCTGATCCTGCCCATACAATCTTACCCGCTCCACCTTGAATAGCAGTGAAGGAGAAATCATTACCAAGACCGTTATTAATGGTCAATGTGATTGTACTTGCGTTGTCAAATTCAATAGTTTTCCTATGGTCAGCTGCGGATATTGTGTAAGTTGTAGCTGTAACATATTCTATTGCTGGATCTACCATTTGCTTAGTAGCAACGCCAAGATTATCAACAGGATCAGCACTAACAACAACTCTTTCTGCTGTTAGTTCGATTACCGAATCACTGAAATCAGTGAAAGCTCTAACTTGTGCAAGTTTAGTATTGTCTGGCGTCTCCGCAGAAATTATAGCTTCCGAATCATACGTAGCGTCACCGGAAGTAAGCTTGATAGTTGACTTGTTTTGTGTACTGCCATTAGTAAGTTCGGTTTTATAAACTACCGCAGTTGCGTTCTCAGCGACATCATGATCAAACACACCACTAACATAATTATTAGCAACCAAAGTGGCATCATCAGTAATAATGAAGTGCCTATCATTAGATAATTCAAATGCCCACTCACCAGTCATAGTATAATCTGCGCTAGTGTCTAAGGCGTCTATGAATTCTAAAGAACCGTTACCGTTAGTAGAAAGAGATTGTCCAGCCGTGCCATCTGCGTTAGGGAATCTTAAACCCTGTACCCATAGACTTCCGCCACCACCAGCAGTAACTTCGAAGTCACCACCAGACTGTAATACTAGTGTAGATCCTGGCACATCAACAATATTAAATTGGCCACCATTAACTACATTTATATTCAATGGGGAATCTACGTCTACTGCGGTAGTTGCATCTATCGTAATAGTGTCTGCTAATATGTCGAGTATTTCAACGTTAGCATGACCTATAGATATCGCATCGGATGGTCCTGTTTCATACACTCTAAATGCATCTGTAATACCATCAACAGTTTTAATATTTAACTCACCGTCATGAGTAGTACTAGTGCCAATTTGCAATCTAGAACCAGATGTTCTATTAAAGTCTAAAGTGAATAATCCAGTAGCATTTATGCTATTAGTTCCTGTGAAATTAACAGCTCCATTTAGATTAGTCGTATCACTAAATGTGTTAGTGTTAGTGAATGTGTTGGCATCTGCTAATATAGCTACACCAGTAGGCACATTATTAGAAATTTCAGTATCGACATACAGTTTAGTTGCTGGACTAGCGTTAACAGAAGGAACCGCAACCGTCATGGGAACAGATGTAAAATCTTGTGCCCCAGCAGTATAAGTATTTGCCGCATTAGTGAATGCAACATCCGAAGGCACATTACCAGCAATCTCATCATCAACATATTTTTTAGTCGCGGCATGACCATCTACTGTCGGCGCTGGAACTAAAATATCTGCTGTGAAAGTATTCGTATTAGTAAATGTATTAATACCTGGTTGTGTAGCTACTATAACACCGCCATCAATAATAATGTTATTGATTATTGTAGTTTCACCTTTACTAATTAACGCCCACCCAACAGTACCGCCGACGAAAAAGAATTCCACTGAAAGACCAAGTTGGTTTAAAAGAATATCATCAGTTGCTCCGTTAATAAGTTCTCCGTTCCTTAACACTGTGACAGGGTTAGTGTCATATGTTGGGTGGAGAGGTGCAATAGACACTTTATCATTTATTTGCGGCGTAGCAGGTAATGTGATGTCGAAACTACCAAGCGTACTATCTGCCAATAATCTTTCTTTAGCTTCGGCTGTATAGTTAGCAGTAATAACTTCCCATGGCTCATCATCGATGACACCGTTAAGAATTATACTTCCGTGATTGTCCACACCGTTAGCAGAAATATCAGTTACGACAATGATGCCGTTTTGGTAAGCAACAGTTACGTTATGGCTATGTCCAGCATTAGTACTAGAAGGAACCACTACACTGCCTATTGTCCCTTCAATTAAATCTGAAATTTGTTCAAATGTAACTGTGGCACTATGAGTATGTCCAATTCCTGTATCCGTTAGTTCTATATAAATACTAACGCCGCTATCATCGATGTTATTAATAATACCAACATCGCCTTGATTTATTACAGCCCAACCAACAGTCGGATTAACATAAAATAATTCTATAGATGCGCCTAATTGATTTACCAATAGATCAGTTCCAGAACCCATGATATTCTCACCAGAACCTAATACGGTTAAAGGATTAACATCATACGTAGGATATAGAGGAACAATGGTAACTCTATCATTAACAGATGGACCTGATGGTAATGCAATATCGAAACTTCCAGACGTCGTGTTGGCTAAATATCTTGCGCCATCAAATGCAGTAGCATTAGCACTAACAACAACCCAAGGAAGTAATGGGTCACCGCCGCCGCCGCTTCCGCCACCTAAAGGCCAAGGTTCATACCAAGTTTGAGGCACAGGATTATCATCACCTTTATAAAGGATGTAATTAGTATACGTCTTACCGTCATACTCACCTTCTAGGGAAACTTCTTTTATCATACCAGCTTGCGTTAAACCAGTAGGAGGAAAACCTAAATTAGGGTCCCACTCTCCAGAAACTTGATGTATAGGAAAGGAGTCATTAGGGCCTGTTGGACCGGCGTGAGGTAGACCTAGATCTTTAATCCACGTATCGGCTGCAACGTCCATTTTTTGATATCTACTTCTGTAACCTTCACTAATAACATCAGTGTCTATGTAGTAATCACCTAGGTCAGCGCCATTAACTTCTGCGTCAATAGATAAGTTAGGATCTCCGTCACCAGAAAACATTTTCTGTCCGTTTAACACCGAAGTAACGTCAACACCTTTTGGTCCTACGTAACGGTAAGCTTTAACCCATATCTCAGATAACCCAGCAGGGACATTATTAGGGAAATAAAGAACACCAGCTACGTAATCGAAATTCCATTCTTCATCAGGTGTGCTCTGATTTAATTGATCACCCGTTCCACTAGGATTACCATCGTACACTTCAACAAGATATTCAGGACTGAAAGTCGTGTCTATCCAGTCGCCTATTAGCGTAGTTGGGTTGCCCACAGAAGAAGCAGTTAGCCATGTTTTGTTTCCAGTAACAGATGAATCAACTGTACACTGTAAAGTAATATATTCAGACGTGCCGCCAAGACCAGCACCTAAAGTAGGAGGAACCGGAATCAATTCAGATTCCTTCCACACATCTTTAGAGTAGGTAGCGACTGGACTAGCAATTACTTCGTTATAACCTTCTTTGCCTTCGATATCAGTTTCGGTCTTTCCGAAATTAATCTTTTTCCAAAGAATGTCTACTTTTTGAGAATCATTTATTGCCATTACTTATCCTTAGCCGAATGAAAGACTTGTGATTGACTGTCCAGCAGACAGTTTCAATCTAACATATATATTTTTAGGTGTTACCGAGTCAGTACCGTTTGAATTCTTAGAGGTGTTTGCTGTACCGAACGTCATCACGTATGATCCACTCGTTCCAGTAGGTACTAAACCCTCAGCACAACCAGCTGACGCTCCTGCTCTAGCAGGCAAACCAGATCCGTTGTATGCTACAAAACCATCCCACCACGTTCCGTTAATGGAATTTGGACAAATAGCTATATCTTCTGAATAGTCCTCTAAACCTATCCATAGACCAGAATACGTACCTTGAATATTTATCGTAATATTACTCAAAGACTCTTCGCTTAATACAATATCTATATATTGCGAGTCAGCCTTCTTATTTGTATAATCTGGTCCTGCTGGCATGAAACCAGCCGTGTAATCTCTAACATCGTGCTTTAGTGTTCCACCTACTACTGCAGCTTCAGACGTATAAGATACATCGTTTAATAATTGAGTAGAATTAAACACTGTAGGCGTAGCAGGTAAGTTTACTGCTGGAGCATCAACTAACGTGGCACCTAAACCTAAATCAACACGGTACGCATTGCTAGTTGGTGCTACGATTGCAGATTCATCCACATTAGAAGTAACGCCGTCCATGTATAAAACATTAATGGCCGTAACATCTACGTAGTTTCCGTATCCGTTCGTATTTCTAACTCTAAATCTCAAATTATCTTCTGCGTGAGAATTAACTTCGTCTAATGTAATATCATACGACACTAATTGTCCGGTAGTACCAACACTCAGCGGAGTTGCAATTCCTAGAGACGTATAATCAACAGTAGGTTCTCCGTTCGTAAGAGTTCCGCCAATGGAAGAAATCTCTAAAGGATCACTACTAGTATACGTGTAACCGGATAGGTCATTTATAGTTGCACCGGCCATTAACAAAACAGCTCCAGTTTGGTAATGATTAATACCTGAACTAAGTGCTAACGTTCCAGCTATACTTTCACTTAATGCACCACTAGTGAAGGAAGCAGTGTTTGTTAAGTTGTCCTTAATTACGTAAAATTCATCAGATATGTGAGGTAATACGTCGGCGTCTACATAAGTCAAAGAATACCTATTCCAACCGTCAAGTGCCGGTGCGTCGTTTACCTTCGCATCAAATGATTGATGGAAATTAGGCTGAGAAATAGGGAACCAGTTATTATTAGTAACTTCTATGCTTCCGCTATTAATTGAATCACCAGTGTTAGTGGTAAAGAACAATTCTCCACCCTTTATGTTATTGTAAGACACGTATATGCTTCCTGTGTCTCCGTAGCCGCTCTCTACTAACGTATTTGAGTCAACTATGGCCGATGTACCTCTATAAGGAGAAGCATCGCCTCCGGCCACTACAGAAGGCAGAGTGCCACCGCTTGTATTATCTGGAATAGCTCCAGAACACAATAACGGCGTTAAACCGACTGTGTACCCACTTTCCACTAGTGTTCCGTTAGGGAATAATGTAGGGGCCGCTGGAACTAGCTTCAACATAAACTCATTGATTTTGTCGATAGCATTAGATACCGACATATTCTCATCTAACGGAATCGCACCGTCATCTAAGCTTCCATCACCGTCACCAGTGTTGGGGTCGCCTATTGGAAGCAAGAAGCCCGTTACCGGATCTGGTGCTCCCGATGTACTAATTATTACACCGTTACCTAATTTAAGTCCCATCTTATACCCTCACTATAACCACGTTGCCACTAACGTTATGTTTCAGGGCAACACACTCTCTTAAATTTATTATTTCCCAATCAAGGCCTAGTGCCTTTTTCAGTATTTTACATTCATATGATTCTGTAAAGTCCATAGGGATGTGATCGTAAGCTTCAGATATAACCGTCTCAGTATCACAATCCATGACATCCATATAAATACCACTTAATTTTATCTTTCCATCAACAGCTTCTGCTATCATACTGTTAGTGTTGAATAGGGACATAGCCTCTTCAACTTCGTCGTAATCCATATCTTCCATGTCTTCACCTTCGGAATCTTGCTCTTCTGCCATATCTGGGCTATTGTCTTCGTCATCGTCAGTCATGACCGGAGTCATATCTGCGACATACACACTAGTCTCAAGCTGCTCATCACCTAAAGGGATTTCATTCTCTGCCGACCTAGTCGTAACCATCCAATCCATCTTACCGGCAAGGTTTTCTACCTCTTCAGTGATACCATATAGTTTCTGGAAGAAATCAGGTGCACGTTTAAGTTCAACGAAAACCATATAGTGTCCGTCTTCAGTAGGATTAGGGCTTACATCGACATCTAAGATATCTATTGAGCTTTTCTCAATAAAGTCATCCAAGTCTTTAGCTGCGTCCTCTTCGATGGCATAATAGGCAACGACAATCACTTCTTCGTTACCGCCAGTCTTAGATTCATACTCATCGACTGAAATCATTGGCATTATGCATCTTTTCAAATCACCATGTTTTAAACTCACATTTCTTCTCCCATATCTTCACCTTCCATACCGTCCATTCCTTCCATGCCGCCTTCACCCATATCTTCTACGGATTCAACGTTTGCATCATATGCATCGGATATATCGGTGGTATCGACATCAAGGCTATTTTCGTCGCCATTAGAATTGATTATGTCAAGAAGGCGCTCATCTAAGAATCTCTTAGGCATGCAGATACTAACGATCCACACTTTATGAGTCTTAATCTTGGCTTTCTTTTGTTCGAAGTTGCTGTAGCTGTGTCTACCAGTTATTTTCACTGGGACTTTAAAGTTATCTTTACGATATGTGACTTTACAACCCAATTTGGTCAATCTCATGCCGCCCATAGGGTCTGGCATCATGTTGTATGGGAACATAAAATCAACAGTCACCCAGAATCTCTCGATATCGGGTCCTTGAACTATCTCACCGTCCATCCAGTTTTTATATGCGTATACATTTGCATTATCCATGGTTCTTTCGAATTCCATGAGCAAATCAAGCACATTAACATTGGAGTTTAGATATGATAATTTGTTTTTTACGTCGTTTAAGTGTCTGGACATCTAAAATATACCTGCTTATTTCTATCTATTTATCAAAAAATTGTGAGGAATAAGTCATTCTTTATCTGACACGTATTAAGGGATTTATGTCAAAATCTTATAAATAATTACATATGATATGTAAAACACTACGTACACAGTCCCCACCCACCACTGTCGCCTTGAGCGGCATAGAAGCTTTCGCTTCAAATAAAATACAAAAGGAAATACCATGAGCAAACATAAACCTCGCTCCAAGAGAAGTAACTCGCGTAACGAAAATGTTGTCGAAATCGATAAACAGCGTGAACGTGAATTCACACCCAAGAAAGCTAGGAAGAAGGATGTCCAGATCATCCCTAGGAATACAGCCCAAGAAGACTATGTGTTAAATCTAGAAGATGAGTCTAAAAAGATAATTTTTGCAGTTGGACCAGCAGGTACAGGCAAAACTTACATGGGTGCCCTATTAGCCGTTAGAGAACTATTAGCAGGCAATATTGAGAGAGTAGTAATAACTAGACCAGCAGTTGGTACAGACGGAGAGAAGCACGGTTTCTTACCTGGAGATATCAACTCTAAGATGGAACCTTGGCTTATGCCTATCTTGGATGTGTTTAATGATTACTTTACACCGGACCAAGTTAAGGCTATGATGGCAGATAGAGTAATTGAAATTATCCCTATCGCATTTATGAGGGGTAGATCTTTATCCAATTGTTTAATTCTTGCAGATGAATTTCAGAATACTACTGAGAGTCAAGCTAAATGTGTATTGACACGTATTGGCGAAGGAAGTAGACTGATTGTCACAGGTGACCTTAACCAGTCTGACTTCACTAAGAAGAATGGTCTATTAGACTTTACCCAACGATTGACTGACACAGGCAGCGACATGGTCGCAGTATGTAAGTTTGATAAGTCGCACGTTGAGAGATCTGAAATAGTTTCAGAAGTTCTAAGAGTTTACGGCGAAGACTAATAGTAGTATTGAGCCATATCATATATCTCTTTCCAAGGGTTCTCATTTGAGACCCTTGGTACTTCCAATTTACTATGAGCATTTTCAGGATGCATTATCAAGATAGGGAATAATCCCAAATTCAGTCCGACTTCAGCATTCTTAGGACAATCTTCAATCCACATATACTTTTCATCTTTCCAACGCTTCAATATTTGACTCTTATCGCCAAACACTGGTATGCAATTAACCGAAGAGAAAGTATCTTCGCCAAATAACATCTCAAGGTTGTGGATTCTATTAGCCACAGTGGTCTTATGAGTGCCTATGCTTGTAACCGCATGAAACTCAAAGCCTTCGTCCTTCAAGCGCCCCACGTACTCCTGAGAGTCCTTAAAAGGGGATAATGTCTTGATACTGTCCGTAAGGTTAAATTCCGCAACTAACTCTTCTGCGTGATCGAAGTCGATGTTATACTTATCATTCACAAAAAAGTGTTGGTGGTGATCATCGACTCTAGCATGTCCAAGTTCATCCATGTAGCCATGAAATGAATGTATCCATGAGGTTAGACAATGATCAACGTCAGTTAGGATTATCTTACTTTCAGGAGGCTGATTCATCATCAGTACCTCGGTTGAATTTACCCATCATCATATTCACGCTATCTTCACACGCTGATAAATACGCTAATGGTATCGCTGACGCTAACAAGCAAGAACCAAGAATGGTTAGGCCCGTTAAACGACATGCAGTCTTACTACATGCCACGGTATCGTCGTATAATTCTTTATATCCATTTTTATCTTTCATAAATTCCTCTATAATATAAACAGTTTCGCTATTGTACCACTCAAACATATTTCTGGATCACCAGAACCTGCGTGGTCAACTAAGCCTTCTTTGATTGCATATAAACATTCACATTCATGCGTAACATCTCTCGCAATCATGGACACGTTCTCATATAAGAACCTATATGCACTTACGTACTGGTCTGGGCTTATGCCTTTGCATACTAATGTTCTAGCATCACTGATTTGGCCTTTCTTGAACAAAGATATCATTTCTAAGAAAATTTCTTTCTCACTTCCGCTCTCATCGTCCGAGAATGGCAGTATTTTACCACCAACACAACTTAATTGCAACTTATTAATGCATTTACGTAAATCGGGGTATGTGTGCTTAACGTATTCGTTCAGGTTTTCTAAGTCTTCTTCACCAAAATGTATACCTTCCGTCAAAAGTACAGAAGCAGCTCTGGCTGTAAACTCAGTGACATCTAGCGCATCAATAGTGATAGGTGGGCACCTACTCACAATCGGCTCCATAAGCTTCCCTACGAAGTTACACGTTAATATGAACCTAGTTGTATCCGCGAAGTCTTGCATGACCCCACGAAGTGCTGCTTGGCCATTATGGGTCACATAGTCTGCTTCGTCTAGAAGCACATACTTATAATCACCAAAAGGCATAGTTTCAGCAAACCCAACAACTTGATTCCTGATGTGATCGACACCATTATCAATCGACGCATTGATATATAAAATATCACACTCGTCAACTTCTAACTCTTTAAGGATAAGGAAAGCTAAAGTAGTTTTCCCTGTCCCTGCCGGTCCACAAAACGTTACGTGAGGAAGAACACCGTCTTCAATCCATTGTTTGACTCTAAGCTTGAGACCTTCATCCTTGAAGACATAACCTTCTATGTCATCTGGTCTGTAATGTTCGCTCCAAATTTCTTTCACTTTTAAAACCTACGTAATTTTCCGTGTTCAGTCGAATTCATAACCATGTCGTCTTCTGGCTCATCTTCACTCACCAATAGCACACTCTCTGGGTACTCAATCGCTCTAAGTTCATCGCCTTCTAAACCTCTGGCTTTGATCTCCCTTGTCCATCTACCGTGATCTACCAAAACCCAATCGCCTTCTTTAAGCAACTCGACTTCTGGACCAATATATTTCACTTTGGCCCATCTTGGTCTAACACCGTGTTCTTTACCGTCGTCGTTGGCAATTATAATTCTACCAACTTTCCTTTCTCCGCTCTTCATAGATTCTACTAGGACAGTAGAGCCTAATGGCTTAAATTCACTCATCCTTGGCCTCTTGTAATAATTGTTCGGCATTTTCTACCATGTATTCAGTTATACCAATGAAACCTTTCTCTTCAGACTCATTGCCAAACCCACGGAATCTAACTCTTGCTGGGTAGGCACCTGTTACGGCACCATCTGCATCAACATCGACAACTATAGCCCAACCAAAGACATGTAGAAGTCTATTGGCGAACCATAGCATTTTAGAATTTCTAAACTCGTCCCACGTGCTTCGAGTTACCATTTCTTTATCGTCACTCATGACTATTCTTTATCGATGATGCATTGAACTTCTTCTTCTTTCATCAAGAGAAGCTTCTCACCATCAACGTTCATTAGATACCCAGCGTCTTTTTCAAACATCACAGTGTCACCTATTTGAACAGTTAGGGGTTTAATACCACCATCTTTCAATTTGATTCCTGCGCCTACTTGAACGACTTCGCCGAGTTTAGATTTTTCATTATTCTTAGGCAAAAAGATACCAGCAGACGTTTTTTCAAGTGTCGCTTCTGCTTTTACTAGAATCTTATCGTATAGGGGTCTTTTACTACTCATCTTTGTCTACGCTCTGTATGTGTGTTGGGTCAACCTCTGTACTAGAGGTCGTTCCCTTCGTCGTTTTCTGGGTCGAGGACTTCAATCGAGCCATCTGGCAGTTCCTTCTCGATAACCGCTTTTTTCCCTTGGTTGGACTTCTTCTCATTCTTCTTAGCCTTGGCTTTCACGGTTGTTTTAGCATCTTCTTCAAGATTTACGTCTACTTCATCAGTACCTTTAACACTCACTGTTTTTCTTGTGGTATTAGGGTTTGAAGTGTAGTAATCTTTGACGCGTTCACTGGAAGTCTTAACAACTTCACCGCCCTTACCAAGTTTATCACCACCGGCATTAACACCCATATTACCCAAAGCTACTTTATCTTTGTGTTTGGCTGCTAACGCTTCCATATCAATAGGCCTTCCGTTGGCCGTTTTTCTTATGTTGCTCATAAAAACTCCTTTGTTTTAGTGTGTTGCTATTCCTTAAAAAATTCTTTACAGTCTAAGTTGTACTTGATACTGTCAACCCTATGCACGCCCATTAAATACAAAGTATAAACGGATACACTAGAGCCACGTCCGACGCCCCACACTGTTCTTTCTTTTCTCATGGTATCTACGAAGTATTTCATGAACCTAAGCATATTAAGTAAATTAAATTTCTCAAATAGCTCCATCTCATGAGTAACTCTGTCAATTTCTTCTTGACCATCACATAAATTCATTATATGATGTTTGATATCAAGTATTTGGTACTCCCAAGGGATATTCCACTTATTGACTTGCTCAGCATGAAAGTCCTCAAAGGATGTTTCATTCTTCTCGTAGATATTAAGTCCAGTTTCACCTAAAACCTGACTACAGTTCGTATTATACATTAATACGTCCTGTTCGTCAAGGAAAAAACAACCTGAAACATCTTTACCGTGTAGCATCAACTCAACCGCGTCGTTACTACTCAGTAAGTACCTTCCATATTCATCTAAGTTTTCGTTGGTTTCCATTTCAAGTCCGCCATAGCAATAGTAGATGTTAGTTTGTCAGGGACCTCTATCTCACCTTCCTCGGCAGCACCGTAGGTAGTGTCATGGATTAATTTGGTGATTTGGTTTAGATCCGAAGCAGTCTCTAAGCTCTCAAGCAAGTCATCATTAGACATACCTTCTACGTGCATTGGTTCCCACGTATCACAGTCATATCTTGCCCACCAAGGCTCTGTATATAGAGACTTACCTTCAAACACGCTATTGTCCATGTTAATCTGATAGCCAGCTTTATCACTGAAGTAAAAGGTAGATTCAAAATCTGTTGATTTAAGGGATACTTGAAGCACCTCTATGTTATCACCAGACAATACCGATACTTTCTTGAATAAGGCTTCACTAAGTATGCTGTCAGTTGGTTCTTGGGGAGTAGACACAAATACATTGTCGAAGTCACCAGTAAAAAATGCTTCGAGTGTAGGTACGTCTGTAGATCCACATGCAAAGATATCCATCATGAAGTTTTGCAACCACCACTTTACGCGTTGATAGGATACTGTTATATCCCTCATTTGGGCTTCTTTGTCTTCTTCGGAGATGCCTTCTTGTGCCTTACCGGCGAGTTTTATGACTAGTTCCCAATTAACTGGGTACATGTGTCTGTCGAACGACCTGATGCCGCTGAAATTGTGTTCAATCGTGTTATACACGTGAATATTTTCGTCTATCATAGATTCCTCAATCATCAACGCCTTTGATATGACCAAGAGTAGCCACAACGTTGGGATTTGGTTTTTTCTTCTTGGATTTTTTCTTTCTGCCATAGCGACCAGCACTCTGCTTTTCGCGTTCTTTATTGGCTTCTTCTTGTTTCATTTGTTGACGATATTCAGCTTCTTCGCCTAGTACGCCAATCAATGATTCAAGACTATCCACCATTCCTTGGAATTGCGTGCCTCGGTAATTCATTAGCATCTGGTTACTCTTCAGTAACTTCGCCATGAGTTCCTCATCACTTAAATCTTTAGGATCTATTAGATCATACATATACATTTCCTTATGTATAAGTCAATAACATGAATGCTCCCATAGCAATGCAGATGAGAGACATATCAATAGCCGCCCATCTTAGCAAATTCTCACGTTTCACAGACTTCTCTGCGCTTATTACTATATTTATGAAAGTTATGATCACACTACCCCTCCTGTGTCTCCAGAATCTTTTCGTAGTCGTCACCGTACATCATACGAAGGAATTCATCACTCTTCTCTTCATCATCCATTTTTAGCACACGTGCACGTTGACGTGACTCTTCAGATTTATCTTTATCATCAATATTCATAGTTCTGAGAATAGCACGTTCTCTTGCTAGTTCCTGAGAAGGACCAGTCGTCAAACAACGCTTGAACATCGTGAATGATATAAGACCCAAAAGACCCTGAACCAACATATACAGGTTCAGTTTCATAGTTACGCCGAATACACGACGCTTTTGGACACTAAGGCTATAAGGTTCGTCAGTATTCATAGGTAATCATTCCTAGTAATGGTATATAGTATTTCATTAATGCCAATATCTCTATCAGCGGTGAGTTCGATACCAGTGGAGTCTATGGTATACTTGAGAACGTCTTCATAAGTCCAATCGGTAAATCCCATAGCCTTGAAAGTTCTACCGTGAGCACCTTCAGAGTAAGCTTCGGCATCATCATTACCGTAAACACTTCGTATAGCGCCAGACACCTTACCTATAAGGAAGAAAACGTTACCGTCTGGACCACCTATGTCGATTTTTTTACCGCATAATGGCCATTCTAATTCAGAGTAAGGTTGATCAATCATCTGACATCACATACACACTAAATCGTGTGGTGGATGGCCACATAGGAACTTCTTTGGCCATATCAAAAGATAGCTGCATTGCCATAGAATCATCGTCATTGGTAAAACCAACATATGCATAAAATTCAGATTTAGCTCCGCTCATACGAGAGTGAAATGTCTGTTTTTCAGAAAGAATTTGAGATGTACAGAATGTTCCTATGCAACCCTTACGAGACCAACGCACAACTTTCTTTACTTCAGCAATATCATCACACTTAACTATGAACATACGATAGTCTTTGCCTGATATGTACTGATCCATCATTAATTTTTTCTTCTTAGCCATAACATCATTCTCCACTTTTTTAAATAATACCAACAATTACATTCACGGTCAATATTATTTTTTCACGTAGCCTTTATCTTCGTGGTGAGCAGCTAATATTTCAACCATCGCATCAATATCATCACTATCATGATCTTGATATTCAATCACTGCGGATTCACCTTCAGATTCCATACCGTAGTTAGGATCTTCCTTCTCTTCCAATATTTCTAGAAGCTCATCGAGATTCTTCTGCATAGGCTTAGACACTTTAGACTTCCCACTCAACGTTTCCATGAATATCTCTTGCTCTAACCATTCATAAAGATCACGAGTTATCACATCTTTTCTATCTGCACGTTTCAAGTCACGGTTAATGAACGAGCATAGCTCCTTGGCAGTTAAAGGACTACGTTGGTAGTCAGACGTATCAAGGACAGACATTAATAAAGGCGTATTGAATAACATAGCCCTAACATCTGACTTATTCCTAAAGGTATGGAATACAGATTTAAACTCAGCGAGTCTTTCATCAGTAGATTTTCTACCTTTAGACACATATTCGCCCCAATCATAACAATGAAGCTTAAGAGTGTCTGAAAGTCCATACTTCTTAAGTTTGAATCCAGCTTTCCCTCTAACAAGGACACCATATTCATCCTTACTAGGAATACGATCTGATATCAACTTATATGTTTCGTTATTTGGCTTAGCTGCAAACAGGCCTATCCTTACATGCCTAGACATGTAACCTTTACGGTTAGACAGAACAGTGTAATCTATGATACCGGCATCAATAAGACCAATAAGGTCTTGGTCATTCATAGAGTCCACATTACACACGTCAAATAACGTGCCTTTTTTGATGGCAGCCTCTACTATATTGATACGTTCTTTTTGCTTTGTTCTTTGCGCCAAGTCACGTATCAATTCAGCTCTAGTTTTATTTTTACTTCCATACTGACCGCCATTGTTTTCGGCCCACCACGAATAGTTACCCATTTGCATTATTTCCGTTACTAAGTTTTTACCAAGTACGCTTGGCATATCCATCACTACCGATTTCATAACCGTCAGGTGGTTTTACTCCGTCGTTTTCCACGACAATTTCATCAGTCGAAGATAACTTCAAGAACATGAAGTCTTCTGGCGTCATGATATTGGCACCTTTATTACCAAGTTCACGATAACAAAAGTCATCAATGAATTCGTTCCATTTTTTTTCGAAACGTCTTGTAACTGGTTCGCCGCCTAATGAATTACTCATGGTATTCTCCGTCAGTCTTTGGTTGGTTTGGTATGTATAATACCTTGTTCTATGAGTGTTGCCCACATACAATACAGATTATTCTTTAGAGTTCCGTCATACATGTACTCAGAACCTATCAGCCCAAGAGGGGATAGAACTCTACTGTTATGCATGTCTCTAACATCTATCTGTGCGTATTCACCGTGGATAGTTTTAACTGTTAAGTAATTATCGCCTTCCATAAAAAGACTACATGACAATTTAAACTCTAAAAAACTTTCTGTTTCTTGGTCACGCTCGTAGATATTCGATACACATACCAAGGGCAAAGCTTCGCCCGTGGTTGTTATTAATACTACGCTCACACGTCACCGTCCTTCCTGTTCTCACTGAAATGTACGTCGAATGATCCACTTGGGTATCTGCTTTCCAGCTTTTCGACATTCATCTCTATAACTTTGATCGGATCGATATCTAACGCCATACACGCGTTGATCCAATAGAAAATGATATCACCCAACTCGCGTTGCATGTGGAAAATATTATCTTCGTTGTATTCTTTACCCTGATACTTGATTTTCTTAACAACTTCTTCAAATTCGCCTGCTTCCGCCGACATACCTTGAGATGCTGTGTCCAATCTAGCAATATCACAGCCTTGCTCATTCAATTGAGTCAAACGTGCGATATAGGATTCAAATTTAGTGCTTTCATCACTAGTAAGTGTGTCAACAAAATGTGTGTAGTTCTTTAAAATATTCTGGTCTTTCATTTTTCTTCCTTGATATAAATTATAAAGGGCAGCACTCCTGTGCCACCCCTATGCACAGACTTAGGTTAAGTCGGCACGTGATCTGATTACACGGTCAGCGAATCCGCCTTTAACAGCATCTTCTGCTGATAAGAACGTGTCGTAACGCATGGTTTCGAACAATTCTTCGTAAGTTTTACCCACAGAGTTATGCTGAACATACAGTTGAGTCAAACGTTCGTTCAAACGCTCACCTTCTTCAACCGAACGTTTGATATCTTCCAACTCTTCACGCATAACGTGGATAGAACCTTGTGTGTTGGCTGTACCGGCACTAACACGATGGATCATAGTACGTGATTCGCCCATTACAAAACGCTTACCGGCAGTACCTGATTGAGCTAAGAAGCTACCCATTGATGCTGCTTGACCAGTAACGATAGTTTTCACGTCACATTCGATAAATTGAGCGGTGTTATAGATGGCTAAGCCAGCAGTAACAGAACCACCAGGAGAATTGATGTACATATTGATATCGCTTTCAGGATTTTCCGCTTCAAGGAACATCATTTGCGCAGTAACAATATCAGCCATACCGTCATGGACTTCACCACTTACGTAGATGATACGTTCTTTAAGTAAACGTGAGAAGATATCGTAAGAGCGTTCGCCGTTAGGGGTTTGTTCAACGACCATAGGTACTAAGCTAGATAATGGAGTATTCATGTTTTTTCTCTTTTGTCAGTGAAAGTATTGAGTTGTAATTCTATTCGATTTTTATATTGGTGTCAACATAATCATCTAATATTTTTTGCTACTTCTAAAAATTCAAGTTTACCGATTAACAAGTTGGCAATGCGATCATAAGACTCACATTCAAAATCATCAGGCCCATAACGTGTAACGCCTGTACCTTTAATAACTACAACTTCGTCTGTTTTCATATCCAGACCGACACTATCTGCACCATCGAACTTTTCAGTGTCGATTACTACTAAAGCTTTAATAGTTAGGAGCACAAATACTTCCAAAGGGTCTATAGCGATAGCGTCTGTGTTGGTTACAATGCCGTTTACGTTAATCATTGAATGGATTCTCATCTACGTTAACTTTTTCGAAGGTTAACTCGCCATACACATAGAACTGCTTTTGTTCTGCAACATACACGGCACTAGAGTACTGACCTTCTTTGAATTTCTTGTAATCTTCTTGCAAGAGCATCTCAGTGAACCCATTATATCGGGTTATTTGGCTGATGTCACTGATTTTATAATCTTTCTTCATTGTGGCTCTCCTTTAATGCGTGTATTATACTACAAAGACCACATAAGGTCAATGTTTTTGATAAATAATAGCATGAGACTTATAGAACTTTTCGAGACAAACGACAAATACTTTTCAGCCACCAATGAATTGGATGCTGAGTTGAACCCTGAATCATCTTCTTATAAAGAAGAAGAGGAATCTAAGGCTAAAAAGAAAGCCAAAGATAATAAAGGGGGCACGCCCGTAGTCACGGATGATGTTGATAACGAAGAAGAGGATTGGACCTCTACTCCAGTCGTAGGTGATATGCAATCTGCTGGATATCGAGGAAGAGAAGAGGCTAAAGCTAATGCTGGTATGCCACATGACAAATACCAACGATTCGACCCTGACTATTTCGTCCAAGATACCCCAGATGTTCCTACTCCGCTATAGAATCTTATCTAAAGCGGCAGCCACAGAGGCAGCTAAGTCAGAATCGTACTTATCGCCATCTTCCTGCAATGAATCCATGTTGCTTAAGGCCCACGTCCAGTAAGTAATAGGTATTTCTACCATAGGCTTACCGACATGTTTACCAAACGTCATATTTTCATATATAATAGGCGCTTCTAACCACTCATAGATCTCTTCAAGATTATATTCATGAATCTGCCCTAAAGCCTTCATCATTTCTACTTGCTTCTCGAACACTTTACCTATGATGGCGTTATGCATAGCAGTGTCGGTTTCATAATCATTTCTTTTTATGTTCGCCCCGAAGAAATGATTCAAGTATGGCAATTTATAATTAGTCATGCCCAAACCTAACGCATCAAGCTTCTTACTTATTCTACTAACGCATATCAATTTTTTACCGGATAACATTTTACTGCCATTACCGTTAATCATGCCTGCATGAAAAGTTGAATTACACATTACAACGTATTCATTCACGTCAGGTATAACGCCATCTAACTCATGAAGTCTCTTATCGCCTAACATACTTTCAGTAATGTCATGTAGGTATGAAATTTCTGGCGTAATAGGAACATCAGCTTTACAATAAGATGTCATATTATCCCACTTACCAGTGGATGACTTATATCCTACGCATAATGCTATGACTTGGTCTTGTTTGAAGTCAAGTCCAGTTGTTTCGGTATTAACTATTGTTACATTATCAAAGTTTATCATTTTTTAGTCTTTCAATTAAGTTTTCTGTGCTCTCAGTAAGCTCTTCGCACTGAGTAGCTATACCGAAGTATCCTTCGGCAGATAATATTTCATACATTCCAGCTATGAACTTTTTATGTCGTTCTAACTCTGCAATAACGTCTTCTTCCATAATAAATAAGCTCTAGGTATGTTTTATGGTGCGTATTTTACCACACCACGACTTTTTTGTAAAGACTTATCCAAATATAAAGGATTTAAGCTTGCACCACCAACAAGGAACATAACTTTTAGATGTCTGGTGAATACGTTCCGGTTTTTTGGTTATAGTTTCATTGGTTTCTATTTCAACCCAGCATCCGCTATCGTATTCCTCATTTATTAACCAATACGACGTCTGATTTTCAGCATCTCTATCGTCTTTGGCATACACTTCCTTACAAATGAAATCTTCTTTCTCATATGACCTGAATGAATGCAAGACCATGGCGTATTTTTTCAGGCCTCGTAATGTATTCTCGAAGTCGTCTATGTTCTCACCATCTACCTCTTCGATATTTCTCACCTTCAGTACGAAAGTTTTCCCATGTCTCATTTTTCCATCATTTTCAACATCAATCTGTAATCCTGCGGCTACGTAATCCGCATCAATACCAACCATATCTACCGATTTACATTTCATTTCTATTTTTTTACCGCCCCACCATGTGGACAGTACGATTATAGATCTCATTCTTTGTTCTCCACGTAAAAAACCGCACTAGGCGGTTTTTGTTCATAAAGTAAGTGCTATAGGTTCTTAAGATCTAAACCTTTGTCAATCTTCGTCTCGAAAGCTTCACGAGCATGAGATGAACTTACAATTTCACAGTACGTTGCCAAGTCAATTTCGGGGAACTTAGCCAGTGATAAGAAGAAACCACTAACTGTCTGTCTTAATGTCGTCTTATACGCTCGACACATGTCAATTCTGTTATTCTGCATCTGCTCGAAGTTAGTACGTCCGCCTTTAATGGCACGCATTACTTCTTTCTTCAGAGAAGGATCAATAGTCTGCGTAGATTCATTCGACCATAACATCTTAGCCGTTGCTCCGTCATCACCATACTTACCTTTCATAGCTGCGGAAATTAACTTCACCATATCATCGGTATGTGAGTTAGCTACCTGCATCATTTCCACTACTTTCAATGACATCTGGGCCAATGTGTTCTCGTCCGCCTTGTATTGACCTACAATACCTTCTTCAGTTGCCACTGCAGTATCTTTATGCCCGATATACGCTACGCCAAATGCAATGATAGGACCTAATACTAAGACCAATACTGTTACTACGATAGCTAGCGTTGTTTTTGTTGATTGCTTCATGTGTTTCTCCGTTGGGATATGTATTTGATGAGTTCACTATATAATCTTTTACACTTACCGTCAACACTTTTATCTAAAAGCCCATCTTTTCTTTACTTTGGAAATAATGATGCACTCTTCGAATGTTTGATTTCTTTAGAAGTAATGGTGTACTCTTCAATGTTTGATTTCTTTATGCATCGATACGTCCAACACGTATCGTCTCTATATTTAAAAGTGTATACCTCAGATGACTCTCTACAGTGATACCATTTGATGAAATCCAACCATGCCTCTCTAACACCAAACTTACCATCAGGTTTCGCAACTTTTAACTCCAAGTTTAGAGTTCTATTATTCTTCAGTTGTATATGTATAGCTGAATAATACTCCGGTTCCTGCACCGGCTCCGGCTTCTCTTCACCTTTCGCATACTTTGCAGGTGTAGTTTCGGTTTTATTCTTACGGCCTTTAATCCATTCACTTAGTCTTAATATTTTTGACATCCTATTTTCCTTCTATTTTGCATTTTGCAGAAAGTACGAAGTTATCTTTGCGTAATCGCTCCACTAACTCTTCCTTGTGACTCTCACACTCGGCGAGACTAGACATATCATACTCAATAGTTTTTGAGAATGCTCCGTTTAATACGATTATCGCTAAAATAATTTCCATTTCCCTTCTCCGTTTATCTTCTAAATCTTCTACGTCTATTAAATTTCCACTTAATGTGTCTGTATGAGTTGCCTATCGGATCAAAGTCGTACTTATTGAATGCCCATAACAACCCTACGCAAATAAGAATGTCTAATATGAATGCAAATATAAGCGCTCCGGTAGAAGGTTGTATATGCTTCACTAAATAAAAGTATTCTTTCATTGCAGGTCGATCATAATGCTTGGCAGTTAAGTTCTCTATAGTGCCTACCAGCTCACCTTGATTATCTTTAGTAATATTTTCCATATCACTGATTGCGCCAGTTAAATTAGCAGTATATATACCATTAAACTTATTTTTTCCGAATGTCATTAGGTCTGTCCACAATATATCACCGTTAGTGTCTAAACTAATGAAGATAATAGCGTCGTTTTTCTTACCACCAAGCCATTTGTTCTCTACGGCATGTCGGAATGACATATCACCTATACTAGTTAGGATAACGATGACATTTACCTGTTTTGCAGGGTTTAATCGCCCTAATGCCTTACCAAGCTCATAATTTAGCTTATTTTTGTCGATATTACCTTTATATCCCACCGATAGTACACGATTCACTTTATATCTGCCGTGAACTGTTGGGTATGCCGGAACACTAGCGCTATGTGCGTTCTTTACTTCCTTATTATTGAATAAGCTCTCTGGTACGGCTCTGACGTAGTTGTCATATGGCCTAGTGACACTCACAGGGTCGTTAATCTTGACAATAGTCCAGCTCTTAGGCTCTTTTAGACCTTGCTTATAACGTCCGCCTACGCGTGGTTCTTCCCAGCTAACCAGATTGGAGTTTACATACCAACGCTGTTCGTATCTAAAGTAATAACGGTAGTACGTTTCATAGATTGGCTCTTCATGTGAGCTTGTGCAGCTGCCGCTATCATTATAAGAGTCACATACTGTCTCATACCCAACAATACGCTCTTCATCATCATGGGCACTACAGAAGGATGAGTACTCATCTGTCCAGCCATCGTAGTCTGGTACGGGACAATTGCGTTTCTCTGGTTGTTTGGAGGTAACTTTGCCGTTCCAGATCTCTCTGTCAGCCATTTTGCCATTTTTAGATACTTCAAGAACGGCTATCGCAGAAGCAGCACATATGATGATACCGATCACGACCTCTTGGAAGTTAAATTTGTGGTTAAAACATAATTTCGCAATCAAGAATGCTGCGAATGGGATAAGTATTAATAAAAAAGCTAACATAGTATTCTCCGTTAAGAAGCATAATACTATTCTATTTTAAAGTTGTTGTCAAATATTATTGTGTGTATATCACAGTGACATGAAGCCCAAGACGTTCTGCTATGTTTATCATGTTAGCCGTGCCGGTGCTTACTCCGTCCCACAACGCGATGAGAGCTTCTGCTTCTAACGCCATCTCTTCATTACGAATAGATCCAGCTTTCTTTCCGTGTAGATCCCAGTCCGCAGGCATTTCTAAGCATGGTATGCCTTCTAGGTCGGCCCATGCCTTACCTATTGTGTCTGCACCTCTGGCGCATCCGCATATCACTTGAGTAATTTCATAATCTATTATGTCAAATGCCTCAAATAAATGTTCTGGTCCTACGTTGTCTCTACTACCGGCTATTATTGTCTTCATATGTCCATAAAAAAGGGCACCGTAGTGCCCAAAAAGGTATTTTATTATCAGTCTAATGTGGTGTTGATTAACTGGCTCACCAATTGCCTTATCATGTGTGTATTTTACCATCATTCATGAGTCAAGTCAAGATAAAAAATCCTTCAGATCAATTATCTGAAAATTATTATCTATCTGCCCATATACCCACGTGTCTATATAGTGAATATTACCTATAGTAAACGGCGCAGTATCTGTATACTCAATGATGGGTGTGTGTCCGCAGAACACAGCGTCTATATTAAGCATAGTTTCACAAGAGTGATCCTTACCATACATAACTGAGGTTCCACATCTCTCTATGCGTGATCTGCTCCAAGCAGCGTCTCGCATGAGTCTACTAGCATCAGTACATTCGACTTCTAAACCATTCGACACCGACACTACGTCGTTCCAGTCATAGGTATCGTTGATTTCAGCATGTACCATTGCAACTTTCTTCATAGTGCCATCGACTTGTACCGGAATTTCCATGAAATACGGTAATGCGTCTAATGCGACCATGTATTCTTTAAGCTCTTTAACTCCAAGGTCTTCACCGTGCACGGTTTTTAAGTCTTCGAACCATCTTCCGCCGTTACCCATCCATGTATTATATGATATGATACCAGTCATATCATCAGCAGGGCAGCCGCGTAACATAAAGTCTACTCCTCTAACTAGAAACTCTTCATGGTTTCCTTTTATGGAATAGAACCAGTCTTTTTTAAGATAATCTAAGCACTCATGAGAGTACGGACCTCTATCGATCAAGTCACCCACTACGAATAGCCTATCTTGTTCGAAATTAAAACCTATTTCTTCCAACTTATTATCAAGTTTTCTGAAATGACCATGGATGTCCCCAACAACGAAGTCTTTCCCTTCTACATTAGGCTCCATGATCTGTAAAAAGTGTATATTATCGCTCATCTTCCTTGGTGTACTCCATTTGCTCAAACTCGGCGTAAGGGCCAAAGCCAACTTTACATCCGATACCTTCCTTGTGCGCTTCCACGCATAGTTCTCTAACCTCAGAGTATTCCTTATTGCCATATCCCATATCATCTAACATATAGCGCTGATACCCACATACTGCGAGCAATAAAATAAGTAATACGCCCATGTAGTATATACCTAGTGTGCTGTTTGCTGTATCTTTTTTGTCTTCATCGTTAATGTACATTATGTCCATAACCTCAAGTAATATTTGGAGAATAAATCAAGACCTTCTTGGACTACCCTTTCAATATTGTTCGGGTCCACTTCCATGAACTCATAGTAGTCTTCCATCTTAATCTTGCCGTGTGTTTCTTCAAGAGACTTTAATGTGTCCATCTCTTCATGAATCAACTCAGTGTGTATCTTAAGAACATCAGGTATTCTAATGTCTCCTAGACCTTCCTCGCAGGATGTTACGGCTAACTCATTAGACACGTACTTGAATGATATAATCATCCTAGTCATGACATATTCCCACTTAAAGCTACGAGACACGTCTATACCATGGAACTTAACGCCTATATCCATAATAGCATCCGGTACGTCCATGTCATCAACTGGAGGCACACCTTGCTTCTCAACATTTAACCTTTCCAATAATGGCACTATAATTTTAGCCATTGTTATATCGGCATTCTTCACGTCGTTTGACTCTATGACTATTTTATCACTAAACTTAAATTTATGCAAGCAATATCTAATGAAATGACTAATGGCAATAGGGACAGTTAACATAAAAGCCAGCGCCCTTATATTAGTGTCGTCCAAGTAACCATAGTAACGTCTTTTTATACTTTGGAGATCATCAAACTTTGAACTTTCCTTCAATCTCACCTTCATTACGCGTTGACTCCTTTAGTTCCAACTCAGCATTCTTTCTTTCGCTAACCCACACTAACAACTCCAATATATTCGGACTAGCTAGGTTATTTGACGATTTTTTTAGAGAGCTAGATGCAAATGTATGCATGCCTGCGCAATCTTCATGTACAGTTACTGTACATGTAGGCTTACCAACGATGTTATATATGTGAGTGTAAGTATTCATTGTTAAGTTCTCGGTGTTCTCCATTTTCTAATAACGCAAGTGTCATGGGAACGGAGTACACCTTGCAAAAAGAATGACTCCGATAACGATGGCAAGAACGTATCTATTTCCATATCTTTATATACGCACGAATCTTTGATCGTAGTTATATATGCCTTACTGATGTGTTTCATAAAAGCAGCGTATGTTTTTTCTCCACCTATCACGATAAATTCTTTATCGCTGTGGAGTTTAACTAATTCAAGGATGCTATCAAAGTTCATAAACCTCAAACTACCATGCGTGCTATTAGCATGACGTGTGACAACATAGTTGTCTCTGTTAGGTAGCGCTCTGCTACCAATGGACTCAAACGTGTTATGTCCCATAATAACTGATTTACCAGTGGTGAATTCTTTAAAGAATTTCATGTCTTCTGGACATTTCCATGGTAATCTATTTTCTGACCCTATACCGCCATCTTGCGTAGTCGCCGCGATAAGGGATAAATTCTCAAGTATCTGTGTCATTTTTATCTGCCTTGTTAAATGCTCTAACCATTATAGGATGCAATTTCATAGATGCCCCAATAGCTATACCACCGGCAATTATAAAAGCAAACCATGTAGGTGAGTATGCCTCTGTCTGTGATATGGCGTTGACGTTATAAAAGCTACACACACTGATGAGCAGTGATGTCGTCATTGCCATATAAATATGGTTGTGAACCACATTTAATTGATTGAGGCCCACTAATAAAATCATAAAAAACTGTGATATAAATACGTAGGCCACATCAATCATTTGCTATACACCAAAACCTTATCGTCAATACTATCTGCTCCACTATCATCAATCTCTTGAAGTCGCACAGATAGTTCCATGCGCCGTAGACCAGGATTTATATTGGCGTTCTTACCAAATAGTTCCACCGAATACACTTTTTTTGTGTCCTTTGATACCAAACGATCTAATACTTCACTAATAAACCACTTCTCGTTTGGATCTGTAAACAATGAAACGCCATCATCGGAGAAAAATAACGTCGGCTCCGACACCAACCCAGTTACATGATACGTCATCTATTCTCTCAGTGGATCGATCTCAACAGTGTTTGTGTCAACTTCTGCTAAGTCGATATCATCTTGGTTAGATGGAGAGTAATAGGCTTCTGAATGGTGTTCAGCGCAGTAACTTGATCCAGATTTAATTTGCTTGCTATGGCAGAAAACTATGCCACGCTCGTCTATCGACACCGGCCACTCACATTCTGTGGCTGGTGGGATAGGACCTGTGTTATGTTGGGGAGTCGTCATATATACCTCTGTTAATGGATAATCTGAATCAATTATAACATGTTTTCAACATGTTTTCTCAATCTATATCTGTGTATTCTATGACTATGGTATGGTTGCCTGTAGTTATTGCCTCCTTTACGGCATCAACTAGGTTACTTTCGTAGCTTGGCACTGAATACCACGTAATATCATACGGGCTATCTACGAATCCCTTCACTGCATCGTACACGTTCTTTCGGTAATCATCAAGATCGTATACGTTACAATCGTTCAAACCTACCATCTCAATTAAACTGTCGTAATAAATGATCTGGAAGGTTATTTTCTTTCCTTTCTTATCTGTGGCGACGTATTTAACGCCGACCTCTTTTAAATCAATCATAAAATATTAGCATGGAACCTTCATACACATCACAAAACTCGAAGGGCAAATCACAGAAATCAGTCCAACCAATGGGACCTTCATTCCACGTTATGAATGCACCAACGCGTCCGATGTTACGCCTCATAGCTTCTTCTTTACTATGGACCTTAACTCCTCTAGGATCATATCCTGAGTTTTTAGCAATGTCTTTTAACTCTAGAACTACTGTCTGGGCCATAATATACGGCTCATCACTTAAGCATTCTTTCCAATGTTCTCTGGTTCTCATGGTACACTCCTTGTACATAATTACCACCATCGTACGTCACGTATAATGACGGTATATTTTACGGTACTATTCGTCTATCAAAGAAATTTCCGTACCGTCTCTGCATATTACAGTGACTGTTCCGAAATCACCCGTAAGTGTATTGACGTCAAAATTGAATTCATTAACGTATTGGCTTCCGCCACATGCATAATGCATCTTCACTATTGTCAGTTTAGAAACACTTACCACAGCATCAGCATCTATTCGTGATTCTTTATGGCCTATTTCCCTACCCATAAGTAAGGAGGCCAATCCAAAACACAAACATAATGTTGAAATCATGAAAAAGTTATTCATTACACTTCCTCAACCACAACTTGAAGAGGGAATCCATTGGCGCGAGCCAATTTCGTAGTCTCTTCTTGCTTAGTCTCGGCAATTTCCTCACTGTATACACCGGCAATGCCACGCCCAGTATGATGAATCTGTAAGGTAACCATTTCCGCATCCACTAATGTTTTGTGAAATACTGAAGCTAATACATCCACCACAAATTCAATGTGGGTTTTATCGTCGTTCAAGAAAACTACTTGATACGTGGAAGGTTCCTTAATCTGAACTTCTTCCAAAACCATAGTGTCTTCGCATGTTTGTGTGCTCATTGTCGGTATCTCCTACCATCAGTATATTAATTTTGCGCTATTGTAACAAACTTTCCCCGTTAAGGGAAGCTTTATTTACAAATAAGATCAAAAAAACAACTGATAATAGTATTTATCTTTTTCTGTGTTGTGCTTCAGGGCTATTATCTCTGACGCGCTTTTGCTCTCTACGACTTGCAGCTGCCTTATCTTTCTTTCGCTTAGACGTCTTCTTCTCGTAGTGCTCTCTTTCTCTCAACTCACGAATGAGTCCTGAGCTTTGTACTTTTTTACTGAACATCCTTAATGCGCGTTCGAAGTTACCTTTAACTTCTACCGCAAGACCTTCTATCCTTACTGGACCTTTCATGTATCTTCCTTTTCTAATGTAATGATACCTTTGTCTCCAACGACTACACGTATGACATTATCATTTTTATGTTTTTTAAGATCGAACTGTACGCCACTAAGATCTTCTTCAAGACTTCTTCTAAGGCCTCTGGCCCCAGTCTTGTGCTCTATGGCTTTTGAAGCCAAGTACTCTAGGTATTCTTCTGTGAATACCAATTCTATTTCTTCAACCGCAAACAAGTCTTTAAATTGAGAGAATATGCTATTCTTAGGTTCCACGATAATTCTTTTCAGCATATCCACGCTTAGTGGTTGCAGAGTTACCATGATAGGGAATCTACCAATGAATTCCCGTATAAGACCATACTTACTCAAATCTTCAGATGATATCTTAGGCACTGTGGCCTCATCACTATTAGTAAGAGTTGCAGATAGACCCATGGTCGTGCCAGCATCTCTTTTCTTAGCTATATCATCCAACCCAACGAATGCACCACCAGCTATGAACAAAATGTCCTTAGTGTTGAATGGAACCAACGTTAATGGTTGCTTATTCTTCGGATTAGGGTTGATCATAAGCTCTGTGCCCTCAACTAGCTTCAATAAAGCTTGCTGTACGCCTTCGCCTGAGATATCCCTACCACTACCGCCTGTTTTTGCCTTAGCTTTCTTATCAATCTCATCTAAGAACACAATACCTTGCTGTGCCTTATCTATATCGCCGTCAGCGGCCATAAGAAGGTCCTCAAAGATACTTTCTACGTCTTGCCCTACATAACCTGCCTCAGTGAGAGAGGTGCTGTTAGCGACAATGCACGGAACGTCAGCAATCTTAGTAATAGTCTTCAATAATAACGTCTTACCACTACCTGATGGTCCTACCATTAGAATATTTGACTTTTCCACTGTGTCCTCACCACGATTAACCATGGCAATTCTTTTCTTATGATTGAATATCGCCACTGATAACTTTTCTTTAGCGCTATTTTGACCAACCACGTACTCATCTAATTGATTCTTAATATCATTAGGATACAAAATGGACTTGGTACACTCAACTTTATCAAGTGCAGCCTCATCCGCTTTCATTTCTAATACGAACTCTTCAGCGACACCAGTACATTCACTACAAATGTAGGCTGATGGTACACCTTCAGAGTCTAACGGTCCTGATATAAGTAAATCAACCTCGCCTTTTCCTTTACCACAAAAAGTACATAATTCACTCATTAATAAATCCTCGTCTGTATAGCAGATTCATGTTCTGCTTTAGCGTTGTGCGTTTGTACTAAAACATTCACTTTATCTTCAAGATTACGTAATCTATTATCATGTCTAGTACGGTCTTCGCATAACGTTTTTACTTCGGCTTCTAATACTTCATTACGTTTAACCAGAATAGTTATCTCATTAGCCATCTCAGTAAAAATACTATGCCTAGCTGGATAAACGGTACTGTAATCTGTCAGGTCGCTATATTTATTTAGGTTCAACTGTTTACACGTAGCTGAATCATATGCCATAGGGTCATGCCCTGCCAGTTTATCTTGCATCACACATTGCAAATGATCCGCAAGCTTATCTTCACTGAATACTCCATTGAAAAGAGCCATCTCTAAATAACTGAGTTGCTCCTCTAACGTCCTAGAAATTTCCATATTACACCGCCATCTTTGGCTTATTTTTTATATCTGGCTGTGGCGCATAGTCCTTCAGCTCAATATCATTATACTCCATAGACAGCAAATCGTCAATCGTTTTCAGATCTTTTTTGATTATTAGAGTAGGCATGGCGTCAGGTGTGCGCTGTAACATCTCATCCACCATAGGCATCTGCTCTTCATAGATATGAACGTCATTACCGAAGTAAACCAAGTCACCAGCTTCCAATCCTAATAGCTTAGCAATCGCCATGTTAAGAAGTGCATAGCCCATCATATTAAATGGGAGACCAAACGGAACGTCTGTGCTTCTCATCATGAATGTGGAGTGCAATTTGCCTTCTGCAATATAGTATTGATTATATACGTGACATGGAGGCAGTGGAGTGCCGTCTAACTGCTTTGGATTCCAACCCGACACAATGTGCCTTCTTGAGTTAGGATCGTTCTTAAGGCCTTCTACAAGCTCTGTGATCTGGTCTATGCCGTCATCACCGCCTATAGCGCCACCAAAGTTTCTCCACTGATGAGAATAGCCTGTTCCTAAGCTGCCAACTGGCAAATCAGTAAGGCCTTTATCATCTAAAAACTCACGCGTGGTGTTTCCTTCCCAAATGGGAATGTTTTTGTCTGCTAAGATGGTAGTGTCTGTGCTACCACTAAGGAAGAACCATGTTTCCTCAAAAGCGAAACGTAGGGGTACTCTTCTAGTAGTTAATGCGGGGAATCCTTCTGAAAGATCCCATCTAAGGGATCTGCCAAATACGGATGTGGTTTTACCTGATCTACTTCCTTTGACAACTCCATTGTCCTTAATATCTTGCAATAATTCAAGATAATTCTTCATAAAAGACTTCCTTTCTCTCGTCTGTGAAATGCATGATTTCCTATCCTGCATTTTAATGTGTAGTGTTTAGCCCACCGAGGTGAAGCTAAAGTAGGATTATAATAAAAGTTAGCACCTTCGCACTCGCTTTTATAGTCACCGTTTATTACTCTCAACGCCACCATAGACGCCGTCATAAAGTTTCTGTAATCTATGATCATGAACTTGCCTTTCTTAACAAATTCAATATCATCTGGCTTGCCATCGCAAAACCAAGAAAACGAACAGCGATATAACTTTGGTCTACCCAAAGAATCACGGTTCGTTTGTAATACCACTCCGCATATAGTACTAGGGAATCTTTTATCCCTAACACGTTCCATAGTAGCGTGAGCTACTTCTATCTGACCTGCAATAGATTCGGATCTAGCTTCGTGGTAAATATTTATAGCCATGCAGTACGCTTGTTCTTGATCTATTTGTCCATCATTTAACGAGAACAACATCATCAAGTGCATCAATAGTGCTTTGGCAGTGGGTAAGCTTACCATCTTTTACATACCTTCCAATAGTCATTTCAACGATCAAAGGACAGTATTTGTCATTCAATCCCATCCGTAGTTTTATTAGTTCGTTCTCTCTCTTACCGCAAGGGTAGGTAGAAACATTACTGACGAAAGAATCAAGTATATCACATAATTCGCTCATAATCACCTCAAAATGAAATAAATCTATCAAAAGTTAACCCGATGTCGTATACAAACTTAAGACTAGTGACTGTTAATGTCCCGTCGTCTCTCTTTCCACATCCGGTATCTGTAAAAATGGCTAACCCGCCTAATGCACCACCGTACATTTCTGGCCTACCATCAAAAGTCTTGCCCATAGGCGCTCTGTCGTGCCCCACAATCGCTTTGTGGCCCTTTGGGATATCATCTATCCAATCGTATAACCTCACAGGGAATCCCCTGTCATCACGCCTACCGTTGGTGCTACCGTACAATAGAGTATGAGTCTCTTTCTTAGTGAGATCTACATCTGTGTATACGTTAGGAACGATGGCAGCATGAACAAATGCCCATTCCATGTATATCGCATGGACTGATGTGTTTTTATGCTCACATACATATTTGTACGTGTCCATGAAGTCTTGTTCTGAACCAAGAGGTATATCAAAAATTGTAGAAACCATATAGTCGGTAAAGATTACTTTGTTTCCCAAGATAGCCCTGTGCCATTTATAATCGTGGTTTCCCATGATAAAAGTTGCCATGCCGCTGTCTAAAAGAGACTTTACTTCTTTAACTGTTTCATATGGCTTATCACCACCATCAACCAAATCCCCTAAGAAGACTATATGAAGGTAGTGACTTTTTGCATATTCAACCGCCCCCATCATCTTGTCATATTCTCCATGAATATCACTGATGACTAAGAACCCTTCCATATGATCTAGGATTACTTTACTCATGTCCATGGTCACGTTACCTCGTGTATAACCATATTGAGCACAGCAATCAATGTTACTGTGCGTTATTTGTCATTCTTTTTAGAAATGAAGTCGTTAAACTTAGTAGCTGTTTCAATAACTTTGTCAGGATCAATTTCTTCACCCTTTCCAGTACTATTGACGTTATGTAGTTCCATTGCCAATTTCAAAACATCTGTTCTGATCTCGTATGCACTTTTACCACCACCGCCACTACGCTTTCTTTCATTGTAGTTGCTGTTATTACTTCCTGTATTACCGTACGACATTATAGTACCTCTCTAACTAATTGTCAAGTCGTTTTATAGTTCTTCCCATAAGGACGTCACATAATTATATCTTACTTTACCAACACCATCTTCTAACCTACCGATGTCATTGTTCTCTTCTGTCAACCCTTCATAAGCGATAGTCTCAAATGGACCTGTCCTTAATGACGTAGGGTCTTCAATTTCTGTTACTGTTGAAACTCCATCCACCGGAATATTATATTCCAATCTTTGCTTGCTAAAATACGTAGTGATACTGGACGGTTCAAATCCACCGACACCATCAATATTTCTAGTGTAGTTTTCTAGCTCATCAACATTGGGCAACCTTACAAATGAGCTGGCACTTAACGCTGTAGTAGAGGCATTCATCGCATTTACGTATGTTGTTACAGTTGTTCCAACTGTAGCGGGTAGCACAGGAGGTATAGTAACTGTCAATTCATAATGACTTCCGTATAAAGTTTCTTGGGAACCATTACTATCATCGTATGTAGTGAACTTAGCTCTTGGCTTGTTAGCGGCACCGGCTGACGTAATCTTCATATTATTATAATTAGTTGTATCAACATAAGACGTGCCATTATGATACTGCCATGTCATACTTACATAAGGTCTCTTTCCAGTGTCTACTGATCTATAAACAAATCCAGATACTGTTTCTCTACTCTTCTGTCTTATAACATATGGGGACACGCAATCTTCTTCACTGGGAAGAAAACAAGGCGGTTTATAAGGTTGGGTTGGATCAATGGGTAGACACCCATTTTCATCACGTAATTCTTCTTCAGGCTGAGTAGTGGATTCTACGGCATCGCCTAAAACCCACTCGCCATTTTCATTCAAATAAGCCATAATTATCCCGCGAATACATTCCCAGAACCCACAGCTATGGTAGAACCACAACTAATGAGATCACCTAGTCTTGAAATAGGCATACCGTTTACAAAAACTGTTGCCGATCCGACAGCGGTGGTGGCTGCATGCGGAGGTGAACCTGGGCAAGCATGTGGTGCCCAAGCATCGCCGACTCTATGTACCGGAATCCCATTAACAAATACATTACCCGAACCTTGTATACTAGCTCTTGGAGGAGCTTTACATGGGTCTGGAGTAGATAGATCTCCTAATCTGGATACCGGAATAGTCATTATGAAATTATCTTCTTCTCTGGCGGCATAAAGATGCCAGCTTTTTCTTCCTCAACTTCACCATGAAGTGGAGAGTATTGGTTTAAGAAATCTTCTCTTAACGGATAGGCAATCATAATTTTATTCTTATGAACGAAAAACGAGTCATCGCTCACCATTGAAGGCCAAGCCATAAACGCTGCTCCTTCGTGCGATGTTACCAAAGAGTGAGGTAGAATTAATTCTACTTGGTCACCTAATATTTTTCCGATCTTTGCCATAACGTCTTCACCAGAAACAAATTTAACTCCGATGATCGCGCCTTCTTCTATAAGTGTAGTTTTTTCTTTAATCATTTGTATTTATCCTTTTTGTATGTGTATAATTATTTGTGTAGCTGGACTAGATTATCTAGCCCTGCGCTTTCTCTTTAGCTTCTTCAGTAACATCTCTGCTTCGGCGGTGGCCATATCCCCTACCTCCACAAAGATCACCTTACCCCTACGAGTAATCATCCTTCACATGCTGCACAATCACTATCTTTAGCGGCATCAACACCGGCCATTGTTCTCAAGTAGTACAAACCTTTCAGTCTGTCATCCATGAAGAACTCTCTGTGTACTTCCGCAATGTAAGATTCATCTTCATCTGCAGAGAAGAACAAGTTAAGAGATTGCCCTTGGTCAATCCATTGCTGTCTAGTTGAAGCTAAACGTAGTAATAGACGTTGATCGATTTCGAATGCAGTTTTAAATACATTCTTTTCGTTTTCAGTCAACCAATCTAAGTGCTGTACTGATCCCAATCTATCAATGATAGAACGGATAGTTGTCTTATTGTACTTACCGCGCTCTTTAGCAATCTTCAAGAACTCTGGATTGATACGTTGCATTTCACCAGCAGTCGTAGCCTGAGTGTAAACGTTAGCAATGATTGGTTCTATACCCTGAGATACTTGACCAGCCATTACAGCAGAACTCATGTTAGGTGCTATTGCCATGCGATGTGTATTACGTACGCCGTAACCTTTACACCATTCTGGTTCGCCCCATTCACCCGCCATCCACTGTGAAGCTGCTAGAGATTCATCGTGCATGTGCTTGAACATTGTATTGTTGATCTGATGAGCTTCAAAGCTATCCATAGCAACCATATTCTTCTGTAAGTAAGAATGGAATCCTAGTAGTCCTAAACCTAAAGCGCGTGACTTTTCGGTGAAGCGTACAGATTTTTCCAAACCTTCAATACCTTTTGCTCTCTCTAAGAAAGCTTGAGCATTACAATCAAGTAATACTGTTGATGCAAAGACAGCACCAGTATCTTTCCAACGGTCATAGTGATAACCATTCATGGAAGAAAGTACGCACGTATAAGTATGTTCATCATCGGCGTGCAATGTAATTTCAGTACATAGGTTAGAAGCTTTATTGGCCAAACCTTTGTCTTTATACATCTGCGGCTGTTGATCATTTACGTGATCTACTTTCCAAAAGTAACCTTTACCAGATTGACACTTAATCCATAAAGCTTTCTTGAAACGACGAATCATTTCTGGATCTTTATCAACCCATTTCTGGATTACTTCTTTAGTTACAACCCAACCGATATTAATACCTTCTGGATTTTTATGTAACATGTCTGCCCATTCATCAAAATCATCATGATCGATTTCTATGTATCCTGCCCATGCGCCACGACGTACTGCGCCTTGACTAACATCTTTACTTAGTTGTACAAAGTCACGTAGTACTGGGTATGTACCTGATGCTGTGCCACCGCCAGCGAATGTAAAACCGCGAGGTCTAATATCACCTAAGTATGCACTTGTACCGAATCCTTCTTTAGTCAACAGAGCAGTCTCATGTTGAGCTTTATAGAACCCACCGATAGAGTCAGGGATTACTCCGCCTGAACAACTAACTGTACAGCCTCTATCAGTTCCGCCATTGGCGATTAATGGAGAAGACGGTGCTAAATCACCATCCTTGAACAATGCGATGAAAACGTCTTTCCAGTTGTCACCGTAGTTAGCTCTAAGAAGATCTCCGTGTTTGTGTCCTTTCTCTGGGAAGGAAGGTGCGTGCTTAGCTAAGTCTTCAGCAACTCTAACTACTTGAGGAATATATCCATCGCAGTCATACATTACTTTCTCTTTGAAAAGCTGCCATCCGCCTGTGGTAAACCATTCTGGTAATTTACCTTCGTCCTGTAATTTCTTTCTCTCTTCTGAAAGAATTTCGTATATGTTATCTTCCTTGGCCATGCTTTAATCCCATGCGTCAAATTTGTCTTGGTTCCAACTTCTGTTGTATTCTGAACCTGTAGTGTCGAAAAAATCATGCAGTTTAACCGCGTTGATATTATCGTAGAACCATTCTGCAATAGGGTTATAGGACACTTTGAATAACGCAGGGTAACCTAAGTTTTTCAAGCACATATTAATTCTACTTTCTACAAAATGCTTCAGCTGTGTGGATGTGATACCTGGAATATTACCTTTCTCAAATAACATCTCAATGATCTTACATTCGTGCTCATATACCGTAGTGGCAAATTCATAAACTTCATCACGTAAAGATTCTTGTTCTTCTGAACTAAGTTGTCCAGCTTCTTCAAGTTCTTTTTTGTGTGTTCTAAATAACCATGCTCCGCCTTCTGAGTGAAGGTTCTCATCTCTAACAGAAAAGTTAATTCCTGAGATAAGATTCTTAAACATATTTTTACCGCCAACTCTGTAGTGCTTTAAAAAAGCAAAGGCAGAATATAAAATCGCACCTTCTACAATAGAGAATGCACCAACTGACAATAGGTCATTCTTAGATGAAACAACTGAATCGATATGCTTCATACGTGCGGTTAATGTTTCGTCTTCTAGGTAACTGTTATAGAACTCTTCAGTGTCTAAGTTAAGTACCTTGTTCAATTCGTTATAGAACGGCGCGTGCATATTTAATTCTGCATTAGCAAATGAATTCGCCATACGTTGTATGCATACTCTAGGGTAACGTTTTGCAATTCTATTGCCCCAGTATTCGTTGCCTGCCACTAATTCATATTTGGTGAATAGCTTTAGGACTGTAGTAACAGCGTGTCGATCACTTTCCGTTGCTCCGGTTAAGAATTCCTGTATGTCACCTTCTACTGGGATCTCCAATGGAGGCCACGCGATAGAAGATTGCATCTCAGCAAAGTTAACTGCATCTGGATAGGTGACGATATACGCTGACTGTTTTTGTTGACATCTTGTCAATTTAGTCATAACATCTCCTGATTAACTGTATTTTATTTTTCTCTAAGATGAGGAGTGTCCTCATCGAATGTATGTATGAAGTTTATCGATGGTTGGTCGTCTTCCATGACTGGACTTCCAGTAATATAGTTCAAGGTACATGCGTCCCCTGATATATACGTTCTGTTTACTGCGACAACGAGAAACTCGTCACCCTTATCGTATGCCACTCTCATGGTCACATCGACGTCGTCATCTTCATAAGCTGCTACTAACGTATGGTAGATCATTATGGCTACCTTGTTTTCGCATAGCGAATTCTCATGTAGGATTTCCCATGGTGACATCCAAGTCTCCGGTTCGTATAATCTTACATTTTTTGATGTGTGTATGGGGACCGTTCCCCAAAATTTAGCGACTGCTTTCATCGCATCTTCGAAAGGGAGAGCAACAATATCTACTCTATGTTGCTTCCATTCCCTTAACATTTCGATGTAGGTACAATTATTCCATTCCATTAAGCTAACCATTCAGTAGATGCAAACTTTAATTCCACGTCGTTAGGGAATGTATGCCAATACTGAAGGACTGCCTGTCCAGTAACCATAAAGGTTCTGAAATAAATGTTATTGCCGGACAACGCAGGAGCTTTAACTTCAGTACTTGACGTCGTTAAGTCAGTCACGCCATCGTACACAACGATGTTCATGAATCCGTTTCTTAAGAACGTATCACCAGAAGAATGCTTAGCGCTAAACTTCAGGAATATTGAATTAGAGTCTAATGGATCATAAGCTAATACAATCGTATTACCTGGATTATCCTTGTCGTCAATCTCTACATTAGTCCATGTGTTAGCACCAGTTGCCACTAACTGTCCACTTTCTAAATCTTCAGTCGGTATGATAACTGATGGTGGCGCTGTTGGTAATGTAGAGTATTCTGTTAGTACTTCTACGTTCTGGCTTGATTGAGCCAATGACGCTGAGCTACTATTAATCTCATTGATGATTGTAGTGGTAGCTGATGCCTGATTGGGCGTGTCCATTACTAGGACAGCTTGTCCACTAGAATCTATAATTACTGCTTTGCCTTGTCCGCCTGCACCTAATAACTGCGACTGTGAATTAGCCACTGAGTCGATAAGCTTAGACAGAGGAAATGTAAGATCGTCTACGGCATTAAAAGCTGCGTTAGCATTAGTAATGTCTGTAGGTGTTGCAGTTGGCAAACCTAAGTCATATCTAAACTTATACATTACCTTAGATAAAGGATCTCTGATAGTAACTGATGGCGCTGATACGTATCCAGAACCAACACTAACGATTGTAAGGCCAGTAACAGTTCTCGTTACGTTATCCCATATAGCTTCAACTACCGCATTAACAACAGCACTACCACCATTAACATCTACAATAGGCTTAGTTCTATATTCGCCACCGCCACTGATTAAAGGAACACTAGTTAATTCCCCACCAGATATAGTAGTTGGGCCAGCAACTGCCGTCTTAGAGCTTAAATCAGGCCCTGTGACAGTGAACTTAGTATTACCTGCGATAGCAGCGTAGCCAGTACCTCCAGACAATAAGTTAAAAGTAGTAACTTTACCTTGCCCGTCATCTAATACGGTAATAGAGAATGTAGCGTTTGTGCCAGCTCCGTTAGGAATCTCAACAATGTCACCATCAAAGTAACCAAGACCAGCGTCACTATCGACTAGTACGTCAGGTGCCGCGCTATATCCGGTGATAACACCGCCGACTATAGAGGTTATGATGATTTTTGCTGTTCCTACCGCTGTGGATTCTGTAGTCGTCACTCTAACCATTTCTGGTTGTAGACCGGCAGGCACAGAACTTGCAATGGCATTTTTGAATTGTGTTAGAACGAAAACATTATCTTCAACGTCTGCAATAACTGACGTGCCATTAATGAAATCTTCTGGAGACATAGCCAAATAGTTTCTAATGAAGTCTTCTTCAGTTAAACTAGATCCGCCATTATCTACTGAGCCGGTAACAGTACCATTGAGGTATGACCATTTGCTCTGACACTCAATCATCTCTTCATCTAAAAGTCTCTGCACTTCAACCTGATCGGTAACAGTGATAGAGGAACTAGACGTGGACGAATCCAAGCCAATGAAAAGCTCTTTAGTATCGATACACCAGCCCAGTTCTCCTGGTGCTAATGGTTGAGGAAGGTTAATCTTATAACCTCTCCTATTCTGAATTCTAGCAACTACTGTGTCGCCAGCTTGTATAACTCCGTTTGGAGTTGTCACTGAAAATGATGAACTAGTCATGTCTAACTTCCCTGTTTCTTACCCTTTATTTATGCTTTTAAGGTAATAGAATTCCATATTCTACGTAATATTTTTCTAAAGTTGCAAACCACATCCTTCGATACTTATCATATTCGTTTCCCTGAATTATGAATTCCTTATATCTACCGGATCTACACATCATCATTATTACCCCTTTACGTATACGTGTCCCATATAGCTCATCATGAGCGGCACCATACGCGCAAAGTTGCATCTTATAATCGTCTACATCTTCATCTTTCTTATCTTGCCTAGCGTTCTTATAATCCATAACTGCGGGTTCACCTTCATGGACCCCAACTAAATCTGTTGTGCCTGCATAAAGATCTGGAAAGAATAATGGTGCTTCGACGCCCCATACTTCATCTACCTTAGATAGACCTTTCTTTATTACGGTATCTGCAAAGATTTTAGAGATGACAGGGACCTTACCAACGTGTATGCCGGTATAGTGTGATTCTAATAAGTCATGCATTCCTTGGCCGATCATAACGGACTCGTCAACGATAGCTTTGGCTTCTGCCTCACCTACTCGTTCTTTCCATTGAGTTAGCCATTCTTTGTCACTGGTGTTTGACATTACGGTGGTTACTGAAGGGAGAGGTCTCTCTCCACCAACCGCGTAAAATCTTCCGTGATCTGAATATTGTCTGTGTAATTCTTTGTAATTATATTTTGGTGTGTGCATGTGGCACATTATACCAGACTGGGTCTGGTATTACAAGCGATTTCTCGCTTATTACCAGCTTATATAATATTGAAGGTGACTATGAGCTTAGCCGCCATCCCTTGTGGGATTTTCTAGTTCCCTTTGCCACTCTAGCTATATGATTTTTGCTTATGTGTGGGTGTGACTCGCACAACTCATCTATCGTGCAAACTATATCCCCATTTTCAACGTGATACCATTTAATTACGTCTATTATTTTTTTACTTCTTTTATCTGACTGTGCTTCGCCATTGTACAGGAACCAACCACTATGAGATTTTTGGCATCCTTTTTTGACCGAATTCAGACAATCAATGTTCAGGTTGAAATCTTTCACCATTTTATGGGTTGACGTAGTGACTACACCGTATTCTTGGTTCCACCAGTCATATTCCGTAAGGTCGGTATTGTGATGATATTCATTAATGATTGTCGTCTTTAGACGCCACCCTTTGCACGTTTTATTGAAGCCATTCTTCACATTTCTGATAGCAGATACTGTCATTCCATGGTCTGGATATTTTTCTAGGAGATCCCACATAGAACATTCCGCCGTGCCGTAAACTTCATGTGTCCACTCGTATACTGTCCTATCTTTCTTTTCTTCGCTAATAGCTGTTATGAACGTATGCTTTAGATCTTCGTAAAGCTTGGAGGTTTTTAGTTTATTGCCATATTTATCATGCATCATCATGTGTGCCGCTCTGGACATTCTTACGAAGTTATCACCTTCTGTCATTTTAACTAAAAGTAAATGCGCTACGTAATGTTCACGTGATGTGAGAAATACAAGATTGTCTTTTTCATCGCTTCCTCCCATCGATTTGGGAATTATATGGTGGGACTCATAATAGACCTCGTCTTCACGAGACCTATTATAGGAGGAACATTTGTATATTAATCTGTGATATGTATCAGTGTATTTGTTATTGATGAACATAGCGCTACCAACTAATATACCACTGTAGAGTATCCATGGTAACTGGGTTAACTTGGATAATAAAATTGTATCCTAAACTAATAAAATACTGTTGGATCGTATCGATTTGTAACTTCACAGCTTTATCATCAACAAGACCTGCCCACACTTCATAATAATGAGAAGGATCTACATTAACATTATACATAGAAGACTGTGTAGTAGTGGTTATAATAGCATTAGAGCCACCTACACCTACGTCACCTACGATGATAGCTGTTGAGTTTGTGCTGTAGTTTCTGCCGCCGTTAAGGATGCTAATTTCAACTACGGAATTATCTGCTGGGTCTAATTCGATTGTTCCTATGAAACCTGAACCTGTTGATTCTGGATCTAATATAGTAACGTATGGAGTGTCTAAGTAACCTGTGCCACCAACGGTGATAGTAATACCTAAAACATCGAAAGGCGCAACATCACTTACTGCACTAACAACACCTTCGAATAAAATTCCAGTAGCGCCTAGGGCATGTGTTACGTCTACAACATCACCAACTTCATAATCAGAACCTCGGTCACTGATATTGAAACCGATAACCGCACCAGTAGTTAAATCTACTAGAGGAATAGCTGCAAAACCTGTACCGGCTGTTGACGTGATAGCTACCGTAGGGGAACTTTCTATGTATTGAGATCCGCCGTCAAGAACCATGATAGATTCAATTCCGTTAGGAGTCGTAATAGGAGTTCCGCCATTGATAGTAATTTCTAATGGTGCCGTGCCTGTACAATTATTTATAGTGTCTAAGATTTGTTGTTCTATAGCGCAAATTTCCGCATAGATAACTCTATCATTCCTAGCTTTTAACCTAGCATCGACAGCTGGCAAAAATCCACTTCCAGAACAACCACTCATCCTATATCCCTCTTAGCTGTATCAGTTGCCATCTGACCGACGACGTCCTGATTCATTTCGTTATTTCCTGCGCCAAGATCTTGTTCAGCTTCATTACCAATAACCAACTCTTCTGGAGTAGCGCTAGTAATAAAGGGACTCTGAACAGCAATACTTGCAAGTGACTCAGCATCAACATTTTGTCCCATATTATTCAAATACTGTACAGCATATTGAGTAGGGATATTGTCATGTCCTTTTGATTTCAACACGGAAATCATAGACGACAAAGCCGACATAATATCGTCGGCTGAATCGTTTTCTTTAATGATCTGATATAAACGCATTACTTACTCTTTGACTTGAGCTTAGCTTCCGTTTCCATGATCTTTTTGGCAACTGCATATCTACGAGATTCTAAAGCTGCTCTACCTAAAGGCTCTTCAGCACCGAACTCATCATCAAATGATTCTTCGCCATCACCAACAGGATCAATATCGAATTCGCCTTCGACTTCGCCTTCAATGCCATCAATACCATCGTCATCAAAACCAATCTCAGCGTCGATTTCTCCGCCTAGCTCATCACCGCCAAACTCGTCCATGTCTACTCCACCTGGAACTGTACCATTGCTAATGTCTGTTACAACATCATCTAAAGTATCTTTAGCTTGTGCTAGTGTTTGTAATACTGCATCCATTTCACCTTTAACAGTGTCTTGGAAAGAGTTAGCCATATCACTGCCATAGGTCAAACGCATTTGATCTACAACAGGACCAACCTGTTCATTGGCCAAACGACCAACTTTCTGAATCATATCTTGAAGTTCTTTACTGAAACCTCTAGCAGCCATAATTACTTCTGCTTCTTCGACTTCGCCTTCAAGAATTATTCTTAATTCTTTAACGTAACTTTTATTCTCATTCATTAGTAAATGCCCTTTGCCATTAATTCATCTAAAATGTTTTGTCCTAATGTTGCTTTCTCAGCATCATCAAGTTCAGTACCTGTTTCGCTACCATCACCATCAACGATAGTAATAATATTAACGAGACCAGCAGCGTCATCATATACGAATCTAACTCTAACTGGATAGGAAATTTCTTCGCCGCCGCTATCAAAGCCTGTCATGGCTATAGCGTTACCTTTGCTGGTATTGGGATTGAAAGCTAGTTTTGGTTCGTCAGCTAAATAAATATACTGTCCGCCATCTTCGCTCATGTTAAGTTTTGATCTTGCTGGGGTAGTTTCTCTGCCACTATCACGTGGACCGAATGCTGCTTTTTGGCCTCTCTGCGTATATGCAGTAGGGACGTCTTGAGCTGCTGATCTTCTAGGTTTTCTATCTAAAGAACCGTGATCGGTATTTGGATGATAGAAATCACCGGCTTCATCTACTTCTACTCCAAGACCTTTGACTAGAGTTTCATCTACGTCATTTACACCACCGATAAGCTTAGAAGCTACACTGTGACGTACGTCTTGTTCTACTTCGTGATCTGGATATCTGTATTTGCTAGAGCGGTATTCTCTCATAGCTACAGAAATGGCTGAATCTAAGTCATCGCCCTGATTCACGTACTTAGCCACTGCATCTGACATCTTATCTACGATGCCTGAGTAAGGGCCAAATCGCTCAGAAGATTCCACAACTGCGCGTCGGTTTGCCAAAATTAGATCAATTGCCTCAAGCATTGCCAAGCTTTTGCCTAAATCGGCATCTTTAGGGGTACAACCGCGCACAACCTTTAGCTCGTGTATTTCGTTAATAACGTGTTCTCTCAACGAAAGAAGCTCTTTGCTGTCGCCATCAACATCTACTCTAATCTTAAAATTTTCACTTAGATAGTTATTAAGCTTTGATAGCTTCTTTTTATCATGTATTTCAATTTGATTAAGGTACATATCCTGTTATATCCTGTAGTTTCATACTATTTATCAAAAATAGGCGCATTGATATCTATTCTTAGTTTACTAAGAATCTTCTTAGCATCCTTCATTCTATCAACTGCTTCGTTCAATCTATCTTCAGCAACCATCACTGCGCACATATTATCTGATGTGGCAATTGTATTACTGTAGACTAGAGTATCGTATTTATACTTACCGTACTCATGGTCCGCTTTTACGATGTCGGAAATATTCTTATGTGGTGATTTTAACTTAACTTGGACGATAAGGAATGCAGTATCTAGACTATATAGATTCTTACATACGCTATACTTACCAAGATGAATGTCGTAACCGAGACTAGTAGAGTGAATGACATATTCGCCAACGCTAACACCGTCCTTGATCTTCTCTTCCAATTGGTCTAACTGATAAGTTTTGATCTTTTGTTCCAGCAACTGAACTGTTTCCACGATAGTTTCCTTTTTAATTAATCCATTATGTGTATTCATCGAGTCCTGCCCGTTTTTGGACCTGGTTTCTCGTTCTTTCTGTGTCGTTTGATTATCTGATTCGGAGTGGTACTTCCATCACGAGACATCGCTTTACACGTCATCGGCGTAGGTGACCCAATCTCTTCACCCATAGCTTCATCTTCTATCCCAGCTAACTGTCTAATACGATCTATCTCCGCCATGGCATCATCCCTATTGGTGATTGGCGCGTTAGGTATATCAGGCATATCTGAAATAGAAATATGCTGTCCGTCATCTGTTTGCATGGTCGTTTTATCGCCCATCATAGATACGCTTGAAATCTTGCTGTCTCCACTACCAGTAGAAACCATATCTCCACTTTGTAGTGCTGCCAAGTTAACCATTTCGTCATCTTGGTCTTGGTTCGCCATAGGATCTTGTGTGCCTTGTCTAGCCGCAGTGTATGCGTTACCTTCCATGGCAATTTTACTATGAAGTATAGCTTTCACTTTAGGAGTATCGTTAGCATCAATAGCGTCTTTTAGATCGGTGTAGTCACTAAATGACATTTGCCTTAATAACTCTCTAGCCTTTGAAGAATCAACTCCGTAAGTCTGAGATAAAATTGATGATACATCCTCGTTTAATATTCCCTTTACGATCCTATCGAACATTACTTCTTTCTCCTATTGATAATAACCAACTTTCTAGACGCTGGATTTATACGTTTTGTCTTCTTAGCTTTTTTAACTAATCGTCTTCCGTATTTCTTCTTCGTCTTTTTAAGGCTTACGCTCTTACCAATGTCCAAGGGCAGACTACACTGCTCTGGACTGGATACTACGCGACCTTTTCTAAGGCCACTAGTACATCTGAATTTCTTTTTTAGCTTAGTGCCAGTACGACCCCATACTAAAGACTCATCGATGTCTTCACTTTCACTCAATATCTCCGCTATCAACATCAAAATCTCCCTTTAAGAATTCCAAATTCAAATCGTCACCAGACGTTTTCAAAACATTTCCACAAGGTAGAACCGTATCGTTCAGTTCATCCTGTAATAATCCTACCGGATTGCCGTCATCACCAAGAAAAATATCGACTGCTTCAATAGCAAAATCCCAAACGTACCCAGTTCCTTTAAAGTTTTCAGATCCTAAATCTTTCACTGATCTAACTTTCTTTAATGCTGATACACTTTCGGGAATTGCCCTCAGTCCAATAGTTTGCTTTAATATTTCAAAATTCTTCCCTTCAGTACTTCTTAAGTTGCCGTCATCAGATAATACAATATCTTCCGATTTTAAGAACATCCTGAAAGTGTCGAAATCTTTAGTTACTCTTGGGTTATACATCTTCCATTCCCTATTTATCAAGTTTAATTCAATTTCTTAATGATACTCTGTAAAGCATTGAAATCGCCAACTGCCGGAGTCTTTCCATCATCATCTGTAGTAGCAGCAGGAGCAGGAGCAGGAGATGCACCAGTACCACCAGTAACTACGCTAGGATCACTTCCCAACTTATTAATCACTCCAGTCGTATTTAACTGTATAGAGCTTACCGCGTCTGGGGCCAAGTCATGTATCCTAAGCGTTTTTACATTAAAGCCAAGATCAATCTTAGAACCAACACCGGCACTAGAACGCGTTTTCATGAATTGAAGCTGGTATCTACCATTCTCTTTCATTGTCGGCGTAGTAAAGATACCAAACACGTTATCCGCAGTGTTGATCTTACTCATACCACCAGCGATGTTAGCGTGTGTGAACTCTACGGTGTCTTCATGGGACGATCTATTTAACTGACTCGCAGTCGCTAATAGGGTATCCAATTCCACTGCCAAATCACGTAAGTTTTCCGTTACGTACTTATCCTTAACGAATAAGTTTTCTGGAGATATCTTAGCGTTGGTTGGCATGAACAGATCTAAGTAATCCAATACTAACGCATCCACTTTGATGCCAGTTTGAATTTCATATTCCTTCACGAAAGCTTTGATGTCGTTTGCTGTACATCCGTTCTTCATCTGTTTAATACGAAGTGATCCACCAAACTTCTTATTAAAGGTGTTTAGCTTAAGATGTACGTCGTCCCTATTCTTAAGAACGTCTCTGGTTCCATGATCAGTGATCATAGCGTCAATACGCATGGCACATAGATTCTCACTAAGTTCCAATGTCACGTATATCACGTTCAGGCCCATCTCAACCCAGTTAACAGCTATATTCTGTAAGAATACAGATTTACCGGCACCTGATTGTCCAGCGAATATAGATAGCTCACCTCTATTCACTCCGCCGTACAGTTTCTCATCTAACGCGTCCCATCCAGTAGATATTGCACCTCTGGTATTAGCAACGTCATTAAGACGCTGCAGGGGATCAGCAAAGTAGTCCAAACCTAGGTCTTTTACTAAGCCTACGCTCACCGCTTGCTTTACCATGTCTTCTACTTCGCCATACCTGTGTTCTATCAACAGATCTGGAGCAGCAAATATGGCTGTTTCTATTTGTTTATGTCTTGCGAACTTTTCATATTCATCTAAGAACCAATCACGTTCCGTGTCATCGCACTGTGTTAGTTTTTCTACTGTGACGCCCGTAACGGCCTTAATCTGTTCTAACGTAGGTAGTCCGTTGTAGTCTTTGGCGTAATCAGCCAAAAAGAATACAACTTTCCTATTATTAGCATCTGAATAATGCTCACTATCGATGATACCTAAGCATCTAACGAATAGTGAAGGGTCGGTCACAAAAAATCTTATAAATATGTTCTCAATATCAGCAGTATATTCCTTTATATCACTCATTAAAGTTATCCATCTTCCTTTTTAGTGTTATTTTCATAGGGTTATGTTCGGCACTGGCAATAACCGATTTAACAGTCAGCAATCTTCCATATTCCTGAACTGCCTTACCCACATCTTTAATATCTTTTCGCCAGTTAGGGAAACTCACTTCCCATTTATTAGCCAATGCTATGTCCACTAATGATTGACCATCTTTATCTCTATCAGGGATGACAATGACTCTCTTTCCTAGACTGTTTATAATGTCTATCTGCGCTTGGTTCATTGTTCCCATACAAGACACACCATTACATAGATACGCGTCTATGACGCCCTCTGTAAGTAGTATGAATGGATAGTCCATAGATTGCTTATCCAGATTATAAATGAAATCTTCTGGAGTCAAATTTAGGTATCTGCGTATGTGTTTTGCGGGTGACGCAACATAGTATCTCCCGCTGTATCCTACAACTTCATCTTTATACCAGAAAGGCATAAGGATTCTTTTGTGCATTGAGTGCTCTGTGTTAGGTGTCCAGTACATATCCGTAAGGTCAAGTTTCCTTTCCAGACAGTAGTTGGCAACCTTTACCAAATTCTTGTCGTTACAACCGGCTTCCAGCCAGAATAATACAGAGCGGGAATCTGGTGGTAAATCCACCTTCTTCCACTTAGACCTAGAGTCCTCAGTAACCTTAACATCTTGGAAAATCTCGCCTGCTTCTTTCTCTCTGAAAGATTGGAACTTAATTTTCTTGACATCGTCTGACGGAACCCCTATAGTCTCCATAAACCAAGCAAAATCTTTGCTGATTAATGAACCTCTGCCATACTTGGCTTTGAAGGCACAGTTGAAACAATGGACAGCGACGGACGTACCGCCTTCTATCTTCATCCCGAATCTGCTTTTTTTGTCTATACCATGTCCTCTATGAGGGCACAGTGGACAGTTACGGGTTTGCCAGCCTTTACGACTCGCTTTTAACCCGCCTAACTTCGGTACAATTGTTTCTATAATAGTGTCTAGTAGCATCCGGCTATTATAACATAGGAACACTAGTTTGGCAAGATGTTTATGGCGTAGGTGGCCAATCCCCAGATAGAACTTTTAACATGACTTCTTCTAATGGCACGCCGGACATGTCAGAGAACTGTTCCCAACTGGTTATTCTTTTATTATCTACATACCAAGTATAGACTTTGTCGGACCCAATTTGCCTAATGAGTGCCGGTCCATCTATTCTATGTAGTTTACCACGGTGATAATGTGTTAATTTTCCTGGTCCAATTACAGCCGGTAGACCATCACCCCTATGTGGGTTGCCTTCTTTATCGTACCATCTAGTTGATCCGTCGTTACTTATAGAGTAACTTCCGTTTTCATAGTTAGTTAGGCCGCTGCCATGTTCGCTTTTATTATAGACCCTATTCATATTTTTTATTTTTTCTAATTTGTCTCGATAGACCTGTAAATTCACGGACATGGTATTCTCCAAAAATGGAAGTATACCACAACTTACGCGTTATAGCAAATATACGATAAATACAGTAAACTAACGGACACTATCAATGATCATTTCAGAAATCGTAGACAGAGAAGGTTCTAGCCTTGACTACAGAACAGGCGGAGACCATATTAATTTACCAGATGGCTCTATAGCGCAGACTTGCCCACAGTGTAAGGGTAGCGGTAAAGAGGGAATCAGCAGACCTTTACAGAGAAATAATAACGAATTTATGCAAGGTGGAGACACCAACCCTACTAAGATATGCACCAATTGTCATGGTAAAGGTTACACCGACAAAGTAGAGGGTAAACTATCCATGGGTTATAATCCAGATGATTATGAGAGCATTAAAGACTTCAAAGCTGGACATCCAGAAATATACCAATATATTCTAGATAATAAGAAAGGTAACCTTAACGCTAAGCAAGCAATTATCGAGTTGAAAAAGAATGGCTCATTAAGCGTAGAAAGATTCAGAAAAATAGAAGGTGCCATGAACAACAAAGCTAATGACATTAGTGATGATGCTGGCATAAGAGCAGCCAGTAAAATGAAGACTGACAAAAGGTGGAACGATAAGACCTACAGTAGAACAGCAGGCGGCCATCGCGGTAGACACAAATAAATAAAGCGCCTAGGGCGCTTTTTTTATGATCTTAATTGTACTCTATCCAGTTTATTCTCAACGACACTATTGTCATCTAAGATTAACTCAGGCGGATCAAGATGTGATGGGTGTGGGACACCGGCATCATCAGTAGCAACCCAATAGAAAATAATCCACAGCACATTAGATTGTATAGACCATGCATCTATACCATGAAACGTTTGTAGTTTTCCATTCTCGTCAACATCGCCATATCTAGCGAACTCACTATAATCAGTAAGGTTAAGAGGGAAGTACTTTTCTCTATCCGAAGCAGCTGGAGGGATATGTTCCAGTGATCCACGTGCTTGGAATAACCCACGGTAATTTTCAGCCGAGACTGTAAATGTATGAGTTCCATGTTTAAGGTTTCTTAGTCTATTAGCTGCGATAGGGTGGCTGTAATACAATTTAGTATATACGCCTTCTATCTCAACTGACTGCGAAGACCATTCAATTATCTCTGTGGTTGGAATAGGTGCCTTCTCAACACTATCAGTCACTTCAGCTTCTAATCTTATATTAGAAGTAGCGTCTGTATAGAATGGGGTAGATACTATCTCACCAGCTTGGCTAGGGATAAAGTCTTCTTCGCCAGTAACAACGAAGTCATAGAAACCAGCGGCGATATCTACTAACTGCCCTTCTGGAATAGCAACTGTGAATATACCTCTAGTACATTCAAGTGTTCCCTTAACAGTTAATACGCGTTCGCGGTTCTCTTTATTAATTAATGTGCCACTTATTTTAAGGTGGTCTATTTTTGCTCTTTTTCTATCGGAATCGAAAACTCTGAATTTCAGAAGGTTATCGACCCCTTTATGAATTTTTACTAATCTTGTGTTCATAGGCGCGTTGTCCGTCAAATTACACTCGCAAGTGAACCTACTATTATCAAACAGCAGATCATACCAATTGTCGTATCTATATAAGTCATATAACATACCTCTATTTATGGATTTCGGAATGATTTTTACTGCTGATAGATTTAGCTATGATAAATACTATTATGACAAATACAGACGAATTCCCATTTTTAACACATATATCCTTACAAGGCGGCGAGAAATTGTGCCTTATACAAAACAGTGACGAGAAAATTCTAAGTTATTATGACTTGGATAGCATCGTTATCAAGGAAGAGAAGGCCAGATTATTAGAACTTGGCGATACTTGGTGGCATGAGAGCAATCGCTTACTACCTATTAATATCTTTCTTAGAGAAGAGATGACTAGATATAAGCCATTTCTTAGGACTGTTAACAAAAAAGACGTAGAGGTCATTTCTGGCCCATGTACTTCTTTAAACAATCTTATACGTAAGAGAGTTAAGAAGCGTCAAATCACTTTAGTAAGAAAGCCAAAGTGATATCTCATATTAAATATCTAGCTAATGACTCCGCTTTCATATATTATGAAGATTTGGAACACAGGTCATTAAGTGAAATTCGTGAAGGCGTACCGAAGGACATCTATGTTCTTGGTATAGTAGAAACGTACGTAACTGTCAACCCAGATACCTATGAACCAACACGGTACTACATGATCAATATATCTTCTCAGTAATAAGATTCATTTTTACTACTAATGACATGGCGTAAGCGTAACTATGCGCACGTTTGAAGTGATAACCGCCATCAGCAGGCTTATCCCAAATCTCTTTATCAATATCAATTCTAGATCTACCAACTAGGTGTCTCTTTGCTGGTCGTATAATAGCCAGTGCCACAGCTAGATCATCCACATTACGTGGGCGTATACTATTAACAATATCAAAGTGACCAGTAAGGTGAGGTAATTGATCCACGAATTCTTCATGTTCCATTAGGTCCCACTGTACCATGCACTCTTCACAAAGGGCATCAAGATGAGCTTCATCTTCAACCTCTTCATATATCGAATTATTAAGGACATCGATCTTCTGATACCCTAACTCTTCAGCTATCTTGTACTCGAACGTAGCCATCCCTGTAATAGGGTTAGCAGGTATATCTTGAACATAGATACCCACGTTATGTACTTGTTCTTTATCATCTTTGGTACGTATCATAGCACGAACATGACGGACGCTCTTCAGCGCCTCATCACGACTTGCCACATCAATATCGATATCACCTTTAAAAATACTCATAGTCCTGCCGCGCTTATAATGTCTCTTGCATATTTCACATCATCAACTTTCTTATGAAACACAAAGTTCCATAAATTTACGTCCATGATATTAGCTAACATCTTAACCTGTTCTTGGTTAAAGCTGCTCAGTAGCTTAGATGAGTTATCAGATATGTAGATTATCCATGGGGATATTCTACCGCTCTTAATGAGGTACACAGCCTCTACAGGATGGACGTACTCAAAGAAGTTCGTAAATTCCGTATTGTTTTCCTGTGCCCATTTATCCATTTCGATTATGGATCTTTCTAGTGCTCTTTTCACCGGCTCTTTACGAATGTATTCACCTAAGAATTTATCGTAAATGGATGGCTTATCCCAGTCCTTCATTTTGATTCCGTTAGTAATAACGTAGTCTATGAATTGATCTGGAACTAACGGATTCAAATCTACCATATATCTGGCGAATTTAACGAATGCGTTGTAGTGGGAGCTGTCTATGAATTCATACACGCTTTTTGGTTCGCTCTTACGTGATGTAAGTTCATAGAACCTTTGAAATACCCTGTAACCTAACATAGATCCTGGTGCATCTTTATCTGCAAATCGACGTTTCTTGACACACATATGCGCTGCTAGAGTTCTCTCAGAGCTAAATCCTTTCTTACAGAATTTACATATGTTATCTCGTGAACGCACTATTGACGTCTTTGGTTTCGAAGCCATAATCTATACACATTTCCTTAAGTTCACTCACGTCGTTTATCTTTATAAGTAAATCTATATCGTCCGGTTTCTTTTCAGGGAACACAGATGTCAACATTTTTATTTTAGGGTCAATTCTTCGTGATGAAGTGGGAGGTAACAATTCGTGGTATTGTTTATTACCTACGCCACAATGAGCCATTAGTTTCCATTGAAGTTCTGGATGGTCACTGACCTTCATGAAATCTTTATTCACTAGACTATGTGTCATAATCAAGTAATGAAGGCTATGATCGCTACGATAGTTAGGTTTTACACCGCTACAATAACGCATCATTAGCCAGATATTCTTAGATAGGTCCGCCTTCTTGTCGTCGGGCAGACCGCCCAGATAATCAGTATTCCCGAAGTCAATGGCATTGAGAACATCGCTCAACTTATTTAATCTTGCCTTTGCCATATTTTCACCTTGCCTATTATACTACGTTTCTACTCAAAAATCAATCCAATATCTAAAGGATTAGGTATTTTAGTATGGTCTTTAACGAACAATGCACATAAAGGTGTATCTCCGTCTTCAACTGGGACAACTAAAATGTTACCTGTCTTCAGTTTAGGGAAAAACCATTTCACGTCAGAGTACACGTCCATCATAACAACTTCTTTTGATTCAGGAACGAAATGCTTCAAAGGATTAAACAATACGGTATGGAAACCTCTATCATTTAAGCTAGTCAATGGCATAATTTCCATTGCGCTATAATCTTCATCGCATACCATCACCGACCAATCTAAAGGCATCTTAACTGTGTACTTGCCTATAGAAAGAACTACCATTGGAGAATAGAAACTCTCCAAGTAGATCAGCGGAAGAAAGAAGAAATCTATGTAGTCGGTCTCTGTACAATCTAATACACAAAATCTTAAGTCATCTACCACTTCTGGTACGTGGTCTATGTCATACATTTTATTTTCAACTGTTAGAATCTTACTCATATGAAATCTCCTTTTACTTTGTTAATTTTAAATGGGTATTCTTTACTCTTATAAAACTTTTTCCTTTCGGTCAAATGTTTCTTGGAGTACTTAGCACTAGAACATACGTCGTAAATATTTACGAAGTCTTTATCTTTAGCTTTACGAATTCCCCTACCAATGGACTGTATAACTTTAATAAAACTTTTACCTGACTCAAACATGAATACGTTAAATATTCTTGGTATGTCGATACCTGTACTTGCTACCGCGAAGGTTGCAATTATAGGTTTGTTATCTGCATTTTTCACAGAGTCATATTCAGTCTTTCTGTCTACCGACTTAACGTTACCATTGATGAAAACAGAATCAGGAATTAACGCCTGTAGTTTTTTACCAGTGGCTATCCTATCAACCAGAATCAATGTGTTTCCAGTTTCTAGAGCAGGCATAATAAACGTCTCAGTAAGAAATTTTAATCTCTTATCGTCAGTCACTAAATAATTCAGTTCTTCCTGATAATCAGGAAAGTTAGAATAATAATCTTGGACTTGTAATACGTCAATGTTAAGATTACTCAGAACACCTTTGTCTTGCAATTCCTTTGCGGACACTTGACATATAACAGGACCAATTGCAGCCTTAAGAGAAAATGCTTCAGCTGGGTCTAACGGTATAGTACCAGTCATCGCCCATCTAATAGGACATTGACTAAATGTCTTAGTTAGGTGCTTAAACAATTTATCCGCTTTACATGAATGAGCTTCATCGACAATAACACCAACGACTCCATCAGATATATCTGACATCGTTATCTTACCGTCCTTCTTCTTATCCAGTGCCTCTAAGCTCTGCCACGTGCATATGGTATGCATATGCCCTATCTCTTTCTTATCGCCGTAATACACGCCTACATCGAGTCCTAGTAGCTCATAGTCTCTTCTGGTTTGCGTAACCAGATCCTTATTAGGAACAATAACTATAGATCTACCGTACTGCCCAATGTGATCGGATAACACAGCGGTGATAATTGTTTTACCAGCGCCAGTACTTATCTCTCCCATACCACAAGGGTTAGCCAAAAAGTCATTAATGGCTTCAACTTGGTGTTCACGTATAACTAAAGATTCGCCTTCACATACATGACCTTCAGGCCACTTAACATGTGAGTAACTATCCGCAGTTATTGGACTAAAAGACATGCGGTCACATGATCTCTTATCCACTACATCTATCTCGTATCCTTCGTCAAGAAGAATAGGAAGCACATCATCTATAAGATTGATATATGTTCTTCCACCGGCATCAAAAAATCTTTTCATGCCGTCCCAGCGTCCTAATTTGTATGCTGGGGTATGTCTTGCGTACTGAAGAAAGAATTCTAATTTCTTAGACATCTTCCTTCGAGTGGACGGATCAACATTTTCGAAACGACAATTAACTTCATCTCTCAAAACTAGGTCACATACTTTATTAGTCATCTAACCCACCGTCGCGTCTTCAAGGCCAGCACATCTAAGTCTAACTACATTGTTTATTTGCCAATGTTTAGCTTCTAGACCTTTATGTATTGCTAGGTATTTGTTTCGCAACAGAGCGACTTCATTAATCAATAGAGCTTGGTCGATAACTTCATCATCGCCGTCAACATACTTCTCAGCATCTCTAGACGTTAATGCTTTATCATAACCTTGGAAGTAGTGCTTAAAGCGCCTACCTCTAATTCTCTTCATTTCGATATTCAGAAACTCAAGAACAGCTTCTATTTCTTGAAGCTGACTGAATCTATGTTCTGTTATTCCTGGCATCATAGCTGCATGCCTTTCCAATGATACACCCGACATAGAAAGTTGTTTCTTGGCGTCTTCTAATTCATTCTCGAAGAACGTTAGGAAGTTAGGAACTTCCGCAACACTACCAGTTACTTTTCTATACCATTTGCTCATTATAAATACCCCACGGCATTCATCATGGCTTGCACAAACAACGACGACCTATGTACTGCGTTAGGAACTCTGTTACGCAATTGCAACAGTCTTCTATTAACGCCAAGTTCATCGCACAATCTCGCTTGTAATACAGTAAGATTCGCTGGTGTTGCTACGTGCTCTACGACTTCAACATTGCCAGTGTCTATCTCTTGTTTTATTTCAACAAGTAATCGTCGGACTTCTTCGATATCTTTTTCAGTTATCGCCACGTCAAGGTCTTCAAAAATTTTCATTATCTTCTCCTTCATCTGACAACTCAAAGTAAGTAGATATGGCAACAGCAAGAGGCTGATCGAAATCAACATCGGTAGAGAAACCATCCGACGTGTTATACACATCGAATAATTCAACTAATCTGTCACAGATATCTATATACTGGGAATCATCTACGTTTTCTTTAACAATCGCCCAAATTTCAGATATAAATGCAGAATCATTAGTCATCTAATTCACCAACATCAACAACTTCTAAGTCGTCAGCTGTGAATTCACCCATGACCACGTCTAGCAATTCTGGACCCCAGTTCTTTCTGAACTCAATGAATTCTTCACCTGTTTGTCTACTAACATAGCGATAGCGGTTGCCTTGCTTTTGTAACAGACCAGATGTTTCAAACATATCGAACAGACCTGAGTATGGGTCCAATCCTCCATCCCAAGGGATGTTAATTTTTACGCTTTCAAAAGGTTTAGAGAAACGACTCTTAACTACTTTACAGTCAGCTTTTATACCTTGCACAGAAGTAGTTTTCTTACCATCGGAATCTTCTTTCAACTTACGTTTCTTAGAAGCAACTACAATGGAAGATGCGAAGATAGGTCCATTACCACCTGAGATTTTGTCATCTGGATCAAACATGTCCTGTGATGCGTATGTGTGGTTTGTTGCTACGAATCCAACGTTGTGCTCGGCAATAAGGTTGATAACGTTTTTAACTAACGCGTTTAACTGCTTAGCCTTACGTCCCATGTCGCCTTTCATGTCGCCTTTCTCGAACTGATTAATTTCAGTAGGAGTTAGTAGCATACCTAAGCTATCACAAACGAATAACACTTTAGGTCTATCTTCACGATCCATAGAACCATAATCAGCATTGTATGCCTTCATAAAGTCTGATATGATGCTTGCAACATCATCGATCATGCATACGCCAAGTTTCATAAGTTTGTCTTCGCTGGTATCTACACCTAGCGCTTGCAACCAATCTTCATCGAGTGCGTTTTCTGTATCCAGAACAACACAAAAAATGCCTTGTTCTTGTGCATGCTTCACAATATTACCGGATACTATCAAAGATTTCCCACTGCCACTCTCACCAGCAAAGCAACATACTTTACTTAGAGGAATGCCTCGGTGGAAATCGCCAGAAATAAGATAGTTTAATGCATGGCTTCCAGTACTTATCCAAGTATCTGGATCGTTAAAGCCAGAACTAATACCTGGAATGGCCTTAGTTAAGCTTTTTCTATATTTTGTAAAATCAATAGGGGCTGTCATTACAACATCCTTATAAGAGGATGCGGGGCTATCCTTGCCCCGCATATTTTAGTCGCCGTTTGGCGTTAGATTAAGAGTTGCCGCGAATCTTGGCTAAGATATCTTGAGCCGATTGACCGCTAGACGGTGTAGACACTGGAGTTGTATCCTGTGCTGCTGGAGTTGATTCCTGTGCAGCTGGAGTTGAATCCTGTGCAGCTGGAGTTGAATCCTGTGCTGCTGGAGCAGAGCCAGTCGCTTTACGAGCGCTAGTGGTGTATTCGAAACCGTAAGGCTTGTAGAACTCAGCAAATTGCTCTGGATCGTACAACTCACCTTCAACAGACGCTTCGAACATGTCGAAGATAGCAGCTAGTGCTTCTGGAGATGGTTTAGCTGGAAGATATGTTTCCAAATCAACAAGACCATACTTTTCTACAGCTTCTGCTTCAATTTCAGTCAAAGCAGTCTCTTTTCTTGCCCATACAGAGTTACCGTAATCGGCGTATTGCCCGTTGTTACCTTTAGTAAGACGGAAGTCTGTGCCTAATAGGTAATCAGTTGGGATATTCTCCATGTCTGGGTCTAACAGTGCATTCTTAATTGGACCGAAAATCTGTGGACCAATGATGAATTTACGGATAGGGTTCTCTGGCGCTTCGTCTTCCGAAATAGCGGAGTCACGAACAAATCCTTGGAACATATAGGTACGTTTTTTCCAGTACTTACGTGCTAAGGCTTCTTGCTCTTTGTCACCCTTGAACCAAGGACGAATTTCTTGTAAGATTGGGCAGGTTTCACCCCACATTTCCATGCATGGTACTTGGATAGTGATGACTTTATTCTCATCATGCCCTTTAATACCTGGAAATTCCAATTTTATTACTTGACGCTCTTTCCAAAAGTATGTATTATCTTGGTTACCGTCTGGTAGGAAGCGTAGTGTTGAGGTGTCGCCAGTTTTGGCGTCCCAGAATGGAAAAGTGAGACCATCGCCTCGTGATTTACCTTTACCTTGGGATTTTTCGTCTGCTTTTTGTAATTTTGCACGTAGTTCAGCTAATGTAGCCATTATAATTATTCCTTTAATTATTCCAGTTCTTTTTCTAGATATATTCCAGATAGGTCGGTCCTTCTTGGACGTTCCCATAAGCTCTTTTCGTATACTGATGATTCGAGCTATCCCTCATCAGTTTATGCGGCTATTATACCACAAAAGCGTGCGTTACACAATGGTTATTGTTGCAACTTTATAATATTTATTATATACTTACTATAATGTGTCATAACGCCGCTGAGCGCTATTATAACACACCCAACGACTCAACACAACCCCTAATTACTCTTGAGGTAATAGATGGTTAGGTATTTCATTTCTTCCTATACCCCAACTCTTTTCAAGTTGCTGTACGTCAGCTCTTAGCTTATTCATGTTTATCATGATCTGCTTCTGATGCCTAGCATTAGACTGTTTATCTTTAAGCTTATGAGCAATTTTCATGGCTCTTCTAGCAGCTTCGAAGCGATCCACTGCTTGCCTGAATTGCATAAGAGTAGAATTATGTACTTCGTCGCTACTCATGCGCTCCACGCCTTCTTCAACGCCTTCGCCTTGTTTCATTTTCTGCTGAATAGCTTTAAGTCTAGTTCCAAGGTCCATCAATTCATCATTAGCTTCACGCTGGAATGACTTAGCCCCTTGTTTAGTTCTAGACATAGCATCACCCATACCTTCATTAATGAAGTTATCGTATACGTTATCTTCGATATCTGTTAACTTCTCGCTTAACTTACGTACGGACTCAGAAATAAGATCTTGTGGCTCATCTTCAGATACCATAGTAATGTTCTCTAGAACGTTCTTAACTACAGACTTCTCGAAATCACTAATGTCACCTTCAGAAATCATCTTGCCACCGATAGAACCGATGTACGTGGCTAATTCTGGATTCTCATTGATAGATAGTGCCACAGCTTTCAATCTGTGTCCCATTTTAACAGTACTACTTTCAAAGGTAACAGCAGCACTCTCAGTAAACTTAAAAGATGTTGCTTTTACTCTTTCCAGAGAAGATTCTTCAATACGTCTTAATTTCATGTTTCTTTCCTGTACAATGCTGCTGACTACAGGCAATACTGCTTCGAATTTCTCATCGAATTTCTTAACAGTGAACATATCTCTATAATCAATGCCGTCGTCGTCTTCAGCTATAAAATTTTCTTGTTCAGCAATTCTTTGAGTAGCACTAGTGTAACTCTTCTTGCCGTAAATTGATTTAAGGTCACCAGCAATAGCATTGATACTCTCTCTAAGAGCAGCAATCACTTCAGTGGTGTCTTCGGTTACTAATTTATTTCTTTTAGAGTAAACGTAGAACTCTCTAAGTTCTAACATTTTTCCAGTGAGGTTTACAATACTCTCGCCAATAACGTCATGGCTAGATCCGCCGTTAGCGAAGTGACGCGCCATTGCTCTAGCACCGTTCAAGTTGGTGTGAGGAAACTTATATCTTTCCCCGTTGCTTTCCAAAAAGATACTTTGGATATTTCTAGATCTTGCGCCTCTAACGCTTTCATCTACTTCTTTCTTATGCTTGACTACCAAACAAACATTTTCGATCATCTGTCTGCTGGTTTTTTTGGTGCCGTACATGGCAGATTCTTGGACGCTTTCCATTTGATCCCCTTTCTTTGTCTGGTATGAAAAATCTTTAGGTGTTATATGCTTACCGTATTCTCTTATCGTGAATTTATACATGTATTCTTTCGCAACCGCTTTAACAGCCCACATTGCTTTCTCAAAATCACTAAGAGGTATGTTACCGTTCTTATTGAAATTGACCTCTTCGTCTTCTTCATCAACATGGATGAGAAGATTAGGGTCTTCAACGTAGAATCTGGATGCTAACTCAGCATCCACAGTAGCCATACCGCCATCATCGTACATCTTGATTTGGTAACCTTGGCTTTTTAGCGCTTTAAATACACGCTCTTTTACACGTTTCGGATCGATCACAGTATAATTCCCTTTATCTGCTTCTATTTATCAATTTTTACATGATAAGTGGCAATGGGATTCTACCATCGTCTTCATCGTAATCATCATCAATGTTACTATTAATGGTGCCGTAAGTGTCTTCGTCCCACCTTGAGATGCTCTCAACCATCCTAATGAATACTAGCGCAGAAGACACCAAGTCATCCTTACAGCCCTCTTTGGCTTGATAGGAGTTACCCCTAGCGATGTAGTTCTTCAATTCGGTTATCATTGGAGACGAATGTATTGTTAACTTGCCACTCTCGAACCATTGCTTGAACCTAGAGCACGACTTCAGTTTGTTTTTACTGGTCGTAGTGAAACCTTTACGCTTACGATTACCACCATCACTCTTACGTTCAGATAAGAAAGTACCTGGAAAATTCTCCTCCCCAGTGTCCCTGATAATAACGAGTGCCGCTTCACCTAATGTGTTGGATTCTAATGACCAATAGATCTCAGGTTTGCCGTGTTCCCATATCTCAAGTAAAATATTTCTTAACACTTTCATTTGTCCTTCAATGGACGTCTTGTTATGATACCACTCGCCCACTTGTTCCATCGATGGCATTTCCCATATGGTTATCGCAGCGTTATCGCCACCAGTACCCATACACGGATCTAATGAAACGACATATGTTTGATCTTCTCTGATTTGTTTGAACCAACGTACTTGTCCTGACTTACGGAAAGGCTCTTTAGTCTTCGCATCTGATAATTTAACAGAGTTTACTAACGTTTCTTCGAATACAATAAATTCGGCCAAATGCTCACGTCTGAATCGTTCATCGCCAATTTTATTTCTTTCTATTCTTGCCCACTCTTCATCACGTTCTGGATGATCTTCGTATGTAGCAAAGTATGACCCGAATCCGTTCATGCCGGTATCGTTAGGATATAAGTTACCGTATTCGTCATGTTTCTCTTGGGCTTGATGCCAAATTTCAGCGAACTGATCTGTATCTGAGTTAGGCGTACTTGTTAGGATTACTTTACCACCCGTAGACAATGTAGGTGACAGTGAAGTCCATAATTCTTTTGCCACTCTTGGTGGATCAACGAACGCAAATTCATCGAGATAGATAAGGGATATGGATTTACCACGACCCGTATTTATTGTTGTTGTGGTTGACACGATTGTTGAACCGTTATCAAACTTCATTGATTTTTTATTGTACTCTCGCACACCGGCCCTAATGTAATCCGGTAAGTTCTCGTAGGTATATCTAACCCTATCCATGATGTCTATTGCATCCGAACCTGTCTTAGACGCAACTAGTATATATGAATCCGGCATGAACATAGCATACCATAAAAGATACCCTGCCGCGCACGTAGTTTTTCCTAACTGTCTTCCCAGTAAAGATATCTGCTGTCTATGTTTTACATAGGACGCGATAAGGTCTTTTTGATATTCATATGGATCAAAAAGTAATGAGCCTAATATTGGATGCTGTATCATCATGAAGTTCTCCATGAAGTATAAAGGCCCGTCTACCGGATCGGTACATTTTTTAAAATGTTCTAGTTGTTCTGGTGTATATTCACTAAGCTGATTTGGTTTCTTAATGAATTTAGTATCATCTATGCCTGCCATAATTATCTCCGCAGTTTATTTTATTTATCACAAAAGCCTTGATAAATAGGGGTTTTAGGGATATAACTATGGAAAACAACGGTTTCGTATACATAATTTCATGCGGAGACGCATATAAAATTGGAGTTGCTAAGAACCCTGAGCATAGGCTTAGGCAGTTACAAACAGGCAATAGCGAAGAGCTTTTATTGGAATATACTGAAGGGAAAATAAATCCATACGCAGTTGAAAAGGAACTTCATAGGAGTCTACAAAAATACAGAACTAAAGGGGAATGGTTTAAAGGGCTGTCCTTTAACGATATTAGAATAGCCCTTATGCTTGTCACAGAATATGACTAATATACTCTCGTAAGAGTAAACTGTATTTCGTTAAGCTTCATTTTCCATATCCTGTAATCTACTATAATAGTCTGGCATTTCTGCCAAATGATCAAGAGCTATTTCCATTGCTATGGATTCGTCACCAGTATGTTCTTTTTCTACCTGTGTGCCAATGGCCAGCTGACGCGTTATAACCTCTAAAGGAACGCCATGTTTACCGGCAACTTCTTCTGCGGACAATGTAGGTTTACCTAGCATATCTGGTTCTATAAATTCATATAATCTCATTAGTCTTCTACCTGTATAACTGATGCTTGTATAGCCTTCTCACCATTTGCGTGGGCGGCATAAACTCTATGGTTACCGTCAAGAACGTAATATTTACCTTCATACAAAACCAGAACTGGTAAATCTCTAGACTTAGCTCCACGAGGGTCAAGGTATTTCTCCGTACCAACAATATCTTTAATAGGCACGGTATGTGTTGTAGCTGCCATTGAGGTAGCTTTTTTCCATTTAGTTGGATTATCTGCTATGTCTAGGGTACTTGCTATTTCTCCAACAGTATCATCGTACAAATCAAATATATGACCGAACAGCCTATCATCACCAGTTATATGCGGTAATGGATTTTTTAATGTACGGCCTTCATCTTCGCCATATCGACTTTCGTATTCTTTTAGTATCTCTGTGATCTTCATTCTGTCTCCATAAAAAAGGGGGCCGTTAAGCCCCCACGTACAACGGGTCGGTAGCGAATCTTCCCAGTGTTCTAATTAGCCTCTAGGTTTTCTAGGCGCTTCATTACGTTTAGTGAAATTGCCGCCTTCTTCCATGCCTTCGTAGTCATCATGACCAGTAGCAGCTCTGAAATTAGCTTTAGTAGGAGACATATCACCTTTCATTTTCTGAACGCTTGCTTCACAGCCTGCTTCATCAACTTCTGGCTTATTACGTCTTTCTTTCTTAACTGGCTCTTCACTACGTCTACGTTCAACTTTACCGCCAGACTTTTTACTTCCTAGGCCATAACCACGTGACCTCATAGATGAAGGTCCACCAGCAATGCGCATTCCGCCAATTTCGTTTAACTCAGCTTCAATCATAGATTCATAATCTTCACAGAAAGAATCAAATGCTTCTGAAAGTCTATTGTGGATGTCATCAGTTGACTCTTCTACTTGAGTAACAGGATCGCTATTACCTAGAGGATTATCTTTGAAATCACCACCAGTATTACCGATGTGAGATGCTGCGTTACTTGCTTGGCCTGTAGGGAAACCTTCTCCGCCATTATAAGGTGAAGTGCCTCTTAGATGGCCTTCTGTATCATCTGGTTGAGTTTGGTATCCAGACTCTCCGCCCCAGTTATCATCTTCTTCTTCAAGGCCTTGACCCATTACTTTATTATGCACTCTAAGCAACATATCAGGACTCATATTAACTAATGAGTCAGCATTGTATTGTGCTTTAGCAGAAGACATTCCGCTGTCTTGCATAGCCATAATCTTAGCAACCATAGATGAACTATCTTGAACGTTATGGTCCATAGTTCTAGCTGGTGCCATGTCGTTAGTTGGGTCCATAGAACCAAAGTCGGCATCCATTTCTACTTCGTCATCGCCATAACCTAAATCAGGTTCGTCTTCTTGACCAAATTCATCACCACTAAAGTCATCATCGAATTCATCGCTAAATTCATCTTCACCCATAAACTTATCTGCAACTTTACCTGCAACTGCGCCTGCTGCGGCAGCGGCTAATGGATTTTCATCTAACTCATTTTCAACGCCTTGTGCTGGTGCCGGAACAGGAGCTGGTTCTTCTGGAGCAGGAGCTGCAACAGGAGCTGGTTCTTGTTCTGGAGCAGGAGCTTCAATAGGAGCTGGCTGTTCATTACCCATAACTTTATTATATACAGCAGTGATACTATCTAAAGCCATACCCATTAATTCTTCAATATCATGACTATCTACGTCTGAAGACATTCCGCCTTGTTGCATAGTGTCTATTTTTTGGACCATCATAGATGGATCAACTGTATGGTCAGTAGGAACTTCACCAACATTAGGAATACTTTGTACCATTGAAATCTCTGGCTCCTCGCCACTCTGAGTGAAATCTAGTTCTAGCTCAGTATCGTCTACGCCGCCGTCTTCGAAATCATTCTCTCCAAGATCAACAACTATAATTTCTTCTCCGCCTGACACTTGATCTGGCACAGGAACTGCTGATTCTGCAGAATCACCAACTAAACATTTATCGCCATATTGACCATGACCATCGTCATACGGTGTTTGACATTCAGCTTCAGCCATAGTCTCATCGTATTCAATTTCTTGTGTGTGGGATTCAGCATCAGTCTCTTCTATGTCTTGAGCCTGTCCACCCATAACTCCAGCAAATCCACCAGCACAATTCTCATCAAGCTTAGTTTTTTCACTAGGAGTAACGCCAGCTAACTCTAGTAATTTATTAATATCCATTAAAATATCCTTTATTTTATTTTAGCTATTGCTGCGTATGTATTTTTCCAGCATCCAAGCTTCGTTGTTAGATCTGGCACCAATATTCCATTCCGTAATAGAATTTGGATCTATGCGCCTATCTTTATCATAATCGTATCTACGATCATAAATCGTTGTAGCTGCAGTATCATATTCATGACCTTCACCGTACTCAGTAGTGTCATCCTGATATTGCAGTTCCACTTCCCACATGACATTAACATCCGATTGAGGATCATCATAGAAGGATTGTGGCTCACCAAACATATTAACTAATGCTTGATATGGTACTTGAATTTTTCCTTTAAGAGATGTACCAGAGACGTCTACGTATTCCGTATCTAACCCTACCACTCTACCTTCAGTTATAAATTCATTTAGTCTCATTTTTTTTCTTCTTTCATACATTCAAGTACTAATAAAATTTCTTCTTTACGTTCCTGAGTAGTCTTGCTACTCATTAGCTCCCAGCGTAAATCGCTTTCAGCCATACTTACTTGCGTTGGTCTTTGCCAATCGCCTTTACCTTGAAAATTACTCATGTGTGTCCTTAAATAAAATCGCTTCCGTCTACACCATGTTCCACGTAGGGGTCTGCCATACTATTCAATATGTCATTGCTGTATTCACTCACAAATTCATCAAAACTAATTAATGATGCCTTTGCAATATTATACGCTCGTTTTATGGTTTCTATACCTTCACCAGTGTCGCCGCCGTCCATCTGTGCCAATCCATCATAAACCATTTGCATAGCTTTCTCGCCGTTACTTGCCATACCGGCTTTGTCGCCTTTGCTTGCTAATTCAGATGTGAAATCGTCAATATCAGATTTAACGGCCACTAACTTAGTGTTGTCAATATTATGTTCGCTGTTAGCATAACTATATAGCTCTTCGTAACTATCGATCATCTCATCCCTGTCTATGATATGCTCATTCCAGAAATCTTCAGCCTGTGATTCGAAACGTTCTTTTCCTTCAGAAACAATTTCTTCAGTCATTTCGCCTTGGCCAGATAATAACAATAGTCGTTGCAGATCCATATTAGTCGCCCTTAGACATTAAGGTGTTCTTTCTAGGGGAGTATTCAGTAGCATTTCTCCATCTATCATTCAACACTGCGTCCGTACCTTCGCCATCAAATTCAGCAGGTTTAGCTTTTTCGCTATCTCTCTTCTCTTTAGGACTAAGTGCGTTATTAACTTCTTCAGTCTTATCGCTAACACTATTTAAGCTTTTTAGGAATTCGTTATTGTAATCTTCGCCGTAAGCAGGCTCTACTTCCCAGTTTTCTGGACTACCTAACTTAGACTTATACTTATCCTTGAATTCTTCATTACCTACTACTCTTTCCAACCATTCTTCTTCGTATTGTTTACGAGGATCATTCTCAGAGTAAATGGCAATGCTTTGCTCATTGATACCCATGGCACTAGACACTTCTCTATGTAAAGCATTAGGCGTGATAGGATATTCAACGATGATGTCGTTAATATAAACTTCACAGTCTCTCACGTTAGGAAAATCGATAGGGTTTTGTTGGATAGGGGTTTTTCTGAATGGGCTAAATTCAAGAAGATTATATCTTTCTAGATATTGCTCCAGAGTCGAGGCATCATTTGCGCTTAAATCGTTCTGGGCAATTTTTATGGTGTATTTGTATTGCTTTTTATTAGCATTGTAGTAATCAACAAACTGTTGCATGGCAAATAAAGTCCTTTAATTTTACTACTATTTATCAGAATTAACCAAACATACGTTACTTTTTGTCGCTGTTGTCTTTAATCAACTTAAGAAGCTCATTCCTGTCGAACTGTGCGCCTGATGCGCTCTGCGATTTAGGATCGTCGCCGCCAATGTCCCTATCCAACTTCATCTTCTTCATCTGCAGCTCAATAGTCTTTAATTTTCTGTTTATTTTCGAGTCTCTAGCCTTTAATGCCGTATTCAACATTCCATTAGATACTTCATATAGCCTAGCAACGTAGTTATCTTGCATATTCATACTCAAGTCACAAAGATCTTTATATGACTGTAATGCTTTCTCTGCAATGTCATCCATCTCAACGTCGTGTTGTTGTAAACTCTCAACAGAAGCTAGAGCATTGTCTATTTTATCAGTCGTTGCTAGTTCCTCTTTGATGAGTTCCGCTTCTTCTAATACGTCGTCAACGCTTCTGATATCTTCAGGCTCGTTTCCTTCCATATCTTCAGGGTCTGCTAAATTTAAGGTTTCTGCTAATTTTTTTGTCATGACTGTGTCCTCTATGTCATTATTTATGCCACGTAAAGACAATGACATAATAACGTGGGATGATTATTTTGGATTTCTATAGATATCGTATTCAGTTACTATTCTGAACGTCATACCATGTGATTTTGCATACTTACTGGCTGCTTCCCATTTCGACGCATTAAGTGCTAACTGCAACTTATCATCTTTGGACTTAGCATTGCCAATATGTGCTTGTTTGGATGGTTTTACTTCAATGAGCTGTACTTTTTGGTTCTGCTGTTTATCTACAAAGACAACCAGAAAATCAGGTACGTACACTGTGCTCTTATGAGTGAAGGGATTCATATATGGGATCTTAATCGGCTCATATGCCCAACTTACGATAGCTGGATGCTCATCACACATCCTCATGAAAGCTAACTCCCATGAAGATTTGTAATATGGCCTAGGTGTGCCAGTCTTACCAACATTCTTTGCTTCAAAAAAACCTTTTAGTGTCTTACTCACGGTAAAATGTCTCTACTACGCAAGCTATTAACATTTTCTTTTTGCAATAAGTATGTTTGCTGCGATGAGTTTGGTCTGAATAAATTAGCAGCTACGTAGGCTTCAAAATCCAGATTGGCATCAGGGTTCTTTCTCATTGGTTCCAAGAATACCATAACGCTAACTTCCATTATTTTAGCGGCATCCATAGATAGGACCGCCATGGTCGCGGCAGTGGTCTCAGTTAAACCTCTTTGCTGAAAAAAACTCTTTGCAAAAAAGTATTGCTCCGAATTTAGAGAAGAAGACACTAACGTCTTATCCATTAATGCAGTGTTAGCAGCGTTAAGTGCGTGCTCAAAACCTTTTCTGTCTTGAAACGTATTCACTAGGCGTCCTGCGTCTTCAACAGTTTTCCTCCTAGCACCTTGCTGCTTTAAGAATTGCGTACTGAATCGTTCAGCCATTACGTTCTCCTAAAATCTACAAAAGCCTTAGATGATCCTGACGCTGTAGCCTTAAGGTTTTTAGTACTTATGGTCTGTATGCCATTAACGCCTTTGTTTTTGAAACTATTTTTTATAGATTCAACGTCAATCGGGGATTCCCACTCACCTGTGGTAACACCTTTAACAACCGCATCACCTATCTTATCTGGAGACGTTGTTAATATGTCCGATACGTCGGAAACTAGATTACCTAATAAACTCTCATTGGGTAATGTACCAAATTCTTCTTTTAGTGCCGGTGCATCACCAGCTCTACGCTTTCTAATATTGAAATCAGACGAGTTAGGCGGATGATCAATTTCCAACCCATTACTAAATTTGAAATAATCTTTAGCGCCAGTCTTCTCTCTCGTGTCATCTTCATCAAACAATGTGTAGTAGTTATGATAAAGAGCATATTCGTATTCGAAAGTGAATGTCATCTTGGCGGTGTCTGAAGTGTCCTCATAGCTCAGCGTATCATGTTGGAACTTGGAGATCACTGGCTTAACTAAATGCACCACGGACCATCTACCGGCGTGAAACTGGTATATCTCAACGTAATCTATTAGATGTTTTTGATTTTTGACTGTTTCTAAGTTAAAACCGTGCATAGGATCGAACTTTTCGGAATATGCATTAGGCTGAGCGTATTCTGGCGTGCCATCAACAAAAGAAAGTTTAGGATCTGTAGGGGTAGATTCCCCACCAAAAGATTCCTCGCTATCTCCATGTACTATTGAGTCTAGGTATGCGCTTCCACTGTCCAATATACTACCGCTAGAATCAAAATCTTTAGCAGTTTCTTTCGGTAATTGACTTAGATCTAAGAAGTTATCCTTGAAATAATACTCGTAGTACATCTCCCAAAATCTAAGAGTCTTACCATCGGCGACGTCATGCATCTCCATAGTAACAGGCTCAAATTTAATCTTAGTCTGAGATGTTCTCCAGTGATTATACTGGTTCAGCATATTAGTGTCCATGGTCATTGAAGGTAATTCTACCGACCTGACAAGTGGAACTAACATGGCAACTTCGTCTTTATTCAAGTACTGATCAACAAACTTATCACCATTACCATCAGTGGCTAAAGGGTTAAGTTTTATCTTTGCGAAATACTGGAATTTAAGACGTGGTTGTCCGTCCAAGTAGTATGCGCTCTTCTGCCCGAAGTCAAACGATGTTTGCTCCGAGTCTTTGAAGAATAACTCTACTTGGGCACCTGTTAAATCATTCCATAGGCTAGTGGCACCCTTAGATACGGCACCACCAAGTGAATTAAGTATGCCCATTAGGTTGTAGGATCGCCAAATCCGCCTAATGCGTTACCTAAGTTACCGATTACGGTTTGATCTTCCTGAGTGAATGGATCACCGCCATCAGTCACAACGTTCTCGTTATTACCAGATACATGAGTTGCGTTGTCGAAACGAACAGTCATAGTAACTTTCTGTGATTCACTAGTACTAGTGTAATCGCCTTGACCATACTCAACACTTGTTAACCATGCGCCTTCTACGTTCCATACTTCTAAAGCAGAACCGTGAGTACCGTCTAATGATTCAATTTCCATTCTGAACTTATAATCGTTACCAGCAATAGCACTAGTTTGTTCAAAGAAGTTAAATTGTTTCTGAATTTGCTGACCAATTAAAGATACAGAACCATTCGTAATGTCATCTCTTACTACTAAGGTCAATTCATCCCAGTCAACTTTAGAGCCAACGCGAATTCTTGAATTATAAGAATGAACTTCAACTTGTTCTTGGCTGAATTTAGGTCTTGAACATGATTCTACATTCTGAACTAACTTGGATGTGTCTGCGCCAGATACACCGAACCCATAGAACCTAACTCTGAATCTATAAGGTAGTTTAGGCTGTAAAATACCGCCAACGCCAGGAGCAACCTGTACACCGAATTTTGATAAAGTAGACATATATGTCTTTCCTCCGTTAATATATACTACCAGTATTTATCACTTTGGAGGAGTTTTATCAGTCGGCATTAAAATGGCCATCTGAGTGGCCATATATCGTTAAGTTCTTTTAAGCATTACCTTAATACTATGGATTAACATATATCTATGCCCTTCGAACAATATTAACATCGTAGACACACCTACTATGAATCCACCGACATGAGCGAAGTGACCAATACCTGACATGACGCCGGTAAATCCCATTACAGTCTCAATAAGCATTAACGCACACATTAACTTCCAAGCCTCGATTGGCCAAAAAGGTAACAGAATAAAGATGATCTTTTCTTTGGGCTTAAGAACTACGAATGCGCCTAATACTCCCATTATGGCACCAGATGCCCCTACCATACCACCAGCGGGACTACCTAACGCGCAATGGAGGAAATATGCAAATAGTCCAGCGAGGAAATACATCATATAGAATCGTCCCGTTCCCAAGCGCATCTCAACTAGGGAACCGAACATAAACAGACCTAACATATTGAATGCGAAATGTAGTATTCCACTATGTACGAACATATGTGTGAATACCATTTCTAGTTTGAAACTTTCATGTACCCATGAGTACGCGGCATAATCCATCATATTACCGAAGAAGAACGTGTAAATAAAAACTGCTGCATTTATGGACAGTAAAGTAGTTACTGCATTGGGTGAATATCGACGCTGTAGATCCATGGGTATCTCCTAATTTTAGACAAGTATATATCATATTCAACTTAATAGCTAATCATCAAGTATTAAAACGCCATACACAGGATGGAAGACATCTTTGAATGCACGGCTTGCCATTCCCAAAGGCATTTTATGCCAGCGTAACACCAATACCAAAATTGGCACTACCACTAAATAATCTGGAAAAGGCTCAATCATATCTTCCACAGATCCATTTTTGAGATCATACCCTGTAACCATAAAGTCTTTCACTAGCTTTTTATCAGCTTCCGTAAAAACATGGTTCTCTTTACATAGACACAAATATTCTACTAACGTGCTTAGCCTATCCATTAGGGCTTCTATCACGCCTTCATCTTTATCTGTTCCATAAAGACAAGCAATTTCGTTAAATTCTTTGATTGCGTATTCTTTAATACACATATTATTTCTCCCAATACATAATGTCGGTAATATTACAACAAATTTCACTTATACGCAAGCATAAAAAAACCCGCCGTAGCGGGTCTGAAGTTCTTATTATTATATATTATACTTATTAGATTGAGCCAGTAGACTTAATACGAATAGGAATATAAACAAATTCAATTGCTTTAGTAGGCACGATTGCGATGTCAATCCACAACTCATTACGATCAATACGATCTGGAGTGTTATTGCTTTGATCACAAACAACTACGAAGTCAGTTACGCCACGTAGAGTTACCAACTCAGCCATGAATGAATCTACAGCAGTCTTCACGTTACCGCGAGTCTGTGCGTCATTAGGCTCAAAGATGAATGGCTGAACCAAACGATCTAATTGATATCTCATATAGTTGATCAAACGAGCCACATTGATTCTGGACAATGCACTGTTAGGAACAGGACTACGAGTTTTTTGACCCCAGTTTACTACGCCACTGTTAGGAATAGTTCTGATAGGGTTAAGGCTGTTAGTATAAAGTACATCACGTTGTCCTTCGTTCAAGGATACTGCAACGTATTCACCTTCATCATCAACATAACCAACACTTGAAGCATTCTGAATAACGCCACGTTGTAGACCAGCTGGAGCAAACCATGGGTAAGCTACTTGATCATTATACGCGAAAGTTCTAAGTTCCATATGAGAAGCAGGAACAACAACTTCGTTACCGTCTAAGTTAGTCGCTAATCCAGAAGGATAGAACACACCTAAATTTTCATCAGAAGTAGTTAAACCGTCATCACCAGTAGAAGGAACAACATTAGCGTTAGATGCCCACTCTTGTAGAGCAGTACCACTTGGCTTCAATGTCATTGGCGTATCACCAAGGATGAATGCAGTTTCTTTTCTGTCGATATTCAATGCAACCATCTCGTCCATTAACTCAGGATATCCAGGTGCAGCGATTAGGTTATAGAACACAGCTTCAGCTCTAATGTCATCGTTACTCGCAATAGCAGCAGCCATAGCTTCAACAACAACTTGCTTAATAGCGTCGTTACCAGTAATCAAAGATCCATCATAGCTTAAGCCAGATTTCAATGTCCAACGATCACCAATTGCAGATGGACCATCACCAATTTTATAAGCATGGTCATGTTTCCATTCTTTAACTACGCGAGTAGAGTAACGTGTATTGAACAATAGGATACCAGTAGGGTAAGCTAATGCGTCAGGCGCGTCACTATCTAAAGAGTTAGCAGTTTGAGACGGAGTGATAACAGGTAGAGGTGGAACTACTGGACCTTCTGGGTACAATGGCTCTTGTCTAGCGTCTGCGAATACAGCACCGTTTGGAGTACTCTGGTCAGCATTGTCTACTAGAACCCACTTAAGAGAGCTATCAGACTTATACATCACAGGATAATCAGAAAGTTGATCTGAATCAATCCATACTTCATTTTCAAATTGAGCTGTTGGAGCGTCAGGCTGTACATGTACAGGCCATGGAAGTTCTTCCCAAGCACCATTGTTAGCAATGATAACATCAGCTTTAAAATCAGCGCTATACCAAAGCGTACCTTCTGGAAGGTCACCAATAGGAGCAGATAAAGAAGCTTCATAAGATAAAGATTCCCAGTTACTATATACGTCTGATGGGATACCCATGCTTCCGCTTGTAACGTCAATATCTAAATCATCACCATTCAGTTCAGCAATAACTAATGTTCCGTTTGCATCTCTAGCTTCGATGTTTGTGCTACCTTGAGTTACTAAGGCTTGGTTAATATATAATGCCGCAGCTTGTGCAGTAATTTCGTTGATAGCGATAGGTGCGCCACCGTTAAAACTAACAGATGCGATCATTGGGTTTGTTACAGAGAACTGATGAGTAGAAATAACTTCAACTGTAGCTTTACCGTTATGTCTACGAATAGCATGTTGGAAAACTGTAGAAGTTGCTGGATCTAAATCTTCAGAGTTGTACTGTACGAACAAATCGCCAGCTACCGGAGTTCCGTAGAAGTCATTAGCTAATGCAGTTGTTTCGAATAATGGAGCAGTTTGAATTACAAAACTACCACTTGTCGCGCTATAAACGCTTAAGTCGTACTCAGCAATGTCCGTGCTAATCCAGTAGTCACCGTCAACAAGAGCAGTTGCGTTGCTACGAAGTGAAGGCCAAACTTTACTATACTGAAGATCTTCAGAGATAGTTTGGTCGTTCATTCTAACGTATCCAACACCAGCAACCTGTCTCCAGATTTGGTTTTCAATAATTTCGGTAGTGATATCCACTTTACCGACAACCATTACATATTCTTCGTTGTTAGGCGCAGCTAAAGGGGCACCAGTATTTTCGTCAACGATCCCATCGTACATGTAAACGGAAGTTTTAACCCATGTTCCAGAAGCTCTAACGAACATTCCAGCATCGACGCCATTAGCATCTAACCAGTAAGTTCCGCTTGTAGGCGATGAAGTAGGTGGCACATCAGAAGGCACCATTTGGTCTAGATCTACGTCTGCTCTTAAGCAATAAGCTCTGTTTGCAATGCCCATATATGAATGCGCAGCCAAAAGACCGTATTCATTTAATGGGAATGCGTTTAGTGAATTACCGCCTACTTCATTGAAGTCGGGTAGTCCGTATGTTTGTAATAATTCCCTCTGAGAAGAAATTAAGAATAATTTACCGGCATTTTGCTTTGTTGTTCCTTCAGCGATACCGTCCCCAGCAGAGTTCAATTTATCTTGGCCCGTAGCCATAAAGATAAGTGGAACAGTGCCTGGACCTGTACCAACCGTAAAGCTTTCATCGGTGACTGTTACCAGTGAACCTGGTGACACAAGATTTGCCATTGATAATCTCCTAATAGTTTATAAAATCTACAGGTATTTATCATAATGGTCTTCAAACCTACCCCAAACAGAATAGGTTATTGTCTAACAGCCTCCACACTTTCGTGCACTTCAAGTACTACACTATTAAGATCATCCTTGGTGCCGGTGTTCTCAATCACGTAATTGGCCTCTACTGCTGCGCAATCCCATTCACTTCTGTGCACGTGTGGATAGTGGGACTCCATGTACATTTCAGAGATCTCGTCGCCTTCAGCAGCCATTTGAGCCACATCATACCACGACGGTGTCTTGCTGCCAAACACTCTTATCAAAACTCCACCGGCATCTAATATTGCGTTAGCTTCATTGACGAATCTTACGTCACTGATTACTGTATTTTCGTACTTTGACGCACGACGCATCGTATTATAAACCCAGATATTATTATTAAAGTGATTTCTAAACGTATCCGTGCCAACCATCTGCATGGCTTTTCTAGGAGAAAACATTTCTACGCCTAACATATCGGACCAGTCTTGATCGACTGCATCCCTAAATTCTCTTGACTCAGGCGTTGCGCCTTCCATCATTTCTCTGTCCCAGTCAAAGACTGTGGACACGACATCCTTCACAGAGTCAGCAAAGCTTATTTTTTCAAAGCCATGTTCCCTGACGAAGATGTCAGATACGGTATCCTTTCCCGCACCAATTAAACCCATGACACCAACTATCATAACGTTCCTTGTATGTGTGTTGTTTTTGAACGTGGGTCACCTAAGTAACCCGACGAGCATTAGTAAGGTACTACGGCGAAACCATACATCACTTCAGAAGATACTTTATACAGCACGTATTCAACTGAGGCAACCATAGCTACTAAAGTACCGCACATGGCGAATACTGCAGTTTTCTGTTGTTTGTCCACTTTTTTATATTCCATTTTTATTTTAGTCCATTCATCAATTGGTTACCCGATAATAAAAGGATACCCGCTATCTGATGTTACAAAGTTTTGTATTTCAGTTTCTAACCTTTCCATTTCCTGCATAGCTTCTTGCTTGAGCTGATCACCATTTAACATGATAGAACCTTGAGGTCCTGCAAAGCCAGAAGTGAACATTGATCTCGCCTCTCCGAGCATGAACTTACATTGAGCTAACGAATAATCCCTCATCCACGGACCAGAGTAAGCGTTAGTTAATATGCTTTGCTCATCCTTTTCGGCGTACGCCGTGATCATTACCGTTTCTTGCCCTTCTGCCCTAGTAAGAATAGTTAACTCTTTATTATCCGCATTCCAATTAAAGTTAATTTGAGATGCAAATAATCTTCCAAGAGTTTCTTTATACTCACCAAATAATTCCCATGTAGCTAATCCACCTTGCTGTGCGCCTTGCACCATATATTGATTAGCGAAGCTGGCTTCGAACGGATCGAAGTTAACACCGCTACCACCAATAGATGTACCGACGCCACGTCTATGAACTTTCCAAACAGTCTGAATATTCTCAGGCAATTTATATACATTTTGGTCTGGTTGCAGATCTATGAAAATATCCTTTTCTTGCATGGATGAATCAGAACGTTGTCTGAATCTTTCCAATGCCATATCCACAGCCAGCTCATAATGCTCAATGTCTAATTCAACATCGACCATTTGGTCACCCAATAACAGCCTTAGCTGCTTTACAAGCTTAGTTCTAGGCGTAACAGTAGCAGTCATAATAAAGTCTCTTTATTTTACCACTATTTATCAGATTATTCAACCATTTTGTTCATTATCTGAGCTATCAGCCGTATCTTGAGCATCGTGAGCATTAATCGCAGCTTGAAGTGCGTCAATGATGATGTCGTTGATGACTGCCTTACCTATTAACAACGCTAAGTCCTCTATCTCATCAATTGAATCTTTATGTTTCAAAAACTCAACTAGAGAAGCTGGCTTAACATTATCTTTTAAAAATCCACCTGAAATACTCACCAAATTCTTAAGTGATTCTGGCGTAATCTCGATCTCTTCCTCTACCACTTTGTCATCTTCAACATTTTCGTGCACGGTATGTCTATCTCGACGTCCTACTGGTTTATTCTGTTCCATATCACACTCCTAGTTGGTCTGCCATATCTACGGCTATAACCTTCATTATAATGTCACCCAAGGCCAACTTTAAATCTACGCTGGTCTTGATATCATACGCGTTGAATGTATCAACTATGTCTTCGACATGAGGTGCCACGACAACGGCCAAGAAAGCCCCTACAACGGATTTCATATCATCTATGACCGCTATCTCAATATCGATGTCGTCTTCACTACGTAACCATTCAGTCAGTAACATGAGGCTCTTTGTCCTCATGATATAATCTGCTGCGTCTACACCCATTCTATTTCTCCACACACAAGAGAAGAACATGTTCGTTTATCCTTCCCTTCAAAGATGTTTTAACTGACGTTAGGTCATCAAACCGCTTGGTCCTGACCTTTTCTGACAGCGCCTTGAGCTTACTCAAGTCTATTTTACTACTCCGCAGTATTATACATTCACTACTGCCGGACTCATAGTTCCTCAGAGATGTCCCTGATATATCCAACCCATCACCATCTATAGAAGTGTAGTGGCCCAGTTTTCGCGTCTTGGTATTATATACCCACAGCGCACTAGCACCTAGAATATGTATAGGACTCACGGATTCCAACTTAGTCATCTCGCATTTAGCGAGGTACGTAAGTTTAGATACTCTTCTACCTTTACTGATAGCTTTCTTCTTCCTTGGTTTGTAAGACGTTTTACCTTTCAATTTATCTGCGGTTTCTACTACCAACGATAGGAAACTCACCAGTTCTTTTAATTCTGATTTCTTCAGGAAGCTATATGCTTCTACTGAGTATGCGTCTTTACCTTCCAAGGCCATCTGAAACTCAGCAAGATCCACTTCGTAGAAACTCGCTATGTATCTGTAATGACCGCCTTTTATTTCTTGTCTTTCAAAGAATGCTTCCAAGTTAAACTTTTTAAAACTATTAGCTTTAGAATCATCAATGAACAAATCTATCAAATATTCAATCTCGCCTGCAACTTCACAAGCTCTATTTTTCATGTGTTCTTGAACACCTATCTTCTTCTTTGCACTGTTTTCTGCTTCGCTGTCTGCATCAATTTTGGAAGAATATGTTAATTCGGCCTTATTGTACAAATGCTTAATATGTTCTCTTATAGATGCCATATGACGTTCGTCAAATTGACCACCCTTATTCATAATAAAGCAGAACTTACCAATGGACCCAAACGTATTATCAGGCAAACTGAATAATATTTTAGGGTCATGATCAGTGTTTTTGGCGGTCCACGTCTTAGTCGCTTTCACTAATTTCTTAATGTCTACGTCATAATTCGCATACGCCATGGCACTATGATAGTGATGGGCATAATCTTTACTGCCAACCACCATAAGACTATACTCAGGCAACGGCTCTTCATATCTTTTCTTAGTCCTAGCCATGTTCTATTCCCCAGTCTTAATAATCAAGTAATTCCATAATCATACCTTCCCAGCCACTAGCCTTATGCAAAAAGGCGTCTGCTTCAACCTCAAAGGCCATAGTAAGGTAACCACCAATGGCCACAGGAACGACCTTGCCAGTTGCCTGTCCGGTATAGAAAGCTTTGATAACTGCCAGATCCGCGTATTGCTCTATCTTGGTGGGCATCATGTAATAGTTTCTCTCTTGGAGGGTATCACGTTTTCTTTTACTAGTTTCTTGCATCGGAGATGTTCTCTTCTTTGTTGCGCTCTTGATCGTATGACCGCTCACATTACTCTTTAACATTTCATATAAGAAATCGTCTTTACTACTATATTTTCTCATTCCATCGTCCTCATCAAAAAATCCACTACGTGACATTTCTTTCTTTCCTTATGACCGCTTTTGTGTAGATACGCATCCTGTGCGTCTCATACGGATGGACAATGCCATCGAGCTGTACCAAGTCACCCACATGATCATATTCCATCAACATAGGTATGCTAGGCGGCAACAAGGTAACAAAATCAGACTTAGTCTGTACTCTATGGACCTCTATGCCTTCGAATAGCTTAGTAAAGCCTATTCCTCCCCCAGCTTTAGGGGCACCGAATGTGCATATAATATCAGGTTTATGGTTTAATGTCAAGAGTAATGCCATTGCCCCGCCAAAAGAATGGCCGGTATAAAGTATTTTTTTGTTCTTAGACATGACGTTTATATCGTGGATTATGAATCTGGAGAACTTATCTACGCTCTCTGCAAATCCAGAATGAACTTGGACACCGCACTGATCGCGTTTCCAGAATTTCATTATAGTCTTGAATTCTGCAGCCGTATCTACGCCCCTGAAGGATACGACTATATCGTGTTCGAGTTCTGCCATGAAAGCCAACATACCCTCATATGAATATATAAAGATCTTAGTAGCGCCCTCAGATGTCAGTCTATTTCTGATGTTCTCTTCAGGAAGATAAGCCATATTAGAATATTTGGCAGATCTCTCAACAAAAGACTTAGACTCAGCAGACCGAGGCGTATTACTTTTTCTATGTAGTACTCTAGTAACTCTCACATCATTCATTCTTCTTTTCACTATTCATGTTTGGATGCGTATTGAAGAACCCGACATTTACTGCGATTCTGCAATGGGGACAGATACGCACAGGATCTCTCTCCCATAAAACTTTGGCATAACTATACTCGCTAAACTCTAACTTAGTAGCAGTACATATTCTATTCATTATAACATCTCTTCCGGTGACAGTCAAATATTTGGAACTATACCTATACTTATCATATTCATAAAAAAACACAATATTACAATTCTGATAAATAGATGCATATACGTAAGCATATCTCCGATATTGCGACCACGTATCCATAACTGGAGAAGTCAAAATTCACATGTTTCTCCATGTAACTAAATAAACAGGAGAATCCCCCATGGGAAGACCAATTAAGAAAAAATGGTTCACTGCCAAAGACGGCGCTACAGGTGACCTAACACTAACAACTACATCTGGCGACGAGCCAATTATCAAACAGACTGGATCACGCAAATATGACGTTGCATCTGGCAGAGTTACCCTTACTGATGGCGTTCCTGCAACTGCCACTGAAGGTCAATTGACTCACAACGGTAAAAATGTAAGTAAAATCACCCAATACAGAATGTATTACTTCGACGGTACTGAAAGTGGCGTGTGGAGAGATGGTGCCGGTAACGTAGTTGGTACATTAGTTCCTGCGTTAACTGTTGAAGGATTCGGTCCTGCTACTGCTTCTGCATCTATTACTGCATCGTACACTGTTGATGCTATCACAGTAACTGATGGCGGCGGCGGATATGCTGGTGCTCCAGTAGTTACGTTGTCTGCGCCTGACGCGACTGACGCTACCGTATCTGGTTTCGTTGCACAAACTGCTGCTGACCCTGACGCTGACCAATCTGCCCTTATCTCTAACGGCGGTTCTGGCTATGCATCTGCACCTACAGTAACTCAATCTGGCGGTACTGGTACTGGCGCTACATTCACAGCTGTTCTAACTAACGGTGTGGTTACTTCTATCACTGCTTCTGGCGGTAACACTGACTATGTTGGTGATGAGACAGTTACTATTTCTGCAGTTACCAAGACTCAAGCTACAGCTACTTCTGCCCTTATCGGTGACGTAGTTGACACAATCTCTGTCGGTAATGCTGGCGCAGGTTATGTTGCTAATCCTACAGTAACAGTTGCAGCTCCTTAATCGGAACACAACTAAAAAAGGTGACTTAGGTCACCTTTTTTTTCGTCTGTATTTCTACAAATCTTTGAATCTTGAACCTATAGTCTTTTCAGCTTCCATATACTCTGATCTAGAAACAAATTTAACCATGTTCTTAAATTCACAATAATCCATAGAAGCGTAGTTATTAGCTCGACAATGAGTGGTGTACTTGAAAAAAGCTACAGATTTAGCTTTACATTCAGAATAACTAAAAGAATAAAAACCATAGAAAAGCCTATGGTCCTTATCATACACAGTAATGTATTTTCTTTTTTGTTCATCAGAGATGCGCTTTGCTAGTGCAAATGCAACAGGATCTCCATCTAACATACCGATAGAGATGTCTTTCATGCTAGTGTACGATGTTTCCGTAAGATCCATCTGTAAGCTCCGAGTCTATGTCAGTGTCAGATTCCACTATAGCCTTTTTTTCATGCATAGTCATCTTTTTTACTGAAATAACACGTCTTAATATACCGAACCATTTAACTAGGACCATCTCGTGAGTGGTCCCGTTCCATTCATCAGTTCGAATCTTATACCCATCGATCAAGTCGTTCTTGACCATGAAAGTATGTATTTCTTGATCTGCGCTGTCAGGATTCGTGTGGACATCCGTGATAGTATTCGAAGATCTTAAATTTAAAAAATACATATCTTCCGTGACAATATAAACGTGCTGCATAGCATGTTCCAACAAAATTGTTATTTTAGCGGGAATATCCCTGTTATACACGTGCTTAGAAGCACATGTACTCTTCAAGATATTCAATCGGCTTTTCGCTGACTGTTTTCATTAAGGTCATGGTGAAATCATACGTCAACATGTTGTTGTCGGTAAGATGCTTGATACGACTGGCTAACACCACACGCTTTTGCTGATCGTCCATCTCAGCGGAGATTGGCATCTGCTCTGATAACTGGCGAGTGGCTTCAAGGAATTTCTCTTGAGAAACGCCATCTTTAATTTCATCGTCGAAGCTTAAAATTTGCGCAATGATTGTGTCTTGCATAGTGATCACCTTTGGTTTTATACGTAATAGTTGTCTTTAATATGTTGGTGGAAAAACTTACCTTTTGATGGTGCTTTCACCCAGCTATAATATACGTCTGGTTGCATACCTTGTATGCGGTAATTCTTACCGTCACTCAACCTCATGGTGCATTCTTTCGCAGCATGGTCATAGTCAAGATCAGCAATCCACGTAGATGCAACTGGGTTCTTGGTGTTTTTCTTAGCCAACTGTTTGTACTTGTTAAGTGCGCTTCTAAATGCCTTCTTTACGGGACTCACATCACCGTCAGTGTTTTCATCTTCCTGCTCTTCAGCTTCAAACTCGTCAACTGGATCTTCTCGGTCTACTATCTCGAATATATTCATACAGCTATTTATCAAATCTAATAGCAGACATATACCCATACTCAGTGTCGCGTTGATCAGTTTCCTTACTTGATGTGCCGAATTTCTCTTCAAGTACATTTTGTAAGTACTCATTATAGTCAGTAATTGACATGATGTCAACAAATTCTGAATTATCCATCAAAAAATTGTATTCATCGGAAGTTACTATAATGTTAGTACTATTAACCTTTAGTTTATCATCACCAATAATTGTCATGATATCCATCGGGTCTATTTCCAGAGAAAACCCTTTACCGTTAGAAAGAGTCTGCGTCGTGTTACCAACGTATCTTCTTACTGGGTACAATAAATGGCACTCTTCTGTAACTTCTGGAATGATCATAGCACTCATTCGTTTCGCACGCAATATATTTTCACGATGTTCTTTTAATCTTTTTCTGACCCATACCGGCTGAGTAACTATAGCGTCTATGTCCGCATCAGTATATTCTTCTATGGAATCTACTATGGTGCCTAACGCGGCTTTCTTACTTGCCACTTGCAACATATGCTTTAGTGAACCTCTACTCATCTTCTTTGTCTTCCGTTGGTTTCTTATCGCTTTTATAGTACTCTTTAAGAGTTTCTATCTGGCGTCTCTGCATAAAGATGATATTTACCTTTTCTGCATGATTGAAGGACAAATTCTCGTACATAACATCAGTTAGTCCCATAAGTACTGGGTCTATACCTTTATCTCTCAACATCTTAAAAATTTCAGCTTGGTTTCTCTCGGTTATCTCAGTGAATCTTAATTCTCTAAGTTCTAATGGAGGTATGCCATCTAGCTCTATAGGTGCCTTTTCATATGGCACGTCACAGTCACGGACCCAAAAACACCCACTAAGAAATACCGACAACATCATACATATAAATATATTTTTCACTGTTCTGCCACCTTAAATGAATCAACTATATGCTGACATTTACTATTCTTCTCTCCCTCTAAGGGGACAGAACCTGATGCCATCTCTGCGCACCTTATGACATTTCTAGTGGCAGCGTTGATGATATTCTCCACTAATTTTGGCTTGCCTAACGCTAAAGCCCCAAGATCTCTCTTGGTGCCGTTCGCTCTTACCTTATTAAAAGACTTTGATAGCTCTACCAACTGACTATTCAGTGCCGTCTTATCTCGACTTAGCTTCTTCTTCAGTTTGTTCTGTGCGGTGTAGTCAGCCTTCATCTTAACGATGATGGTCTCCTTGTCCTTGAGATCTTTCTTGAGTCCCGTAATCTCTTCAGATTGTTCAGCGACAGTATACTGGAGATGGGTGACATACTTATATCCGCCATACGCAGCCAGAGACAAAATAGTAATGGCGATGATGGACAGACCAGCCTTACTGGTTAACATTTTTAACCACATCATGACTTCTTGTCTCCTGCGAGAACAGTCATGAATATATCCGCTTCATCTATTTTTATAGTGATAGGGATTATAACGTCGTCGTTGTTCTTAGCTTTTCTGGCTAGATGTTCATACTTGTAAACATTAGCCATGGAGAATTTACCATAGGAACGCTTACTGGTTTTACTTGATCTAAATTTTCCTGTATCGTTATTGTACAATACGAATTTTTTGCACTCGGTTTGCTGCAATGCCATCGAAGACCTCTTTAATGTGTGTAAGGCATGACCCGCACTGGACACTCGTGCCCAATGCTTCGTGTAAATCTTCAGGGTTATCTAAACCCTCTAAGGCTTCCACTACGTCACTTTGTTTTATGTTGTTACATATACATGCTATCATAAAGAAAACTCAACTCCGGTTGTATTAACAATACATTCTCTTACTTTAATATTGTCTTTGCACATGTTACTGCATTTTAGCATTCTCTGCAAGTTCACAGATGCATAATTTAGAGCCTTGACTGAGGTGCTGAATTGAATCCCGCACACATCACGCCAAGTATCACCTTGCCAGTATCTTGTGATTCCACGAAATTCTAGAACGATAGCATAATAAACTAATGTTTTGTTACCTTCTTGTTCTCTTAACTCCGCGTGTTTTTCACAATCCTCGCATGGCCTTTCTTCATGCTTATATTCTCCAATGTCGGTGTCCCAATATGTTATATCTATTACGAACCCAGTATCGTTACACTCTATACATTGAATCATATTTCATTCCTTATAAATTAACCAAATAAACAGTTATGTCTATCCATGTCTGCCATTTATCAGAACCGTACACGATGAGTTCACCCTCAAAGTTTTCTTGTCCTTTACCGGCTTCTAGATCATCGATAAGAAAGTCGCCTTTAAGCTTACTCTTGTCATTTATGATGATCATTTTTTCTTGCATTTCTTCGCCAAGATAATCAAGTACCCACTTGGCTTTTTCAGAATAACAATGCAGATTTTTTACACTAGGAGCAGTCGCTATCCATACGTCATATTTACCACAGTCTATGATCTGGGCAATACAGCATAGAGAATAGTCGATAGGTTCCAAATCTTCAAAGAAACCTATCGTTGACTGTGGGTATGTAACCTCTGGGAAAAGTTCAGTGAACTCATTCTTCCTTAATGTATAATCACACGTTGTATCATCTAAATCTATATACACAACTTTTTTATCAGACATTACGTCTTCCTATTATTTATTGACTTATTCCGTTTTGGAAATGTAAATGTCCTGACTTAGTATCTACTTTATCAGTATAAAGTTTATCTATGCCTAACTTACCAACATCAATGGTCAAACGACTATCCGCTACATACGGGATGAGCCATTCAAGACTAACTTCCAACAGCTTCTCAATAAAACCGTGATTTAGGAAGAAAGCTAAGTTCTGCCCTTTATAGTTTATATCATCCATGTGGTTTATTGTGAACTCAGGAGTATTAGCTATAGTCATCTTCAGATAACCGCCCTCTACACCCATCATAACACCAGCTTTGATGTCCATGTCTATTCTTGTAACTTTAGACCACGTGCCATCACTCTGCTTAGCCGCCACAATAGCCTCTGCGCCTCTAAAGGATAAGAATGCCAAGTTATTAGTAGTGCCTTGTGCCAAATGGAATCCACCTGGACTTGAGGGATTCATTTCTATTCTCAAATCTCCAGCTTTCCCAAGATCATCAGTTACTCCCAATCCAGTATGGACCTCACCATTAAGCAACGTTAAATGGGTAGCTCCAGTATTGTACATTGCCAAGAACGCTTGGTTTACCGCGTTACTATTCAGTACGACAGCCATTGCAGAACCATCATCCTCTGTACTAGGTAACGGATCATCTTCAATATGATATGAGCCTAATGCAGGTGCTATGGTTGGATCAGGCACGATTGTATCAAATATACCGGACAAACCAATATTCATATTACCGATGTTATCTCCGCTACCAATATCAGTGGTTAATGTATCTACACGGACACTCAATTCAGCTTCCGATCCAGAATCAAACTTGAAATTAGAACCTAGTTCGATTTCATTCAAGTTACGATTGACAGTATCTTCAACAATAGTCAGAATCATTCCTCTAAGAATCGAAGACGAAATTAACCATCCCATGATACCTTCGTCAGCAGGTTCACCAGCAACACAGTTATCAGCGCAAGTATCTTTCATCACCAGAACGTCTTGCCCACTAGCTAGTTTTTCCAATTTGATGTGGAAGTTGCCATTAGTGACAATATCGTCGTTAACACGGGCATTAACATTCATTTTCTCAATGAACATGTGCATGTCCGTTTTTATAAGACCATTCTGACACATATCAAACGCAGAATGAGCACATGGTTGACAAGCTGGTATCCATCCCAATGGATCATAACACCACAACACATCTTGCATAGTCATGAACACTTCGACACCGACGTCTGAGGGAGTCTCAACTATATCGTTATTATTGACCCAATTAGTACCTAAAGGCTCCATGGTCATTCTAGTTTCAAGATCAGCGTTAGAGTCGTTTATAGATATCTCTTTAATCTTGAAAGATCCGACCTTCATGTAATGCACAGTGATTAGCATGTTAGAAAGACCGAGAATTTGAGCTTCTACGCCTTCCATTATAGGATCACTCTTATCTAATGCACCAAACTCTTTAGCGGACGCTCCCTCGTTTATTAGAGGTATCAAAGCTCCAAGCATAGTCTCATCAATACGTACGTTGACGATCTCATCAAGCCTTTGACCTTCACTTTTAAAGTAGTGAGTGCTAGTGTAACCTAAAGAATCAACAGAGTCGAACGTGTACTTATCTGACACGCCAATAATGTAGGTTCTCACGGTGCCATTCTCCGCATGAGGGGTAATTCCGTTAACCGTAGTCGATAATACTTCAGACGGATCAATATACTGAACAGTTATCGCCACGTCACCAGTATTAGAAAGCGTACAATCGCCTGACGCCAAATAACACACAGTTTTAATACTAACTGACGGTCCTTCAGTGTCCATAGTGAAATAACGAGTCGTTCCACCGAATAAACTTTGTGGATTAACAGAGATAGTATTTCTATCTTGCCTGATATAGTCACTCATACACGTGATGTCCGAGGAGGCAATAACTCCGCTCCACGTAAAGCATGACGTTACGTTTTGTCCATTAAAATATATAGGCACGACAGTATCATCAGGAGTCTTTATGACTACTTCAAATCCTGAGTCTATATCTTCTTGCGTAATCATGTCGAACATGATAGGACTAACGACTAAATATTTAGAGAACGGATTCTCCATGCCTGATATACAACCTGACAATATAACAGAGCAGAATATTACAAATATCATACCCTTCATTACTTTTAACATTTTATTTCCTTTTTAAGGGCTTTCGCCCATTATGTCGTGGAGGTATTCCACGACTTCTTCAAAAGGAACCTTATTATGCAATGAAGTTTGCATAGCCATGTTATATAAGGACGTAGTCCTCTTCTCATCGCTATCTTCAATGCGCACTTTGGCTTCCTTTTCCTCCCATGCAACCTGTATTACTTCACACTTCTCACAAACACCGTCAACCTTAGTGAAAAAATCCATACTGCCTCTCTTTCATATATCTTTATTTATGGACTACCCATAAAAAAAGGGCATTTCAGCCCTTTTATATTATAACATTGTAAACCTAATGTCAAGTACCCACATGTAAAGAATTTTGACTATCATCTGCCTGTAGTCTCCATCCTTCACCGTGCGTAGTTATAATAGTACGTTTACCGTTAGCATAAGTCACGATATGTGAGTGGCTCCAGCTACTAGCACCAATATTATAACCCATGTCTAGGTTACCTGTCACACCGGCTTGATAAACACCGTCTTTGATCGTTGCTGAGTGAGAATGGCCTATATTCACTCTGCTACTAAGACGTTGGTAGGACATTACTGACCCACGCGCTCCGTTATTACCTGTGTGCCCGTGGAATCCACATTCTATAGAATCATCCATCTTTGACGTGCAAATTTTGAAAGATTCATCCTCTCTCAAGAATTTAACGTTGGCTGCGGACATATCCACTGGATCTCTGATTAATTCAGTCAAAGACTTCTCGAATATACTGAAGTTATTGTCATTTCTGTCAATAGCGTCGTAACATTCCAGCTGCGCGGTCAAGAAGAACTTGGCGTTGTCTGGATCTGTTCTATAATCGGCTTCTTTTAACCATTTAACAAGAGCATTATCATGATTTGAGTTTACTATTACAGTTTCACACCAATCACGAGACATTTCTTTGATAACATCAGCTGCTTGAACCAAACCATCCTCTACAGTACGTATAGCACTGTTAGATGTCTTATACAAGAAGTGAGGATCTTTCCTATTGTGATGATTACGTGGTGTGAAGTCACTTAAATCATGCGCAAATTGGTATCTTGGCTGTAAAGAGTTAAGAATGCCCTTTTCACCGAAACAAAGATCCATCTGTTCCTGTTCACACTTCTCAGCATGAAGATCACCCCAGTTAATAGCTTCAATTTCTCCGCTTCTAACAGATCCGTCTGGCATATAAACCGTATCTAGGTCTTGGATAGACCCGTCTTTATCTGAATTAAGCTGTCTCACGTACCAGCACTGGTTCTTATGGTCAATCTCAACGACTAACGCTCCGAACACGTGATGGAAACTAGCCTTTTGCCCAGCTTTACGCTGCACATAGTTACGCATGGTCGTAGTGCCCGTAGAATACAACATTCTACACACATCTGACTTAGGCGTGACCACAGACTCTAACTGCATTCTAGTATGAGGGATAATACTACTAGCCAGCTTAGTATACGTATGTAGGCCTGAAAATGGGTTTACTGCCGTTGGTAAAATATCCAATTCAGCACAAAATACCAATCCGCCTAAATAATCACACAATTTAATAGGTTCCTTAACTAAATAAGGTTCCACTCTGTCGTCATATACAGCTTCGTCCGTTTTATTACCTAACATACCACTGGTATTGTAGTAGAATGGCGATATCAACAGCTCCGCATCATTATGAGAACAGTAAGATTCAAGCGCATCCATGAATTCAATATTAACATGGGTGTTATTCTGTGCTGAGCTTATCACAAAAACTGTGTTTTTGTCAAGATAGTTATGGTCATACTGGATTTCGTCCATTTCGCCCATAAATACAGGCTCTTCTGGGATCTCAGCGCCGTCATCAACTACCGCATCATCACTTAATGAACCTGTTCCACTCGCATCCCCTAGATTTTCCCACCATTCCTGATAAGTTATCTTGGAAAAGAAGCGTCTGACACATGTTTCTTCCAAATTAAGCTCTTTAGCTATCTTAGCATTGGACATATACATATTTTCTTTCATATCAACAGCTAATTTCTTTATGCTGTCGTTACATAAGGTATAGTCGTTAGCGTCTGCAGGGATAGGCTGTGGTATAGCGGTTGACACAAAGCCCATAGTATTGCAAATCTTGGAAAAACTACCTTTATTGTACTTCTTCCACCACTCAACGTGGGTTTTACGGTTGATAAAGTAACGCACAGTAGTAGACGGAATGCCCAAATCTCTAGATATCTCACTAAAGCTTGAACCTTCCTGTCTTAGCTGAATCGCCCTTACCTTTCTGGTGTCTGTGAAATCATTATTATTGCGCATAATGACTCCCTTATACCAAAATTATTGCTGCGGTGATTGCTAGTGCGCCCAATGCCAAACCGATTACAATCTTGGCAGACCCTCTAGCCATACCATTCAAATCAGTGTGACGTGTTGCTTCTATCACATCTTCCACTTCACTTTCAACTTCTTCAAGCAATTCATCGATTATGTCTTCGACTTTTGATTCAGCAACCACTCGTTTATCCCACCACGTTTTGTAGGTATTCCCCAAAAGGAAGTTACGTACGTTATGATAGGTCACGCCGGTCACATCACTAATCTCGTTATACGTCTTACCTTCATCATTTAAGGCGGCTACAGTCTCTTTAACTAAATCACTGTTTAGTGTTTCAGTTGCTTTAGGAGACGGCGGAGAAGATGGTCTTTTCGAAGTCGTGGACTGGCTTTTGACTTCAGATCTAGTAGGACCTTCAGTTAACACAGGCTTAACTGCATCCTGAGTTGCCCACCAATCTTTATGTGTGGCTTTTCTCAAGAATCTAGATACGGCACTTTTACTAAGTCCCACTATATCCGCGATGTCTTGATATTTCATGCCTTCGCTTTTCATGTCGATGACTTTAAGTTTATTAGCGTCGTTATCTAAATATTTATTGCTCACTTTGATGCTGCCCTGTTCGTGAAGTTTATTAGCTACGATATCCACTGGGATGTCAAGCTCTTTGGCTATATCCATAACCGATTTCCCACTGGTTCTCAAGGCTTCAATTTCGCCAAGCGCATCAATTTCCCTGTTGTCTTCCATAACAATTTCCTTTAGTATTTCCAGTTTTTATTCCATAAGATAGTGCGGGGACTTAGCAGCCTAACAATAAGGCGTGCTCTAATGTCATATCCACATATCTATCACCTGATCGTTTGATGGTGATTCTGCGTCTGTCTTTTGAGCCTGAAGAGGCTACGTGTATCCAACTAGGTTTACCATCACTTCCATACTCATGAATCACTTGATCGATATCAAGCTCATCCAGATGGATACAGTAGTAAGCCCATGCGTAGTAATTAGAATTTACGTCCGCTCTTGGTCTTTTCCCGCATATACGTTCTATGCGTCGGTTTAAATCTTCAATAACATGCTTGACAACAGCATCAGTATCAGTTAGCATAGCGTCACTGATATCAATATCGCTCGCTTCACCGTGTAAGTGCTGAGACACATCGGAAGAACCGACTTCGTCATTAACAGCTTTACAACGCCAGCCACTATTGAGGCCTACCCCATAGTTGAGATAGCTACGTAATGGCTGCAGTGTTGTTTTTGCAAGATATGTAAGATTTTCTATTACATTTTGTGGTGGGTTATTCTGCTCATCTTCCACGCCTAGTTCTACGGCGGTTTCTGATTCAAGAAACTCACTCAAGTAAAAATTATCACTTAGTTTCATAGTTAATTCCTTTTAACGAGCTGTATTATAGCACAAAGAAATTAGTACGTCAATACATCTCCACCATTTCGGCATCTCTATATTCACTATACAGCAAATCCAGCAAGTCATCGTAGTACGGACTCTGCCTAACGGTGCTTTTAAGATAGATGGCTTTAAGGCATCTTTTCACGTCGTTCAACTCTCCAATAACAAATTCCTCACTACAATGCCTTTTTTCAACATCGTACTGAGGGGAGTTATGAAGGAAATCTACAGGCACCACTTTGTTATGGTGCTTGAGACGATCAGCATCAAATTCAAATATAACTTCGCCCCAATCAGAAGAAAACTTCTTACTTCTACTGGTACTCACACCTTTTATTTTCCTGCCGTCTAATACTTGTTCGGTTCGCGGTTCTATCTTTCCGCTACTGAGAATATTATACGCGCTCTTAGCGTTTGTCCCATGGAATAGGGTCTGTCTATTTTCGTTTAGCACTTGTTCTATTTTCACGATTGGTAGCCTTCTTCTTTTTAACTGTGTTTTTTGAACTTTTTGCAGTTCTCACAGCATATTTATCAGAAATAGTCGATGCAGCCCATGCCTCTGGCTTAATCTTTGGCTCAACACCAAATACACCTTTAACAAGACCACAGGCCTCATTCATAGCTGTATTAGACTTATACTTCTCAGAAGCATTGATGTCCAAATGTATTTCGAACTTTCTATCGCCAATATACTCTACAAGCTCATTAGCAACGTCAACTACCTTATACACTTCATTCATAAGTCTTGCTCTAGGGGCTTTAATGTCGCCATAGTCCCTTTCGATGATCTCATGATAGAAACCTTTACCGCCATGCTTAGAGTCTTTATGTACAATTACAGAAATGCAATATGCACAGTATCTCTCACCGTCATGCTTGAATGTTTTTGAGTCTCCACCGATATACACACCAGAACTCTCACTAGAGTCTTTGATATATTGCTTCAATGCCTCAAAATCTATTTTTTTCTCTTTGAACCTTTTCATAATGAACCTCTTCTGTGTAGTATACCATAATTACGGGTATAAAAAAAGGAGACATTGTCTCCTTTTTTAACGTTTGCTAGTTTTTACTTGCTTACGCGTTTTTGAGCTTGCCTACTTTGGCAAACGATTTATACGACATTGGGACTTCTTTCCCGCCTATGTCGTAATAAAATATGCCATTTTCTTTGTCGTAGTTTGTCATATGTTCACTATATGAATCTACTTTTATGTTGCCTGTACTATCAATTATAACTGAATGGAATCCGTGCTTCCCGCCATTACCTTTGGGTCCAACGATAACCACAACATCTTCATCTTCCACTTGACCTGTTCGAATCGCAGCCGCACACGTACCATGACAATCTCTACGTTCAGCTGTCTTGATGTCATTGGCTACTTTCTGTAGCAGACCTTGCGGATCTGTTGTGTTAAATTCTAATAGTCTCATAATATCTTTATGTTTGTTTTGTTATATGTATTTATCGGTATAAAATAATTAAGGTATGTTATGGGGAGCATGACTCCCCGCACCTTTATGAAAACTTATTCTTTATATAAGTAATGCAGTACCTCATGCCTTCAACTAACAGCTCCGGCACATACGCGATTATACTCATTAACTTACTACGTTTTCTTTTCTCTTTTTCAATTCTAACATTGTCTTCATTTTCAGTCACTAGATAATACACGTTAGACGATTTTATATTCTCTAATAACGTATGAGGAATGAAACAGAAACCATCGTCTCCCCAATTATCACCCCATGAATTCTGGAATTCCCAATGTAGTATACCGTCTATAACTTTCCATCCGACTATGGCCATTGCATGACCGCCTTGATACTTACTCGCTTCGTACCCTGCTTCAACAACTATCCCATCATCTTTAGCGGCATAGAATCCAGAATGTACGGCAATGGAACAAGCCAGTGATTCTTTGAGTAATAGATTCTTTATCTCGTCTATTCTGTGAACAGCCAAATTATAAAACGCTATTACCTTTCTTCTATCTGCGTCAGCTATAGCACCCGTCAGAGGCTCGTAATCCTCCGTAGAGCCATGATAAGGATAGAACTCCTCCTTACACGCGCCTTCCTTCTTAAGCGCCAAACAGGCCCCTGAGATGGACGTGCCGGAGTAATCTTCGCCTGCCCAATAGTCATGCCTTTTTGCTCTCTTATATATCCACATAGGAGAAAGACTAACTGACTCACATTGGGTAGTATCATTAAATACCACGCTTAATGTTTGGCCTACACACGAACCTACGGTTCCTTGATTGGATACGTTTCTGGTAAATTTTCTTCTAGAAAAATTCTCTGGTAACTCGGAAGGCGCAGCGCCTACTGGATATACCCAATCGGTCCCGTTCTTATCACTAGGACCACAGTTTAATATATAACTATCTTTCATATTACATCTCCTTGTCCTCTATTTATGAGTCAGAGATGCCATATTATGTGTGACTATATGTTTCTGTTATATCTAGTCTTTAGGGAAAAAACCTTACCTACGTCAGTAATATTATCTAATTCTTTATTGGAGCCATCAAGCTCTCTTAGGAAATACTCTTCTTCGCTTAGCACTTCACCTAGGTTACATGTGAATTTGTCGTTGACGTAATTCGCTAGCATATACACATCGCCATTACATACCAACTCACCGCTTGTCGTGATTACCCAAACTACATGATATTTTTCCCATCGGGCAATAGGTGATATCATAGGCTGTACACCCACTAGATCTTCCGCTATCAATTTCGGTACTGTTCTACGTATCATATTAATTAAAACTGGGCCGTGCTTGTCCATTATCAAATCCCTGATAAGTGAATGGGGACATTAAGTCCCCATTCGTGTGTCGTTGGATAATAAGGTGACTCTAACCTCATCAAGCGCGATTAGGCAGCTTGAGCGTATAATTCTTCATTAGCAATTATATTTAGTGTTTCTATGAGAGTTTACCCAAAAGGGTTTCTCTTAACGACTTTCACATTTGCCGAACTGTCCACCTCAAATCACAAGAAGGTCGAATCCAAAACGCCCCCATAACAGATCCAAAAAACTTCACGTTTAATATCACTTTGGTGGAAGCGGCGGGAGTCGAACCCGCGTGTCTCCTTGCTCATCCTAGTTTCATACAGTTATTCTTTCATTTCTCTTATTATAGAGAAAAATTCTTTTCATGCTGAGCATTATAACATACATTTCATATCACATGCAAATGTTTATTCTTTTAATTCCCCATTTAATCTTTTTAGGAAATGTATTTCTTTATTCTTTTTGGTAGGGAATATATATCCCCTGTTAGCTATTCTGGCGTATGACTTAAATTCCATGCGGTTATCATAGAAAAATTGGCACCCAAAAGCTGGCCCACACATATAACATACGAAAATAACACTAAACGCCACTGTGATGTCCGCTTCTGCGTTATATGGTTCTTTCCCTATATACTTCCTACTACACACGCCGTATGCCAGAACGGTGACCATCCCAAGTACCGCCCATAAATGCAGTAATATATTACTTCCTGTCACGATAACAGATAGCATAATGGGCATAGTGAGCGTCATTCCTATCACTGTCCACGGGTGAATTTCGTTTTTCTTGTACGACATATCTAGTCACCAAATGTGTACTTTGCCAACCTCGCTGTATTTCTAGCGTCATCTATTCCGCGATGGGCAGTACCGTCAAATTCCATCCCCAGTTCAAGAAGGGCATTCTTAACGCCGAAGCGTCTTTTTACACCTTTCACTAATGAGAATATTCTTTTCATATTACAGTGGTTATCCGCTGTTGGGGACTCAACACCATGGAAACGAGAATCTTGCGAAAATTGTTTCTTGTCATAGTTACCCCAAGAACATATTAGCACATCTTCGTAACCAGCGTACCAGTTTTTGAATAATTCTAATGCTTCTTTATATTCTGGCGCAGTGTCAACTTCTATCTGTGTGATTGTCGTCAACCTTTTGCAAAACGGAGTGAGAGTTGGATTTCTCACCGGCTTAATAAATGTACAGAACTCATCTATTATTTCGAAAGTTTTACCGTCAACCATAACCGCGCCTATCTCTATGATTTCCATAGAGTCACGATCCAAACTGTCTTTATTGCAACAAGTAGCTTCTAAATCAAATACTAAATAATTGTCGTGCTTTGGTATCTCTTCTGATTCTTTCATTCTATTAACGCTATTAAAGCGCCTCTATTTCCTAGTTGCTCTTGACAGTGAACACCATAAGTATTGGCTATATCAATAACAATCTGTTTTATTTTACCATTCCCAGTTATGAACTTGATATGGGTAGGGACACCTACGTGTCTGGCTTCGCCTATCATCGAATGGATCTTATCTTCGGCAGCAGCAGGAAGCCATCCATGAAAATCTATCTCAATCATGTGAATGCCTAGTATTCCATTCTGGAAGTCTAAACACGAGCATATCAAGAGAACATTTCCCAGTGTCTTGGTGACTAACTATCTGGGCTGTACTTTTTTGGTCTCTAGATAGCATTCTGCCGCCCATGTCGGGTTTGATTCCGCAAAACGGACATACGATAGGTTGTGGATCGATAAGATTGCCATTACTATCTATCTCGCAGTTGCAATACTCGGCGTACTCTGCACACCCATTACATTTAGACCCAAAACAATCATACGCCTTCATCAGATACCTTCCTATTTGCCGCGCAATTTATCTTCGAACAACTTCTTGTTTCTTTCTCGTTTACCAAAGTATACTAATGCGCACATAAACAACGCTACTATGACACCTCCGCCTAACACGCAACCCATGACAATAGGAAACCGCAATAGTAACAACACGGCTATGCCCATCAGAAAAACACCGAAAGGAATAACTATAGTAAAAAATGTTCCAGTGAAGGTATCTCTACTGTTAAATACATTATAAATATTTTCGAGATCGTCATGTTCACTCATGAACCACTCACCGTCATTGACGAAATTATTAAAATGTACACGTATTCTGTTAATGATTAATAGAACTAGCACAATTGATGCTGGCACTGTTATTATCATTACTCCTACTTCATGTGAGATTTCCATATTAGCCCACCTTACCTTTTAAAGAATCTTCAAACAGTTGCCTCTTCCTCTCGCGCAAACACATTAGCACATATAACACCATGAACAGTATAACTGAGCCAGTAACTAAAAGTGCCATTGGATACATTATGAATGAGTGGATTATGGAAACTAGCGCCATAGATACCAATCCTACGCATATCACATGCACAAACCCTAGAAATTGGTTATTCGTGCGCAGATTTGTGCCGTCGTCCGCGCCACTAAACCACTCACCGTCCTTTACGAAATTATGATAGGTCACTACTAATCTAATAATAATACCAATGGCAAAACCAAACCATAAACCTAGTAATGCGTACCAATCTTTTCCTAACGCATCTACCATATAAAGAGTAAAATTGTCCATGGTTATCTCCCGCTTAATTTTTCAACAAATAATAATTTATTTCTATTACGCTTACAAAGCATAGCGAACAATGACAACACTATGAATGTCACCGCCATAGTGAAAAACACAGGAGGGTTAGTATATAACATTTTTAAGAACGCAGCAGTAAGAATGAAAGCTATACTCCCTAACATTACATGTAGTATTCCGGTAAAGATGTTAGCTGTTCTAATATCGGTAAACTCGTGCAATAAATCACAAGCGTCATGCCATTCACCGCACTTAACATAGTAATCATGAGTAATTTTGAAACGCCACACTACCATGCACGTTATAAACATATACCATGGGATTAAAAACGCCCACCCTTTACCTACGTGAGTTATTAAAAACAGTTCAATCATTTCCATCATCTTCACCACTCAATTTATCGTGAAACAACTTTTTATTTCTTCCTCGTGCGCAAACATAAAAGAATCCCCACGTCGATAAAACAAAAATAATTATACTAACCAACACAACAGGAAACTGTAACATGATCGCTATAAAAACAAGAGCTATGACCGTGAATACCCCTGAGAACAATATATGCATAAATCCTATTGGCAGATTCGCAGTCCATATATTAAAAGTCTCACTGTTATTGTAGTTGGACTCATGAAACCACTCGCCTGTCTCTACGTAATACAAATACGTACATCGAAGTCTAATAAAGAACATTCCTATCATGACCAGAATGGCGGGAAAAAATGCCCACCACGCATGCCCAAAATACTCAATAAGATATGTCTCTATTAGCCCCATGAAATTCGTAAAATCCATGAGGCTCATATTACTTACCCGTAGTCAAGTAGTCAAGCAACATCTTAACAGGACGACCAGTAGCTTTACCTTTCCACGCTACGCCAGCAATGTCAATATGTGCCCATTTGTAGTCGTAGTCGCTAGCAAAACGGTTAAGGAAGCACGCAGCTGTACTAGCACCGGCACCACGTTTACCTGAGTTACCCATGTCTGCAAAATCACTATCCATTTGCTTGTTGTAGTCTTCCCACATTGGTAAGCGCCACACACGGTCATTCACTTTCTGACCAGAATCGTATAGGCTTGTGGCCAGAGCATCATCTTCAGTAAAGATACCAGCGGCATGTTCACCTAAAGCTACGCAGCACGCACCAGTTAACGTTGCTAAATCTAGAACCGTAGTAGGCTTATAATTTTCACCAACATAGGTTAAAAGATCAGCCAGCACCATACGACCTTCGGCATCCGTATTAGTAACTTCAACAGTTTTACCGGACATCATATTGATGATATCACCTGGACGAGTAGCGTTGCCAGATGGCATATTTTCTACCGCGCCTACGACACCAATAAGGTTAACAGGCAATTGCATATCAGCCGCAGCTTTAATCACACCAAATACCGTAGCACCGCCACACATGTCATATTTCATTTCTTCCATTGATGCACTTGGCTTAATACTGATACCACCGCTGTCAAATGTAACCGCTTTACCAACTAACGCAACCGTATCTGAGTTATTCGCATCGCCGGTATATTCGAAGATGATGATTTTGCCTTCTTCATCGGAACCCTGAGTAACACTCATGAAACCGCCCATGTTAAGCTCTTTTGCTTCACTTTCGCCAATGACACTAACACGCACATTATCTTGCTTGAATTGGGACACCGCCTGACGCGCCATGTATGTAGGTGTACAGACATTACTTGGTAGGTCACCTAAACGACGCGTATAATTGATTGCATTACCGGCATCTACCCCATCACTCACTGAAGGGCCTGCCTGAGTAGCGCTTGCTTCGTCATCAAACAAAATATTGATAGTAAGCGGCGATGGCTTATCTTCTAGGGAAAAGTTATAGTCAGCAATGACCAATGATGAACATAAAGCTTCAAGGCCACAATCGCGTACTGCATTGTTTTCTGCAGCCACTGTTAATATGTCAGATGGTGAACCTTTAAGATACGCGACAATAGATTTAGCCACTACGTCGATATTACCTGTGGATTCATTGAATTCATCTAACGAACCAGTAGCCACGTATAATGTTTTCTGTAAAACATCGTCTTCGGAAGTTTCTACAGTTAAATGTGTAGTTCCTGCCGTTTCCACTTTGAAATCTTTGCTCTCAATAAGAGCCGCAATGATCTTGTCGCCGACGTATGATGAATCTACCAGAATGACGATAGTGTCTGTTTTTTCGTTAGAATTATGAATTGAATTAATATTCATGTTTACTCCGTTGATTTATGTAAGTGATATAGTATATGTGAAGTTTAACTTGTTGTCCACTAATATCCTAAATGCATATTTTACCAGATAAATGATATTGGAACATGTCTTCATCTGTTAATGTACCTATGTATTTGAACGCGTAGAAATCCGAGGATAAACTATCCAAGTTACCGTCATCATCAAGGGCAATGACAAGAGCTTCGTATCTAAAATAACCAAGTCTCTTTCCGTGCTCATTAGTGAACCAAATTACTTTCTCACCATGAACATCACTATGATAGATGTCAGAAATAAAGAGGTGCGCATTTTCGTCCACATCAAGCATTGGTGAATACGTAGTATTTTTGAATACCATGCCTATTTTAATCATTATACACCGCCAGTTATCTCTGCAAAAACAATTAGAACTGCTCTGTCAGGATCTCTATCTTTGTATTCGACATGGGTAGATTCGTGCACAGCTTTCCATTTGTTATTGCCTAAAGGATGGATGCCTATGTTGTGCTTGTGCATAAGATTCATAATGCTATCTACTGGCACAGCATACCCTTCAACTAATAAATCATTAACTGAACAATCTTCATTAAGGCAGTCAGTAACGCTTTTATTGAAATCAATAACCCACCCATGGTTGCGAGAGGTCGTTGCGAGTAATTTAGCGCACGCAGTACTAGCTAGCTCAAAGTTATCAACATAACGGTAAGGATCTTTGCCAAAAATAGAAATCATAGCAATCTCAACTTACCAGTAATTTTATCGATGTCTTCGGATTTCGCTGGGCCAATAGCCATGCACGTAGCAGTTGGCACACCATTGAATACTGTTAGCCCTCTATCCACAATGTATGAACATGGTAGACCGGCAGCTATAGCTTCGTCGTAAAGTTTTTGGAGTTTAACTTCACTTTTACATTTAAGAGCTATGCCTGTGAATGGTCCCGTGCACCATTGGTACACTGGATCTTCTTCAGGTTTACCAGCAAGTTCGAGTGTGCGGGGGATGTTATTAACGAGGACCCATTTGGAATCCCTCAATTGATTGAGTATGACTGCCTTGGAAGCATGTGTCATTTGAATGCCAATTTTACCAATGAGAGATGGATCTAATTCCATCTTTCCTTGTTCATTTTTTTTAGAGAACACATCGGTTCTCACCACTACAACTTGCTTAGTTGCTATTGACATTTTACTCTCCTACATTACTTTTACAATATTAATACCCATGGAAATAGCTAGTTTTATCTCTTCACTAACACCAACTGATTTTTCATGGCCATCAATGCACAATAACCACATTTCATCACATCCTTGCATATATGTCAAGGAGAAATCTAACCATTCGTCATAACTCATCGTTATCTGAGGGTCATGTCTTAAAATATCTAGGCCGATCACCACAGGACACACAGGCGAATTACCATCTCTAGTAATCTGCACCATCATATCTCTTGCGTGATTAGCTCGCCAATACATAACTTCTTTGTCGTCATGGGTATAGGGCAAACTGATAAATATTTTTTTACTCATTACTCTACCCTAAATATTTTTTTAACGATCCACACATAGGCATCCACCACCGGAGTAACCACCCACGCGCACAACATAACTACCAACACCGTCATTCCAAGTATTAAAAACGCTGGCGCGTTATTACTTATGAACCTATCTCTATCCGCATCTACGGTCAGAGGATATCTACCGCTTAGATATACGTGCTCATAGCACATACCCAACAGCAAAGCCAACATTCCGCAGAACACCCACCCAATCATACCTAACATTATATAAATTGCAACTTCCATTATCCTTCCTTATTATTTTTTTATATGTTATATGCCAATTTCAATAGCATTTTATCTTCATCTTCAAGTAGCGAGACCATACCACCACGTATTTCCCATGCAGACACGGGGATAAGTGGAAATAATTTTCCCATCTCTCCACGGGTAAATTCTTCTGATTGATATCTATCTTTTTTTACGAAAAAGACGTCGCTATTATGGTATTTAACAAATAATAGCTCACTACCATAAAGTACCCTCGTAGACCAATCAGTTTTAATGTTTAGGACATCGACTACATGGTCGGATTCAACGCCAATAACGTTTGTTTTTCCGACACTCGCTAATAAAGTAGCTTTTATAGGCATACGGTAATTTGCCATGTTTATATTCCCAATGCCAACTTAAGATACATCTGATCTTGTTCGTCATCCACAGATAAAAAATCTACATCATGAACTCGAATGACCACGTCATCGCCCATGTACTTATGTAATACACGTGCTGCTCTGGATGGCCACTCACATCTATTCTTTGTCACCTTAAAGGTGAAGGCGTTATTTTTCGCATTTCTTATCACTACGAAATCGGCATTCTGGATTACCTTCGTTAGGCCTCCGACATAGAAGTTCTCGTACCCAGACTTTTCCAGTTGATTCTCAATTATGACGAATTTACCGTCGTCACTTGAGTATACGCACTTAGGATGGTCTATCTCTTCTTTAAATATTCTAAATTTTAACATGCCCATATCAATAACTTAGCCTCATCAACATTACATCTCTAGGATCTTTAAGAACTGCGAATTTAGGAAATACTCTCCACGCATCATCACCGAAGTTCGGATACAAAGACACAATTGATTTTTTTATGTCAGGTATTTTGGCTTCTGTGGGCTTACTCACTGCATTAAACACGTTTGGTCTTTTTGAGTACGTAGTGAATACATATTCAAATTGAAACCCGATTATCATGTACACTTTTGCCAATGATACTGCAGCGTCTGATTCCAAGTGGACACATACTGCCGACAAATCATCAGTACTCACGACACTGAGAACATTATAATCACTCATGGCTACACCATGCAAAAATACATAACTGTTGCGCCTGCTATCATGAAAAGACAATTGATAACGTATGATACTGGTAATGCAAAGTGGTCAGGAATTATTTTTCTTTCAGCGATAGTTTTCAGTATTCTTTCTTCAGCTTCATCTTTAATTTCACCACCGAATCTAGCAATAATACCTGCTTGATCCGATGTGAAGCCTGCTTTAACGCATTCCGCGTACGTACCGCCTTCCATTACTGCACCAACTTAAAGAGGAATCTATCTTCTTCTGTTTTTAACTTTAAGATTCTTACGCCATACTCAGCTTGGTAGTCCCATAGTTCAGGAGGGAACGAAGGGATGTCTTCCGAGATCAATTCAATAGGTGATTCTTTACTGATATTGGCGACAACGAAGAAGTGGCCATTATCTCTCTCACCCAGAATCATTTTATACGGACCAGTCTCTTTATAGTCTGACGGTTTGCCATCCCATGCTTCACTTGCTTTAACAAAAATTATATTCTTAGTTCTATGTAACATGCGCACCGCCATAAGTTAGTTGATATAACATTTTATCTTCTTCTTCCATTAATCTTACTGTATTTTTGTTCGTTCTCCAAGAACTTTTTGTAATATTAGGAAATATTTTCCTAGCTAAGCTACGCATAGCACTTGGGCTTAAATTACCGGAGCCAATACCGTGAAGTCTGAACATACCCACTTCATCAGTGACTACTCTATACAGACACGGGAATCCAGAATGATCTCCTTCCGAATACGGAAGTGAGTCAGAAGTGGTGGCATCCAATATTCGTTGATTAGTCTGGAAAGCCCATAGACCCGTTTCAGACCCATCAACTAAAACTTCATACGTGGTTTTGTTGTCGTAGTCAGAACGCCACGCTCTCCGTGCTACAGGTTTCATATTAATCCTCTTTACATCTCAATACTACTGAATTTCCGTTAGAGTCTGTTCCTTGAACGCCCCACCCATGATGTACCGTGGCGTACCCGCCGTCCTCAGTGAATTCATACGTCTCTATGGCGTACACTCTCGCTCTAAGCACTAACTCCACGCCATCAACAGTCGCAGACATCTCACATATATGACCATTTTCTTTTATGAAGTCGGTAACCTCAACAGATTCGACAGTTTCTGCCTGATCAGGGATTCTTCTTTTCGACCAGCTATGATCCATTATTTCAAACATTCATATTCTCCTTTCCCATGAGTATACTCCCATTTCGACGTTAAGTCAACGTAAATAACAGACATAAAAAAACCAGCGTCAACTGGTTTCGTGAATTTGGCGGGGCGGCACGGGAATCGAACCCTTAAGCTCTCTGGTACGGTACAGGTGGGGCAGTGTGCGCAATGCTTCCACTTCACCCGATCCAGTCAATAACGTCAAACCATGACTTTGCCCCAATAAAAAACTTTTATCTATCTCTAGTTTACAAATGGAACCAGAGTAGAGCTAATACGTTCACATTCATTAACGAATTCAGTTGTAGAGCGTTCAATACCCGACTTGACAGCTGCATGCGCGGCGAATACCTCTTCACTAGTGCTAACACGCGAGCGGCCCACACTACCGGCAATACTAATGTTAATGTCGGACTGGGCTAAGTCCATCATACGTGTTACGAGTTCACCAGTTGTTTCTTGTTTATCTTCTGACATGTCAATACACTCACTATTAATGTGGTTGTTCTGTTTAACCCAACGAGAGGGCGGTATTTTGTTCAATTTACAGTATTCTAAATGGCACGTATAGAACTTACTTTCTGTGCCATTCGAAATATTGTAATCTCTAAACCAAGCTTCTGTGTAATGATTAGGTTTGTCTCTCATAATAGTTACCCCGCTTGTTTAAGTGGGATAACTATACCTAATCTTCAACTTAACATCAAGCTGGTTCTAAAGTTTCCTTAACATTAGTACGAACGTCCTTAAGTGTTTGGATTCTGATCCATTCACCGTCCATCCATACTCGTTGGTGCTGATTATCGTCAGCCTCAACACCCGCAGGAGTAGCTTCATCGAATTGAACGTACTTATTATCGATACGCTTAACAACTAAACGACCTTTCGCAGACTTTTTAACCGCATCACCCTTAACTTCTTTGCTGATAGGAGTATCTACGCCTTTCAAAATCATATTAGTCGCTTTAACAGCAGACCCATGAGTATCACGAGTAACATATTGGTAAGTAAAAGAACCAACACCCAATACAATGTTACCTACCGCGAAGCCTTTTGCGTGTAAACGTGTATAAATGTCACGTTGACGCTCAAGAGTGATAGAATCGCCGTAAATCGCGCCGATATGAGAGTCTAAGAACTTATAGACCTTACCGCCAACAACACCAGACTCAGTACCACCAAACATTTCCCATAATACTTGAATTAAACCTTTCACTTCCATATCAGGGATAGTAGGAGCTGCTTCTTTAACTACTTTACCGTATTCGGTCTGCTCAGCACCCATAAAGGCGCTACCTTTCCAGTATTTCATCGCGTATGCCTTACCATCTTTGGTACGACGGTAGTCAATATTCTCACGAAGACCACAAATCACGTCTGCTGGGTCACCGCTATCTGGACGGATAACGATTTTACCGTCACGAGACATAATCTCGTTTTTAAGTGCCGGTAATACTTCAGCAATAAGCTTCCAGAAGTCATAACCGTCAGATACTAAGCTAAGGATGCCAGTAGGCGATACTTTCATACAGTGACGGTAGTAAGCCAAGTCATTGTTATTGAAAGAACACTGCACACTGTGCTCCGTAGCGTTCACTGAGGCGATTGTTTCGTAAGGACGATCTAAGCCTAGGTAAGCGCCGTAGTTCTTCTCCAGAGCCAATGCAGCAGGCACTGTGTCGCTTCCTACAAAGCCAGACATCAAGTGTCCCATGCCAGATAATGCAGCACCACCTGTCATTCTGCCACCCATCATGCCGCGCATAGAGAAATCATGGATAAGGAACCCAAGTAACCCTTCTGGAGTACCATCGATTGCGGCAAATTCACTCAAAGTACGCATGTACTCAGTCGCAGTAGTCAATGAAGTCTGAACTGGCCAGATTTCATCAGACATGATAGTCTCAATCATGTTCGGTAGGAAGTAAAACTCGGCAATTGTGTTGCGGCAAGTCATTGCTGCCACGCCGTATGGCACTTCTACCCCTTCCAATAGACCTCTAAACTCTAAAGGCATATATCCAAGGTCATGTAGTGCTTCAAGATGGCTAGTATCGCATACTACGCCTAAACCGGCTTCATTAACACGCTTATAATCAGCTACTGCCTGTTCTTTAGTTGCCGCAAAGAACTTATTCCATTCACCTACAATGATTTCATTGATAAATGATTGAAGACCGGCCCACATGTACGTAGATCCGCCTTTGATGTTACTGTGGTTACCGCTGCGACCCGTGAAGTTGATAACAACCTCTTCCACACCGTCTTGATAGGCAAGATGATGGAATGCTTTATAAAAATCCAATAAAGCGGGTGCTTGGATAATCTCTTTTTCTTCAAATGCTGGTTTTGTTAGTAATCGTACCGTCATGGTAGTCTCCTTTAATTATCGTTTCTAGTAGCATCACAAGCATCACATAAAGGATTGTAACTGGCACAACCCCAACCACAATATGACGCCATAAACACTTTAACCCGTCGTAACATAGCCATAACTACACCTTAATAGTGGTCAGAGTTACATTCTCCGCCACTACGCCATTAAATGGTAAATCTGAACTACGTCGGAACGAGTCAGTCGTATAGATATGATCAATAAGCCCAGAGAATCCGTCGAACCCTCTAGAGAAGATTCCGTGTGTTACGAATAAGCTGATTTCTCCAGCTCCACGTTTCTTCAATTCATCAGCAAGACCAATGAATGTGCCGCCACCATCACAAATATCGTCAACAATGAGTAAATCTTGACCGCATAGGTCATCTTCATCAACTGTGAACTCGGTAATCTTACCAGTCTTAGGATCTCTGGTCTTACCGCCCACGATGGTAGACATTTTACTGTTACAAAATGAACTTACCTGTGCAGTTTTATCCTTAGCGCCCTTATCCGGTGACACTAGACGTAATCGTCCGTCTGCAAGGTCTTCGCCTAAGCTATGCTTCATTAAGATATCATATTGCTGGATGTCTATTACACCAAAACCGTCTTCCGCTAACAAAGATGACGCCACTTTACTATGAAGGTCATAGGTAGTGATTGTTTTTTGTGGTATAGTAGATAATAATTGGGACATGACATGTAAACCGAAATGCTGTCCTTTAGAACACATGCGATCTTGTCTTGCATATGGCAAATACGGAATGGTTACCTTTCCATGGGCCTCTGGATAACGACGCCACATAGCATCACAGAGAGTAAGGAAGTGCATAATGTCTTCGCTGCTTTGTAAACGCGCTTTGATCGTATAATCATGACATTTAGCCGGAAGACTATCGATATCGACATGAATCTCGCCGCCACTAAACACCTTACTGGTGACATGGACGTGATCTTGATCTAAACGTACTCGTATGCTATTTGTTTTCATTTCTCATCTCTTCTTCGGTTAGAGGGATGTTGTCTATCTTAATGTTGTTAGTGTCGCCGCCCATGAGTTCTATCATGAATCTTTCTTCCTCTTCGAGGATTAGATGTGTTAGGCAATAAAATGTCTTACTTAACCAATATCCCTTGGCAATATCATCAACTCTGCGAACTTTTACGTTACCGGAGAAGGGCTTATCACTACTCATCTCTTCAATGAGATATTCAGCACCATATTGTTGAGATGCACCTTTACCAAAATAAATATCTTTAGGATTTATATTGACGGATTTTCCACCTATCACAATGTCTTCTTTTCTTGGATATCTGGCCATTATTCGGGTTCGCTTTCTTCACCAACAGGCAATACAAAACCATCACGTATTAGCTGTTCAATGTTTTCATCAGACTTAGAAATATCTGTGATAGTACGTTCGAAAATGTACTCTGAGGTCAATGAATACCATGTAGAAAGCATAAATCCTCTGTCAGACTTATCTAACGTATATTTTACACCTCTGTAGGTTTTAAAAATTGTTTCTGTGCTCATTGCCGTCACCAACATTATAGAAAATTTCAGGGGCACCCTAAGATACCCCATTTGTAACTGTTACGCAGAGATTTGTGAGTTTCTCTCACTCCACTCCTTCTCAGTTGATGTGCCAAGGCGTTTAGCCTTAGAGTTTGCCCAAGTATAAGACTTGGCACGACCTGCCGCTTCAATGCGACGTTCTTCACGACTTTTTTTCATACTTTTTCTCCGTATGGTTAAGGTTAAGTCAAAAAATAAGTGGACATATCTGGTATCGAGCCAGACGCGTGTTAGGTTTCCCCTCAGCTTGCCATCCCATATGGTATGCCCGTAAAAAGTTTTATTCGTCAGGTAAAGGTATCACATCACAAACAGAATTCCTTAATACTTCAATACGTTCTATCTGCTCATCCAAAGATTCTCTTTCTTTCACTAGACCATCTTCTTTTTCTGCCACTCTTTTTTCCCACGATTCTAAAATTAACACAGTGGCTAATGATCTACCTTCATCAGAATCTTCTATCCAAAAAGGATATTGAGCATCTGAAGTTTTATAAGGGATTATGAACCCCCCTTCCCTATCAATACGTGTCCAGTGCTCGCCACCATTTTCGCTTGGCATTGCTGTTGCGGTATCGATAACTTCGAGTGTGAAGTTTGTACCATCCCACCAACTTGATTTAATAGCAACTAAAATAAAATTTTTCATATCAATTACGATCTGTAAGAGAAGGTGTATACTGGGTAATGGATAATCATGTATTGATCACATTTATCCTTTGCCTGTTTCAAACCTACTCCGTGCTTATTTCTGTACCATTTGATAAGTTCAACCTTACCAAATTCATTAGGGTCTGGATGACCGGCCCATTCACTAGTACCGTCCAAAGCTTGCTGGAATAATTCAAGCTCAGTGTAGATTTTTGTAACATCAGTTCTATCTAATTGCTTTCTTACCCACGCCATAGCGTCTGGGAAGTTCTGCATATTACCTTCGATCAGACCTTCCATCTGTTCCTTAAAAGATAATTCGTAACCCTCTTTTTTATCAGACATATCTACACCTTTCGCCATGCGGCTATATTCCAACTATAACTAATTTCGCCCATTCCGTCCGCAAGTCGCCATTCAGCGCCTTCTTCATCGTACGAAAGAACACAAAGGACATTTTGAAAATTACTTTCGTCGGCATACCACTCTAAACGAACTTCATAGGTGCCTGCTTCAGTAGGCTCATTACTAGAGTTATACCCATTAGCACCAATTAGCCGTGTCCATTCTTTCATGTTCGTGGTCTCATTTACATTACGTATATAGTACTAGTTTTTCGTTTTAAGGTCAAGAAGAAAGTTTGGTTATTATATTCATTCCCCATCAGAAACTCACATAGTCTTCGTCATCTTGCTCACATACGATTTTGGCATGATGAAGTTTTTCAAAGTATCCGCACCACATACAGGTCGGTAATGTTCTTTTACTACCATCGTCCATCTCCACGTCGCAGCATCTATACATGTCTTTATCGCCATTATGCCATTCTCTGGACTTAGCATCTATACGGACGTCTAAGTATGAACGCATATGCCGTCTAGGCCTGTTATGCTCTTCGTGCTCAATAAACAATTCGTAATGCTCTTTTAGGCATTGTAACGCTTTACGTGCGAGTGTTTTGTCTTCCCATACATGACCAATCGTCTCAGTACATACCTCAGAACTAAAGCTATCACCAGTTTGGTATTCAACTTCAATAGTGTATGTCATTCTGATTCCTCGAACAACTTTCTTATTGCTCTATACGATCTTAGGTCAACTTCAATCCTATCTCTGTGTTGTGGTATCTTACACACCTTTAACAACTCAGTCAATTCTTTTATTTTGATGATGACCGTAGTCTTGTTTATTACTTGCATTACTTTTTACTCTTGGACTTTAAGTCGTCCACATATTTTTCCATGATGCTTACGTCTTTAGCAATGCTATAATGAAATAAAGTTTTTTCACACATATCTTGCTTCAATACGAATAAGGTAGAGTAATTTGGGTTAGTTAATTCCTTCACGCCCCAACAATGGAATCCTTCTCCGGTATCATCATCGAGTAACATCTGCTCTTCCGTGACTGCATTAGTATTAATATCTAGGATATTATATTCTTTGCCTAGACTATAATACACCTCATCGTCGGTGTCCTCTAAAACCCTAGCCTTCACGCATATCAACACTGCGCCAACATGTGCATCTTTTTTTTGCAATAGCATTATTTTTCTCCGCCTTCTATGTATTCATATACTTCATCAGCCAATTTCTTAATAAAGAATTCTTCTTCAGTCAGTACACTGTTAGCAGTGCCGAAGACTGGAGGATCAGAGAACGCTATACAATCATAACGTATATAAACGTATTGCTCCTTAACTAAGCCACAGTTATCAGTATATGTCCATTTGACATATTTTCTAATATACATTCCATCTAGTCTTTTTCTCTCAGCAAGGAATCGTTCTTTTGATTGTTTATTTCTAAGATCCGCGAATGTAGTTGTCATAAAGTTCCCTGTAGCTTTCTTAAGAAATATTCTTCTTCGATAATAACTTCAAGAGGTTCTACAGCCTCCATAGGATAGTCTCTCTCAATGATACCTACGATTTTCTTATACACCGTAGCATTGAAAACCCACTTACCGTTTACTTTACCAATTAACATATGGTCTTTAATCCACATATTAGGGACCTTGGCTGGTTTGGGCATGACGGGTTTACTGCTCATCAATGGTCTCCCGAATGGCGTAGTGCCATCATCGTATCCATCAAAACTAACTTTCGCCATCTTCGTCACCCTCAAGCCACCATTCGTTACCACACAACATATCATAGAAAACCATCTCTTCAAACTTTTTGAAGAATTCTTCTTTTCTGCGATTACGGAAAGGTCTACTGCTGTCCGATGGGCCTTTTGGGCCTTGTTCTGCATCTGCTGGGTCTGTTATATCCGTCATAATATACCTCGTCAATAGTACCTAATAATTTTCTTCTGAACACTTCTTCCTCTACCATATACGCACGACTAACGACTACAAGTTCACGCCAAGAATGATCTCTCATGGCGGTAGTGCATTTCTCAACGCAAAAAATTTCCTTAAAGAAATGCCATTCACCGTCTACGTCCTTACAAATAAACTTATAGATTTTAAATGCCGTTTTTGATCTTGTTTCAGCCATATTCATCGCTACGTGCCCTGCTAATGGAAATGAGTGTCTACTGTACACTATTCCCTACTCAGTACGCTAGCCACCAATAATAACTCTTCGTTTTCATTCTGTAGCGCTGTTATTTCTTCTTCTTGAGAAGTGCATTGCTCTTCCCATTCTTCTTTTTGTGTTTCTACATCTTCAAAATCAGTTTCCATCTTCTCACACATCTGTGTGATCGTATGCATGGATTCTTGGATGTCACCGGAGTAATCATTCTTGACTTTTTTAGCCAATTCAGCTATTTCTTCATCAGTAAGGTTTCTAGGACCATACGTCTCTAGAATGTCTATTACTACACTATGGACAATATTTCCCATTTCAGATTCAGCGTTATCTATATTTCCACTATCATATGAATGCACGATTATAAATTCCCTTTTAACTTCTCTTCGAATATTTCTTTCTCGTCAAACAGCATTGCCAGTTGCACATGAGATACTTCTCCCAAGAATTTTCCACTTGCGAGAATACTATAAACCTTACGCGAGGTCTTGGAGCTTGCTCTGCGACTAGTTACCTTATATACGTACCCTTTACTAACAGTACAAAAACCATTAACATCGCCTTTGCACATATCTACTTTAGCGGTCATACGTATCATAACTGTCACTCTTAGAATAATGGTGCCCTGAGCGCTCTCGAAACGCAATGTCCCCTTCAGTGGGGTGGAGTTACCTTAGCTTTCAGTCCTGCCTTTATCTGCAGATTATTACGCTGGACCTTACTTACTATTACTCCCATCAGGACGTAAATTGAACTTAATTATATGAGAAATTAAACCTAAAGTCAATTAGGTTTCTTGATTATCGGATTCTACCTTGATGACGCCAGTCGTCACTAGATGTACCACTACCTTACATAAGTAAAGCTTAACTGATACCCCGAACGAATACACCATGGCCAATATAATAGGAAGGAAGACGTACTCATTATGGATTAAGACAAATATAGCCCCACACATAACGGCGGTATACGCCCATAGGAATTCTTTTACTTGGTAAGATGACCTTAGAAAGATCTTGGTTATATATTCGAGAGCGAAGTCTTTATTTTCAGCTTCCACTTCGACGTCGTCCATGTTGGCAGACACATACGTAAGAAGAAGAGTGACAGCATAGAATACTGACCCACATATAGCAAACATCCACATGTATACTTCCAAGGAACTACCTGCTGAGAAATAATCCCTAACTGAAAAATATAACACTGCGAAGAAAACTGCGTGGCGGTCTATTAGATCTAACATGTTGATGTCCTCTGTTGGAAAAGGAATAGTATGTCATTATTTGAAAAATGTCAATTAGTAATTTGGTTTATTCTGAAAAGGGAATAACGTTCCCTTTCAGTGTCTGCGTGAATATTTCTTCTTCGCCGAAATAATAACACAGGTCTGTATAGTCTATATCACAAATATTATAAATCTGGTTTCCCTTATTAACATGATGTGACACTGGACCTATCCTAGACACTCGATACCTTATACATTCCGGTGTGACTCCAGCCGGAAACCTAAACTTATAGTGCGCTTTGATGACATAATCTACGCCACTCAATATCTCACCTATAGTATTTACTGCGGTAGCATTAAACGCATCAAAACTACTGTCCATGGCCTTTTCGAACCAATCATCAGCTAGTGACATTAGTAATCTCCCAAAGCATCTCTTATTTCATCACCGGAAAGCTGAACTTCGGATATTACATCTTCACCTAGGCGCAACTCTATTTGTATATTGGGAGAACAGAACCCACTCGATGGCGGCATAGTTATATCTATACTCAGCTCTTCTCTTAGTAGGACTAATAGGTCTTCACGTGTCATGATTCAAATCCTTCTAGCGTAGCTAAGAATAAATCTTCATTAGAGAAGAATGAGGTTAGGTGGCATAACATCCACTTGCCGTATCTGCCATCTGGATCAGTAACCTTATATAGGTCATCACCTATCTTTTCGATAGTGAACTTTTCGCCGACAGGATAAAACATATCGTACACTCTATTCAACGAATAGTGCATCATGGGTGCCACTGCACCACCTTCAAGTTTCCATTCTATGATCATGTTGATACCTACCGGATTTTAATAATTAGAGAGGGCCGGAATCGAACCGCCGCACAGCCCCCACTTAAGTTGACCGCTTTACCAGCATAAGCTAACTCTCACAGACACCCGACTCTGAGCATCTACCTTTCTTATCTTACCATGTATAGTCATCCTAGATAGGACGCGTACAGACATGATAGATCGAAACTTTTAATCTTCATCTGAAACCTACTGCTCTACCATTGGAGCTATACCCGCATAATTTTCAGCACGTCTCACGTGAAGGTTCATAGGTAATATGGGTTATATCTTCCCCGAATATGCCCAGAACCATTTTTTCAATGCGCATGATCGAGGTGACGTTATATCCGTTAGTTTCCAACTCATTCACCATACTAGTAACATAGTCAGTATGATACCCATCTATACTCTTAATGATCTTGATCATGCGTAGACCTGTTCTAAAATTGGAGCGGTATGTGGGTGACGATCCCACTACCTCCGACTTGGCAAGCCGGTGCTCTACCAACGTGAGCTAATACCGCATAAAAATGGTGGCTCCAATTAGGGACTGCAATTACGCTTAATAACCCTTGTGTTTTATCCTCTAGGAACCGTCCGAGGCACAGTATATTACATATCGTCTCTTTAGGCAAAGCGTATATTTGTCCGCCCAGTTTTAACGCTAAGAGTATGCCAATGTAATTTTGGAGCGGTATAGGAATTTCGAAATCCTGCACATGGGGTGGAAGCCCAACGCTCTGCCTCTGAGCTAATACCGCAATTTGGTGCTGAAGGCTGGGCTTGAACCAGCAACCTCGTCTTTACCAAAGACGCGCTCTACCTTTGGAGCTACAACAGCGTTGTTCTTACTTATAGTCTTCTTGTACTTGTGTCAGGATTGCCTTGCCTGCCCACTCATTGAACTTCTGTATCTTACGATCCAATACTGTAAGATCTAACATACGTAGTGGATCAACAGTCACAATCACGTTCATGTCTTCACATATTTTTAAGAAGCTTCTGAATCGAGGTCCAATATCAACTACTGCGCGATAATGCACAACTCGATCCAGCCCACCGAAGTCTGGCCCGTCACTGATTGTGGCACTTAGACTAGATAAGCATCTATAGAACTCGTCTTTTTTATATTCGTCGGCGCGATTACTGCCTCTATAAGTTTCTTCTTTTTCATTCACATAACCAGCCACGACAATCGCAACCATGTCCTGTAATGAAATATCGCCACACTGAATAACAGTGCTCTCAATAGTACTAGAAACATCACACATACTTTTTACCTACCGATTATCACTTTACACATTAATTATACCAGACATTTATATTAAAGTCTACTTACGTATCATCTTCATCGCCGAAGTCAGCTTCCATAGCCATCTCTTCCGCCCGTCGATGCCACTCTTCACAGTCATGACAGAAAAAATACTCAGTAGGCGATAACTCTTCACTACAATCAGCGCAACGCTTAATGAAAAAACCGTTTCTTTTTGTAATCATATCTCACTCCGCTACTACGTTACCGAGTAGTACTTGCTGAAATATATCTTCTTCATCAAACACTTTTAATAAACCTTGGTAATCCACTTCACATAACACTTTAAAAAACTTTCTGTCTGGGTCACCATGTATCTTTTCTAATACGCCTACTGCGTACACTACCGGCTCTGGTAGGTCAATCTGAAAAGGAATACTAGGCTTAATGAAATAAATACAATCTTTTTTTATTACCCTTAACGGACTCAAAGAAAAGAATCTAGTAGGCTTAGTGCATACGCACGTGAATGAGTTCATGCCTACTTCTCTAGCGGCTTTATATGAATTATGCATGATTTACATTAGGTTCCAATTCACCGAGTAGCACTTTAGTAAATATTTCTTCTTCGCCGAATATAACGCATAATGATCGAAACAACACAGTGACTACATGTTCGTAGTCTTCATCGAGTATACCGTACATCTGATCAAATCCTTTTCTTTCAGTGTAAGGATGTATGTGGTACGTTTCTTTTTCTTCGATAAGGTTCCCGTCTTGCGTGCCGAACGAACGACTAGTAACTGCTGTCATAGTTAAAACGTTCATGGGTATATCCTTAGTGTTTGGCACCCCTGCTAGGTAACGATCCCAGTAAGACGGGTTTGGAATCCGTCTGACATCCTATGTCCCAGAGGTAAAAATGGTAGCGGAGTCGCGTATCGAACGCATCACCCAGAGGTTATGAGCCTCGGAAGGTCACCTGACCTAACTAAAACCGCAATTAAAATTGGAAGCGCGTGCCGGATTCGAACCGGCGTATGAAGGGTTGCAGCCGACCACATAGCCTCTCTGTCAACGCGCTGTAAACTTTTTAAATATTCACTTCTTCCCAGATACTTGGGTTAAGTGCTTTAAATTCTATTACCACTCCGTCTACAAATACGGCATGGTTTACTTGTAACTTTTCTTCTTCGGTGACGTCTAATACATATGCGTATTTCTCACCCAACTCTTTATACGATTGCCCTACGTCGCAATTGCTTTCTATACCGAACGTATCGCGGACTTTCTCTTGATATGCTATCACGTTTTCTAAAGTGTTCACTTGGTGATCTCCTCAATATGTTTCCAGTCAAAGGTTTCACAATTAGGATAAGCTACGAAATCCTTAACAATGACACCAGTAGGTCTACCGTTCTCCACACGCTCTCTGTACGCAGACGCTGCCCATGGATTTGCTTGAGTCTTTCTCATACAATTTTACCAGTACGATCCGTTCATGATCTTCTCCCAATCTTTAGAGTCTATATAATCTCATGAATTAATGACGCTGTCAAATAAAATTTGGTGGGACGTGTCGGTGACGATCCGACTACCAGAGAGTTAAAAGCTCCCTGCTCTACCAACGTGAGCTAACGTCCCTTGGTGGGATATCTCGGTCTCGAACCGAGCACCTACTGGTTAAAAGCCAGTTGCTCTACCTGATGAGCTAATATCCCTAATGTGTGTTTGGTGGGGCGAGAGGGATTCGAACCCTCGACGAATTGGTTAAAAGCCAACTGCTCTGGCCGCTGAGCTACCACCCCGTAAGTTGTTTTACGTCTTACGGGATCACCAACACATTAGGGTATCCTATAAGACGATAAGTTTGCCTGATTTCATATCTTACCTTCCTATTTTTAATTTTTTATCACAATGATAATTTTAATACAAATTCTAATTCTTTAGGGTCAACGTTGTCGAAACCGCTTTCCTTAATAAAATTAATCGTCGCCATGAACTCTTTTTTGTACACAGAGAACATGTAGTTTCCTTTTTCTGCCAAGTGCTCCAATACTTCATAAGGAGTCTCTTCAGGTTCCCACTGATCTTCTAAGCCGTAGCAAGAACAATGTGATCCGTCAACTAACCAGAACTTTCCATCTTCAACATAAACAACCGAAGCAGTTCCTTCATACCCGTCTATATCATATGCTGCAAATATAGGCACCGCATTGGAAACTTCCGACTTTTCTACGCCAAACTGGGACAATACATTATCCCACGTATCGAATTCTCCATAAAACATTTTAATCACCTATACTCTTTAAATTTGGAGGGTCACCTCGGTTTCGAACCGAGTTCCAACGGAATCACAATCCGTCCGCGTACCAATATGCGTCGAGACCCTTGGAACCTTTTCCTTTTACACATAGAGGACAAATTTTTCTATGTAACACTCAACACAACGTCAGCGTTAGAATTCTATACTACGTTGATAACTCATAGAACATCAACGCTTCTTCATCTTGTTCTACTATAGCATCATATATACCATCTATATCTTCTTTCTTGTTAAACTGATACAGAGTCTCAAGGTACATACCACATTTAGGTCCATCACGTGGTTTAAGCAGAAGACACTTGTATCCGGTAATCTTACTAACGTACGCATCAATAACTTCATGTGGCGTTGCGTCAGATCTAATATGCCTTCTACTGTATACATTAATCATATTAGTTTTCTTTCTTCCAAGCATTAAATGCTTTTCTTAACTTCTTGTACAACTTACGATAGTCACCGGACAACTTGGCCTCAAATAGCTCTTCATCCTCGTAGTAAGGACTTCCTTCTACTAATGGATATATGCACTTGGCAGATACATCCAGATATTCACCCCTACGTTCTTTTTTAATCTTGGCCGTTACGACCAATGAGTCTACGACGGAGGGTATAAGCATGCTATGTTTCAATCCCTTGGCACTAATAGTCAACATTTCCGAGTTGGTATGCTTGGCTATAGTTCTAGTGATTGTGCCGACGTCACCATCAGGCATATTCTTGTCTCGGCCTTCTTGCCATACTGAATCATACACTACCATATACTTCAATATAGTGTCAGCGTTTCTGATTCTTATATCCGCTAATTCTGCAAAGTCCATAACGTGCACCTCTTGAAAGAGATAATATAATATAAGAGTTTAAGGTCGTTGTCAATTAATTTTTTTCCAATCATTGAACGCTTTTCTTAACTTCTTAAACACTACATCATAATCATTACTGATCTTAGCGGCAAACAAATCTTCATCAGTATAATAAGGACTATCAGCAACTAAAGGATAAAAACATTTAACCGATTCTTCATCTAATGTCCTCCACCCAATATTATTTCTAACTCTACGCTTCATCTTAGTAGTCACTATCAATCTATCTGAGTGGCTACGACCAGATATAGTATGGATAATGTCTGGCTCAACTACGTGAGTAAACGTATATGGCGATGCATATATATCAGTAGTAGTTGATAGTTTTACTATCGTCCCTCTTTTATATGTGGTCGGATACCATTTATCACTTGAATGGTACACGAGGATATAATCAACACTCTCATCGGCACGTACCATTTCCGTCTTTGCTAATACTTCAAATTTCACTTAGTTCACCTTTTTCCAATGATAAAAAGCTTTACGTAATTTCTTAATTAACGGCACAAAGTTATCTGTTAATTTAGCTTCGAATAATTCTTCATTACTATAGTAAGGACTATCAGCAACTATTGGATAAAAACACGTTACATAGTGTCCATTTAAAAAGGTATAACCATGCTCATTAAGGTTTTCAGTTTTCATCTTAGTAGTTATTACTAATCTTCCGTTTTGGCCAAGTGAGTAGTTACTGCCATTTTTATGCGCCTTTTCAAATACATATTGAGACCAAAAATCATCTATGGCCATGGGATTTAATGTACATGGCTTACTTGACATAGTGTAACTAGAGTTGTATGCACAAAGGTACTGCACATTAGTATCGACGTCACACATTTTAATATTAGCTAAGTCTTCAAATTTCACTTAGTTCACCTTTTTCCAAGCATTAAATTCTTTTCTCAAAGTCTTTCTTATCGCTTCATAGTCGCCAGATAACTTGGCTTCAAATAAATCTTCATCACTATAAAACGGACTGCCTACATCTAACGGGTAAAAACACTTTACGTATACGCTACTTACTATATCTTTTTTCATTTTAGTCGTAACTACAAACCGATCTTCCGTAGACGCACATCTTATATCGGCAGGTACGCCGTTACATTCATACTTAAAGAGAGTTACACTAGAACTCCAATAATCAACGTGATTTGCCTCAATGGTCATTATAGCACCACTTTTAAATCTAGGAACCCATGTTTCATCTCCATGATATACTAACATATAATTTACGCTTTCATCACCGTGGCGCATTGGCTGTCTGGCTAAATCTTCAAATCTCATACCATCATCTTACCGTCATAATAAAACACGATTGTCTCAGCATAATCATCGGCTTTACATTTTGCTAACGGAACAACTTCATCGCCGTTACGCTTCATTTTCTCGTTTTGGTAAACAGTACAATACGGCTCACTAGATACGATCCTATGTCCTTTTGCATAACCATCCACGGGATTACCATCTTCATCCTCATATATGTGGTTATATCTGATGTTATGACATATCTGCTTACAATCCATATTAATATCCTCTAAGGGACGTATTCTAACGCTTTTTAATGTTGACGTCAACAACTAATTGGTCGGAATGACTGGATTCGAACCAGTGGCCAACGGTATCCAAGACCGTCACTCTAAACCAGACTGAGTTACATTCCGTTAAATTGGTCGGGATAGTAGGATTCGAACCTACGGCCTCAAGCTTCCAAAGCATGCGCTCTACACCAGACTGAGCTATATCCCGATAAATTGGCGCATCACCAGTGGTATTGAACCACCCGATCCCATGACTTGACGACTTGAGACAGCACAGTGTATGGACGTCCATACTTGCTCTGATACATAAATTGGCACCAACGACGAGTTTCGATCTCGCTACCTGATCCTTGACAGGGACCCGCTCTCCCGATTGAGCTACGCTGGTAAAAATTGGCGATGCTAGGGAATTTCGAAATCCCGACCTTACCGCAGACAACGGTTTGCTCTGCCTCTGAGCTATAGCACCTAAACTTCACTCGTTTTTATAGAGGTGAACATTCCTCATGTTGGCTCCGTGGGCTGGGATCGAACCAGCGAAATCTTGGTTAACAGCCAAGCGCATTACCTCTCTGCTCCACCACGGAATTAAATTGGTAGACCCTGTTGGTTTCGATCCAACTACCTCCGAGTTATCGGCTCGGTGCTCTCCCGATTGAGCTAAGGGTCCAAAACTTTGTAATATGTCAGGCTATTACTTACCTATGTAATTTGGTACGGGAGATAGGACTCGAACCTATATGCTTTCGCGTCGGGGTTACAGCCCGATATACCTTCCAGTGGTACGTCTCCCGCGACATCTCGTAAGATGTTTCGTCTCTAATAAGACTCATCAGGCGGACTGATTAGTTTTTTTTAATTTGGTGCCAAAGGTTGGATTCGAACCAACAACGGGAATGCGCATTTACAGTGCGGGGCGCTACCAATTACGCTGCTACTCTGGCGACGAGATTTACTCTCGTTTCGTCCCTGTTAGGACTCATCAGGCCAGCTGATTAGTTTTTGACACCGCACACTTAGAGCATGCTGCCTCTTTCGAGGATATCCCCCATGGGACAGTAGTGTCAAAATATTGCGCTAATACTAAGCCAAGGTTGCGATCCTTGGGCAGAACCCAGTACTAGCGAAATTTGGTGCACTTGAAAGGTAACGATCCTTTCTATACGGGACTTCAATCCGTCGCTAATCCATCTCAGCTACAAGTGCAAAAAATTGGTACACGGAGAGAATTTCGAAATCTCGACCTATGGTATGTAACACCACCGCTCTGCCTCTGAGCTACCCGTGTAAAACATGGCGGTAGATATAGGATTCGAACCTATGGACCCCGTTAAGGATCACGAGTTAGCAACCCGCTGCATTCACCACTCTGCCAATCTACCTAAAAAATCACTGTATCTTCAGACCTTCACTGCTGCTTCTTCGATTAGGGATACAGACCTAATGCAGATGTCTAACTGTTGTTGTAAGCGCCTTATCATTATATCATCTATTTCATAAGGAGTCAATCTTTTTTTTACAACTTTTTCTATTTGGTGCTCCAGCACGGTAACGATCCGCGTTCCCCCGATTACAAAACGGGACATCATCCATATAAATGTTTCAAGAGCTAAAATGGTACACCTAGCAGGATTCGAACCTGCGACAGCCCATTATCTGTGGTTACGAGGTATAAATCCATTGGCGTAAATTGGTACTTCGAGGGGGATTCGAACCCCCAACCGACCAGTTATCTACTGCACGGGATATAAATCCGTCGCTCTACCAATTGAGCTATCGAAGCATTTAAAGTTTTAACACGCCGCCGTGAACTTCACGATGGCAATTTGCGCATAACATTACGCACTTATCTAGTTCCTTAGCTAAACGTTCCCACGCCCAACCCCTAGAGTAAGCAAAATTAGGATCTTTCTGCGTAGGGTCAAGGTGATGAAATTCTAAACAGCCATTATGTCTATCATAGCCGCAATTCTCACAAGAACCACCCTTATATTCCACCGCCTTCTTCTTTACTTTGGCATATCTTTCAACACAATATTCGCCGTGACACTGCTTACACATAGACGGAGTAGACTTATAGAATTTAGCCTCATCATCTTCCCCACATAAACATACAAAAGCAGTAGTGGCATGGCCTTTTTCCGCATTTGAAGTCTTAAGATCGTACTTCTTCATCCAATAGACTACCGTAGTCTGTCCTTTACCAGTGGCCTCCGACAACTCTTTCAGAGTTTTACCCTCACCCACTAGATTTTTCAAATACTCTTTTTTCATATTGCTCACCATAGTTTATAAGTATTTATCATTTTCCTACTCATACACTATTAAAGCTGTGCTACCGCTACACTATGGAGGCTAAATTTGGTAGTCATGGGGAATTCTGAGATCCCGACCTCGTCCCGTATGAAGGGAGTGCTCTGCCTCTGAGCTACATGACCACAAATTTGGTGGAGCCACGGGGAGTCGAACCCCGATCATCTACGTGCAAGGCAGGCATAATCCCATTATACTATGGCCCCAAATTCTTTTGTTTATATAGCGAGGCATGGTATGCCCCGCTTTCCAATTTACTAATCTAATTTTCAAATAACGCTTTACTGCTGGAGTAAAGTAGTCTGGGATTTTACGAACCCCTGAAACGAAAAAACCCGACGTAGTTTCCTAGGTCGGGTTTCGAATTCTTTATGAGTTTTGGAATTTACATTCCTCTCGTCTCACCTTTCATTCTAACCCGATTCTGATGCTTCGGATAGCCATTAAAATTACTATCATCCGCTATCACACTAAACATAGGCGCAATCACACACCACGCAGCCGTGCTATTAATAGCAATATGCTTTGTTGTTGTATTGATGTTTGCAGTCAATGTTTTCATGTTATTTCACCTTGAAATATTATCTAGTTAAGTTATGCTGAGTATTATACAACGTATTACAATCGTTGTCAATACTTTTATTTATCATTTTTGAACTTTTTTTGTCTAAAACAAGTTTTCGTTCATTTGATGCCGACTATTATACAACGTTATGTAGTAGTTGTCAACACCTTTATCACTTTAATTTAAGTGGCATACCGATCAGCGTAAATCCCGTATCGCACCAATATCTCTAATGCTTCTTCGTTCATACTAACCGTTTCTTCTGGAGTCATAACTCCACTACTAAATGTAATCCTCATTGCGTCAATTGCTTTCATATCGACATCTACCCCTGAAAAATCAGAAGGACTAATAAGTATTTCTCGTAAGTTAAGAAGCTTATTATATATCTCGTTAAGAGTCAAGCTTCTATCTGTACTATTCATATAGCGCTGTCTTTCGTTCTCTAGATCCATCCTATCTTCGTCCGATGCGGTAGTTATTTTGCCACGTAGAGAAGACATATCTCTGTCGTATCTTGGATTGATAACACTGAATTCACTTTCCTCAATTACCACGTCAATACCTTGTACCGACATATCACTGGCTAACTTCTCAGAATATACTTGTGCGTTTTTACACACTTGACTATTAACGTCTGCAGCATGCTCTTCTGACTTCTGCTTAAAGCTCTCATTTTTTGAGGCTACAGCTGGGTCAGTAATTATCGCAATATCAGTGTCGTCTAAGAAATCTTTAGGTTCTAAATTTCTCATTATTTTTTCTTGGGTAGTAAGCACTATGTCTCGCATAGACACGTCTAGAGTCTTATCTGTGGCTAACAAACCTAATTCACTATCCTGCTTATATTCTTCACATAACACTTTAGCTCTCGCCGTAATAACACTGGCTTCGTACACGCCAACACCATCATATAATTGCTCTAGTCTATTTTTGTACGTTTTTGTTCTTTCACGATTCTCTAATACGATAAGCATACTACTATACTTTTTAATAACATCCTTCAGACCTCTATTAGCTTTTGTCATAGCGTCTAACATGACAACGTCATAGCATAATTGATCTCTATCTACAGTTTGAGTAGTGCTGTACGTTTCTTCTAATGCTAGGATAAGTCCTTTCAAATATTGAATATCCATGTGTGTATGCCCTTTTAATGCGTTTATACTATTTATAAACTAGGTTGTCACACGGACTAATTTTTTCTCTCACACATTCATTCAACTATTTTTCCAGTTATTTCTTTATAATATTATTTGGGTGCATAGGATGCAAGGTACTCGTTTTCTTTTTGTCTAACTTAGCGCCGGTAGATCTCACTAGCATGCCGCCCATTCTCAAACGTTCACCTTCATTAGCATTCTTAAATGCGTCTGAATCCATAAGAGCGTCAAGATTTTTTCTGAACTGGCCAATGCCTGCAAAACTCATTATACGCCCCTAGTCGCAAATTTACCTTCGTCTTTGCGATTATCCATCATTATCATTGACATAAAAACATCTTCTTCTTCAAACAATACGTTTAAGTCTCGTTCTAAAAGATAGGTCACCGCTTCCCGTCGATCTGTATTATCAAAACGATAACTACTCAACACATACTTACCTACGTCTCTACGCTCTATATGGTACGTGCTTCCTACGTGTATTTTCCAAGGTATACATGATGGACTTAGGCTACCCATATTAAAATCTTTTTTGATCTTTATCGCGTTTAGCTCGTTCATACTTTCCACCCAATCAGTTTACCATGGAATCGATCTTCGTCTGTTAATTTATTCTCAATCACAAAAAGATAATTACCAGACTTACCGTTAAAGTTTGCGAGGAACCTAGAACTCGGTTCCATTGGGTCACCTGTCATAATACTAGATTCTACCACTTTAATGAATTCGGCACCATCAGCATTAATATACGGTTCTCCGTAAGCTACCGCGACGTCACCAGCCTTATAAGTTGGAAATCTCAACTCTCCGGCCTTTAGCGTTTCACCAATGACACAGATGAGCTTATCACCATCCTTATAATCAATCAACTCTTTTCTTACTTCAAACATGGCTGTGACCTCAGTGAAAAATGTATACTATGCCGCTTTAAACTTAATGTCAACGCTTGAATGGAGGTAGATAGAGGTAACGATCCCCAAGGCACGCAAGTCCTCCTACTGTTTTCGAAACAGTGCCTGACCCTGTCAGGATTATCTACCGTAACTGATAAATATAGTCATGAGACTATTAGAATTTAACAACAAAGGTGAAACGTTTACCATGCTCGGAAAGACATGGGACGTAGACAAGGGATATGACCTTGTAAAGGCTCACGGAGTTCCCGTAGAGACATTTAACACCTCAGACCTAGCTAGTATGCTAGGTTTTGTAAGAGTCGATCACGACCACGCCATGGGGTCTGAGAAGAACTCTCCTGTGCTTATCGTAGAGTTGGAAAAAGGTCTTATGTTAATAGACGGTTACCATCGCGTACATCAAGCAGTACAGAACAAAGTAGACAATCTACAAGGTTATGTTTTAGATCAAGAACAATCCAAGTCAATCGAACTTAGATAGCCCACTTGGCCCTAGTGAGATAGTAATCACGTTTAGCCTTACTTATATTATATGAATAGTTTCCATACAACTGCTCTTCTTTTACATTGAACATGCCCATAGTCATATACATATCATCTTGAGCTAGTCTGGCCCTATACTTAAAATATTTACGTTGTAATCTGGCAAACATAATATTTCCTTAATTGGCAGTAGATTGAGGTATCGATCCCCAAGGGCTATTAACCCTCCAACGGTATTCAAAGCCGTGTCCGTCCCCGACGAATTAACCTACTATAAATTGGTACTCCTGGACGGTATCGATCCGTCTTCCCCGCGCTGAGAACGCGATATCCTAGCCATTAGACGACAGGAGCATTAAATTTGGTAGCAGACATCGGTATCGATCCGAAAGGGGTATCAGCCCTCGCAACGCTTTCCAAGCGCACCCAATCACCATCATGGATTATCTGCTAGTGTTTTTTACCTGCCGTGAGAATTTAGAAATCATTTATCTCACTACTACTCCGCGTAGCCACCCTTCAGACCCATCCACGATTCGCTGTCTGATGCCTAAGCAAGTAAAGGAAAGAACCTTGCGAGTTCAGCCCTGCCTGTCAATGGTTGAAACTAGTATTTCCCATTAACAGTATGTTTGGTGCGCCCTCCAGAATTCGAATCTGGAATCGTCGGAGTAGAAATCCGGTGCCTTATCCAATTTGGCCAAGGACGCATTAAAATTTAGGTTACTAAGGCCAGCTTTTCACAAGAGTACCACCTCTTACTACTAGGCCAACCTTTTCACCAAGGTAGCGTTTGGTATTTGCTACCTTAAAATGTTGGAACTGTCGGGAGTCGAACCCATCTACACTCGCAAGTATACCAGTAGACGTAATGAGGAATCGAACCTCCGTCTGTCCAGACTTAAAAGAGGAATCGAACCTCTACCTTAGCTGCCTTCAGCCAGTCCCATAAAATGGTACACTTGACGGGCCTCGATCCCGCATTCCCCTGATTGAAAGTCAGGTATCCTATTCCAGTTAGACGACAAGTGCATTAAACTTACTTCTTCATTTTCTCGATTTTCCTATCAATCCTTTCGGCTAGCCTTTTGGCTTTTTCTGCCGTGTATTTGAGAGATTCCATCTTACTCATTCTTGATGTTCTATAAGATTCTAGGTCTATAACTGTTCCCATGGAACTCTCCGTAAAAATTGGTACGCCGAGGTGGATTCGAACCACCGACAGAAAGATTCGTAATCTCTCTTGCATCCGCTGCCCGACGTATTAAAATCTCAGCATGCCTAACCTTCTGGCTGCGCTACCTTTTCAGGCCTTGGAAGACAACATGCTATATCCTCAGCTATACGTATTTGGTGCCATGGGCGGGAATCGAACCCGCATGATCTTTCGACCGCCAGATTTTAAGTCTGGTGCATATTCCTGCTTCGCCACCATGGCTTCAAAACTTTTAAATATCATCCGCTACACTTTCATAACAACTTTTACACCAATAGTTATAATATGTTTTTTCACGAATTTCACTTTCGTACGGATTAACCACTAGTGTCTTCTCTACTCCTTCACATCCGCACGACGGGAAGTACTCACTGACATCTTTTTTACATCCCTTTATATGATCAGCGATCATCTTGGGCGTAACGGCAGCACTGGCATGCACTTCAAACCCAACAACACTTTTTTCTACGTGCTCTGTTCCGTTCGGACCTTTGATGGCGACATAACGTTTACCGATATTAAATTGGTAATTAATACCACCAACTTCTAACTTTCTATAATGTGCCATCTTCTTTCTCCAATATGGTACGGGTGGAGGGAGTCGAACCCTCACGATCTTCCGATCTACGGTTTCTAAAACCGCTGCATATACCAACTTCGCCACACCCGCATTTAACCTTTAAAACTTTTCTTCAATCTATCTCTTAACGTGGCTACTGATGTAGATAGCACGCCGTTCTTCTTTTCTAACTGATCAAATAGAGCTACGGCCTCTCTGTATACTCTTTCTTTCTCAATATGTTCTGGTATACGTAGCCATTTGTTTCTGTTCTTCATATACTCACCTAATATGGTACGACGAGAGGGAGTCGAACCCTCAACAACTAGAACTTGAACCTAGCACCTCTACCAATTGGATCACCGTCGCATTCTATTCTTCATCTTCGTCACCATCATAAAATCTATGAAAGTGCGATTCAAACCATGGACCTGGATTCTCAGGATTCGGGTCATACATCTCTGCGATATAATCTGCAAAGAATAATACTATTCCTATCCAGAAACCAGCCGTTATACTTATAATACCTGACTCTGCGCATACTGCACTTAAAACAAATAGTATCGCTACTACGTGATAAAATGTCGCTCTTACTCTATGTCTCTTTAATAAACTTTTCATTATATTGTCCTCATTATTTTATTAATGAGAGGCAATCAATACTGCACAAATCTGATTCTTAGGCCAGCCCTATATTTCCTTCCCGCTTCTCTGTTCTTCTATATTTTCTCACGTTTTCTACTTCTTTACAACTTTTATTTCTACTTCTTTCGTGGCAGCGGATGAGGGAATCGAACCCTCGACATCGCAGTCAAAGTGCGAGGCTATACCACTTAGCTAATCCGCGATTACAATGTCGTAGTCGCTGTCTGGATAGCTATGGGAACAATCGTCCCCAAATTTACCTCTTTATTCATGTTCATATCTTTCACCTTTTATTACCTTATTGGCTAGGGTGGTGGGTAACGATCCCACTATCACGAGTTCAAAGCCCGTTGCCTTATCCTATTGGCCACACCCCATTTGTTGGTACACCATGGGGGTTTCGATCCCCCTTCTGCAGGTTGAAAACCTGTTGACCTAGCCACTAGTCGAATGGTGCTTTAATTCTTTTCTTTTTCTTCGAGCATAAAAAAACCCGATTTAGTTGCCTAGATCGGGTTTCTGAATTCTCTGTGATTTTAATCTATACTTAGATAAAATCCTCTTCGATACTCATTAACCCGTAAGGCTGTCTTTCCAGTTGGCGTTCAACCGACTGAGATGATAACAATTGTTCAGACACAACTTGGCGCTGTGATGCAGATAAGAGCATACTGGAAGCGATTGTAGTTGCGATAATTGTTTTCATTTTACTAGACCTTATTAGTCATTTAATTTATACTGAGTATTATACAGTGCTTTAAACACTTTGTCAATACTTTTATTTATCATTTTCAGAAGTTTTTATCTCAAAATGAGTATTTCTTAATATGGGACGAATTATATCACTATATCACGTCCCTGTCAAGCCATATATCTTACATTACGAATACTTTATTATAATAGGCACCTAGCCCACCTTCTAATCCCCACTCTAACGTGTCAGCTGCTGACTGTAGAGCGTGGTTGTATTCTACCATTTCGAAATCTTGTATTTGTCCGTTACCTTGTAACGACGCACTAAAATTTCTATTTCCGAATTGTTTTGGTATTTCTTTAAGCTTCACTTTACCAGTCGTTAGGTATTGAGCGAACATCTCATGGAATGCTTCTGCGCCGTTATTCAGGTTCTTATCTCTTGCGGATCTAAAGTCTCCCGCTGCATACATAAACAACTGCATAATCTTCATGGCTCGTTGATCACTTATGAATCCGCGCCAATTTCTAGGGAAGTCATTAATCCCGTACAAAGGGAACACTTCCAAAGACATTTGCTTAATGAAGTCGCTGTAGGCTTCTAAAATCTTCGGTGGATTAACATTTGGACGTGTAAGTACATGCGCTATTCTATGTGCTACAATCCATGGTGTCATAGTAACACCTTTTTCACCTTTATTGTTAGTAAAGATAATACTAATTGCATCGCCGTCATGATTTACCATATTGGCAACTTCTTCGCCTAAATTTTCTTGTACCCAATTCATATCAACCATACCAACTTCAGTATGACGGTTGGCAGCAGGGCTATTTACGAAATAAAAATTAAAGTCGTGGTCAGTATTACTGAATTTCTTTCTGAATACTTCTTGAGATTTAGGATTGTTTATGATCTTACGATCTTTAGGTTTTCTAAAGGATGAATTTTTAGAAAAGTCGCCTGATGTTTCGAAATCTCCAATTGGAGCTTCGTTAAGGCTTTCAATGATATGTTGTAGTTTCATTATAAAATAGAACCTATATTTTAGTTCTATTTATCAATAAAAGTCATTAGTTATCGGCATCAGTACTTATTTTTGATACCTTAATGGTTGACGGAAATACTATTACCTTACAATCAACTTGTTCTTTAACGAACTTCAATACGTCTTCCATATATGCCGCTTGTTTACTCCTAGGCATATCAGTACAATCAACGGTAACTATGAGAATTTCGTCCTCAGAAACCGTCAATGTCTGTATATTCTCCACTGTCAATATCTGCTTCATGGTATGTAGTTATTTCTCTTCCAATTAACAGCCAATTGTATGATCTTGACGTCATTAAGAGCATCATGCTCTTTTAGTTTTAGTTTATCAGCAGCTATCTGTTTTACTTCCCATAACTGTTTATCACCGGCATGATACTCATACAATTCAGTGACACTACCTAGCCTAAATGTTCTTTTAATTTTAGCCGCTTCATAGAGTTCGTTACACCAGCCAATATCGTACAATCCACCGTCACAATATACAGTACCATCACCGACGAATTCATTAAGGTCTTCAGCGACTTCTTTTAAAGGCTTACCAATGTCCAGTAACGTATTAAGTGGTATATTATGTATGTCTTGTGAGGCAGGGTCCCAATTATACGTCTCTATCCATTTATCAGACGGACGAATATACCTATCAAAGGTAGAACCGTCTTCTTTTATAATAGCAACTTGTATTGGGAAACTTGGATACTGCAAGGCGGACGCCTCGAAGTCAATAATATCTATTTTCATGTCTTAAGACCTAATAGAATTTGGTAGCGCAGGACGGATTCGAACCGCCGATCTCAAGGTTATGAGCCTTGCGTGATGACCAAGCTTCACTACCGCGCAATTAAATCATTTACACCAGTCTTTATTATCAACTGATGTTTTGCCATCATCGTAGACGGCATATCCGTTATTTATCAGAAACTGTCCTACGTCTTGACCATTAATCTTGACGTCGGCTACAATTCTCCTAGGGTATGAACCCCAGTCAAAATTAGTTAACTTCATGGTAGTTGAATCACCAATCATCTTAACTAATGCAAACTTAGCTTGTGTTGCAAGTAATGCTTCTGCGTCACACTTAGCCTTATTAAGCTTGCCAGTCTCAACATAAGACGCCGCAGGCATTTCAGGTGTATCTATGTGTTGAACCCTAACACGCAATACATTAAGTGGTGGAGGTATTCTCTTCTCATGAAAGTGAGTATATATCGTATCTCCATCATACACACCATCGATTGGCATAAGCAGATACGATGCATTTGTTATGCCACTAAATGTCAGCAGTAAGACAAATAATAAACTCTTCATGCTATTAAAGCATACCCGAAGCACTATAGGTGTTCAACATACCTTTTAACAAACGCGTACTGTGCCATTTATCCATCACATAGTTGTCAAACTCATGTGATTCTAATGCAATCACGTCATCTACCGATAATTCTAATTTACGAACTGTACTCTCATACTCAGTAGTGTTATCTGGCACTTTAGGAACAGTTATTTCCCGTAATCCTTCTGGATCATCTAACGCCTTAGCCACATCAGCTTTGTACTGTGCTAAACGTGCGGTTTTAGCAGATAAAATATCTGTCTTGTGGGTTTCTAGATTCGCTTTAACGATTTCTAGTAGTTCTAAACGATTAATATTAACTGTGTCCATGATACATCCGTGTATTTTAATTTGGAGCGGGTGGAGAGGTTCGAACTCTCTCTGCCCATACTTAATTTGGAGCGGGTGACAGGGATCGAACCTGCGACGAAATGGTTGGAAACCACACACTCTACCGCTGAGTTACACCCGCATATTTATTTTCTACTAATTCTTTTATGAATGTACCCTAATAGTACTTAAGTTCGCATCTTCACGTGGATATTTATGGACCGTCTCAAGATGAGATATTACTATGTCCGCATCCGTATGTCTATACCCGCACTCTTCACATTCCCACGTTGCACTACCAACTCTGCGATTCTGCACAGCTTTTGCTCTACGTAAGTCATACTCAAGTTCCATTATTTTGGCACTAAGTGCTACATCGCTAAGTTCGCTATAACTTGTCATATAACACCTTCTAAAAATGGCTCCACAACTTGGGATCGAACCAAGGACCAAGTGATTAACAGTCACCTACTCTACCGCTGAGCTATTGTGGAATTAAAAAATGGTGGCGGGACCTGATCCCCACTTCAGATACCGAAGTATCCTACCGAGTATGTTTCAACTCAAGCCTTTCCCCAGATGGGCACCGTAAAAATGGAGCTTGCGGCAGGAGTCGAACCTGTGACCTGCTCATTACAAGTGAGCTGCTCTACCAACTGAGCTACGCAAGCATATTATCTAACGTAAGAAGCGAACTATACGTCGAAGGAAGTTTAATTCCTCTTTAACGGTGTCCAAATCTTCAAGTATTTGCTTAGACTGCGCTAAGTTACTCTCTATCTGAGATTCTATACGTCCTACGTCTGATAATGACAGATCATCTTCGTCATCACCGTACTTCGGCATTAAATCTCTAGCTGTAATTATCATAACGATATCCACATAAAGTAAAAAATTCTTAGGGGTTGATACTATCAGTGTTGGCCAAATCCTAGCAGATGTAGGACGTTTATGATATTTATTGAGGACCGCATATCACTGCGACAGCTAACCTATCCCCTTTCTCTTCAAATACCAACCACTAAGAACTTTAAAATAAAAATACGTTGAGATTATACGTACAATCGGTAAGTCTTTACGTTCCCGTACCTCGTACATTGCTCATGCACGGTTAAGAACTTATCCACTGAGACAACCCGTAGGTCCATCCCAGTATCTTACCATATCGGCCTTATTTTAAGTGGAAAGGCGGTTCCACTGTCACATAGAGATACTCTGAATTCTTCTTTCCTTCTACCTTCGCAGGCAGTTAAGGGTTGCAGCCCAAAGTGCAGAATCCTTCAAACCAAAGATCACTTTGCAGGTTCTCTTTGACCACGTGTTCATCCGAGGATGCACGGGATTACGATATTTTCTCTTCTATGCCGTCAACAACTTTGCGTTTTTTTTACTTTAATTAAGTAAACGAGTAATGGATTTGAACCACCGACCTCTTGAGTCTGAATCAAGCGCTCTACCAACTGAGCTAAACCGTTAAGTTGTATCTAACCAAGACGTGTGCTGACAATGCTCCATAACTATTTCTAGCGACAGAATACACAACATCTCTATGTACTTTCACCCGATGAGGCTAATCCGTACGTTCTTTCAAGACTCCCAAGTTTTAACACCTGTTCATCTAACAAGGTCACCCGAAGGATCACTCTAGAATGAATAAAAGCTCTTGTCATCACTGACTCAAACAATTACCCTACCCTTTGTCACTGCTGGTATCACATCTGCCCGATAAGGCGTATGAGTGAAGGAAATTCTCATCTCCGACTAAGATCTCAGCGTTGCCCTGATCTCATTTTACCCCTGATGCTTACACCATGTTCTCCGTTTGTACGAAGTCACAGGTAACTCGGCTTGCATAATTTACCCGAAAACCAAAGGTTAACTGGTGACGGTCTGTTAGTAGATCCGCCCTTCCCCGCATTACTACGGCTGTAGGATTATACATCCTTAAACTTGTTGATCAAAGATCAAATCATTAAGATCCGAAGATCGTATTGATTTAGTCTCTGAGGGCGCATATTATATCACGCTTTAAACTGGTTGTCAACACTAAATAAATATTTATTTTAAAACGTTTATTTACTGTCTCGACTTGAGGTGCACATTATATAACAACTTGCTACTCTTGTCAACCATTCTTTTTGTTTTATTTAAAATAAAACGTGGAGATTGTTCTGATCTTCTAGAAAGAACATATTCCTCCCCACTTGAATCTAACCTGATAACCGTAACCCTCTTATGTGGCTACGACTCATAGTCTTCATGCTGTGCATTATATATGATTTTCAAGTTCGTGTCAAACATTACCGTAATTAATTTTCGTATGTTTCACTTTACCACATATTTCACACTGTAAATGAATGACGTCCGCACATGTCTTCCCGTCCCACGTTTCATTATACACTCTAACTTCTTTTACCGTATCCCACTTATGTAAGTGCCCAACAAACAACTTACATAACCATTCGTACATTATGTTGCCCATGCTAGGACAGTAGTCCAATCACCGGCAACCCAACGTGAGTTATGTTCTTTCTTGAAATGGACTTTCTGAAAAGATAACTTAGCACTAATACTACCTGTTCTACATAAACACCAATAAAAACCAGTTGCATTCGGGTTTCTATCTGATACATGCACATATCCATCTGGAAGATATCCAGCTTGAACACGATCTAAAGTAAATGACTCAACACGCATATCTCTCATATTGATTACTTTACCATTACCAGTAAATGCTCCGCGAACGACTTTAAAAGCCTCATCCAATGAACTAGCCTTGCGATGAACGTAAAGAGTCCCTCTGTCTAAGGCAGATTCGTCAGTAGCGTAGGTTCCGCCTAAAAACTCAGCATCATTCACTGACTCGACGACAGAAAAATAGTCTTTCTGGTCTGGACAGCTGAAGTCAACGCCGATTTCGTATATTTTATCCATGTTTATCTCCAAATTTTCACAAATTGTACTTCAAACTCGAACATTAGTCAAGTAAAAGTTTGATAAATAGTAGTAACTAATGGAGAGCATAATGCCAAAGTCAGATAATGTTACCTCGGTTCACGTAAATGACTCAGGTACATGGAAAATAGTAAAGAATATATACAGAAAGTCGGCATCTGGCTGGCAGGAAGTCAAAGACGCATGGACTAGAGACAATGGGTCCACAGTTCAGTTCTGGGACGAAGGAGTTATCTCTGTACATACGCTGTACGCGGAACCGACGCCTTTAGGGCCAGGAGAAAAGGGCTTTAGAGGCCTACCTAATAACGCATTTTCTGGTTCAATAACCCCAAGCGCTCTAGGTTCTACGGGTAGACAAATAACATGGCTAACCACTACCTCTTATAACCCTGCCAATTTCAGGGTGAGCATGAGCGGCACTGGTAATAGTGACTGGAACACAGTGACAGTTACTGGACCAGGTATAAACATATCATATGACAGGTCCAGTATGGTATACGGAAGTTCTGGAGGATCTTCCAGTTGGCATATTACTGGTTTGACTCAGTTCTTCACGTCATATGAAACCTACACCGTAACATTTACATAATATAAAAATATTTAAGCGAGGCTAAAGCATGTCTTATAAGATAAGATTTTACAGAGAGTACCTAAACGGAAACTCAGGTTCCATCACAGTAGATGACGGCGCAGTCACATATGATAAAACCGATATACCTCTCACAGGTATAGGGGTAGTTGCGTATCCTGAAAGTATAGCGGAAGCACTAACATGGCAATTAGAAAATTTTGCTGGTGGCGCTGAACCTTCTAATCCGGTGCAAGGACAGTTATGGTTTGATAATATTAACGCAACACTAATGGTTAATATTGCTCCGTCTAACGGTGTTGCGGATTGGATACAAGTTTCTAGTTCTGGTGAACAAGGACCGCAAGGTGTTCAAGGTGACACTGGGCCTCAAGGTATTCAAGGTGTTGATGGTCCTACTGGACCTCAAGGCATACAAGGTTTAACAGGGGACGACAGCTTAGTACCTGGTCCTGCTGGACCTATAGGTGCTGATGGGCCTACTGGTCCTATTGGCCCAACTGGAGCTACTGGTGCCACCGGAGCTACCGGACCTACTGGCGCGTCAAGTTACAATATTAACGTGTCTTCAAGTGCCCCAACGGGCGGAAATAACGGAGACCTTTGGGTTAGAATATAATGACTTTTAAACCTTTAACATATAAAGAGTACAGATCTGGTATTCCAGAAGGAACGACTATTACCGTGGATGACAACACAGTAAACACTGACGTAACTTTGCCGTTGATTGGTAAGGACTACGTTAATTATGGACCTATTCTTGCTCAACAACATATGTATATGCTGGAGAATTTTAATACTAGTACCCCCCAAAATCTAGGAGATTCTATGTTAGCTGGCACGTTAATATATAACAACAGCCTCAAAGTATTAGTTGGTCAAACTGAAGACATATTTAATCCTATAGTTTTAAATCCTAACACAGTTGATGTGTCCGATTCCAGTATTATTCCAGAATTTGATGTAAGTTTCGATTTTGGTCTTAGTACAAACACATGGGAGAATATATACGTTGATAATATCAGTACAAATATAATTTACATCACCGACCCAGTAACAGGCAATTTTAAAACACTAGAGGAATCGTTCATAGTCACGTCTGACGAAGTAATACATGTCGGAAGTAACTTACAGAACCAAACTGTCACTGAAGTTTTAGATCATGTGAATGATAACAGTGAATTCTCAAACTCGGTTACTAGATTAGATGATTCCGTAACGGAAATAATGGCTATAAATAATGCATCATATGTTTTTATTGGCGCTTTAGATGCTGACGTTCCGTTAGTAGAAACAGACACCGACGATCTTATATCATTTACTGTAGTTTCTAGTACACAGAATTTTACTATGAATGTCCCTGTTGGTTCAAGTGATAATTTTAATTTTGATATGGCATTAACAACATTAACTATAAACGGTGGGGCTTACATTACTAAATTTAACCAAGGCACACATAATACATGGTTAGTAACTGGAGATATTGTATGACTTTTAGCATAAGGCAGTATAACGAATTTCGTGATGGTAAATCTGGGTCGGAGATGCAAGACTTCACATTAAATGAAGGTTCATTTTCTATACCCATTTTAGGTAACGGTTACGAAGACTTTGCGAAGACTTTATCAGAGAATGCGATATGGATCAGTAGTAATTTCTACAATAGTACATCTCCTGATAATCCTATTGTTGGGCAAACATGGTTTGATTCCGTTAATAATGTAGTTATGGTATATAACACAGATAATATCTGGCAGCCACTCACTACTGGAATATTAAATACCGAAGCGGTAGACACACCCGTGTATCCTGATTTCGGAATTTCTTCAGATGTCGGCACTGACCTTTTAAGATATAACAATTTATACACTGGAGGTTTATACACGGAAACATTTAATTATGAAAATGCTTACGGTAGTGTAAAAGATATAGTCATCGATTTCAATAGTAACAGCTCTTTAGTGTACTCTGACAATCTATATGAAGAGTCTGGCGCAATCCCAGCCAACACAACATTAATGAAAGATCTGGACGATCTAGTTGATGGCACTAATGTGAATCAGGATACACCGTGGACGACAACCGTAATTAATGACTCTCTGTTAAACAGAACCACATATGAAGAGGCAGATTTAGTTAAGAACACGACATTAATTTATAACCTAACTGATGTAAATACCGATGTAAATATTACAAAAGTTACTTTTGACTTCAGAGAACGTACCATTGAGGGCGATACCCAACTTATGGTTATTTTACAAGACGCCGCATTATACGGGATGAGTATTGTATTACCTCCGCTGTATAATTACAACTACATAAACGGAAACGTTAATAGATTTAATAATCTCATCTATAACGGTCCATTATTAATGACAATTTTAAAAACAGATGAACTTTACACTTTTGATGTTCTAGTGTCTAGAGGTTATGAGATATGAGCTATACAGTAAAAAGATTTTCGTTCGTTAATGGGGAAGTTTTGCCCCCAGAAATAACATTCAGTGAATTTGACGTTATTGACGGAGAAACTAATGGCAGTGCCACTACGCCTTTATTTACGGGCACGGACTTCATTAATTACTCCAAAGATATTTTTGAACCTTTCATTTGGAGAATGGGTAACTACGCTTATCATTTACCGCCTCACAATCCGGTAAACGGACAGTTATGGTTTGACACAACAGATAACACAATGAAGGTTTTAACTGGCGCAGATTACTCGGCAGTTTCGGATGATTGGGCACCCGTTTCAACGCAGACGTTAGCTAGAATTTCACAAGATTTAATTCCTTCACAGAATAGCACATATGATCTGGGTAGCCCGATATACAGATGGAGAGATACGTACACTGACAATATAGACGTTAAGTTTTCCGTACTTACACGAGGTTCAGAAATCAGCACGTCACAGACTCCGCAATATGAGTTATCCTCTTTGATACCTACTACGCCATACGACATAGTGAATAATTCCAGTGTTGCTGGTGACACAGTAGGGGATGCGATAGACTTACTAGCGAATAGATCTACTATCTCCGACGTGACTGTAGTGTCTATTTCACAGAATGGCGGAACTTACCAATTGGACCCAGTGGACAATACTAGATATAGATTCACTTCCGGTACAGATATAACGGTAAATATAGATTATAACGCGGCAAGCACTACTAAATACTTTGAGATAGTAGGGGCCGACTTAGGAATTCTAACTCTCACATCGGATGTTGAAATAACGGTAAATAAAAATAGTGACATTGTTGGTTCTACTTTTAGATTTGCATATTTCACTTTAGGTTCAAGAGATTTAGTCAGCGAAGAATGGCAAGCAATAGGGAACTTTAACTAATGAGCACGATTAAACACATAGCTGAGCTTTCACAGCAACCTCTCAGTAATTACGGCACCGGCACACCTAATGGGACTGCGGTTTTGAACAATTTAGGCCCGACAGAATATAGATACCCTTTAGATATAGGTAAATCTGGCATAAGCAAGGACGGTAATGTACTTGCTACCCACTACACTGATAATACAGCGACTAATAACGTAGTTGATTTGTTTATAACTTTCACAGAAGACAATTGGGCCACTAAGCATGATGTGATTTTGCCTGGTAGCTGGACGTACGGTTATATTAATTCTAGGGCATCCAGAGTAGCCATGAACAATGACGGTTCTATTATATATACCATTTCATTTAGCTTAGTACCGAACATAGACATTACGTGCTTAGGTTTTGAAATAGCAGGGATTTGCATAGGAACAAAGGTCGAGACATATGGGGATTCTGTTGCCAACTATCAAGCACAACTAAACGTGTTTCAGAAAAGTGGGTCTGGTTCTTCTGCTACATGGAATAAAACTTTCACAACTAATCTTGCTGGGCACGGAAGCCCTGTGCCTTCGAATTTAAGACCTGAGCGACTAACGGGTTTCACATCTCTAGAAGGATCAACCACCGATGGAATAACAGTGACTTTTTCGGCGGACGAGGTGGGTGCTATTGACTTGGAATCTTCTGGTATAATTTCAACTTCATACGATATTAATTATTCAGGTGGTGTCGCGTCTAGTGTAACTCACCAAGGGTTCTCTTTTTTCTATCCAAATTACACATCAACTGGACTTTTCACAGCACGTGATAATAATGTGGTTATTGCTGATGTTTCTAACATGGCTACGATCATGATATCCAACTACAGCAATAGCACAATATATTCTTTTGGAAAGGACGAAGGGGCGAACATGGACTTAGCAGATATCAGTTCCCCGTTTGCTGATTATGGGGTTTACACGCAATACGACCACCCAACCACTTCCGACTCAGTGACATGGTTCAGTCTTAACAGCATCATGAGAAGAAAAGCAACTAATACGGATTACATTTACGGTTTAAGGATGTCCAGTGACACTAATAAAAGCGCACTTAATATGACGCGTTTAGACACTTCCACTAATAACGTTTTGGAGTGGGAAATGGAGTACGACGTGACTGATTATATCGGTTTCCTAGGCGACATGGAGACAAGCGAAGTGACTTTTACCACTGTACCTCTTAGCATACAGTATATACGCTTACACGTATTCGATGACGATAAGAAAATATTAATGGAAGTTTCCAGTGACGTAGGCGGTTGGTTTCTTATTACGAGCACTGACACAAATCCTATAAATTCTGGAAACTATACTATACAGAAGGTGAGACCTGAAACAACTTCACATGGCATACCCGACATACTTTATGTTAGTAATAGCGGCCTAGCCATTATGGAAGAGCGCATGTTTCCGAGTAGCCACGACTTCAAAGAGACTTCTTTCTTGGACGGTTCAAGTGATCCGTTCAAATGCATTTCTAGTCTCGACGGTTTCAGGGATTCATACGATTACGATACGTATGAGTTATCAAAGTCAATTAACCATGCGCCTAGATTAATAACAACGCAATTTTAAGGAAATATTATGCCACGTATAAGCACATGGAAACCGCAGAAAGGAAATAACTACTACTACCAAGATAGAATTGTAAAAAATTACTTCTTACATAGTGGAACGGGCGTGTATGTTCATAAATATATTGGTCCCGCAAGTGGCGGAGACGAAACCACTATCGATGATTTATTATTTTTAGAAAACAGATCAAGAAAGTACTCTGACGAAATTTACGAATTGCGCGGAACGTATCAGCCTCAGTCTTCTGATTTTGATCTTTCTCAATTCGGTATTTTTATTTCCAATGACACCATCTTCATAATGTTTCATTACAGTGACATGCTTGATAAAATAGGAAGAAAACTTATGTCGGGGGACGTACTTGAACTACCTCACTTGGCAGACCCAGACACTCTAGATCAAGATGCTCCTATGACTCATAGATTCTATACTGTAATGGAAGGTGCTCACTCATCTGAAGGATACGGTAACGGTTGGTGGTCTCATATTTGGAGAATAAAAGCCAAGCAAACATTGTCTTCCCCTGAGTACGCGGGTATTACTGGTGGTGACAATCCTCAAGGGTCATTCATGGATGGTCTAGGAGATCCTAGTACAGGTGCCATGTTTAATAAACCTGGTACTGTCATCGACGGAGACGGTAATGTCGTTGGTGAAGTATGCTGTGATGACGAAGCTACGGTTGGCGGAAGCACAGGGCATGATGGTAACGGTGGTTCTGGCGTTGGAGATTTTGTTTCCTGCGGTTCTGGCTCTACGGCGTGTATAGATCAAGAAATCACAGATGGTATAATCGATGAAGCTTATAAAGATGTGAGGTTTGATCCTAAACAGTTCGACGCTGCTCATCTTTGGATAAACGAAGATGTAGTCACAGGTGAGTTCTGCGCATACCCATGGACCGGAGATGGAATACCGCCTAACGGAATGCAGTTGGCTGGTATGGGAGATGAATTTGACAGTAGCATTGGTGACGGGTCTTTCTTCTTAAGAACAGATTTCGAACCTAGCAGATTATTCAGAAAAGAAGGCGCTATCTGGAGATTGATCGAAGCAGATTTCAGAAAAGTATGGACTCCGTACAATAAGGTACTTGATACCTTTATCGACAACACTTCTACAGATGTGATGACTGACGGTACTACTCAAGAAACTAAAAAGGCAGTATCTAAGGTCGTGAAACCAAAGATAAATCTTCATAAAGATAAAGAAGACGAAATCATAAAAAATGATGGTAAAAAATAATGGATTATTTCTACGACAGTCAGGTAAGAAGATACATTGCTCAATTTCTTAGGATTTTTTCTGACGTAAAAGTCAGATCAGATCCCAATGAGAATGGGTTCAGTTTAGAAACTAGAGTTCCTATAAAATATGGGGACATGAGTAGACAGGTTGCGGCAATATTAAATGGTAATACGGAAAACGTAGTTATGTCTGTTCCTACTATGGCAGGATACGTTACGTCTTTGAAATTAGACCCGTCGAATAGACGAGACACAATGTTGGTTAGCACAGCACAAGTAACTGAACAAAAATTTGATAATTTAACTCAGTCTTATGAAAACAATCAAGGTAATAGCTATAGTGTAGAACGTTATATGCCGGTGCCTTATGTTCTTCAGATGAGATTAGATATTATGACATCTAATACGGATTCTAAGCTACAAATATTAGAGCAACTTCTAACTATATTCAATCCGAGTATCCAGCTACAACAGAATGAAAATGTTGTTGATTGGTCAAGAGTATTTGAAGTTGAACTTACTAATATTAATTGGAGTAATAGGTCTATTCCGGTAGGGGCTGAGACTCAGTATGATATTGCCACGCTAGATTTCGACATGAACATCTGGATAAACCCTGCTGCTAAAGAAAAGAGACAGAGAATTATCAAGAACATCATTACTCGCGTATTTGACACAGACGAAGATCCTATTGATTGGGAAAATCCTTTCCCTAATGAAGTGGCCCAAGTTAATGTGACAGCTGACAATTTACATTTAGGTATAGAACAGAGTGGCAGTGGATATTCAGGAAGATTACTATCTCCCCAAGGAGTGCCGTCGCCTGACGTAACGTGGAAGACTAAGCTAGATAAAGTTGGAGACATTATTCCTAATGAGACCAGAATAAAGTTAAGGTTAGCTGACGACTTAGATGATGAGAGCGGAGATGTGTATGGTACGGTAACAGGAACTGATCCTAGTGATGATGCAGTTCTATATTTTAATATAGATCCAGACTCGTTACCGCAGACGCTCCCACAAAGCCCTATAACGAAGTTTATAGATCCTAGCAGCACTTACCCTACTCACGGCATAGATGTCTCTGACACCTCTGTGACGCACCGCTACGCTATCCTTTCAGAACAGACAGACGGTGAGGCTATTATCATCCCTGACAATCAATTCTGGGGCGGACTAACTGCGTATAACAATGACATAATAGAGTATTCCAATGGGGTTTGGTATGTCGTTTTTAGTGCGATAGAGTCACCAGCAAACGTTTATGTTGAATCTATTTCTGATGGTAACCACTACAGATACACAGGCGAAGAGTGGGCGTATACCTTACTCGGAACATTCACTCCAACGTATTGGTCACTGCTAGATATAAGAAGTAGCTAATTCATACCCTTTTTAGCACCGTATTACCTGTTAGTCGATAAATATTATTATGGACAAATTAAAAAAGACAGCGTGCGGTGCAATCTTCGTTTCTTCCAAAACAGAAAGAGTACTGCTTAACTTAAGAGCACCTTATAAAACTCACGGACTCACGTGGTGTTTATGGGGAGGTATGGTTGAAGAAGGGGAAACCCCTATAGAATGCCTTAACAGAGAGATACTCGAAGAAGTAGGGTACACTCCTGATATTGGAAAAATAAACCCGTTTGACGTTTACGAAAGCGACGATGGGCATTTCAGATATTACAGTTATATTTGTGTGGTTGATGAGGAGTTTATACCTCACATAAACAAGGAGGCTGTGGGTTACTGTTGGTCCAAGTTGGGAATATGGCCTAAACCAATGCATCAAGGTGCTAATATTACTCTTTGCAATCAAGGAAGCGTGGATAAGATTCGCACTATCTTAGAAAGGCACAGTAAGTAGGCCATGAATATGTCTAATGTAGTAGATTTAGAAACATATATATTTAAGACCGATTTGAAGAAATTCGAAAGTGCAGGAATCATTTCAGAAAACATAACACAGAACATATCACTCATATCAGTACATGGCTCCACTACCACTAGGAAGTCTTATGAACAAACATTACAAGAATTTCGTAATGAGCAGACTGCAATATTAAATGAAGATTTCTTATTCATTAAAGAATCCATATTATTAAATTTAAAAACGAGAAACTCAAAGTTTATGTTTCCGTCTGTGTTATGTCGATATAGAAAAGGACTGAATCCTGTTAAGGCTTTATACCTTTCACTCCAAGAAGCAATTCTTAAGTATGACCCAGATAATAATTTTCACAAATGGATTATTAGTATATTCGAAGATGACACACTACACGATTCATTACTAAGCGCCATAAGAGAAGACATGGCAGTACTAGAACATGTATGTTCGGATTATGATAGGCTTGATTATACAAGTGAGATATCCATAGGGATTATAGAATTGGCAAAGCTGCACCACGAATATAGTGCACACTTAGAAACTTTTTCCACAGTACGTCAATGGAAAAAAGACAATATAAATATTTAAGGACTGTACTATTACAGTACGTCCTGAATATTTAATTCGTTCAACATATACATTCGTATAGTGGTTCCGTTACCATCAATATAATTATCTAACCACGCAGTAACGTCTGTTGATATACTAGCACTAATTGTTGGGTTGGAATCATCCACAAAATCTATGAAGTCCGCCTTATGGGAAGCTAGCCATCTACGACCTTCTATGATGATATCTTCCTGAGAAGAGAAAGGCGATCCTTCTTTTCCCAATTCCGTGCCCATCATCATACCCATTATAGGCATTGTCATATTAGTCACTATATTACCACGACGTCGTTTACCTTCAACTATAGTCATCGTATTATCGTAATATTTAGTTGTCGTCTTTCTAAGGGTCACATCATAAGTACCATCCTTATAATACCAGTACCTTTCCGTTGTCCTTTTCCTAGCAAATCCCATGGCATCACGTTCGTATACAATATCTACTCTCACAGTCGGATCTTTAAACCTGTCCGCCTCTAATGATTCAGATTCATCATAAGTGCCGTAGTATATGGTCTTTTGTAATTCACCTTTTATGTAGGTATATCTTGGATGCAGTTTTTCTTTCAAGCCAGTCTTATAATCTATATCAACTGGCAGATAGGTGCCGCCACGATGATACCTTTTAGCCTCGTTAGTTAGATAGTCGTAAATTTTGAATTCTTTAACGACTTCAGGTTCAAACTCCACGTTATACGCAACTGCAGATCCGTCCCAGTAATGGGCTTCTGGGTAATCCCCTAATAGTTGTATATGAACTAGATCTGGATCAGCATACATATCACCGAACTCTTTCATGCGGTGATATTCGTATGTTCTTATGAACAGCCCCTTACTCTTACTGTATATTCCATAATTTATCATTCTATGTGACCTCCTGAAGCCCACCTAACATACGTTACTTCTAACTGCACCATTATTGCATTTCCTGTATTGGCATCCGTTCCGCCTGTGCGCTGCAGCGTTAGCCAGAATAAATCCGATGACCCATCTGCGTTACGAGCTATTACATCAGATATGTCCAAGTCAAACTCAACTAAGAATTGCTGGTGTATAGCTGGCGGAGCTTTCAGAACTGTTATCGTTTGTTGTCCTGGTGCAGTCGATGGCGCTGATGCGGTATTTGAATAAACTCCATCTCCTTGCCTAGAACTCGCGTGCCTCAGAACAAAAGTAAACGTACCTGTGTCTGCACTGTCCGATATAAAATGGAATTTAGCATGTATCGGCATAGAGGTGTCTATTTCCGGTGGGAACGGCAATACCATACCACATCTATCTGTTACTCCCGATTGAAATTCGTTTTCTACCCTACCTACGCCTAGCGTGTCACTTAAATACACATCATTATTTGCCGGTGAATTATTCGCGGCAATAAACGTACTTGTATCAAATGGCAAAGCGCTAGTCGGTCTAGCATCACCAAAGTATTCAATAAACCCATCTGCATTTATTTCCGTGCGGTTAGTTCCTATTTTAATTTTCTCAAAAGTAGGGTTCCCCGTTAGCGCAGTTTCTATTCTGATACGTATCCAATACGTAGAGATGCCCATACCAACAGCATCGTTTGCTACCCACAAAGGATCTATATGACTGTCGAATCTAATATGTTCTGATCCAGTTCCCTGAAATATTTCCTTAGCGAATGCCCTATACGTGCCATTCGATTCCGCTTCGGTACTCATATGATTTAATTCAACCCACGTACTACCATTCCAATATTCCGCGACTAATTCACCCGTGTTGTCAGTAGGAACAGTTTGCGAGATCTTTATATTATAGAACTTCATGAAGTCTCCTGTGTCTACTACGGTGCGAGCCGTTGAGAAATAAAGTGCTGAACCAACATTCAAATTAGGATATGATAAGGTGGAGCCTGTAGTACTCGATGCTTCTTCTGATACATCCGTGAATGTTGTTCCATCCCACGACCACACTAACATTCCATTTACGAAACTATCACCTTCACCAAAGGCTGATTCAGATCCATTTCCTGGTAATCCAACTGACAACTCATCCACTAATCTGAACTTCGGTTCCCCTTGAGATAAGTCATAAAAAGAACCAGATATATTTTCGGTAGTCAACGTGTTTAATTTTTCAGATTCTAAGTCGGTAGATCTCACCACTAACGGGGACGTACCAACTCTAGTCACAGGTATTAAATTAGAAGGATTAAAACTTGACCCGACTGACTTTAATGTTCCTGTCGAGTTATGGTATGCCCCAGTACCGCAGCTTTCGACTATCAAAGACGTAACTGTGCATGTCCCACTGCCGTTAGTCACAACTCCTCTCGCGGTTGTTCCGTTGCCAAATATAAGTCCTTCAGAATATATAACATCTGAATTGGTATCTACATACACACCATCTTCACTAAATGCAATTATATTACTGAACGATATTATGACAGAGTGCCCTATTACCGTACTCGATGCTTTTATTGCTCCCGTAGAAAGATACCCAATAGTACACTCACGAATAATACTCGTTGACGTTCCTGTACCTGAACAAACTATACAGTATTTTCCTGCTCCAGTAACGCCTTGTACGTCGGCACCATATATATTTCCACTACCGTCTAGAGTTATGAAATCATTAGCTGCGTCTGCCGCAACTATTATAGAAGTCTTACATACCACATCTACCCCAGCCGGTATAGTAAACGGCGACTCAGAAAAAATACCTGGAGATACGTTTACTTGGAAGCGATTTGTTACACTTGGGCTAAGCGTGTTAATTTCTGTTATTGCCTTATTAATAGTAAGATAAGGATTATCGTTAGTTCCTTCACCAGTAGTGTCGTTTCCATTCTTAGCCACAAAAAATTCATTATGACTAGGCACATGAATTGCCCATTCCGTATTATAATCGGTCCCGTCAACCTTTGTCAAAACTTGTCCCGCTATTCCGCCAGAAGGAACTCCTTGTCCGTTGGCACCTGACACGCCCTGAACACCTATTAAAGCTACCGCATTCATACTAATTTTATCAGTATCATCTTGCTGGACATTATTGGAACGCAACTGTAAATGAACCGTTTGGTTAGGTGCAGTACATTCGACTATTACTTGCGCAGTCGCTATGCCTTCCATTCGCGTACTATCCAGTCCACTTTGTGATGTAAGACCAACAGGGTCTGTTTCAGACCCCACTATGTATGTGCCACCATCTAACATTAACCTTCCGCCAACGGACGTCAGACCAGTAGTTTTATATTCAAATAAATAGAACCCAACAGTTTTCAATAGAACGTATCTAGCATCCGCGCCACTAAGTTCTAAGTAATCTGTATTATTTTCAAAATCAGTATTTTCCCAATACACATCGTTCCATCCAGTACCCAAATTATTCATGGATGTTTCTCTACGGACTTGCACTAATGGAAGATTAACTAACGGCGAGTCATTTACCCACGATGACCCATTATAAACTAGATGTTCTCCTGATACTGGAGACGTAATCACTGTGTCATCTAAATTATTCACAGTAGTGTCGTGTGGATTAGCAGTATCCACTGTGTGCGCTGTTAATGTGTCTAATTCAGATTGTAAATCAGTCTGGTCAGATAACGTTCCTGTTATATCGCCCCAAGCAGAAACTCCGCCGCCACCACTAGTGTTTCCTGAACCTGACGATCCACGTAATGCTTCTCTCAGTGTTGGAGCTAACACAAATGTCGCTTCTAACTCATCAGTTAAGTCGGTAGCTTCTTTCTTCACTACAATATGACCCAAGAACGCACTATTTTTTAACTGCGCTCTTTCTTCCCAGACATGAGTGCCATTTCTCAAATCAGTCAGTGCTTCACTCAAATTCACGTATGTTGTTTGTCCGTAGCCCACTACTATAAAGTTTATGGCGGAAATTAGATACACAGGCATAATTGTCCACCTGTTATTCCCAACCACAGTCAAAACGCCATTATCGTCCCACTGTAACGGATCAATAACGTTAGTTATTACTGACAGATAAGTATCAGTGGTACTGGGATCTCTATGGCCAAGGAAGAAATTATTCCCTAGTGTTGCTATTGTTGGCGCAACGTCCGGTATTTCTGGCTCTGAACTGGCATTAGTACCGTAAGAGAAAACCTCACCACTAGTCTTTGCCAATTGTAATGTTCCTGCTACGCCAGAGACCTTATTACCCTCTAAGAGAACGGCACCGGCTGACCTAATGAAATCAGCAACATTAGCTACGCCGTCATACGCAACCATTGACGGACTACTAGAAAACTGATCGATAGAGGTATTATCTAAATGGGATATAAATCCTATTAAAATATATTCTTTATAGTCTAGTCTTTCTAAAATAGAATCTGGGAACTGCACTAATTGACCTAGTGAGTTAATCCCCAAAGTAGTCGTTATCGTTGTGGCTATGTCGGTTATTGGCACGTCTGTTAATTGCGGCCATGACACTTCGGTCACGACAGGATTAAGCGGATCTGTATATCTTATGATTCTACCTGTACCGGCAGACACTGTAACCTCATTAGGGTTAGTACCGATAGACACATCACCACCAGATAACCAACCAGTATGTCCAGTTGTAGATGCAACAGCATTAATATTGGTTTTTTCAGCAGTAGTGAAATGTTGGTAATCTCCAACACCACCACCAGAAATATTGGTTAAATCGTCATGGTCATTAGCCACAGTTTGGAAATCAGTTCCGCCCCACTTTAAAATATCCCCATTAGCTAGTCCGGTATCATCGACGTCTTCGGCGTCAATGATTCTTGATCCTGCCGCCATACCATAGTGCGAATCATTATGCGCACGTAGGACAACAAGACTGTCGGCCACTCCCAATTCAGTTATGTTATCTCTTGGATCTATTACTACGATATCGCCTGCGCTCACGACGTCAAAAATATCACCGTCCACCGCACTAGCAGAAACGTCCGATGCATCTATTATAGACACATCGTATGTTAGTCCTATCCCAACTGTTATACCAATGTCATTGATAGGGACCAATGACACTGAAACATTCTTAATTATAATAGACAATTTTTATCCTCTCCATTTAATGTATACCGACACAACCGTATCTTGGATTCTTCCTGATACGTCATTTGCCTGCACACGTATTCTATCGCCCTGCGTAAAGTCGAAGTTAGCAGTGGTGTTAGTGAATACTACATTAGTACCACCTGAAAGCGTACCTAGTGACCCTTGATCAGTAGTATTTACGAACACATGAAAATCCTTACTGTTAGCTCCGGTATTCTCACAGTTTCCTGTGGCCATCACAATAGTCCCGTTCATAGGAGCCACGAAACCACTATCCGCGTCTACTGCGTTTCCGATATCCAACCAATCTAAATGATTCACTCTGTTCTCACTGAATGTTAGTTCAACTGAATCAACAGATAAAATCTTATTACCTCTAGTACTATCTACTATAGTCAAAACTGTCTGGCCATTTATGGTGGTCAAAGTCAACGAACCTAATCCTAATAACGTTCCCACGCCATCCGCTAGTTGCTGCCCTGACATACTTAAATTGTTAGTGCCGTCAAACACAGCCAATTCGTCAGTGGCAGTTAGGTCAGCAGCACTATCCGTAAGACCGTTAATATCAAGACCGACTGACATGTTGCCAGCCACGCCATCCCCATTCACTACTAATATACCTTCTTGTGCCGCAGTAGTCGAAGGGATAATAGATCTAGCAGTGTACGTGTCAGCTGCAGTCTGTACCGCTATACCATTACCACTAAGACTATTTACGATATCAAGATCAGATAACATACTTGACAATGTAATTTTCTTAGTAGTATTAGGAGCATCAATATCATTGAACGCTATAGAATCTGCAGACGTAATAGTATCCGAAACTAGGTTATTAATATCTAAGTAAAATTCAGACCCTGAAAGACCTAAACCTACGCCTGCTGTGTATGCTCCAGTACCAGAGAACTGCACCCACACAATATCATCAACATTAAGTGTTAAGATTCCATCTCCAGTTACTACCCATCCTGTCGAACCAGATGCCGTACCTTGCTCTACAAATGTGTAGTTACCTGAAGAAACTTCAGTTGCTGGATCACCATCTTGGTCTTCTGCTCTGTTCCATATAGTAGACGCTATAACTTCATAAATACCATTCTGTTTAGCATCGAACTGGTCTTTTACTAAAACCCTGTCTCCGTTAACTAACACTACACCATCTATTAAAGTCGGTGCGGATGTAAATGACCCAGTCCCTGCGGTTCCTCCAGCTGGAACATACGTTGCTGCTAAATCTGCGGCAGATGCCACTCTAACAGATTCTTTAGGGTCTAAACCTGCAGATATAGAATCAACATACGCTTTATTAGCTGCGTCTTGGGGATTTACAGGTGCGTCCGCTATAGTTAAAGCTGCGCCAGTTGATACGGTAATTGCAGCGCCACTATCAATAGTTAACGTGCCACTAGTTAGATTATCACCCGTATTACGCAGGAATGAGTCATCAACGTTAATAGTGATTGTCTTGTCGTTATTACCAGTACCCGCATCAACCACGAAAGTAATATCCGAACCGTCTATGAGCGTGGATTCAATAAGATCCTGTACGTCATTGCCTATCTCATCAGTTAAATCTGAGGCGTCAGAAGCTACGTACTCAGTACCATCAAATTTCAAATATGTTGATGTCGCTGGGGTAACTGCTGGATCATCAAGTGCCGCAAACCTACCGCCGTTAATACCGAAATGAGGAGAGTTACAACTCTCTATTGTCAATACTCCATCCGCAGTAGATAGTGCTGTTGTGCCATCCCTAGGGTCCAGTACTTCTAATGTAACCCCTATAGCAGCTACCAAATTATCACTTACTGATAAATTATTTGGTTGTATGTCTATAAGATCATACGTTGTTCCTGCCGTTCCCGATATAGTGATACCAAGATCGTCAATTACTACCGCAGACGCATCTAATTTTCTTACTAAGAATGTTCCAGCCATTTTTATATTCCTTTTTGTCTATGCGGCAGAATTTAATCTGCTCTCCATTTTATTGTTATTTTAACTACAGTATCTTCTATAGTTTCGGTCCCGCCGACTGCTCTAAGCCTTAGCCTATCACCCTTATTAAAATCTAAATCCAACGTGTTCGCTATCAATATTGCGTTAGTTCCACCGGACAAAGTGCCCACGTACCCTAGATTGATTTCATTCACATATAGATGTAGGTCCTTATCTTCAGCGAATGTTTCTTCACAATGCCCACTTATATACACTACTGTCCCGTTGAAATCTGCAACATAAGATGATTTAGCCGATACGGCATTACCTATGTTCATCCATTCTAAGTCTCTAAGTTTATTAGCGGAGAACATTATAGTTTGTTCAGATACTGACAGTCTTTTATCGCCCCTCGTAGTGTCTGTTAGAACTAGTACATGTTGGCCATCTATCATAACTGAATCGACACCGCCAGTTGCGGTCATCTGATCAATTGTCTCCATAGCTGTCTGGACATCAGTGTCTGAAGGACTTAAATTACCACCGAACGAGGAGGCATCTAGAGACACTATATCTGCTTCTATGGTCGTGACGTATTCTACTATATTACCTGCGGTATTCCATCTCAGAATGCCATCGGGCACTGCGGTTGGGTTAGTATCAAAAAGGTTAACTAGTGATGTTGTTCCTCCACCAGTCACATCAACAAAAATAAGACCATCTTCAGCAGGATTTACTACAGCAGAATAACCAGCAAACCCGCTATAATCTGCCGGTGTATCGGTTAAACCTAGGAAGTCAGATGACCCACCTGATCCGCCCTGATATAAAATATATGCCGTTCCTGTAACAATGGCGGCACTCACATCGACTCCATCAACCCCTACTGTCCCTAACGTTTGGATCATGGTCTGTAGTTCGGCAATGGTCCAGTCGTTATCGTCGTTCTCTAGAGCGAAATATAATCCTTCCGCTGTTGGATTTGTGATTACGACAGTCGCTAATTTAGCAACTTCATTCATTATTATTGACGCGGCTGAATCAGGCACAGGTTGGCCTTCACCTACAACTAGATCTATATTGGGACCGCCACCATTGGGAATTATAAAAGTTCCGTCACTTATAGCATTGCTAAAGTCAGCTCCCGTAACACTATAGTGTCTTAGGTTGCCCGTTAAGAACTGGTCATTTATAAGTCCGCCGTGCACCTTAAGAACCATGTTTTATCCTTTCAAATATCTTTACACTATTTATCAAAGAATGAGCATGTGTTCTATTGGTTTATTACAGGCATAAAAAAAGCCCACCTAAGTGAGCTTCTTATGATACTAAACTGTTTCCGATTAAGGAGCAGTTTTCGCGTTACTGTCAGTATCTTGGTCGTGTTCGTTACCGCCCAATCCACCAACTGCTGGAGCAGCAATTGCACCATTAACAGCATCAAATACCATTCTATTTTCTACAGCAGTTGCCGCAGAGAAGTCGCCTGTACCAGCAACCGCACCTTCAACAGAAACTGCGAAAGTAGCACCTAAACCTTGAAGTTCAGCTTCTAGATCAGCTAATACGCCGTCAGCCTTAGTGTAGCCCCAACCAGAAGCATTTTCTAAGATAACATGAACTGTATCAGTAACTGTTTCAAACTCGATAGACACAACGGTAGAACGAGTAGATAAGATACGATAAACCATTTCAGCAGCTGTATCTGGAACAGCGTCTTGGTCGTTATATTTTACTGTAGATCCAGCTGATAACGTCCATTCTTGGTCGTCTGCAGATGCTACTGGAGCTGATAAAGTACCAGCTGTTAAAGTTACACCACCAATTACAAATGCTCTTAATGAACCAGCTAAAACCTGATCCTTGAATACGCCACTATTTACTTTAGCAACCATAATATTTCTCCTAAATTTTTTTATGCGCTTTATCGCGCTCTTAATTGTATTTATCATTTATACACAAAACGTGTATCAAAACGAGTATATTTATTTACTTTTTAGACTCAACAAAAGATTCGCCGTTATTTCTTTTAAGAACACCGGACAACTCTTCAGTGGAGTACGTCTTACCTTTCGTCGTATCGGTCCAGATATCATTATCAAAATCATATTTGAATACACGTGCGCGGTAGTCCGCCCCGTATACTGTTATCTCTCCGCCTTGACGCATAGACTGCTTCAGGAACTTAAGGTTGGCTTCTTGATCAGATCCGCGATCATCACTTCCATCATACTCATCAAGCTCTACTTCACCGTCTTCCATCTTTTCGTATTCTATCTCAGCAATACCTCTTCTCTTCTGCATATCACCGATAGGTTGTGCACTACCAGCTATATTACCAGCTATAGTCTCAGTCACCTTCTTACCTCGTGTGATAATAAGACCAGCCATCTCTGGGAACTTCTCAAGTATCTGTGAACCTAATGGCTCTTCCAATAATACTTTATCCCCAGTAAAAAGATAATCAGCATTCATATTATCAAGTAAGTTTATTAACTTGGCCTGATATATACTCATCTGTTTACCCTCTAATACACTAATGAATCTATTTACAGATTCTTGCAGAGCACTTCCTACTTTAGATTCCATAACATCATCGACAGCCATATAAATGTCGGTGTCTGGGTCGTAGTACTTACCTGCTTTAGTGTCATAGTAGTAGACTCTTCCGTGCTTATTAGAGTATGGACCTTCTAGGCCTTCCCACTCACGATTCTGGTATCTATCTTTATCAATTGAAGGTACGACTCTGTAGCCCTCTGTAGTAGCAGAGCTTTTAGAATGCTTCTCTTTTCTACGATAGTCGTTTTTCTTATCGGTGTGTCTTCCGCCCTTATTGAACTCTCTCAAGTTCTTCTGGACTGGATTACTACCGCCCTTCTTACCTTCGATACCTTTCTTCTTTTTCACGTCGTCTTCCTCTGTGACACCATAACTTCCATCAGCGGAAGTTACATCTCTCACTGCACTAAGCAGTTCTTTTCTAGGTATTGAATATGTACCTGAGATAGAATCAACTATAGTACCAAGGTTAGCACCTTTCATAAGTGCCTTGACAACTGCGTTAACAGCATCACCTTTAAATTTCTTATACGCTTCCGGTTTCAATTTAGACTTAATTCGAGTACCAATGTAATCCGGTAACATACTTTCATTAACGGAAAGTTTCTGGAATTTATCAAAAATAGAGGTATGTGTTAGATACTTCATCATTAAATTAGGATCTACGTTATGCTTCTTAGCAACTATATACACCTCATTATAATTAGAGGCATTATTATGTTCACCTGACATCGGACTATACTGTCCGTTGGCTAACGTTAAGAAGTAATCGTCTATCGCGGCTAAGATCGAACCTTCTTCAGCCGGTTCTACCATTCCTAATTCTTTGGCGGCATTCCTAATAACATCTGCCGACAGTATAACTTTATTACCTGACATACTTATCTCCTAATCATATGGTACAGCTCGGACATTGGCATATCTTTTCTTATATCTATAAGAACCATTTCCAAAGCTCTACGCTTTTCTCTTTCAGAAATTCTATCCCAATACCCAGCGTATCTTTTGAATCTGGTAAAGGTAGAATTTTTGACACCTAATGACGTTTGGAGTTTATTCAGGTATGTATATATGAAATTGTAGTTGCCCATTATAACACTTTGGACAAACCTAATCAACCCTTTCTCGTCAAAATATTTATTTTCTTTCTCATTGTACGCCAACATATACAAATCATTACCGGAAGATCTGAAAAAGTCAAAGTTCCCAAATGCGATGGCCTTAGACATATATCTCTGTGCATTGTCTTTAGTATCTTCTTCCTGAATCAAACACATTAGTATACACACGTGCGCGAACAGAAGGTCTCTCGATCTCTGCTCCTCTATCTTATCTAACGACTTCTGACATCTGAAAGATTTACTTTCAGACAAATCACCTAGTAACTCAAACATTATATGTCCAGTCCTTTCTGACTCAACGTTGTTAGCTCATCGCTTATGGACCTAAGAGTACTAGTGTCGAATGCGGAGTCTCCCCATTTACTAAGGATACTATCTTTAACCGCGTTAAATGCGCCACTCTGATTATTATCTTCAATAGTGGACATTATACTATTAAGTTTATTTCTGTCTAACTTAGTATCTAAAAAGTCATCGACTATACTTTCTGTTATGCCTTCACTAGTCGTAGGGTCACCGTAGTTCTGCACTAGAAGTTCAAAGAAATCCCTAACCACGTCATCAGACACATCGCTTTCATGCAAGATACTCTCACCGAACATTGCACGCTTAACGCCTTTCAACACTCTACCAGCTTTATCTCTTTTACCGCCTACGCGATACGTGTCAATCATGTCCATGATACGATCAGCTATACCATGGTCTTTTACAAACCTAGCTAAGTCCGCTATGTCTCTACCGACTTGCTGCTTCTTCTTGGATACTTTTATGTCACCGACTTCTTTCTTAAGAAATCTATTAATGTGGTTTACGTCTGCAGTCTTAGACTGTCCGCCGTATTCTTGATCCCATACGTCGAGGATTCTACCTAACTCGGATTCTATACCGTGTTTTTTTACAGCAGATTCTATTCTATGTCTTGCTTCGGACCCTGTAATTACTTTACCTTCGGCAATAGCAATTAAGTCGCTCATTGAGGTATCAGTCATTACGTATCGCCTTCTTAAACCATTTTAATTCTTTCATTGACATAGATTTTATTCTATCTAAGATTCTACCCATGTCCTTACTAGATACTGACCCTTCTGGAGAACTTCCACCGCCAGATCCGCCACTAGGTTTTCTTCTAGGCTTCTTCTGCGTCTTGGGTTCATCTTGATTAGGCTGGGGATCTTCGTCCTTACCGCTACCGTAAGGGGTCTCTACGTCAGTTGCTTTAGGGGAACTATCTCCACCAGAAACTTGCTTCCATAAACCTTCTAATTCTTGAGCGTCAACATTTGGATATTTTTCTTGAGCGTAATCTAATACGTCTCTTTCTTCTACGCCTTGGTCACCTTCAACTCCACGCTTTCTTTTTCTATCGCGGATTTGACTTTTTATGAACGGAGCAATTAAATCCTTTTCAGCCGAAGACATGTCGGTATTAGGTTTATTCGGCTCAGGTTCTACGGCAGCTTGTTGATCAGCAGCCTTTGCCTTGGCATCATTCTTTAGTTCTTTATTAAGAGCTTTGAAATCTTTATTCATTGCTCTAGTCTGTGCGCCCAATTTACCATTAGATGAATTTCTTTTCCTAATAGTTTCTTTTCTATCACGTTCGGCATCATTAACACTGCCTACTTTTTTAGCTAGATCAGCTGGATTGTTTCTTGGCGCTTCGAAGAGGTCTTTAAATCTCATTTCTTAGACTCCTTAATCTTACGTATCTGTTTATCAAACCGACCATAATCTCTATTTTTTATACTGCTCATGAGTCTTTTTTCCAAGACTTCAGCCTCTTCCTCCGTAAAGTTAGAGTGTATATCTTCTAAAAGATTTATAGCTGACGTAATTATATGGTTTGCCCTAGATTCGACTACACTCTCTTTATCTTTATGAGGAATGTAATCGTTCATTTCATGGAGCAGTGATCTTCTCTTATCCAAGGCTAGTTACCCCTTATACCAGTACGAAAGGAACTTCAGTAACTGAAACTAATGTTGCGGTGTCGAAGCTTTTTCCAGTATTAGTTATGTCAGGTACATTTGTTAAAGTTCCACCATCTTTAATGACAGCAAGCATATTAGCTGCGGCATCAGAATCTATATCAAGGCCTGTATCGAAATCGTACTCACCGGAAGAAGTTGTGTCCCAACCATTAGAAGTATTTTCGATAGCGACGTGGATTTCAGTGTCACTAACTATCTTGATCATAGACACGGTGCACTTCTCTAATATAGCACTAATAACATACTCAGCTACTGAATTAGGTGATGGCTGTTTAATACCAACTTTCTCAACATACAATGCGGTATTAGCGTCATTGATTGCTGTATTAGTATTGGGCACGACTACGTTTGGGATGCCTGTTCCGTCACCCACTGAGTCTGTACCAATAGTATATTGGAACGCATTAGCAGGACCAACAATCTTGAAAAATCTTAACTTACCTTTTAGCATTTGGTCATTAATGACGCCGCCGTTTACTCTGGTTACCATGATAGTATCCTCTTAATTCATTTTACACTATTTATCAGCTTTACGTGATATTCGTGAAATTAGTTTCTGTGTTTCCTTCCACAACTGTATTAATGCCAGATCCGTAAGGCCAATGTAGTATTCTATCCGGTGATCCATACGTACTATCGTTCGTATTACCGTCTGTCCAGTCTTCGGACGAAGGCGTATCTAAGATCCCACTCACTGAATTTGTAGTTATGAACTGTTTGCACTGAGCCGGTGTAATCGAAGGGTGCATCTGCGCCAATAAACATAACATACCTGATACTTGAGGTGTCGCTATTGACGAACCACTAAGTCTAGATATATAATAGGCGTTATCGTCAGGATACACTACATTTTCTACGTTATTAGATGTATCGCTAGTAGCAGCCATAATACTAGAACCCGCAGCCCAAACATCTATTAATGGGCCTCGCTCACTGTTCCTATCTGCCAATTCATCCGTTCCCTGTATCTCATTACTCATACCACCGACAGTAATAGTATCTCTGCTGTTCGGTGACATAGCTCTATTGTAATATATCGGATCATTAGGCATAACCATACCTGCCCATATATCTTCTCTAGTATAATATGAATCATATATATCGCTATTATATTCTGGGTACTGGCTTGTCTGGGCGTGCAAACTATTACCGGCAGAATGTATACATATTACACCAGCGTCTGTTAATTGTTGCTGTTCTACGTCCACGGAAGGCACGCTTATTGGATGTACTGGCGAAACCATACCTAAAGAAACTTTCCTTGATTCTCCGCCGTTATACCCTTGATCCACGCCTTTATAAAAAATATTAGTTATAGACGGATTAGCAGTCGGCGAATTATCATAGTAATACGCAAATCCCCAGCTCTGATTTACAATCGTAGGCCTTTTCACTCCGGTGTTAGGATCTACTGGCTTATTCTCATGCCACATCCTAATCAAATCAAAACTTTCAGCGTAGTCTATTTCATGATTAGGACCTCCAAAAATTCTCATGGAGTAAATTCTAGCTTTCTTTGCCCACCCATACGTTTTACCGGCAGCCACTGATGCAACATGAGTTCCGTGTTGGCCACCATTATGATTAGGGTCCGCAGTAGTCGTAGAATAGAAACTAGAAGGCATTTCTCCGGCCATACCTGACTCGGCATACCAATCTATTTCTTTAACTCTACTAAAACCATGTTCGTCTTGGAATTCAGGATGATCCGTTTGTATGCCGTCGTCCTGTATAATAATATCTACGCCGTCACCATCTAAATTATACCCGTAATCAACTTCATATACGTCATTAACCGCGTTAGTATCAACTACCGATTCTATATGCCTTTTTAATCCCCAGTTAACTAGATCATCTCTTAACGTATCAGTCCTACTAAAGTTAGAAGTCTGAGTTTGCATTAATGATTTACACACTGTAGGTTTTAAATGAACATCAAGAATTCTACTATCACTCTTTAAATTTTTAGCTTCAGCATCAGTTAAATAAAAATGTGTTATTCTGTCGTTCGTTGACTTCTCTAAAGCAACCTCACATGTCCTGTCAGGAACTACATTACTATCTACAACACTGTCAAGCTTAGTATCCCTAATCAGATCTATTTCGACATCACTGATTAGGACTCCTTCGTTAACTACGACTATATACTCTTTGTAATTAGCCATTATGTTATAGACACCCATACGCCAGTTACGTATACCTGTGCAGATACGGTTGTAGTGTTGAATATCATATCACCATCTTGAGGGGACACTAATGCATTCACTTCTGTTTGCGTCATGCTCGGTAATCTAAATGGTCCGCCAGTAACTCTCGTTCCTTCAACCGATGACAACGTTAATGTTGTTGAGCTAGAAATAGTGGACGGAGTCGCGGAAGTAGTAGTTAGTTTATCCGCTACGATTTCGTTGAATGTCACATCGTTAAACGTATTTAAGTCTTGGTCAAATGGATTGCCACCTCCACCAGATGCTGCTGCCCACACAGTGTCGAAGTCGTTGATGCTAGATTTAGTTAGTACGTACCCAGTGGCACCGCCAATAGGAACTCCTTGGCCATCTAATCCGTCTGGTCCGATAGGCCCTGCCGCTCCTGTAGGTCCCGTGGCACCGTCTGCGCCATCTATTCCATTAGTTCCGTTAGTTCCGTTAGTTCCGTTAGTTCCGTTAGTACCATCAGCCCCAGCGGGTCCAGTAGGCCCAGTAGGTCCAGTTCCGCCACCAGCAGTATCTTCTCTCCAGATAACACTATCATATGTGTACTCTTTGTTACCGGCTAAATCCCAAACTTTTAATCCGCCGTCAATTGCCGCCCCAGTAACACTTATAACCGTAACGAATGCCGCGCCATTATACGACACCACGTCATTATCACTTACCGTTGGCGCACCAAAATTAACATGAAGGTTAGCAGAATCTGTTATTACATACGCGTCACCCAATGACGGAATACCAGGATCTAATGTATTATCCACTTGTATGCCTAACACTTGAGGAATTCTCAAACCTTTACTCGCTGACATATCAATTAACGTAGACGTCATATCTATATTAGATAATGTACCGTCATGTTTTATACTAATATCACCATCAATATTAAACATGCTAAGTGTCGATGTTAATCCAGTTTCAGTAAAAAAGAATTTAGTACTTGCAGATCCAAGTGTTGCTGAGTCGGAAACTGCAGTCCCTTCTAAACTCAACACTGAATTACCAGCCTCTATGTTTAAATTTCTAGTATCGAGGCCACTCATTCTCATATCTATAAGAACATCCGATGAACCTATCTCTATGGTCTTACGTAAAATGTTTCCGGCATTAGCTGGCGCAATATAAACACTGCTAATAGTATCAGTAATAGCATTTTCTGGTGTGGTTACACTACCTATAATACTATTATTATAGTTACCATCTACATCCATGGAGAAATTTACAGAATTCAGATCATCGCTAATTTTAAATTTATCTCCAACTAAAGATGAATCGATAGAAAAAGTATTACTATCAGTGAATGCGTTAACACTTCCCTGATTCACGTCGCCAACTGGGGAGCCATTAACTTCCAACTCGCCAGAATTATTCGTAAGTATAGGACCATTTTTTCCTATTTCTAATGTTCCGCCTACAGCGGATATATCATATTTATTAGTCATTTATTTTGTCCCTTACAGTCTGTAATATTCTATTAGAATTCTAGCGTTACCTACAGTCGCAGAAGCTAACGTAATTGTGGCAGCCAGTTGTTTACCGTTTGCAGTAGTACCAACATCTAAGAAAGTATTACTATGATTTAACCCAGTACTTGTCAGGTCGTTTTCTGCTATAGTCATTAATGAATCACTAACACTAAGGTTACCAACCGACACTTGAGGGTCAGTGCCATCGAATGCGCTAGTAACTAAAATCCTACAAGACGTAACTATTGAATTACTAGGGACCAAGTTTCCGATATTCAAAACTACCGTGCCTGTTCCAGTAGGAACGTCAGCAACAGATATGTCTAAATTAACAGCCTTTTGATATCCTTCGATATAGATATTCCCGTCAGTAGACTTTATATCTATATCACCAGTTACCGTCATCAACGTAATACTGCCGTCATCTGTAGACACGGCGAATCCGTCAGCCGATTCAGTAGGCACAAAAGAATTCTGACCAGTGAATGTTTGGTCTCCGTCTATAAACGCGTCACCGTATGAGGCGTTAAGTTTATTTTGTACATTGGTTGTTAACATAGCCTCAGTGATAGTTTCATTGGCGTTAGTATATGAACCAACTAATGTATCCCCATACACAGTCGTGGCGTGCACGTCTTTGAACTTTTTAGAGGCACTACCTATATCATTCACATTTGACGTCGTAGGCTCTATGTTTGTTGCTACACCTATGAAATTTATATTCTCAGCACTTATGGTAGTCTCATAGACCACTTCAGTACCAAACTCATTCCAGCGTAGATATTTATTCTTAAGTTCATCAGGCACAGAAGGGACCATACCAGTAGGATCATACGTATCAGTAAGACCAAGAAGGGTAAGTGTCGGAGTTGGTATAGAGGTAGGATCAAGATCATCATAAGATAATCTTTTGTTATAAAACGTCCCTGCGTCATTAGCTATAAGTACTTCAAACTCATTTAAAGGTGGCGTTAAGTTAACGTCCGAGTTAAGCCCTATACTCATAGTGGCAAACACTAAGTTTTCTTTATTAATTGTGTCCAGTGGATCTACAATTAAAACATCACCAACTTCTCTAATAGACGTTTCATCAGGGAATATAAACCCGTTAAATTTAAGATCGCCATCAGTATTTAATGTCATGTCGCCAAGAGTAGTTTCTATATTCATTCCGGTGTCGGAGTGAATGTTTGAGACACTAGTACCTGGAAATAATACATCTCTTCCGTCGCCTGCGTTTATGATAACACCAACATCATCAGTTATAGTTCCGCCGCCTATACTTGTGTCTCCTAAGTCTGGAGCTTTAAGTGTAACAACGTCATTAGTTTCTTCGACGTCAACGTAGGTGGTCTGGATACTATTCTCTAGTCTGTTCTGAATAGCAGACGTAGGAAGTAACCCCCATTCCATGGCATTAGTACTTGAGTTATAAAATAACAATGATAAATTAGGAGTAGTAATCTCAGATTCTGGGTAGCTTACGTTTTGTAAATATACATCGCCTGCTGTAGAGGTTAGTATAAGGTCGCCACTGGCGTTCAATTCGCCGTCAGTGCCTGCTCCAGTATTAAGTACCACAGGTGCAACGGTATCTAATAGAACACTATTAGCGTTGAGTGTGAAGCTGTCTACGACATCTACAGTCACCAAGTTTCCAATGGTAACAACTAAATTATTATCCGCATCGATAGTCACATTGTCTGTAACAGTAGCAACCTTAGCAGTAGGACTAACTGATGGACTCTGGATTGTATCTAAGTCACCAATTGCAATCTTAGGAACATCAATCCATTTAGATGTAGCGACATCCCATGACAGTACATACCCGTCCGTAGGTGCCGGTACATTAGTGTCAGTCAACGAAGTTAATGTGCCTGAAGTTGCTACAGTAGCTAGTCCTGAAATATCAGTAGATGGTATTTGTTCTTTATATTCAAATTCTCCAGAGGCACCTAGAAGATGATTCCAGAAAAAGTACCCTGAGCTTGTAGTTGGTGTTGATATCCCAGATAGATCAGAAAAATCTAATTGATCAGCTTCCCAATCGCCACTCGCATTGTATCTTAATACTTGACCGACAGATGGGCCAGACACAACAACGTCGGCTAGATCATTTAATTCTAGCGCTGTTATGATGGATAAGTTAACCGCATCCGAAGGATCTATTGGGTCACCAAGATTTCTTATTCTCGGATTAGCTGCTAACGTATTGATAGGGCCACTAGGCGAACCTTCATAAATGTCTTGGTCTATACCAAAGTTAAGATCCCATGACAGCTCAGTGTCGTCCCATAGGATACCGGCGTGCGCTTCTACGCCATCGAACCAATCCCTAACTACAATTGACCCAGAACCATCTGGCATAACTGTAGGCCTAGGAGGGGTGTTAGCTGCACTACCGAAAGTGAATGTCGGGGGTGTTACATATCCAGTACCGGCATCAGTAATAGTAACTGCGGAACCAAATGCAACTATACCTCCGGCGTCTGCGGATACAGTACCTGTAGCAGTTGTTCCTGAAGGTGGACTTTCAAATACTACCGGAACAGTCGTGGATGGCGTAAAACCTACACCTGGATCTGTTACAGTCGCAGTATCTACTATATCCGAATTTAATGTACTGTTACCTTGAGGTTCTTTTGGTTCCTCTGGCACGTTCATTAAAACGTTCTTATCTGTTATTGATAATTTGGTGTCTGCATTTACGACTGTATTACCGGCAACGTTAAGATCGCCCGTTACATCCAAGTCACCGCTCACGGTCAACGTAGGATTAGATCCGGCTGAAGGAACACTAATTATGAGACCTTCTGTATCGGTTATGTCAAACACAACTTCACTGGTATCTAAATCTGTTACCTTAGTGAATGTTAAATTGTTAGAAAAATTAATGTTTTCGCTCATATCGTGTTCCAAGTGAGTTTACTACTATTTATCGCGTTTTAGTAGATTTTCAGAGCGTAGTTAACAGGCATAAAAAAAGCCCACCGAAGTGAGCTTTATTGCTTTCTAAACTAAACCTAAAATTATAGGAATTTAAGGTTAGCTGTGTCGATTGCGATACTTGACAAGTAGTCAGCTGCGTTACCCAAAGAGTTAGCAGATGAAGTCAATTCCATGTAACCGTAACGGGTCATGAAAGAAACAACTGGTTCAAATGTATCTGGATCGATTACTGGTCCAGTGCTCATTAATGGCACGTAAGGACAGAAGAATGCAGCAGCATCAGTTTCGTTTGCGCCTTTATAACCTAACAGAACTTTCTCATTATCTGCGGCATATTGGTCAACATAAACTTTCATAGTGCTGTTCAAAGTACCAGCTAACTTAGTGTTAGTCGGAGCTTCAAAAGTACCTTCAGTAGTACGAGCAAAGCTAGAAGTTGTAGCAGACTGTAAGATTGTTAATACAGTAGGAGATACAACAGCCCAGTTAGCAGCACCACGACGTGTACGTGCAGCAACAAGGTTAGCTTGTTGGTTGATCATAACTGCTAATGCAGCATGCTCGTCACCTACGTATGTAGCAGTACCAGAAACGGCTGCTTGGTCGTAAGTTACAGGAGCAGGACCAGATAAGATGCGAAGGTTATTCAACATTTCTTGGTCAATCTCAACTGTGATTTCTTGTGCTAATGCTTGCATGATCTCAGCTTCGATATCGATACCGTGTAATGCGTTAGCGTCTTGTGAAGCTTCGAAAGTCCAACGAGCAGACAATTTACGAGTTTTTGCTTCAACAGTTTCTTTTAAGATTTGGATAGACATTCTGTTACCAGCTTGTCCTTCTAATCTTGCAGTGCGGTCAGCACCAACTGAAGGGTTGTTTGCATCGTTTAAGCGCTCATTACCTGAGTATGCTTTAGCGATATCGAACGGACCTAATGCTTCAGTACCAGCAGCTACACCAGCTTTAGTGTCTGCATAGCGAACACGTAAAGTATGTACCTGACCAACAGGACCAGTCATAGGTTGAACACCCAAGATTTCGTTAGCGATAACAGAAGGCATTACACGACGGATCAAAGGAAGCATCACTTTGTTTACCGTAGCGATGTTACCAGCCTGTGTTGCGCCAGATGTTGCAGATTCCGCAATATAACGTTTTGTATTCTCAAGAACTACACCCATTGAATCTTTGCGTTGCCCTTGAAGACCTTCTAGAAGTGCTGTTTTAGTTGCACCCCAATTACTTTCCATAAGTTTAGACATTTTTAAGTCTCCTAGTAGTATTTATAACCCAGCCAATCTAACGATTTCAGCTAAGTCACCTTCCGAGGTTTTTGTTTGGGCAACTGCCCTATCACCAGTCTTCTCAACTAGGCTCTCGTTTATAACAGTAGAACTCTCTACGTTACGTTTTTGGCCTTCATTAAGAACAGCCGGAAGATATTTGTTAAAAGATTTTTCTAGTTTATCTGTTTGCACAGATTCCAGTAAATCCTTCATTACGATCTTCTTATCACCACCCAATGGAGATAGAAGTTTACTCATAACTCTGTCTCTGCTTAAAAGATCTTTGGCCGCAGTAGCTTTACGCTGAGCGCTTTCTACTAAACCAGTTTTCTTTTTAAGAGATTCGTTAAGCTTGCCGATCTCATCTTCCTTCACAGAAAGAATTGATTGTAATTTCTTAGCTTCTGAACTTTCATTCAAGTGCGAAGTCATGTACTCAGCTGCAAACGCTTCAAAAACGCGTCTACCAAAATCATTTTCTCTTGCTGAAACGATATCATCACGATACTGTGTGATCTCATTGCGCAATAATGTGTCAATGTTGGATTCAACCAACTTAGATGCTTTAACAAGGAAGTCACGTTTAGCTTCCGCTAATACTGATTTACCTTCTTTTACCATCTTAACTTTCTGTTCAACTAAAGCTTTTTTATCTGCATGCAGATCTTTAATTTCTTCAGAAAGTTGTTCGATTACGAAACCTTCTAACTGTTTAAGACTAGTACTAGCCTTAACGCGGTCTTCACGAAGTTCTTTAACTTCTTTAGCAAGACCTTGAGCTAGGAAAGATTCGAACGCTTTAAGTTTCTTTCTATATACAACTTTTTCTTCAGCTAGGGCTTTCTTATCTTCTGCAAATTCTGAAAGTTCAGCTCTTACCTTTTCCTCTAGGAATTGGTTAATAGACTCAACCATTGTGCCTTTGTCGTGTTCGAATTTTTGTGCAAATTCCTCACGCATTTCGGCAGCAACTTCTTCTTTTGCTTCAGACAACTGTTCATCCCATGCTTCTTTAAGCTGTTCCTTAACTTCCGTAGGAAGGTCAAGGTTTTCAGTAAGAGCTTTTTCGAACGTAGATTTCATTGTCTTCTCTCCCTTATTTCTTGAGTTCTTTTATAAAACTCAAAATTTCTCGCTGAAGATGTCTGTTAGAACCGGATTCATTATGTGAAACCGCTCTGGCAACTTCCATTATCTGTGCACCGCCTCTCATGTTATATAAACTTTCATAGATGGATTTAGGATATGCGTTCGGAGCACTAGGCTGAGCCACAATATCAACAGTTATCATATCGAAGTCACTTACGAATCCGTTATTAGCAACGTTACCTGAGCCACGTGAGCTTACGCCCAAAATAACTCCGCTTTCTAATAATGATTTCGCAATCATACCACTTGGAGTAGGTACAATTTTTAACTTCCCGTAACCGTCGTTACCTTCCATCCACATATCAGTAATAACATGTGAAACTTTGTCTAAATTAATCGAAAGTTCTTCAGGGTGATCAAGCTCCCCTAAAATACTTTGACCTTCAGCAATTCTATTCTTAACACTGTTAACAGCGTTTGTTATTTCGTGTAATGGATAAACTCTTTCATTCTGATTCTTCTGTTCAGCCTGAACAAAAATACCTGACATGTATAAGTCTTTACCATTTGCTCCCGCAAGAGATTCAACAACCATCTTGGCTCTTTGCGGATCGAAATACTCATATAGCGAATTAGACATGATTACTTAGGTTTCTTAGTAAGAGGAGATTTGGTTTGCATAGTAGGTCGCTTACTATTCTTACCAGTTCCTGAAAACTTACCTTCGCCTTTTAAATCTGCAGATTGATCTTTATTAGGAACATCTACATTGTCTTCTTTACTATCTTTATTCTTTGCAGCAGTCTTATCTACTTCTTTACCTTGTCCGTCGCCTTTACCGATCTTAACTGGCTTACCACCGAACTCTTCTTTCGAAGGAGCGTTAGTGTAAGGTGCTTCTTTATTAGTAGCATCTTTCTCGCCGTCAAGTGTTACGTTAACTTCGCTTTGGAACTTAGTACCTTCGTAAACAAAAGACTCATCTGCGAATTCTTCTTCAGCACCGAACTCATCGCCCATGCCTGAATCGAATCCACCCTCATCACCAATACCGTCTAGGTCGTGATTAGGTTCTTCTGATTCTTGTCCTACTAACATATCAAACTCAGCTCTCAAACTTGCTAACTGGTCTTCAAGGTCTTCAATTCTTTCTTCAGGCTCAGCTTCACTTTCGCCTTCATCACCAAACTCTCCGAATTCACCACCAGAACCGTCGATATCAGAATCATCTGAAACTTCATCAGAATCAATTTCTTCTTCGTCTTGTGCGATATCAGCTGCGAAACCTTCTTTCTCGTCTCCGCCGAAATCTTCTTCGATAGTTTCTTCTTCTTCTGATTCGTCACATGCTTCTTCGTCAAGTTCTTCATCGCCGCATACTTCTTCATCTTCAGCAATTTCTTGATAGATGGTACGAGCTTTTTCAACTAATACGTCATGTAGTAAATCTGAAGCAGAGTCAGTGTCTTCATTAATAATTAAATCCAGAATTCTGGCTAATTTAGATTGTGACATTATTCTCTCCTTTGATTGTTACGTTTAAATCTTTCTACAGTGGATATTTATACTTTCTAAATAAAAGGGACGCAAAAAGGGGTCAAAAACGCACTTTTTGCAAAAAGAGGGGCATTATTAATGTATTTAACCCTTTTTATGCCCTTATTATGTTGGGGTATAAAATTATTTAAAATTCCATGCCATCATCCATGCCACCGCCCATATCTGCCGGTGGGGCACCATACATCTTCTTAACAAATACAGATCTCTCTTGATCTTGTATCGATCTAGCGTCTTTTAGCTTACGTAGCTTGTTAAGGTGTCGTATGGTAAGTCTAGGACGACGGGTATCTGAAAGCTCAGCCTTCATATACTCATCATCTTCCATATCATAATTCTCGTTAATAATATCGCTCTTCTTCATTTTTAGTTCCCAAAATTCTCTACGTCTTCAGCGCCCATTGAGTCAGCGTCGAAATCACCTTCATCGCTCATCTCTTCGTCGCCCATCATTTCTTCACCACCGAACTCGTCTGATTCAAAGTCAGATCCACTCATGCCTACTTGACCTAAGCCAACGCCTTGATCTTCGTCGGTAAATTCTTCTTCATTTTCCATCTTCCAGTATTTCTCATTCTCGAAGATATCTTTTTCTGTCCAGCCCATGTAACGTCTTAATGCGTATTGCTTAGCCACAAACGGAATCTCTTGTACTTGAGAGAACACAGCTATACGAGCAGAGTCTAATTCAATCTGTCTGTACTCAGAGAAATTCTGCGGTTCTGAAAATTGAAGATTAAACATTCCGTTATCAACCGTGATGCCATTTTCTTTCATGAACAGTTTGAATTCTCTATCCATAGCATCAACCATTTGACGTTGATGCCTTTTACATCTTTCAGTGAATCTAAATTCTTGTATGAAAGCTGTGCCCACTTTACCGTCAGAAGATGTAGCGCTGCCGTCGTCTGGTCCAGTAGGAATATATGAACTAGGGATTCCTAATGCTCTAAACATTTTATTGTTAAAATAAAGCATGTCGTTTATTTCGCCCAAGTTATCACCACCTGGTAATACATCTACTTTAGAGCCTCTACCGTCAGCCGTAACAGCGAAGTAGTAATCTTCTAAGGTAGATAGGGGATCGTAAGCTGAGTCCGTGATGTTCTCGCCGCCACCTGTTCTATTAGGCATACGCTTCTGTTGCACTTCATACTTAACACGCTCAAGATATTGATGTGCCTGTGTAGGTGGCATATCACCAACGTCAATGGAGAATACACGTCTCTCAGGTGCTCTGTGGATGCGGTAAATCAACATCGCATCTTCAAGCATCGACTTCTGCTTATATATTTTAAAGACTGGCTCAAGCTCACTCACGCCGAAAGGCCAAGCAGAATCCATACCTTCAGTAAGACTGATATGAATTACGTTCTCTCCGGCTACCGGAAAGGCTACGTCAGAGTCAGATGTGCCACCCGATGTAAAGTATGACGATGTGGCTCCTTGTGCTGGGGCTTGCATATTAGCTAAGTTACCAAATCCGTGAGATCTATTAGCGTAACCGCCTTTTTTGGAGTTAGTCATAGATGAAGCAACTAAAGACTGGTGATTAAGATCAAGATCCTTAATAAAGTAGGTCTCGATACTCTTACCTGCGCTCTCATTAACAACAACTTTTTCTATATTGTTAGGATCAACCCAATACAACTTAAAAGTTTCTGGGTCACGAATGAAGAATTGATCTCCATACATTAATGTTGACCTAACCATTCTGAACATTCTTTTATTGAAATCATTAATAGAGCACCATCTTCTTAATGCACTATCTATTACTTTACTCTCCGATTCACTCGGATCAGTAAGATATTCTACGTCGAATGGCGTGCCCGTACTCTCACTTTTCTGAGTGCAAAATTCCGCCAATGTATCCATTGCTGCGCAAACTTCATGATCCATGTCCATCTGTTCATACTGGGCATAGCGTTGTAGTCTATCTGGCGGTCCATTATAAACTTCTGGCAACCAACTATTAAACTTGTCTGCAGATTGCGGAGTGCCCACGGATTTATGTTGGGCAGGCATTACGCTGTTTACTGGTTTAAAATATTTCTTCCAACTCATTATACTTCCTTATTTTCCACCTGTGATGGATTTACTTTTTGCGTCTGTGCGTGTTTTTTTCAAGATCTTTTCTTGTAGTTCTAAAGTATTCTTAATAGCCATGAGAACTTCTAGTTGCTTTTCGCTCGCGGTGAATGAGGCCTTATCTTGTTCTGGCGTCAGTCCTCTGTTCTCTTGATTAACTTTTTCTTGCTGTGCTTTTATTTTTTGTTCATTTTCCGCAGCAGCTTTAGCTTTCTCTGCAGGACCGGCTTCTATCTGTTTAAGAACGGTCTGTTGGGCGTTAAATATATTCTTCGTGTGGTTTAGATTTTCTTTCTGCGCAACCAACTCCGCCTTTTCTTCTTTAGTAACTGTCCCGCCAAACCCCATCGACTCACCAAGCCATGATGATTTGAAATTCATCCATCCTTCACTGATACCTACCATCATCTCTTTTACTGTCACGAAAAATCCAGGTAATGTAGTGTTGAAGAACTCTTTAATATCTTTTTGGTCTATAGTTGCGAAGCTCTTCATTGTGTCTGTGAACATTTCAGTAGCTAATCCTAACGCGTACGTGAACATTTCTAACATTTCAGGAGTTGCTAGATCAGCGAATAACTTCTGTATAGCGCCTTCAGTAGTCTCAATGAAATTACCTAACGTAACGCTACTTTCTGCATAGATGTTCGTACCGGCTTTAAGGGTCGCATTGATATTATCCATACGTTCTTTGAATTCTACCGTTGCTATTTTGGTTGTATCTGCGAAACTGTGACCGGCTGTACCAGCAGCATTAAGGCTGTCTAGATCCACCTTCTTAAACTCACCATTTAAGTTTTGCATGATTCCTTCTATATCACCCATAGCTAATGAACCATCATTCGCCGCCATTACGATATCTTTTAATGCGTACGCAACGCCTGACGCGCCACCCTTAAGTAAATCTTTGAATGAATTAGTACCTTCAGCTAATGCTGGATTCTGTAGCATATCTAGAACCATGTTCTTCATACTGTCGGGCACGATAGCAAGAAGTTTATTCATGGACTCTTTAGAATCTTTATCAACGTTCAGCATCGCCTTTCTTACATTGACGTCTTCCGCTTGAGCCTTTAATTGGTTCATTAGATGTTCCGTTGACACACCTAACGCTTTGGCAAATCTGTCCGTATTGGCATATGACTCTTTCATCTTTTTCATATTACGCATAGATTCTAGATTTTCCATGCCGGTTAAAAGACGATGTTGGTCTAAATACGAAGCCATATAATCTGCAGCCTCACGATTTGTTAAACCAAACTTAGACATGAAGCTCACGCTATTTTCTTCACCTTTACGCATTGCATCATTGAAGCTAAGGAACGTAGGGATGCCAACCTGATTCATCATATTGGTATATTCTTGACTGATCTCTGACAAACTGGACATACTGATCTGTAAACCTATAGTACTATTCACGAACCCTTCGTATGCGTCTTCGCCTACGGCAAGACCATCTTTATATGCATCGGCAAAGGAAGATACTCCCGCGACCATAGATTCAATAACTGTGTCAAATGCAACGCCAACCGCATTTGCAACGACGCCCATTACTCCGCCGCCCATACCACCAAGTAAATTATCACCCATACCATCAAACTTAACGCCCATATGTTCAAGTTTATCTACGGTACTTTGCTGTAATTTATTTCTTATTCTACTGTCTTGCCTAGCATCGTCATTCCCAGACTTGGTTTCTCTATTAAGTCTTTCGCGCTGAGCTTCACCCTCTTCATTACCTTCAAGTATGGAATCCAACATAGAGCTAGAGTCGCGCTGCGAGGTCTTTGCCATTTTAGAAATATCCTTAGCGATAGCCTGAAGGGTCATTTCCCTTGCCCATGGCATATCCTCTGGATCTTTTCCGTTGACGCTTAATATATTAATGTCATCCATATTTTTATCCGTATTAAATTCGTATGCATAAATACTTGCATGAACACTATTTATCACAGAACATAGGAACCTTAAAAAAATGAATTCTGACATATTCCACGATTATTACCGCAAGGTGAGTACATATGTGCCACTTCCTTCCGGTACAACATATTACACAGACCAAGTTATAGACTTCACGGACAATGGAGAGGTAGGCATTCGTGCCATGACCAGTGATGACGAGATCATCCTTAAAAACCCTGATGCTCTACTTAATGGAGAGGCGGTAACCACTGTACTTAAGAGCTGCGTAGATGGTTTGAAAAAGCCACTGTCGCTATTAACCAATGATGTTGATGCTCTATTAACAGCAATAAGGGTCGCTTCATACGGTAAAGAAACTGACTTCACCTCAGTGTGCGGTAAATGTACACACGAGAACACGTATGCTATTAACCTAGAAGAAATGCTGGCTAACTGCCAGAGCCTAGATGATGAATATATCGTTAAGTTAAGTAGCGGACTGAATGCATCTGTGCGCCCTTTCACATATAATGACAAAATTAAGATGATGAAGTTGGCTTTCGAGCAAGAAAAAGTTCAGAAGCAACTTATTAACGCCAATGCCGGTACTGAAGAGGTACTTAAAGTCCTCAACAAGTCCATAAAGAAAATGACAGCTCTTAATGCCGAGCTTATAGCGGGTAGCATATACCGTCTACATGATGACGAGGCTAACATTGATCTGTACGCAGACGAGTCAAATAGGGCAAACATCATTGATCTTCTCAAGAACATTGAAATAAGAGATGCGAAGTCGATTGAAACTGAAGTGAAAAAAATCAACGGTATAGGCATAGACACCAACGTAACTATTAAGTGTGATGAATGCGAAAACACATGGAGTTCACAGATAGAGACAAATCCTGTAAATTTTTCTACGGGGTCTTAATAAGTCTAGACGACGAACGTATATCGGAAACGATTAAGTCCCTTGAAAAAAGTTCTGAGTTGATTGAAGACCAGATTACAGATATGTGCGTGTACATGGATGGTGGGGTAACCTACACTGAAGCTAGACGTATGTCGCATCTAGAAAGAAACCGGATGCTTAAGAAGCTAAACCACAAGATACAGAATATGACCGGCAAAGAATGGTTATAAAGGACACAATTATGCAAGACACAGTATACATACCTAGAACAGTAGAAGAAGCAAGCAGACTTAAGAATATTAAGTGGGCTTGCGAAACTACCAAGATACTAGACGCCCAGAAGATTAACTGGTCCCTTTATTATAATGGAAAAAATCAACATAAAATCGATGCCTTCAACTATGGTGATGGCGTCGTTTATGACTTATCAATAAACCAATGCAAGACTATGGTTGGTAAAATTTACACACAAGAAATGACAGGTGATGAAATTTACACTGACGTTGTTTTACAGAAAGGGACTATAAAATACATGTCCCATCGTGAAGGCACTAACTTGATAGAAGGTGAAATTGGTGATATACTTCTTAAAATCAACTCTTTCATATACTTAAACTTCAATAAATTTACTGGTTACGTGAGGTTTCAGAATATAGGCAAGTATGTAGTGTCTATAACTTTACATGTGGATCAAGACGTCTTAGACCTATATGGCAAAGATTGGGAGAATAAATTACTGGATGTATATTCCGGTAAGACGTGGAAGTAACTATTCTGGATCATGATCTGGGTCTGAGTTAGCGTCATACTGATATGAATATTTATATTCGTGGTTTGGCGCGTATGAGGCGTGTGTCTGAGGTTCTTCTTCGGTTACTGAGATAGTGCCCTCTATTAATCTAGGAAATACGTCTTCAAATACAAGTAATTGCTTATCTGAGAGAAGTTTCACATATAACCCTTGCTTTTCTTTGATGAATGTGGCTTCAAACCCATTGATTATGTTTTCTTGTAAGGCTAAGTCTAGTAAAGAGAAGTTTATATTAAGATACATTTGTTATTCCATTTAATGTGGCACTATTATAACTTATTTAGTTCGATATGTAAACAGATTTTGAATCGCGGTGCTCATTATATATTATTAATGTATTAAAATATAAATTATTAATGTATAATGACATATTGCTATGACGGTCAGTTCCATTTCATTCCACTCAACCGACACTGCAATATTAGATATGTCATATGTCGTACCTCCATATCACATATATAATTATATTGTGTACGCCTTTATTTGTTTTTAAGCTACAAATTAAATAATATCAATTGGTTTGTAGAGCGAAGCGATGACATAACCAAAGGAATTATGTGGATTTGCGTTGGAGCTGAGCTTGCGAAGAACCGACGTCAATTCATATAATGGAATATTAATGACATATAGACACATATCGATGCATTATCGACGTAATTACACACATATAAATTGAAATGAAGGACAAAATATTTTGTATAATGAAATAATAAAGATAACTACTATAATCTATCTAGTAATTATATATTATATAAAAAAATCATTCCTTTACTTTACTCAACACCGCGATCCAAAATTGGAACTTTGTTGCCAATACATGGGATTTATGCTATACTCCGCTATATTTGAACAAAGGTAAGATATGAAAACACAGATCCTATACGTGAACGCGAGTGTTGGGGCAGGAAAGACCTCGGCATTTATATCTCACATAAATACATCACCCCATATAAACGCGATATATGCTGCTCCCACTGCCAAACTTGCACTACAGACACACACGGACATAAGAAGGCAAGGCGGAAAGGCTAAGTTAGTACTATCTTCGCAGTCAATGGCTATTCTGGAAGAAAAAGGTAACGAGGATACTGTGTCCGCTGAACAAGGCGGAATGGTAGATAAGGTCGATGAAGCTATTCGTGATCTATGTGATGATGTGTCCTATGGTGCTCTAGTGATCAGCCACGCGGCGTTACTGATGTATTTGGACTCTGACCTCACCTCAAATAAAACGATGCTTAAGGGCTGTTCCCTGTACGTAGATGAGCAGTTGCCGGTATTCGACTTCCTAAGATTTACGCCAGATGAAGAAACATTCGACACGTATCTTGATTTTATAAGTTGCCATCACGTGGTGGAGGACATATATCGCTTAGAAGACAACCCAGAATATGTGGATGAGTATGAAGATATCATTAAGATGTATCATAAACGTGATAATCTTAACTGTAAACAATTTTCCAGAATTCTTTCGGTTATGCAGAAACGTACCAGTGCAGTTTTTGCGAAAGTAACCGATACATATTTACAAACGGTGTCTATCGTAGATCCTATCAGTATAGCGAGTAAGTTCAAATCTACCACTGTGCTGTGTGCTGATTTCCTGAATACCCTACAGTACCATCTATTCAAAGAGGTATTTGACGTAGAATTCGTTGAAGACACTGCGCTGGCCAGCTTAATAAGTAAGGATACCCACTCACATGGATCTTTATTAAAGATATACCACTTAATGGATGATAATGATAAATCCAGTAAAGGTATGCTGCACGATAATAAGCCGAAGGGTCTGCCAGTCGAAAGTAAGCAGAATGTTAGGGATCTACTTTTTTCACAAGTAGCAGCACACTGGCCAGATGGAGATTTCCTTTATGCGACCCATAAGAGTTGGACTTTCAACGGAAATGGTAACGTAAAGACCCTAGATGACTTGGATAATGTAGCCAGTATAAGCGTAAAGAGTCACGGACAGAACCAATATACGTCATATCATAGAGTGGCAGCACTCACCGTATGTCAATTCCCTACTGCTGTAAAGGGTATTATGGAAAAATTAAGTAATATAGACGGTAATGTTCTTAACGACGCTTTCAAATTGGAGAGTGTTTATCAGACTATAGGTCGCACTGCAATACGTTCTCACGATTTTATGCAAGTCGGAAGGGAAGTAGAGGTAATAGTACTTGACAAAACCACTGCTGACATGTTAGCTGGTATATTTACGGGTGCGGTAGTTGAAGGTAAGACAGGCGTATTCAAAAAGAAAAGAAAGAAATGGACCTCATCAGGTAATCCTAGAAAGAAAAGCGACAAAAGTACAGGCATGACAAAAGCCGAGATGAATTTCATGTCGGCTAAGAAGATTGCATACCGCAATGGTAGTAGTTTTCAGGATAGAACTAAGACGAAGATCGCAGATGTCATCAATAAGTACCCAAATGGGAATTACAAACTAAGTGATTTCGGCCTTTGAGTCTTCAAGCAGCACCTTCCTAAAAGATTCCTTCCTCACTTTAGCATTATTGTGGGGTAGATTTCTTTTCTTGAGGTATGTATTCTGCATAGACGTGGGCTTTTTAGAAAATTCAATTACTTTCTTCTCTAATTTAGCGCTCTCAAATGATATACCCATTCGTTCCGAGTAAGTGTGAATTTTATGGCATGGCTTACAGACTAATCTCATATTCGATGTGGAACATATAAGACGGTCTATCCATTCAGATTTATTCTCTAATGTAAGCGCACCACATCCTTCGATATGGTCCACTTCAAGTTTAGACTTGGGATGGTATTCCTCACAGAACTCACACACCCCTACGTACTTACAAGCCTTGCTGAGACCATATTGTTCTCTGATGTTAGGTGTCACGTTAATGCACCTTTCATTTTTGAACGCAATCCTAGGCGGAAAATGCTGCCATAACGCTTTTCTTAGATTTCCTCGAAGCCAAATTAGATATTGGCTCTCAGATTTCCATACGTCAGTTTCTTCCCAAGGCTTGTGGTCCATATTACAACTCCGATGTCTCTATACGGGTAAAGCCATTTTCTTTACATACAGTAATGATATTGTCTACTTTACCTACTAACTCTTCCCTATGGGAGATCAGTATTACATTTTTATTTTGCTCATGAGCCATAACTTTAAGCGCAGCTAATGTGGATTCGGTTCCGCTCGCGTCTAGGCCTGAGTCTAATAGTTCATCGATGAATAATAAATTTATAGATCCATTCATGGATTCATATACGTCTCTGAACGCCCATGATAGAGAAAGGATAAGTCTAGTCTTTTCTCCTCTACTCAAATTATCGAAGTCTAAGTCACGGCCATACTCAGTAATGTAAACATCTAAGTTAGGATTGAACACAACTGAGTGTGGCAGTCCAATAGTTTCTAAGTAATGTCGTAACCTGTCATTTAAGAATGATAGATTTTGGTCTATAATTTTCTTTCTGATGAAGCTATCTTTATTCGTCAATAATTTTAGAAGAAAATCTTGGTGGTCACGTATAGCTACGAGCTGTTCCATTCTAGTGAAATCTGCTTTCTTTATAGATGTGTCCAGTTCAGTTATCTGATCGACATACGGATTAGTGGAATTCATTTCCTTTTCCAGTTCATCAGCCATTAAGCGTATTTGAATCTGGTGGTTATATGCTTCCTCGTACGTAGAGTAGAAAACTGTAGGAGCTTCTATAGTGGCCATACTGTCCACGTCGGCAGTGAGTATAGCTATGCCAGCCTCAAGTTCTTCTATGGCCTTATTTAGCTCTTCTATGGTCTCTGCGTGTGTTTTCTTGGTCTCAGTAGTATTGTCATCCGGTAATACCTGATTACAAGCATGACATACGCCTTCAGTGGCGCTATCCAAATGGCGTTGTTCCCTGTCTCTTTCTTTAATAAGCGCTTGACAGTCTTTACTGAGTATGTTTAAGTTAGTGGATGCCTCTCGGTATAACGTATCAGCTTCCTTCTTGACGCCTAGTAATCTATGATTCTCAAGTTCATCTTCAATATTCATTTCGGATAAAAGGGACAGTGCACTAGTTAAATCTACAAGGTTCTGCTCTCTAGTTGTCTCCCACTTACTCGATTTAGACGCAAGGCTGTCTTTACTTCGTTGGATAACTGAGTTACTGTCATCAATGGACTTTATTTTGTACTCTTCTTCCTTGACTTCGTCCTTAGTATCCTTTATATTCTCCTTCAACGACACAGCCTTCTCAGAAAGCTTCGTCATTCCTAGTAGTAACTCCATCATTTCTCGTTGTGGCGCTGCCTTCATGGACAAAAAAGGCTCATTGAACGTATTTAAAGCGACGATATTAGAGAATAATGTTTTATTCATTCCCAAAATGGCTTCTACGTCCTTCTGCGTGAGCCTATTATTGCCCTGTGCGTCATTATCGTATGGGTTAGATCCATTGATATACATATTAAACACGTCAGGTTTACGCCCACGTTCTAATTTGTACGTGTCGTTACCATTAGTGAACTCTATCGTCACGAACATGTTCTTGCCGTTCGTCTTGTTTATTAGGTTATTGAGCTTAATATTGGTCAAGGCCCCTCCATATAGTGCATACGTTATCGCATTCACTATAGTAGACTTCCCTACGCCGTTTCTGTTGCCGTTTCCGCCTAGATCCCTGTTCTCGCCTAGGACTAAGACGATAGGGTCGTTGTCCAAAACTACGCCTTGGGACACATTACCTACCGACATGAAGTTTCTTATCGTTACATTTTTTAGTTTAATCATAAGTCATCGTACATCTTTATTAGAATTGCATTGTCGAAGTTGTCACTGTCGATATTTGTGAGTTCATTTACTACTAAACCGTCCACTGTTTCGAACTTTTCGGACGGATCGTACTCGTGATCGTACTCTACCTTTTGCGGTGTCAGTTTAAATTCCCTAACATTGAGCTTGGAGAACATATCTCTGTACGAAATCGTATCTTCGTAGCTGATATTCATGTCGTCAGTGACCTTAATATAGGCCTTCTCAGTAGCTATATCATCGACACAGTTTAAAAGATCCGAAAGCATGAGACTATGGTATCTAGGACCATCCACATAATTTATATATTCTGGTTTTCCGCCCCAATCTAAGAAGCAAGCACCACGTTCGAAATCACTTGCGTCACCGTAGTTGTGACCAAAAGGATTACCGATATAATGGATGTTGTCTTTATACTGTCGTTTATGGAAGTGACCAGTGAATACGTAATCTTGGTTTTTAAAATGCTTGCCATTGAGGCCCCCATGATCTGGCATCTCGATCATAGCGTTCATTTTGAATCCAGGTAATTCTAAGTGGCCAAAAATGTATTTAGATTTATTCTTTACGCAATCTTTCCACTCTTCTTCTACCAACCAAGGTAAAAATAGTGTATTATCTATCTCGGTAGGAGTGTCTATGACTGTAATATTGGCTAATCCATCACCTACTATTAGAGAATGAACATCTCTCTTTTCCCTATAGAAAAGATCATGATTACCTGTTATGATGTATACCTTCTCGAATGCGTTGTTAAGCATTGTTAAGGCTTTGAGGCTGTAATTGAGAGTTAAGACATTGATAGAACTTCTGGAATCATGCCAGTCGCCAAGAATGATACACGTTTCCGCGTCTCTACTCTTAGCTTCTGAAATGAACCACTCGAAGAATTCTATAATGTCCTCGTTAAATAACTTGCTGTTGCCTTTACCACCGAAATGAATATCGGTGGCCATGGCTACTCGCTTAAATAAGTCAGACATGTAGTTCCTTTAGTTTACGTTGTTGTTAAGGCGTTCTCTTTCTTCTTGGATGTGTTTATCATGATCCATTTGGCGAGTGTTGCTAGGTGTCTGTCCAGACTTCTCAATTAAGTCATCTCTGATGTCCTGCTCTTTCTTTTCAGACTGCAGTACTCTAAGAAATGCATTCTTAAGTGTAGTGGTCAAGTACGCGAATGGATTATCACTTCTAGCTTCATTAAATTGCAAGCCCATAATGGATAGCTGAAGTAAGGCATTACCCTTCATGTCATCGACGTAAGTGTATCCTCTCCAATTATGCTTTTGGGCATATTTATTGGTTAGAAGAATGAACATATTAGCAAGCTTAGGCGTGATATCACCGTGCTCGTTGGAGTAGATTCCTTCCTTGAAGTGAGATCGTCCCACTATTCTTAGCCCTGAAACCTTACCATCAGTAATATCATATTTGTATTGAATGAATGGCACGAAGCTGACTTTTTCCCTATAGTCTGCTTCAGTAACTGGGTTATCCTTGGTGTTATCACTAAGAGGGATGTGTTCAAACGTATGGAAACGAATGACCAAATCTTCTATCATGATATCATCGGGATCAACAGTATACTCTTTTTTCGTAGGTTTTGCAACTTTGAAAGGTTCATTTTTGCCTATTGTTCCGCCGTCAATAGCATCTACGTGCGCGTCATAAGCCTCAACATACCCTTTCATGGCTTGATCATAGCCAAACTTAGAAAGTCTATCGGCTCTGTTCTTGATGGCTGTAGCTACGGTATCTGGAGATAAGCACTGCGCTCTCCTACCTTCTAACATCTCGCTGTATTCGATGGTTGAAGGAGGCGGTATCCTTACCTTCTTGCCGCGTGACTCTGGACGTGGTGTGTCCACTATAAAGTCATATTTCTCAGAATCTTCTTCGGTGAACTGACAGAAAGTTAGTTTACTTTTCCCTATTTCATCTAGAAGATCTTTGTTGTTTAAGTAATTTATTTTCTTTTTTTTCATCCTTGAAAAATCCTGTAAAAGTTCTTTACATTATACCACATCTGTGTTAAAATTTCAAGCATTTTATTCGTATATTATTTTACATGATAAATACAGTAAACGGATTTTGGAAATAAAATGACTGACTTTAGAGCGTATCTCAAGCCTAAACCAGATAGTCAATCGGCTATCGAACGTGCCATAGGAATAAAGACTGGTGATAATTTAATGCGCCCACTGCATGACACTGGCGGATTGTTATTCCCGTACACGCCATCGATACTACAATATGGAGGCAATGCTAACTATGATGATTTCCACATGACACATAGTAACTATCGTCAGCCAGCGTATAAGAATAGTGAAATACGTGATATAGCACTGACCGCTAAGTTCACTGCGCAGACTGAATACGAGGCTAGATATGTTCTCGCTATGATGAAGATGTTATCGAATGTCACTAAAATGAATTTCGGCGAAAAAGACTCTCCAGATTTTAACGAACCAACAAACAACACGACGCTGAGCGCTGGTATGCCGCCGCCTGTTCTACTTTTCAATTACTTAGGTACTCATATGTTCAATGACGTCCCTGTGGTAGTTTCCTCGTACGGCTTTGATCTACCGGACCACGTGGATTACGTGAAGGTAACTACGTATGGTGATGAGATAACGTATGTACCCACAGAACTAACCTTAACGTTGGAGCTGAAGCCGTATTATAATCCGGCAGCGCTAAGGAAAAACTTTAAGCTTTCTGATTTTGCCAACGGTAATATGGTTAGGGGAAAAAATAATGGGAACGGAAGAGGATATTTATAATGCCAGATTTTTCAGGGACAAGGTACGCTAAAACAAACATAACAGATTTCTACTTGGATGTATGGAACCCTATTGAGGTGCCCGTTTCATTCACCGATAAGAAGATTATTCTTGCGGCGAAGTATGATGAAAGACCTGATCTTCTTAGTTACGACGAATATGGGACTACTAAATATTGGTGGGTTTTTATGCAACGTAACAAAGACGTTATCTTTGATCCTATTTTCGACTTTAAAGCAGGCATACAGATTTTCGTTCCGCCTATTGAGTCTCTGGAGGAATAATGTCAGATAATCTAACATCAAAACCAACTGGTGCGGGTGACGGTAATGTTTTTTTTCCGAATATTTTGGATCAGTATGACAATCCTACCTACAACTTTAAGCTTTCTATGTTATCTGCAGAGGACATGTATAATAAAAACTATGATTCTAAGGATAAGATAGTCATCGCGTCTAGCGGAGTGACACAGGATCTAGGTATAGATGACGTCGATATAAATTCTGTACCTGGTCTCACGGAAAGAACAGGTAGTGGCACATCGACTATCATATCATTCACCTTAACTGAGCCTCTTGGCGCTTCGCTCCTTGATAATCTTTACGATTATTCCCAGTTGTTAGGCATTGACAATTACCAAAAGGCTTTTTACATATTAGAATTATCATTCAAGGGACAGTCTGTGGCAGGCGGGTATGCCGGTGATCTCGCTAATAATAAGTGGGTATGGCCAATACTAATAACACAAATGGACGTATCTGTTACCGGCTCAGGCTCGACGTACGACGTAACGTCTGCTATCGCTTCAGATATGGCATATATGGACCAGTTCGGGGCATTGGACAAAGATACTACTATAGAAGCATCCACGGTAGGGGAATATTTCTCTAAGCTATCTGAAGTGCTTACAAACAGAGAAAGCGAAGAGAAAGCAAACGACACAAGTAAACCTGATATGTGGGCGTTTGAATTCGATGACGGTATTGAAACCGCGTCAATAATGCCATCTCAATTAAATACTAGTTCCTCAAAGAACTCTACGTACTCTCCTAACTCGGCATCTGGAAAAACAAGCGTTCATTTTACCAAAGGAACTGCTATAACCCGTGTCATAGAGAATATTCTAATGAACACTGAGATGTTTCAGAAACTGGCCAAGGCTAGTCCTACTGCAGACGGTCAAGCTAAAGAGAAGAATAGAAATCCAGCAGAATTCTCCACATTATTCAGGACGTACACCGACGTTAAATTGGTAAAATATGACGGTAAGAGAAATGATTATGCTAAGGAAATTAGATACTTAGTTAAAAAATACGATATTCTATCCCTAACGCATGAACAGACGGACGTGAAGACTAGATCTGAAAACAACGTAACAAAAATAATTGCTAATAATCGCATTAGAAAAAGATATGACCATATTTTTACCGGACTCAATGATCAAGTATTGGATTTTGAATTAAATTTCGACTTCGCTTTCTATCAGTCCGTGCCTAAAAATGCTGGTAGTAAGACAGATTCTAACTCTTTAGGGCAAAACCATGCTACATTGGCTGCTCAAAGTGAGACTGAAATACAAACGAGTAGAAAAACCACATCTTCAGACGTGAAGGCTGATGTTAATGGTGGTGGCGGCACGAGTAAAGCCACGAAAGATGGCCCCCAAGTGACATTCGTGAGTAGTGATGTACAGAATGATAGTAATATCGGCGTAGAAAGTAGTGCAGGCATAGGTAAGAATATTCTTAGTTCTTTATTTAATCAGGCTAAAGGGCCAGATATGATATCTCTGAAGCTAGATATTAAGGGAGATCCGTTCTGGTTAGAACCGGCACCGTACGATGGATCTCTATATGCACTACCTACGTTAAGTGCCAAGATAAAAGGTGAAGAAAAGTATAATGAAACCTCAGTTTTCACTAAGAAAGGTGACGTGTATGTTCTTTTTAACAGTGGATTACCGGAAATAGTAGACACCGAACTTGGCGGCATGAGAAGCGTAACTCAATATAACGCGATGAGTGGCATATACAGAGTTATAATGATAGATAGCACCTTCGAGGGCGGGATGTTTCAGCAGAAATTAGATCTTGTCAGAGAGACATCTATAGACGTGACAAAGACAGACATTAGGAAGATGAGATAATGGGTAGTTTATCCAGAAGTGACGGGTTAAGTAATGTAGAGAATAACATGCCAGTCGGTAAGGCCGGTGTGAATATGGGCATTTACATGGGCATCATTAAAGATAATAGTGATGTTCAGGGCATGGGAAGACTGAAGGTATGGGTTCCTGAATTTGGATCTGACGAGGACGACGAAAATGGCTGGAGAATAGTAAGCTATAGTTCCCCCTTTGCAGGAGCCACTCCGGTAAATGAAATAGGTAAAGATTTGGGCGATTCCGATCAGACACAGACTAGCTACGGTATGTGGATGGTGCCGCCAGACTTGGATAATCAAGTATTAGTGTGTTTTTTGAATGGTGATCCTTCTAGAGGTTTCTGGTTAGGATGTGTTTTTCAGCAGAATATGAACAGCTCTGTCCCTGAAGTGCCTACTGACAGTACGTACAACGCAGGTAATCTGCCGTCAAAGTATAAAAGTATACCTATGCCTACTAGTGAATATAACAAGCATACGACGAGTTCTGCAAGTACTAAACCGTCTAGGCCTATTGATAAAGTTAGAATGCGAGGCATTGCGGCCCAAGGATTAATTAGAGATTCCATTCGCGGACAATCAACGTCCACATCTAGAAGAGGGTCTCCGCCAGAAGTGTACGGGATGCGAACTCCAGGTCCTATAAATCCAGATTCACCCAATAAGAAAGGTAGAAAAGGTGGGCATTCATTGATTATGGATGACGGTGAAGGTAACGAACATATCAGTATTAAGACCAGAAGTGGTGCACAGATACGCGTTGATGAAACTAATGGCATGTTGTATTTCATAAATCGTGATGGTACGGGTTGGATACAGATAGATGAAGATGGTAACGGTGACTTCTTTATGGCCAATGACTTATCCATTAGAGCATTGCGTGATATCAACTTCAGAGCAGACAGAGATGTTAATATTGAGGCTGGTAGGGATATCGCTATCAAAGCTACTAAAGATTATCAAGGTGCCGCTGGTGAGGGCGTAGGAGGTATAGCGTCAGGTAGTGGCGGTAAGATATATATCGAGGCTTTAGATTCTTTGGAATTGGGCATCGAGACTGATATTAATATTGGGTCGGCTTCGTTTTCTTTGTCTACAGGGGCGATGGATGTTAAAGTGGATAGTGGGATGAATCTGGAAGCAGGTAGTGATGTGAATGTGAAGTCTGGTGCTGGATTGAATATGGAATCTGGTTCTGCTGCTAATCTTAAAGCTGGTGGGTCTGTAGCGATAGACGGCGTGTCCATAGATTTGAATAGTGGTGCTTCCACAAATGCATCCTCGGCGAGTCCTAGTGTTTTTACAGCTAGGGCAACTGGTGCCAAGGATGATAATTTGAAGTCTTTTGAGGATCAGGAATATAAATTTGACAGAAATACTCAGAGTTTGACTACTATAGTAGGAAGAATGCCTACTTTTGAGCCTTGTCCTGAGCACACCCTGAAATAATATTACTAATCCTCTCAACATCTGAGTCGGATTCCATCGAGGGATAGAGATTGGTAATGTCTATTACCAATCTCTGAAGAACACCGCACTCTGAATTCAGATCTTTTATTCTTATTCTTGCATCACGTAGTTGTGATTCTAGATCATGTATTGATTTCTTCAACGCGTCTTCATTTGTCATGATTAGCCCTTACTGGCTCTAGCCAACATACCTTTCATTTCATCTACCAGTTCAACTGCATTGTACGCTCTTACATCAGTAACTGCGTACGTCTTCATTTTGGAGTCATAAACTCCTACTTCGACGGTCTTACCGTGATGGTGATGCGTCATCGCATGGAATCGTTTGGTTTTGAATTTGGAATTAAAGCGGTTAATATTGTCTGTCACTTTAGAGAAATTTCTTAATACTTTAGATACGGACATGTTAGTCTCCGGTTTTATTGATTGAGGGGGAAGTATAACATTAAATGGTGCCCTTGTCAAACAGAATAAATTGTGTCCGTATATAATTTTTAGTGATAAATAAGAGTAAAAGGATTCTTGGCTATGGCGACCATATACAAGGGCTTTTCTACTGTTATCAATAAGAAGCCCCCATACACAACCACTGATATAGAATTAGTGAAGATTGATCTCTTGAATCACTTTAATACCCGTAGGGGTGAGAGAGTGATGATGCCAGAATTTGGTTCTATAATCCATGAATTAATCATGGACCCACTGGATGCTACGAGCATTGATCTTATTAGAGAAGATGTACGTCGTATATTAGCCAGCGACCCTAGAGTACAAATGCAAGGTCCACCAAAAATAACAGAATATGACTCCACTGTAAGAGTTGAAGTCGAAGTTATGTATACCGGCAAAAGCACAGCCGAACACTTATACATTGATTTCATGAGAGAACTGAGAGAGACTAACTAATGGCACAAAGTCCAAGACAATCAAACTTATTTTCCGCTGAAGACTACCAGAATATATACCGTAGCTTCAAAGACGTAGATTTCAGAGCGTACGATTTCGATTCCCTGAAAGCCAGTATGGTAGAATACGTCAACAGAAACTATCCTGAAGACTTCAATGATTACATTGAGAGTTCAGAATTCATAGCAATCATCGAATTACTATCCTACTTAGGCACGTCTTTGGCATTCAGGTCTGACTTGAATACCAGAGAAAACTTAATGGACACCGCTGACCGTAGAGAATCAGTAGTTAGATTAGCACAGATGCTGAACTATCAACCAAGTAGAAACTTGGCGTCTAATGGCATGTTCAAATTGTCGGCAGTTGAGACTACTGAGTCAGTGACTGATAGTCTAGGTAAGAACCTAGCTAACACTACGGTGTTCTGGAATGATCCTAATAACATGGATAGTTACGACCAATTCACTAACATTCTTAACTCTGCATTCACAGCATCTTCGCCTTTCGGTAAGCCGGTTAAGCGAGGCACTGTTGGCGGTATTAATACCGACTTATACAAGTTAGAGAACGTAAAGAATCTTCAAGTTGCTTATCCAATCCAAGTAGTAGTTAATGGCGAGCAGATGGCTTTCAATATCGCCAATGTAGATTTCGAAGATGGTGGTACTTTTACGGAGAGACATCCAGACCCAAGTGAAGGGTTCCATATGGCATATCGTAATGACGGTCAAGGTTTTGCGTCTCCTAATACTGGTTTCTTCGTGCACTTCAGACAAGGCGAGTTAATAAATTATGACTTCGCATATCAGTTCCCAGAAGAAAGTAGAGTTGAGGCTATATCAGCTACCAATGTTAATGAAACTGACGTATACGTACAGGAGATAGATGATGATGGTAATATCGTGGACAAATGGACTAAGGTTCAGTACTCTCGTGGTAATGAGAATGTGGTATATAATTCAATCGACGGTAATGAGAGAACGATATACTCTGTTGTGTCTGGCGCTGACGACAGTATCTCTATACAGTATCCTGATGGTAATTTCGGTGAAGTTCCAACTGGGATTATGCGTGTATGGGGTAGATCTTCTGCTAATAGAAAGCTTGTTGTTAGACCTGACGAAGCTACTGATTTAGAAATAACAATCCCGTATATCGGAACTAATTCCCAAACATATTACCTTCGTTTGGTTTTCGGTTTGGAAGAAACTAATAATAATTCTGCGCCTTCTGAAACTAATGATGACGTGAAAGTTAGAGCGCCTCAAGTTTACTACACTCAAGATAGGATGGTAAACAATAAAGATTATAATGTGTTCCCATTATCTAGAGGTAATGAGATCGTGAAAATGAGAACTATAAACCGTACTCACTCTGGGCATAGTAGATATATTTCTTTGAATGATCCCACTGGTTTTCATCAGAGCCTATTAATTAGCGCGTCTGACGGATCTCTGTATAAAGACGATCAAATTCCAAGTACGGAGATAGGGTATGACCCAGCTGTTGATACCGCCAACTACATTACTACCACTGGCGTGGAAACGTTAGTTAGAGGCAGAGAACTTTCTAATTTCTTTTATGATGAGTACATCACTGACTTTAAAAACTACATGTCTGGATTATGGAATGACGCTGCAGGGTATGTAAAAGATAATGTGTTCCTAGTTGACGTTGATGTTTCTTGGACTACTGTTACTGGTGCGCAATCAGATAATGTAGGTTTCTTGAAAATGTCTGATGGAAGCAACAGATATATCTCTCCTAGGTTCGATAACCGAGACTACGGTTTTGACAAATACCTAGAAGAAGGTTCTGTAATTAAATTCGCTGAATTCAGTGGATCTAAAGATTATATAACCGCGACAGTTTCGGGAATAAGCACCGGCACTGGTGATTCAGATCTAGATGGTAAGCAATTATTCGTTAATGCTAATGTTCCTAATGGTTGGGGCATTGAAGAAATATTACCTCCGTTCAGAACAACGTTTACTGAAGATGAGAGAAGAAGAATTAATGCGGAAGTTAGTGCGACAAGAAATTTCGGTCTTGAGTACGTAGTGGACACTACCATCGACGGAAGTAATACGCTTGGTTGGAAAGTAACGCCAAATTCTACGCAAGATTTTAGTATCTCTAACGGTTCTGAAATAACTAGATGGGTATTAAGAGCCATTTACGAAGTGAATAATATCACGAATCTTAGATACGACATTAGTACTAGAGGTACAAGATACGTTTTTGAATCGGAAAGTGATGTTAGGTTTTACTTTGATTCAGAAAATCAAAAGAATTTTAGTTCTGATCAGTTAGTGTCAAGTATAGATGAAGTGGTTATTAGTGGATCTAATAACGACATCGACACGAACGAGAAGTGGGTTCTTATCGATGATAATACCGGCGCTAGAAGATGGAGAATGACCGAAGGGTCAAACTTGACATATCCAGATGAATTTATTCTTCTTGGGTCAAGATCGGCTAGTGAGTCGAACGTTATTGCCACGCTAACAATACCTGGTGATGGAATATATGATGTGTCTGGTAATATCCTTAACGGAGTATTATATTTGGCTAGTTTCTCCTCATTCGATATCACCAATAGTTCCACTTATGGATCTATCGTGGCGGGGTCTGTTATTGAATTAACCTCCACGAGTAATGCGGCTAAACTAGAAAAAGATTATGTACTTAATACATTCAAGCCATATTTTGAAGCAAGCGGATATCTAAACACTGCAAAGATTGAAGTTATACCCGCTGATATTAATAACGACGGTATTCCAGACGATCCTTTTTTGTTTAAAAATGTAGTCGGTGAAAATGATTTGGTTTTCCACGAAACAGTTTTAGACGCCAATGGTGATGACTATACTAGATTGTGGACTACGGTATGGAAAGATGTGAGAAGTGAAATTCCGGTCTTGGATAACGGAACTGTTTACGACAGTATCACATACACTGACATTATTGATTCTGGGTTATTCCTTACTAAAGATATTTACTATAGTGAACTACAGAAGACTATGGAGTCTGCCACGATGACTTACTTGTTACTTGGCAACACAAACACTGAAGTTTTACAAACAGGATATGAGAGTGAAGTATTTAGGGAAGCTAGAGATCCAGATACGGGTTCTATTTTAACGGACTCAACTGGTAATTTTATTCCCATGGTCACTATAACTGTTAATACCGCAGTACTTGAGTCTATGAGAACTGAAGCTAGTAGACGTATTGCGAAGAGAGAAGACGATGGTCTGCCACCCTTCACATACGATACAGCTAGAGAAGAATCATTTGATTACTTAAGCTCTGCGAATAGAACAGTGTATATTTACACAAATGATACGTCACATGAAGTGGCAAATGGAAGATCATTTACTTTAGATAGTGGGTCTGCAACTCAGGAAAGTTTTGATTATAAATGGAGACATTTTTCTCCGTCTAATAATCGAATAGATCCTAGCGTTAGTAATATTATGGACATGATAGTACTAACCCAGACGTATAATGATGACGTTCAGCAATGGAAAATTGATGGTAAAACTCTTAAAGAGTTTCCTACTCCTCCAACAACTGAAGAGCTAAGAGCTAACTTTAGTGACTTGGATGATTTTAAAATGATGAGTGATGAGATTGTTTTTGGACCGTCAGAGTTTAAAGTTATTTTTGGACAACAGGCCAAGCCTGAATTAAGAGCTAAATTTAAAGTTGTTAAAGTACCATCAACAGCATTAACGAATAACGAAATTAAATCTAGAATTGTCGAATTGGTAGACGAATTCTTCATGATAACTAACTGGGATTTCGGTGAGACATTTTACTTTACTGAACTAGCGGCATATATCCATACTAATATGGCTGGTATCGTTGGTTCTGTAGTGTTAGTACCGGAATCTAAAGAATCACAATTTGGTAACCTTTTCCAAGTGAAAGCGGAATCAAATGAACTGTTTATATCTACGGCGCAAGTAAATGATATTATTATCGTAGATACATTAACAGAAACTAATATGAGGCTATAATAGCAATGGCTAAGAAAGACGTATTTAATAAATTACCTAGTAACTTACAGACTGATGTGAACAAAAAGTTTTTCGACTCTACGTTCGAGCAAGTTTTTTCTTCAGTAGAAAAAGAATCTATAAATGGGTACATAGGTAGAAGAGAAGGTGGGTCTTATGATCCACTGAAAGACTTCTATGTGCCTGAACCAAGCAAAGAAAGGACGTGGAATCAGCTTGAGCCGATTGCTCTTTCTGAAAGTACTACTGGCGTAGGAAGTAATGAAGTATTTCTTCAAGACTTACTGAACTATATCGAAAATGAAGGTGGTAATACTGGGAATCATGACAGACTATTTAGGTCTGAGCAATATTCTTTTGCGCCACCAATAGACATAGATAAGTACACTAACTATTCTTCGTACTTATGGAAGACAGATTTCACTGGTCAAGAAGTTGTTATCTCTGACGTAGACGATAGCGAGATAGAAGCAAATATAATTGGTAATGAGGGCTATACCACTACCGATGGTTTCGTATTCACTAGTGACGTTATTGTTAGATTTGAAGACTCAGCATCATATAACGATTCATATCAAGTTACCGGCGTAGGTAGTGAGTTCGGCATAGAACTACATTTGAGATATGCGGATGATAAGTCTGGGAATGCTAGACCTTATTTGGATACTAACCCAGATTATACTACTGTTGATTTTGGCGCGAGAAACAACAACGACTGGTCTGCTAATAATTTCTGGTTCCATAAAAGTACACTGTCTGCTATGTCAGCACAGAACGGTTTGGATCTTTCTATTAATGCCCAGCAAGCGAGACGTCCTATATTATCTTTTGATAAAGATTTGGAATTATACGGGTACGGAACAGAAGCACATAAGGACATTGAATTCGCAACTATTGATTCTCCTACCACTATTGACGGTAAAGATGGCGATATCATAATCACTCCTGATGGCGACGTGACTAATGTTAGTTTTCCTTTAAGTGAAGACGATAGGATTGTGTTCCTAGGCGACAGTGTGCCTATAGAAAGAGATACTCTAGAACAGTATAAGGCGAGAACCACACCGTACGTATTTACTGTTATGCAGCCTTTCTCGGAAGCGAAAGATAACGTTTTTTCAGTGGTTAGAAGAAGCACGACTTTACCTTTAGTTTATTTCGCATCAGTAGCAACTGGTCTTGGCGTCAACTTCACTAACACATCATTCTCAGATACACTCGATGTAGTTAATGCTTCTCCTCTTACAGGCGACCCATACAGCGTAAATAACAACGTCGCTGCTACTCAGACTGGCGCTTTAGAGTATACTGTACTAGCAACAGATGTGTTATCTAATGCTAATACTAACTTCTCTGATGAAAGAATTTTCGTATACGAAGTATTTGACACAAACGGTATTGTGTCAAAAGATTCATACACCGCAGCCGTAACTATTTCTGGTAGCATTACCATAGACTTTGATGTCGCGCCTGATACTTTCGTAGAAGTAGAATTCCACGTAGTTCTAGGTAAAAATGACATTATTAATCCTGATTGGTACGAACTTAGTCCTAACTTAAACGATGTAACATACACTGTTGACGTTCAAGACCATATTGAAGAAGAATTAGCAATGGTTCAACAGGCTAACCCTCTTGAATATCAAGCTACTATGACCGATATCGAAGACCCTAACTACGTTAAAGTGTACGTTGACGGTGTTATAATAGACGAGTCTGAGTTCTTATGGACTAGTGTTGCCCTTACTAAGGAATTCACTGTCGTCTTCTACGCGAGCGTAGTGGGCGTTGTAACGGCTAAAGTTAAAGATGGAACTGACGGTCTAATCGATGGTAATAATATGGCAGAACAGAATATGGACCTTGTGGACATATATGTTAATGCTAATGTTGTTAACCATGCAGTTCTTACTAATGGAGCTTTAACCTATAATATAAACACCGGCATAGATAATGTAACTGAAGATCATATTGTTTCAATAAAGATCACTGATAGTAACAATGAGAACGTACAATTCAATAACACTATAGTTGATAGTGTTAGTTATTCCGGTGAGACAGTGACAATAACTCTGTCAGCATTGCCAGACTCATTAGACGACATCATGAATTTGCATGTTAGAGAAGTGTTAGTTGGAAGTATTGGTTCTGCAGAATACGTGTGGAAGGCATCTAAGCGTACCACTAGTAACTTTGTTAATATTCCTAATTATGGAACGCAGTGGTTATTACTGCCATACGAAAACGATACCGATTTCGCAATACACGGAGACGCAGTAGTTGTTAAAAATGCCGGTGCGCCTTATGATGGCAAAAGCTTTTACTTTGATAGTAGAAAGTGGGAACAGGAATTAGATTCCACTGATGCCAGCTCAGATAACAGTAGAGGCACATCTATAAATACCCCTCCTAAGTTCCAGTTGTATTTCTCTGAACTTGGTAGTGATGGGTTGCCTATCACGATAGGTAACGATGACGAATTCCCAGATAATACGTTCACTGGTTCTGAAATATTCTCGTATAAGATAGACGAGACAAGTGGAATCGTAGATCCATATTTGAATATGCAATTAGAGTACAGAAATAGAAATCAGAATTCTGAAATCGTATTCGAACATGACTTGGAAACTGTTAGGTATTCGTACTCTGTGAATAAGACGGACGTTGAGATTCCAGGATACTACTATTTCAGACAGACTACCTCTAGTCGCGTTGTGGAGTTTGATTATACTTGGGCTAGAAATGATGAGAAAACTAAACTTAGAGTTATCGATAGAGCGGTATATGTAGATGGTCGTTACTCAGTTGTTCAAAATCAATACATAAACTCCATTGATGAATTGAGAATTCCATTGTCCGTTTATCCTGTACAAACAGGTTCGGCTGAATATGATATTCTTGGGTTTAGAAACGGTAACGCTATTGGGCAAGGTAGAGAAATTGATTCTGGTGATGTCATAGAAGATATCGTGTGGGATTTTTACTTCGACAATAACACTCAAGAAGTAGTTTACTATGTAAAAAATAACGATCTTTCTGATTATGACGTATTTGAATATAAAACTTATAGTGAAGAAACTTTAGATGAAAGTAGTGCTGGGTATTACGAAGTGCCAGCTCAATTAGAAGATAATCCTTCCAATGACGAAATTACAGACGTTACTATGAGCGATCTTATCCCTCATTTTTCATCTATTATTTCTAATCAAAGTGGATTTATTGGCACTGCTTTAGGTTCTCGTAATAACTATCGAGATACTGATAAGGATGTGAGTCTTGGGGATAAGATTATACAGACTAGTGCTCCATTATTGAAGGCCATGATAAGTACTTCAGAGGACCATTTAGATATCTTGAGAGCTGTAGAATTTAGTGCTTCTGAATATACCAGATATAAAGATAAGATAGTAGCAACATCAAGACAGATGATCCGTGAAGGATGGTATCCTACCGCTTCATTCCAGAATGTTTCTTTAATTGAACAGCAGTTCGATGAAGTAATCACGCGTGTGTCTTCTTCAATAGAATATAATGGCGCTTTTGTTGGTGGTAAAGTTCTTCCATGGGGATCTAGCTACGTGGACGAAGTGTTCATAGTTGATTCTACGGAACAGCACACAATCGAGAACGCTAATGATGTGAATTCCGAGGACGTACTTACATTGGTATACGAAGTCACTGATCATAATTTACCTACTGAAACTTCTGTGTTATTGAGATTAGAAGAAGATTATGTGTACGGGGAAAATAATGTCATAATTATGCTTAAAGGAACGACATTCGGATCTACTATTAGAGTTAGAATTTATAGTAATATTGAGTCTGCTAAAATCCCATCTACTCCTGCTAAATGCGGAATGATGCAAACGCACAAACCTGAAATTAAAGTAGATAATAGCTACGCTACTCCTACGTGGGTTATCATCGGTCATGACGGTGCTAAGACTCCTTGTTACACTAGTGAAGCGGACATACTAACGCATAATAATATGGGCGAAGATAGCTTAGATTTACGTGATAAAATGCTTCTTGAGATGGAAAATAGAATCTATAACAATATCACGCAGCAGTTCGTTGATTCTTACGATAAATTGATTAACGAATATCAATTCATAGAAGGCAATGACAGGAAAGTTGACTATTCTTTAGAAGAATTTAATAACATTATAATTAGAGATTTCTTGGAATGGAACCACAGTACTGGTGCTAATTATCAAACTAACGATACACTTGACTTAGCAGATTGGAAGACGTGGAATTATAGCGCAGCTAATCCTAGTTTCGCCGGTAGCTGGAAAGGTATATACACGTATTTATACGACACGGTATCACCTAATGAAACACCATGGGAGATGTTAGGATTTACTTCTATGCCTGATTGGTGGGTTGGCGAATATGGCAATGAACCATACACTAGCGCTAATGATAGTATGTGGAGAGACATAATAGATGGCGTTGTTCTTATGGGCGACAGACAAGGCGTATACGATGAATTTAAACGTCCGCATATGCTTGGTACGAGTGGATTGTTAATACTGCCTGTGGACTCTATGGGTGACCTATTGGCCCCACATGTAATAGATGTGGGTATTGTTGAACCTACTGACTTAGAGAAAGGCTACGAATGGAAATTTGGTGACTTCGGTCCTACTGAATATTCTTGGAGAGTGTCTTCAAGTTTCAACTTTAGTTTAGTTAATAAGATTTTCTTAATGTCTCCAAACAGATTCTGTGAATTCTGGTGGGATAGATCTAAAGTTATACAAGCGCCTATTTCTCCTAATCAAGTCGTGGATTATCCAGAGCTGAAAAGAAGGAATAATAGTACATTAGAAGTTCATCAAGTGGAAGGTACTGCGTTGTGCGGTTACCAGAGATACGTGTATGACCGTATTAAATTCTTAGGGAAAAATCCAAAGACTGAATTCCAAGATATCATAAATGGTTCTACGGTTAAACTGGCGCATAGATTGGCTGGATACACTAACGCAGATACATTTAAAGTATTACTTGAAGGTAGCGCATTCGATTCTACGAATACAAACTTGGTGGTTCCTAGAGAAAATTATGAGATAAAAATCCATACTGGTGAAGTAGTTGAATTCCATAGGTACAGTGGTGTTATGGTTCGCATAGCTGAAGATGGTTATCAGGTTATGGGGTATGACCGCAGAATACCTGAATTTAGATATTACGGAAGATCAGATACTGGAAGAGCTAGACAAGTAAACGTTGGTGGTAAACCAGCTACATTCAGGAATTTTAAAAACGATGGTACATACTCTGGCGGTTCATATGTTAAGTATAACGGCGTTTTCTATCAGTCAAAAATTGATCAGGTAGTTAGTGATTTCGATAGTGGTTCATGGACTAAGCTTGCAGATCTGCCTACAGTTGGCGGAGACAGCATTTCTTATGTTAAAGAATATGATGTAAATAAAGAAATTATCATAGAATATAATACGACGTTCCCAGATAAGCAAAGTCTTTTTGATTTCCTTATAGGATATGGAGACTGGTTGGCAGTTGATGGATGGAATTTCGATAATGTAGATTCTAGTACTGGTAAAGTGCAAGATTGGTTTGAGTCTGCTGAATCTACAATTTTCTGGTTGACTAATTCATGGGCGGTAGGAAATACATTACAAGTTAGCGCTGGGTCTGAGAAATTGAACCTAACGGTAACCGATGGATATCCTGCAGATGTGAGAGAGGCCAATAAAGGGGCAGGTAATGTTCTGTCCGTAGATGGTGTTCCCTACAACATGGACAATGCATTCGTTAACAGAGAAGACCAGACTATTTCCGTGGCTAACGTTAATGGTAATGCTGGTATATATTTCTTGGCAGTGAATTCTAAAGAGACAGAACATGTTATCGTGTTTGATAATACGACTGAGTTCAATGATAGATTGTATGATCCTCTGTTAGGTATTCGCGTGGAAAGATTAGAAGTTAGAGGACAAAGAACGTCTAACTGGTTTGGTAAGTACGAGGCTGACGGTTATATTATTGACGGTGACACTATTAAACCTAACTTTGATAATCTTGTTGAAGAATCACGTTATTACTATGACGCTACAAAAACATTAGATAACCAAAACATTGAAGACGCGGCAAAGCATCTTATTGGATTCGAACATAGAGACTACTTAAGTAGACTTAGAATGTTTGACGATATTCAGTATCAATTATATAAAGGTATGCTTCCTGAGAAAGGAACATATAGACCACTAGATGCAATCGCAAGAGCTGATTCTGTGTCCGCTAACGGAGACGTTAACGTATATGAAATGTGGGCTTTAAAAATGGGAGAGCTAGGTGATGTTCTTAACAGTAGATCCCTAGAACTTAAAATTAGAGGCGATGATGTCGTTGCAAATCCGCAAATGGTAAACTTGGTTTATCCTAGTATGCCTTCGAACACTGGCGAGATAAGACGTGTGTACCTTGTCGATTGTAATCACGTATACGTTAATGTGCCGGTAGTTAGATTCTGGGACGGAACTTATGATTCGTCAGTGGATAGTACATCTGCGTTTAGATTATTTGACGATACTGAAGCTACAATTACGCTTGATGATAACGGAAGGATTTCTGAGATTGTCGTTACTAGTCAGTCTGGAGTTTACTCTGAGGCACCTGAATTAGTATTGTATGATATTCCAAGTAACGATGCGTATTTCACAAGTTCAGAAGCTGAAGCTGGCAACGGATTCACTGCGTTCGATAAGGTAGATATCAATCATGAAGCTACCACTGACGTAGGGAATACTATCATAAGTAATTTCATCACAGAAGATAACAACGGTAGCGATGCTATCGTTATAGATATTGACGATAGTGATAAATGGCTGTCAGTTAATAGACTTAATGGAAACGATAAGTTGCTTCCTACCATAAATGAACTTCCTAAAGATTCTACAACTAAGAATGCTGGGTATGTTCATTTGGACGACGCAGAAATAACATCTTTCTTATTATCTAATGTCGGCACGGCTATAGAAACATACTCCGATGACGTTAAGGATAAAACAGTTTGGATTGCTGAATTGGAAGGCACTAGTGATCGTTTTGATTGGAGCACATACAATTTATTAGAAACTGATATCTCGAATAATTCGTTAGGCGGTAGATTGACTGCTGACGGAAAATATTATGACTATACTCCAGCTAACGCTACGAAGATAGGCGAAATATTAAATGTTCAAGATGTAGACGGGAATGTTCTTGTTAACGGAATTGACGTAACGCCTGATCCATATGATCCAGATTACTTTGATGTTTGGCCAGCAGATTCTCTTTCTGTTAAGAGACCTAACAACGTGGTCGAACTTAACGCGGGTACTGCTTCCACAGCGATTTATTATACCTCTAAAAACGCTACTGATAACGGTTTTAACAACAGTAGAATGAGAATAACAGTTGATTTATCTCAACTACCAGCATCTGACTTCTTGCCTAGTGGCGATTATGAAGGTTGGGTTGAGCAACCGTATATTCAGTTGGAGATTTGGCAGAGTATTGGCGGAGTTTCTAAGTCTTCAGTGTCTGAGAAATTTAAGTTAGTTGGTGAAAACCAGAAGATTGTTTTCGAGGCGGATATCGCACCGGATGCAGCACATACTAATTTTTCTATCATCACTCCTAAAGACGACCCTACGCAACTTACTGTGTTCACAGTTAATGCATTTGACGTTGATAAAGTAGACGTTATTGGTATTAATCCTGACGGTTCTGTAGTGTCGGAGAAGGTAGAATATGATATTGATCTAAGTAAGACTGAGAATTTATTCTTCGTTGAATCTAGATTTGAATCTATCGATGAATGGAATAACAGACCCGATGGAGTAAACTACGTTAAACGTTGGATCGATAAAGATTCTGAGGTTAGTAATACTTGGAGCTTTAAGAATTTAGTTAATGGCGTATCTCGTCAAGGCGGAGCGTTAATCGATTCTAGCTTAATGGGTAATCTATCAGTGTACGAAGGTAGTAGTGACAGAACGTTGTCCAAGTCGCCAGTGTATGATCCTATAAAAGGATTCATACCTACATTGGCAGATAGGAATATAACCTATATTAACGATAGTGACCCAAGCAGATATTCTGTAGCCGGTTCTAACAGTATGACTAATGATTCATTGTCATTTAGTAAAGATAATGTTGGTCAATTATGGTGGGATACTAGCACGGCTAAGTACGTTCATTATGAACAAGGCGATGAAAACTACAGAGTGACAAACTGGGGAAGATTATTCCCAGAATCTTCTGTGGATGTTTACGAATGGGTAGAAAGTCCTACTGTGCCTGCTGATTATGATCAGGATGGAACTCCTAAGAACGTAGATGAATACGTAATAAGAGACGCGTATGATTTCAAGACAGAAACATATGTTGAGAAATATTATTTCTGGGTTAAAGATCGTACTGTTAGACCTTCTAATATCGCAAGTAGATCTCTTTCTTCGATGAGCACTGCTAACTTGATAATTAATCCTAGAGTACAAGGGTACGCTTGGTACTCCTTTATATCTCAAGAATCATTTGTGTTTAATAACATTAATGATACGTTGTCTGAAGATGAAAATATCTTCCAGATTAACTACAGAAACTCTAAGACAGAGAATAGCAAGCATGTCGAATGGAAATTAATTGCGGAAGGTAAACCTGACGAAATTGTTCCAGATCAATTATGGGAAAAATTAATTGATTCGTTATCGAAATATGACGTTGATGGGAATATTGTTCCTTCGCCATTACTATCTGACTATAATATGTTAGGTGTTAGTGACGTTCCTCGTCAAACCATGATCAAGGATGTGTTTTCTGCAAGAAAAGTTATGGCTCAGTCCCTTAATAGCCTTCTAGTCAACATAAGAATTAGAGACGTTGATTCTTGGTTAGCTGGTGACATGATCATAGACAACCCTTATTGGAGTTGGACTGATTGGTACGCGGTAGGTTACTCAAAAGACAACACAGAACCTAAGTTAGTCGTTAATTATGACCAAGTTGGAGGACGTATAGTGCCTCCGCCACCAAGCATTGATGCTGAGCAAGCGAAGATCTTGGAAGACGGCGACATAGTTCAAGTATACGTATTAGATAACTCTGCGTACTACTTATATGACCAAGAAAGCAACACTGCTACTGTCCTAGTTAGACGTGAGAGTACTGCTATTATGATCAACGATAATATTTACGAGTCAAGAATATCTAAAGAATTGGATGACGACGTAAGATATATACTTGATCTTCTTAGTGAAGAAGTTTTCATTAACTTGTCAGTTGGTAATCATGGAGATGAGAAGGTCGAATTCTTCTTTTCCATGGTTAAGTACGTGGCGTTTGAGCAAACTAATGTAGATTGGTTCTTCAAGACTACGTATATCGATGTGGTTGAAGAAAACAAGCCTCTTCTATCTCAGCCTAAGTTTTACGACGCTGACGACTTAGATGGGTACTTGGATTACTTACTTGAAGTTAAGCCTTATCAAACTAAGATTAGAGAGTTCTCTACTCGTTATGATAATTTTATTGACCCTTCATTGATGGTAGCAAATGATTTCGATTCATTAGCGTACACCACTGACGAAGAAGGCAGAACTATCCCAGTAGTAGATCCGGTATTTGATCCGTTTGAAGTGCCAAGATCTATACGTGTTAATCCAGTATATGACTCTGTTCAATGTTCATTCATGGATAAGAGAATGCAAGTTGAGACTGGCGGACAAGAAAAGTTTGCAGCGGCAGAAACTACTACTATAAGATTCGGTATTACTCCGTTCTATTTCGACGTGTTCGTAAATAACGTAGAGATTGATGCCGGTGATTATACGTACGTGTCGAGCGAAACCGGATTACTAGACATAACATTTAATAGTCCTCTATCTGAAGGCGATTATGTGTTCGTTAGGGAATATGCAATAGGCGATGGCGTGACTAAGAAGTTCATTTTCAAAACAATGCCGCAGCTTAGCAAATTATCCTACGACACTACGTACACTGGAAACTTAGGTGACGAAATGATGGATACTGACACATTGTTAATCGATCAGCATTATACTGTTGAGGAAAATGCAACGTACTCTCATTGGGTTGAAGCTACCATAGTTGATGACGTTGTTGCTCCGCCAGTTGGTGCCAAGTTAATTCCTGAAGGTCACATTAGATTTACGCATACTGATATGGAAGAAATGAGACTTTCTTACCATGGATATAGAGGTCAGCTGTCAGATATTGACGGTAACGATAACGTATTAGATTTTAAATTAGTCGAGTATGATATTTTCCTTGATGCGCATGGTAACTTGAAATCAGGATGGGGTTTTGGATTCTGGGGTTCGTATGATTGGGGTGATGAGGCTTTGGCTTTAATACCACCTATCTTACAGCCTGAACAAGCAGGATGGAATGCCGGAACTACGCAGCCATGGGATTCTTTCAAATGGAACTTCAGTGCTACTGCGGAAGGTAGTAAAGGCGTACCTAATGATATCCGTAAAGGTAGATTCATTGTGTATAGTGGTGCAGCTAACAGATATTTGCAGTTACAGGATGACAACAGTTTGGCTACCATTAATGGTAAAGCTTCGACTGGTGACGGATCTGGCGCTATCAAATATTCGTACTATACAGAGTTGAAAGATAATGTGAAAGTTACTTTGGGCGAACAGCAAACTTTGGATTCATTCAAGAATACATATTCTGAATGGTTCAATTGTTCTTATCAAGGAAGTGTCATTGACGCGCAAGACTTCACGTATAGAAATACTGCTAGATGGGATAGTACTTCTTGGGATAGCACAGGTTGGAATTCTGACATCAGAATGCCTTTTATTACTGTAGATAGCGGTGATTATTACAATACTACGTTCTACCCTAATGGCGCAACGTCAGAATTTATTATTGATAGATTAGTTAAGATCGAATCTGTTATTTTAAATGGCGATGCAGCGGATGAAAACGTATATGTTATTTCTCAGAACGTAGCAGAAGGAACAACATTAGTAACGTTCAGTTCTGTGTTAAGCGTAAATGATAGTTTAGAAGTGGTGTATGAAAAATACTTCAGGGCTTTAGTTGACCAAGGTGATGCGTCTACAGTGATTTATTCTATTCCGTATAGATCTCAAGTTACCGGCGTTACAGTCGCGGGTGTTCCTATGTATGTTAGCTCAGGCTACTCAGACACACTTAATGTGTCTACTACGGACGTTACCTTTGTTACTGCTCCGGCGATTGATGATGAGATTGTAATTCAGCATAAAAGATTACATGACGTTAGCGTAACAGCTAATGGTGTGGATACAGATTTTACTGTTCATAACTCTGATTACGTTGGTGAGGTTACCGTCGATGGCGTGATAGTTACTAACTACACGGTTGCCGAAAGTGGAAGAGATGTTGTTATAAGCTTTAGTGTTGCTCCGTTACTCGATGAGATTGTTAAGATTTCTTTTACTAAGAGAGACGATGTATTCAGTAATGATATCAGTAAGCAAACAATTGACGGCGGAGCGTTCTTACCTTCCAATGTTGATGCTGGCGTAACTGACGAAATGGCTTTGTATAAATCTTCTGATGCGGTAGTTATTAGCTACACGGATAAAAGTTCTGGTGTTAGTTCCGACGATTGTAGAATCTTCGTTAGTGAGAAGAACATCCAGACGCTACATAGCTTAACTTCGAGAACTACACTTTCTAGTATCTTTGCTTACGGTGATTCTAATGTGAACGTTACAGACGGATCTTTATTCGTTGATGCGACTGTTGATAATCCAAGTATTATTTGGGTTGGCGCGGAGAGAGTTATCTACACGGGCAAGGTTGGTAATACATTGACTGGCGTGACCAGAATGTCTGCCGGTACTACATTAGATGTTGAAGGATCTGTTAACGGTAACCTATTGGAAGACTATCCATTAGGGACGTATGTGTACTCTAACTCAGAGGTGCCATTCTTACCAGTGGCGGTAACACCTACGCCACCGCACAATTAATACGGATATAATATTTAGTGATAAATAGTGATATGAAAGAAACAGACGAAGTAAAAGATAAAGATGATGGTGTCAGAGATGGCATCATCCTCAGTGCAGAAGATCACATCAAGATAATTGACAAAGAATCAGGCAAGACTTTGCTTGATAAGAGAGGATAAAATGATTGAAGGAATTGGTATGCGTGCTGAAGGGCATGTCATCATTCGTGACAAAGTTACTAGAGAAGTAATACGTGACGAAATGAACGCTATACATTATGGTAACCTCGCGGCGTCCGTAGTTGATGCATTGTCTGGTCTAGGAACCGGACATATTAGATATATGGCATTTGGTAATGGCGGTACGTCTATCTCTGCAAACGGAGAAATTACATATAGAAAACCGGATGTGACTAATATAAAAGATCCTAGTTCATCATTATACTCGGAAATTTACCACCAAGAAGTAGGAGAGAATGGTTCAACGAATACCGGAGCCGATTCTGGTAACACAGTTATTCCTATCCAAAGTAATGCGCAGTATGCCGATGTAAAAATCACGTGTACTTTAGATTTCAATGATACTGGTAGTCTACAGGACCCGATTGATAGAGCAAATAACTTAGATGACGCCACGGTGTTTGATGAGATAGCTTTGTATACAGGTGAGTCAAATATTCCTCTATCAACTACATTGGCCAACACTAATGATGCGTTGATGATTTCTCATGTTATTTTTCATCCTATCCAAAAGTCTAACAATCGTATTCTTGAGATTGACTACACTATAAGAATCTATTTGGAGGCAGTGTAATATGTCTCTTACATTTAAGAAATCTAACGGACTTTCTGTTCCGGTGCAAGATTCTGAAATAAACAGAATCTATAGTACTAGTCTATTAGGTCGTGACGTCGAAGATTATGGGTCCTCTGTGGCGCAATCTTTATTTCAGTTATCAGAAAATTACGCGTCTGATCTTCCTCCAGAAAGTAATCCTTTTGTAAACTTTAATAACAATGACGATACATCACCGGCACCAGTAACACCAGTTACCGGACAGCTATGGTTTGATACATCCGTAGAAAGACTTAAAGTGTATAATTCAGAGGTCTCTAGTCCTACTTACGGATGGACTTTAGTTGCGCAAGAATCAACTACGCAGTCGCTGGTTCCTGCGAGAGATTCAGAACAGAATATCGGCACTGATTCATTGTACTGGCATGAAGCTTTCGTTACTCATTTAACATTGAACACGAACAGATATGCCGGTCAAGTAGGCGTATCTGATCCAGATGGTATCCCTGCTTTGTCTATAGACGGTAACACGGTACTGTCAAACTCCAAATCATCTACTGGTAACGTTTCTAAAATAACAGCTGAGAGCGGAAGTTTTATTGACTTAGGTGAATATGACAACCCTATTAAATCTGTATTTGCCGAAGAGTTGAGATTTGGCGAAGGTAGAAATGTAATCCTTAAGGAAATCGTAGAGAATAATGTATCCTCTATCGTTCCTATTAGTGAAAGCGGCAACCAAGTAAATCTTGGTAACGCGGCTACGCCATTCAACGCAATCACTGTGGAAACGGCAAACGTATCTAATTTAGGCGGAGACGGAAACAACGACATTAATCTTATCGGCGGAACTTATATTGTACCTGAGTCAGATAGTGGAACAGGTATAGGATCTACGACCAAAAGATTAGCAAGTGTACATGTAAACCAATTATATGTTACTAGTCTTAATGAAAGTCCAAACCAAACATTTACGGTATCCGACACTATAGGCACAACTGTGTTCGAAAGTGGCGTTGATAATTTACCTAATGGTTCATTGACACCAGCCACTGACAAAGTGGTAATTGTTAAGGATGATGGCGCTATAGAAAAAGCATCGTACATGGATTTCTTCCCTGTGGGCATGACAATGATGTGGAATGGTAATATCGTTACTATCCCTAGCGGTTGGAAGTTATGCAATGGTGACACCTACACTAATGGTATTTTAGTTGCCAATGGCACCGGAGACATTAAGACCCCTAACCTAGTTAATCGATTCATTAAGGGCGTAGATGACGACGGCGATGTGGGAGCAAATGGCTCACCATCAATCACGTTAAGTTCCACTGACACTATGACCTCTACTAGCGCCGGTAATCATTCCCATGGTGGTGACACAGCGGGACATGTATTATCTATTAGCGAAATGCCAGCACATACACATGCAGTTGGTGCATATAGTGGTGTGGGCGGCGGGACAATATCTGAACCTTATGAGGGTCAGACCGGAGCAAGTTCTACTTCTGGATCTACAGGTAGTGGATCATCACATGACCATGGTATAAGTTCAGATGGCACGCATACGCATAACGTAACTCATACCCACAGTCATACCATCGGCATTGACGATCTGAACAATTACGCTATGGTTTTCATAACCAAAGTAATTTGACACTAACTACAAATGGTGCTATAATGCGGAATATAAAACATTATGGTGCCATATGTCAGTCAACAAACCCTATCAAATACGCAAAGACACCAAGTCTGGCGCGTTAAAGATCACAGAATCTGAGATAAAATTAAGATCCCTAACCCTTGGTATCCTATCCACGGACGAAGCTAAGTTCCTTAACGGTCTTGGTTCGGACATCTATATCTTATCATTATACAATGACGGATTCTTCGGAAGACAGAAGATAGCGACCCATCGTTTGTTTAAGGCAGTCGGTGTGAGAGCCAGTCTTTTACCTACACATAAAGTGTGCACAGCCTTCAACGGCTCAGTCATAGAACCTTTCTTCAACGTGAGATGGCCAACTATCCCTGATGAACTTGCTCTGACTCCTAACTCGTCTAATACAGTGACGGTAGGTAAGATGGGCGAGACAGCATTCTACATGGATGAGTGTAATGCCATGATGCTCATTAACTATTGCTTTGATAGAATAGATGATAGGGTTGACAGGAGTGAGAAATACACCTATAATGATTTCCTATGCTATATGCAGGGCGTTGGTAAAGACGTCAGAAAGCAGATGACAGACGAGCGTCTACTTACCTATGGGTTTGAAAGAGGGAAATAAAGTGAATATATTTTACAGAGCATACATGTGGTTCTTATATTATCCGTATATGTTGTTTTTTGCCATGTTCGATCCGGTGGACCCTGATGCTCTGGATGAAAGTGTGGGCGCATTAGAGTCTGGCGACCAAGTGATGGCTGTTAAGATGGGCGCGTGCCTGAAGATATTCACGTTTGTGAAGTTTAACGTCCATATGGTAATGGGTAAAGAAGATGACAAATATATTTGTTTCCGCTTTATAAAGGAGAGAGATTATTTTGCATATACGTTGGGTGCCGTTGAGGGTGATCCGATGGTAAAACTTGTGAAAATGAGATTATAATGAAGATCGATATTAATATGAACGTTGACCTCACGCCCAAAGAGGCCAGAGAGTTGGTTGGGTTACCAGACTTGAATCCCATGTGGGATAAAATAGTCGGGGATGACACCGTGCTGCGTGACAGACTGGTGACTGAAATAAAATCCAACGTTATGAAGGTATTCGATCCATTTGGCATTCGTGATATGATGTCAAAAAAAGACACATAGGCATTGGTATGGGAATTTTCGTGAGTTTTGTAGTCATAATTCTTACTATTGTGACCCTTGAAGAGGTGCCCATGCGTTTAGATAGTTCCCCTGTGCTTCTTGTCATTGTGGGTTTCGCTGTGTTCATGGTTAATGTAGTTTTTCGTGCGCTTATATGGTGATATATGACTATAAAGAATAAAGTTGTCCTCGATAAAGACGATAGATACGTGATTGAGATACCCACTAGTAGGGATAGTTATATATTATATTTCTGCGGTGGTTATGACCTAGGACGAATGCTAGATACTATACTCGATAGAAAGGAGAAAGAAAGTAATATCACCGTGTTTGGTTCTTTTGTTGGACCCGTTATTGCAGTTCATAGCGCAGAAGTACCGGAGGATGAATTTTTCGAGGCTAAGCTTAGAGGAACTGTAAATCAATACAGAAGTAAAACGTCGCGTGCTAAGGTAGGCGCGTATTATGAAATGTACTTATATATGAATGATGGACCATACGAATATAAATCACCATGTTCATACCAAAGTTATATAGATTTCTGTAACTATGATAGCGCAGCAAGAGAATACGGATTCGGTAGGCACTACACATGACATTCCAGTATCAAAAAATAAGTAAGTATGAAAATCGAATTAAAACTAATCCTGTCAATAAACGTGGCGTGGGTTCGTTTATCGGCCTAATAACAGAAGACTTATATCTTCATTTCTATGAAGAGGACTCAGTTGAGTACGTCTGTGTCGTTAAGCTACCGTCATACTTAGTGAAAACAACTGAAGAAAATATCACCCCGTGTTTCGGCTCTCTCACCGGAACCATATGCGAGGGGAAGAAAGTGACCATGGAAACGACTGAATATTTCATGTCTTCATTGATGGGTACTCTCCACGAAGATATATTCTTATTACTAGCTGAAGTGGAGTCTGAAAATGTAGGGGTATACCATCTACCTTTATTTGGAGGAAGTAACAGAACGTTTAAAAGTTCACTCGTATACTTCTCTATGGCAGGCGATTACTATCCTGTTCCCCATAATCCATACGCTAATATAGTTGCGGCCCATAATAAGTTAAACGCAAATAGAAATACGTGGACAGATATCCATGCTAAGTACTATATGAAATCTTGAATTTATGGTAGTATAGTCTTATTGATATAGGAATATAAACATGATAGACCCTATAAGTGCCACGCAGTTCTGGATGTTCATCTCTATTGGGGTGTATGTAATTTTTTCGTTCGCGTATACCGTCTCCACAGTAGAGGTGTACGGATGGGATTTCCAGAATGAAGATATATGGGATTCTGCGTTCCTTATCCCTTATAGAATTCTGGCTGTTGTTTTTCGTAAGAGGACAATGCCCGTGCGATGGAATCGGTGTGAGAGATGATGGGTATTATACTTTCTGTAATTATATTGGGCACTTCCTACTCGTTCATGGCAATTATATGTTCATTGATTGCTGTGTATGCATATGGGTGGAACTACGAGCCTGACGGAATATTCGATAAGATCACACTGTTACCTTTCCGTGTTATACGATTCGTACTTAGGGAAAAGAATGTGCCCAATATATGGAGTAATGTGCTATGAACACTTTATTATATGTGACATTCGTCTATATGGTAGGAATGTACTTAGTAGCTAACATAACGTGGGCCATAGTCATATATGAGCATTTTGGGTGGAACTATGATAACTTCAGAGGGTTCACTGAGAAGTTTATTTGTCCACTATACCTATTCATTGGGATATTATTTAGAAGGAGAACCTCATGCTCGGCATTGAATCTACTGCAAGATGTACTATAGAAGCATGTACTGTGACTGTTAACGGAAGTTCACACCTAGGGGCTATTCTTTTTATTGCGCTTTTAGCGTACTTCACCTTCGTTATGGCGTATTGCATAACCGAACTCATAATGGAAATCACACACGGAAGCGAACACCTAGACGACCATATAATGTTCTTTCCGTTGACAATCCTGTTAGGTTGGCCGTATCGAATCATAAGAGCCGCGCTGCAGATCCGGTGCATGAGCCTGAAGTGGCAACCTCAAAATCTGAAACTATAAAGCCGAAAAATCCTATAAGACTATAGTAAACTTCAAAATAATAGTATATAATACTATTAATATAGGGCATACACATGCTAAAATACACCACGCTACAGAGCCAGAACGCCCAAAGGTTAGCAGGTAAAAGTATATTCGAAAGAAAAAGCTTTTACGCCGTCATGGACTCTACACGCCCAGAAATTGTATATCTCTATCAGTGGAGTATCAACCTAGATATCAAACACTGTAGAATAGTCTATCCAGAAACTAGTAACCCAACAACCACAGAAGTCGTATACGGTTGCCCACTACATACCTTAATTACTAAGGAACACGGACACGCATTCATATTGAAAGTAGTTACCGTGGAAGAATTTTTCCTAGACCGGCTCACTGAGGCATACCGAGACGATGAATACTGGGACCATAGTCAGGACGGAGAAGGCATAGTCGTATGGCATAGTATTGAAGTATTCAGAAAATTTATACATTCTGAATACGGAGAAGATAATACTGTAACACGCACTATTCGCGGAGTATTTGGGGCAAACCCATTCGCATCAGAATATTTTCAGGAACAATCAGTATGAAACTGCAATCAATAGTTACAGAAGCATATATAATTGTCACAGACGACGATGGTAATTTCTATCACATACAAGGCATCACTCATATTAGACCCAAGCCTAGCGGTACTCAACCAACCTATTTTGGACAATGCATCGGTAAAGAAGTATGGGTAGTGGATCTCATGGTGCTCTCCGTAGAAGAAGAGTTCGAAAGAAAATTATCAGGTACGCCGGTAGGGTGCGATGGTTTTGTATATTATGGCCATGGGTTCTGGTCCATGATACAACAAATAAAGAAAAAACACCCAGAAGCTAAACCACGGTACTATTTCAAATACGGAAGAGAAAGCACATTTTTTGGCATTAAACCACCAAGGTTTTTAGATAGAGGATACAGTATCCGTGCATAATTATTCATTTCATAAAGTATACCCATTTGGATATAGAAATCATTTTTCTATTGCAAGACAGGATGGAGAAAAATTCATCCACTATGCGCATTCATTCTCACTTGCCTATATGCATTCCGAAAAGAAGAAAAAGAATTCTACTTTCGGAATTAATATCGGCGAAGAATTTTATACCGTCCGTATGGTAGAGTTTAGCCGTGAAGATCAATTCAACTACGAACTGAGCGGAGAAGGATTGGACGCATTTGACGATTATGAATTCGATGAACTCAAGAGTGAAAGACAGGGAGTGGCATTCTACCACTTCCTTCATAAATACGAAGACACTAGAAACTACGCCACTGCATGCAGTATGCCACCATCCTGCATCGCAGTATACGGTGCGCTAGTAGACACTCGAACAGTGGAAAGACTATTACGCGAGAACATAAAAACATGATGCAATCAAAAAACATGATGCGATCAAAAAACATGATTCATTCAATAGGCATGGAACTGCATAAAGTCTACTACAACCGTCACATATGCTTTAGAAATGCTGCCGGAGACATGTTCTATCATTTCCTCAATACATCTAAACTCCACGACATAGACATACAAGTAAATTTATGGGGTTCTGTTGTGGGTGACTTCTATAGTTCCGTCACAGGGATAGTAGATGGCCCCACACAGTTCCAGCACGAGCTAGGAGGCGAAGAGGATGAAATCCTAACCGATATACTCTATGATCCAAAAGATCGCGTCAGGGCCTTCACAGGGCTATATCTGGGGGTCTACATGGATCGGAAGTATATCCCCCAACGTGATTCTGACAGTGGGTTCTACTATGCACCCTACATTCCCACCATAACTAATCATAGTGGTGACTTTTCCTCTAGTGTATCCACTAAAGTATCCACTAAAGTATCCACTAAAGTATCCACTAAAGTGCCGCTAGGAGTGTCGAGTCGAGGAGTCGGAACGCTTGCCCCACCACTAACAGAGCTGCCCTTTGGGGCTGCGACGTCAGGAACACGGAAAGCGTGGTCACTCCCACCCCCTAATGTGTCGGCAGAAGAGTTGTGTGAGTGGATAGAACATAAGCACAGGATCATGTACAAGGTTTACCGAGGGTAGCGACTACGTCGCCCAAGGGTTTACCAAGGGTTCACCAAGGGTTTACCGAGGGTTGGGGGGTAGGAGGGTCGGAAAATTTTCTGGGAAAAATTTTTACCATGGGGGGGGTCTGGGGGCAAAAAAATTGGGCCGCTGGCTAGGTCGCCCCTAAGTTATCCACAGGTTATACATATACACAGGACCCCTGGTGATAACTATTTTTTCTTATCCACAGGCTTATGCACAGAAATAGTGCTAGTTATCCCTTGACTTTCGCTAAAACCGCTATATTGTGTGTAACTCTGTGTACAATTGTGCATAAGTTATCCCTTGACATGCCGCCACCCGTGTGCATAGGGGCAGGGGTAGGGGGGTGCCCCCCTATGGTGCATGGTCGTGCACTATAATAGCGCAGTGGTTGTGGATAACTATAGGATTGTGGATAAGGTAGGGGATAAGTATTACTAACAGGTTATGCACAGGGTGTGGATAACTATTACAATAGACGTAAAAAAGGCTGGACAATGCCAGCCTTATCGTGTTAGGTGTTAGGGCTTATGCCGCTAACATGTTACGTAGTGCAACACCTACTAACTTCTCTTTGCCTGAGCGGGTAGTAATGTTTTGATCTGCTGTATACTCTGGCTTGTCGCCATGTGTGCTGATATGCGTTAGCACGTTGTTAAGTGCCCATTGGGTATTGCCTAGCTCTGCCTTGTACTTATTCCATAAGCCCATATGACGCTCTATAGCTGGCTCACGTTTAAGTGTTGGGCGAATAACAAGCTGGTATTGCTCATAGGTTGGCGCTAGTTTAGTATCAATTTTGTTCATGATTGCTAACGCTTCATAAACATCTTGCGCGTTTACTTGTGTGTTGGCTTGTTCTAATAAAGACTCTTTGTCTTCATTATATTGAGTCATGCCGTTAGCGATATGCTTAGCAGCACTTGAAGCGCTTAAGCCTTTGCTGTGTTGGTGCTTATACTCAATGATACCGTTAGCTGATACCATACCGTTAGCACAGATGAAACGAAACGCGCCCATTTTAAGGTGAAAAGCGCCACTACCATCAAAGCTATTGATTGCAGTGATAGACAAGGCGACGGTATCACCTACAGCGACGTCGAACGATGTTTCTGGAAAGATGATTTCCGCCATTACTCTTTGACCGTCGTTATCCATTCTAACGCGTGTGAAGGCATTAGAGACGTCTAGGCCAGCACGTTCAATCTCTGCAAAAAGAGAAGTGAAGATGTTTTCATTCTGGACAATCTCATAACCTTTAGACATAACGCCAAGAGTTTTTTCATTCGTTTCATTGTAGATAGTTTTCGAGCCAGTGCTTACAAATTCACCCGCATTATTCTGTACGAAGTTATCACGGCCATCAACAGTATAGAACACGCCTTTAGCGTCTAGCTGAGCATGTAACGTTAGGCCGATATCTTCACGCTTACATGTAGGAACGTTCCAGTTAGGCGTAGACAGACCGTTCTCGCGTGCCTCTTGACGTACAGGCGCATAGTCCACGGCGGCAGTAGTAACAGCTACAGCGGCAGAAGTTTTAGAGAAAAGAGAAACAACGTTTGAAGGAGTAGAAGTATTCATAATAATAGCCTTTGCCCCTTTGGGGCTTTGTCCGAAACTCGTTATTGGTTTCAGTTGTTATATAGTATCGCTTAGTGATTATAGAGTCAAGCGATTACTTGTTTTATTTTCAGATAATTTCATATCTGTTTTAGCGCTGTTAGGGCTTGCCTAAACAGTGAAGCTATTATTAATCATTCTGCTGTTAGTGTCAACTATATAATCATCTAATTTTGTATTTAATTTAGGTGAAATAATGCTTGCGTTATGTATTCAGATCATTATAATAGGTATTAAGAGATAAGGGATTGGGGCTAGCTGCGGAGCTAGGAGGCAAACACTACTCCTGTCTGCTATCAGTTGTTGGGAATCATTCTCATTTAGAGTTGATTGCGTGTTAGTTTATGTTTCACGTGGAACAGTGTGAATGATAATCATTCTCATTAGTGGAATAGCAGGCAGGAGTGGTGTGGTTCTATTATACACAAAAAAAGAGGGGACACAAGTCCCCCCAAAGGCTTATTTAATATTTTGAGAATTCGTTTACAATCAATGCAATTTCAAAGTTTAGCATTTTCTTAGATTCATGCACTATGGCCTCTATATCGCCATCTAGGGCATCTTCTTGCAACCCTAACGCTTCTATGTCTTTATCCATAGCGTCGGTGTTTGTGTACTTGTCGGCCTTTTTACGGCGTGCCTGTAATGAATAGCGTTTATCTGCTATGTTATCGCGTTCCCGTACCTTTTCATAAAGCCCTTCAGCAATAAGCGCTTTGAGTGGGTGCGCGTTAATATGAGAGATTATAGTGGCCGCGCCATCAGTGCCGCTTTTGACTTGTTCTAGTGCATTAATGACTAATAGCATAATAAACCCCTACAGGCTAAAGACTAAAGGAAAAGAAAGAACCATGATAACTGATAACGTGATAGCCATAGTTATACACTCGCCTGAGTGTATACAAGGCCGCCACTATCCGCCACAACCTTAGCAAAATCATACGCGCATTGAACGCTTGCTTTGACTTCCTCTAAAGGCGTATCAATGATAAACTCGTTATCTACTTGCTCGGCAATCTGTACCACTTGCTTGGCAAAGTAATGTTGCGTTAGGGTGCAAGGTGCTTTATCGGCAACGATGGCTTGTTGTAGTGCGTAGATAGCGGCAATAGTAGAAAGTTTGTATGAAGCCATGATAAATCCCGTTTTTGATTTGTGTCGGTTGCTGTATGCCCCCGACTTGTTAACAATTATATAGAACTGACTGAGTATGTCAACTACTATAATGAATAAGGTTTGCACCACATACCATCATGTTTTTCAGCTATGATAATAGCCGTCATGTGATTTGTGTTGCGCTCTGTTACTTCTGTGTAGCCGTTGCGCGTTGCGTAGTTCTTTGCACCACGTTCCGTATTGCTTACATCTATGTGACCACTACGAGGACTATTAACACCGTATACACTAGCCATGATTACACCTCCACCAATGATACTTGTTGATCGGCTATCTTGTCTAAATGCTCGCCACATACACAATAGATATCGACGCCGCCACCTGATACGCGAACCATAGACACTTGTCGCTTTGTGCCCTTGTCCATGATAAGATCGCCAGCTTTAACTTGTTTCGCAGCAACTAATGTAGCCATGGTAAATACTCTCAAAAAGGTGTCGGTTGCTGTATGCCCCCGACTTGTTAACAATTATACAGAACTAGCTGAGTATGTAAAGGGTTTTTATTCCCTATTAAGACATTTATTAAAATGCGCTAGATGTTCTTCTTTAAAGGTTGACTCGTCCATTTGTCGCTTGATAAGATCGCCAATTGTTACGGGTTGTTCTGTGTGCTCCTTATATGCAGCAAGGGCGGCAGACAATGGATGATCACAGCTCATTGAACTTTTACATAAGGATAACGGGCGGCTATAGTAATCGCCATCAATGCCGAAACGTGCTATGATCGTGCCCTCATCGCTCTTAGGGCAATGATAAAGATCATAGTCGCCGTAAGTACCAGTAAATGTACAACAGTCGCAGTCGTGTTCATGGCGCGGAGTAGATGCACTAGGGGTGAAGATGGTTTTTGCAGTAGAACTAACGATAGAAAAAGTCATAACAAATACTCTAAACTGTGTCGGTTGCTGTATGCCCCCGACTTGTTAACAATTATACAGATCTAGCTGAGTATGTAAAGCTTTATTGAAAAGAAAACTTACTATTTCTGCTATACGTTGGGTGGTCTTTTCTATAGTCAATGTCTAGTGTAACACCATCATAATCCACGCCTGCCCTATACAGTAAAGTTATTAGTGTGTCAACTTTATCAAATATAAATTGTTTTTCCTCTGTTAGCGCGTCATTGGCAGCATGTAAAGTATTGAATACATTAATAAATGCTTCAAGGTCTTTTTCTGCGCTATCTACGTTAAACTGTGTGTAATTCTGCGTGAATAGCTTAGGATCATGCATACATCCAGACCTTAACTGTCTGCCGTGGTAATAAGAGTATGATAAGCCGCCACCGTCGTGCGCAACAACGTCAAATATGATGCTCGCGCACATACGCCAAAAACCTGATATATTTGTTTGCTTGTCTGTAGTTTTCATACACATAGAACCTTATAAACATTACTGAATTATACAGATCTAGCTGAGTATGTAAAGCTTTATTGTGCAAAAAGATAATAAAGAAAAAGCTTGTGTTGTTGTTGCGGTTGGTAGTATAATGACCTTACACCACTCCTGTCCGCTATTTACTTAATGAGAATGATACGCATTTACCCACATATAGTGGGTAATGTTTCACGTGAAACATAGAACGGTTTAATTGTGTGTTATGCGTTTTCTTAAGATTAGTTCTGTTACCGTGTACGCTTCTAAGTACCACCCGTGGCTTTTTAGAAAGTTATCGAATACTTTCTCGACAGTGCGCGTCTTGCTATCATACAACGGCGTAAACTTCAAGATGACATTTTTAGAGTTTAAGTGTATAGTGTCTGATGCGTGCTTAAAGAAATCTTGTCCATCACGGGCACAAGCGACAGGGAAACAAAAGTTAACATGTTTTATCATCATATCTTTAGGCGTAGCGGTGGCAATAGCAGCGACAGTAGTCATGGCAAATACTCTTAAAAGGTGCTAGGGGACAATCCCCTAGCTGATGTAATCATTATACAGAACTAGCTGAGTATGTAAAGTATTAATGTGTATTAAAGATCAATAGAGTGCGCAAGTGCGGAACGCTCGCCATTTAATGCACTTATCAGGTCGTCTATTTCTGTGATTCTGGCTTTAGCCTTTACTACTTGATCCACTGATAAAAGCGGTTTATCTTTGTACTCGAAAGACTCAGCAACACCCACATAGGCATTTTCCTCGCAGCTCTGGCCGCTTACGTCCGGTTTTCCGTTCAAGTCGTTATATATTGAGCTAATTTTGCTATAGTGCGCCCTTGCCTGTATGCGTATAGTCGAAGGAATAGGTCTAATTGGGTTAGGGATTTCTTTATACATTACCATAACATGTATTTTTTCACCACCAACCGCATTGGCTACGATAGCGGCAATATCTTTGGCGTCTTTAGCGTATGGGCTACCGTCGTTTTTAAACTTAATACCTTTGGCTATACGCGCAGCAATTAAGGGCTGTAACTTATTGAGCATGTTACGAGTTGCATTAATTGCGTCCACACGGGCTAATTCGTTCTGTTTCGCTTCTGTGGCTAACTGTTCAACTGATACATTAATTCTACGTGAAGACATAGCAAATACTCTCAAAGGGTGCTAAGAGGTAATCCCTTAGCTGATGTAATCATTATATAGAACGAGCTGAGTATGTAAAGCTTTTTATTCATTCTTTTTATATTTAATTTAGATGAAATAAAGCTTGTGTTGTTGTTGTGGTTGGTAGTATAATGACCTTACACCACTCCTGCATGGTATTTGGGTAATGAGAATGATAATCATTTGCAATTGAGAATCATTCGTATATAAAAAAAGACTGGACAATGCCAGTCTTTTGTGTTAGCGTTCTATTAGATGGATACTTCTTCCATCTTAATAACATTTTCCATCTTGATTGTGCGTACGCATACATCGTGCTCAATGTCAAAGGTTTTGTTGGTTTTTTCTGCGCTGGTATCACCTAGCAATTTTTTGGCTGCTGATTTGGTCATTAATTCAGCAACTTGCGCTTTTTCTAAAACTGTGCCAGTGTCGGCGTCAACTAGTACAGATTTTGTACAATTGTCTTGAATTGTATATAAATATTCCTTGCTATCATCTGATTTAAGTGTTAGCGCTGCATAAGCACTACCGCAATGATTATACTTGCTTTCGCGTGGCGTATATGCTGCGATATCTTCGGCGCTACCTTTTGCCGTGTGCTTAATGGCGCTTGTGTATACGTCCGAATCATTAGGCAAGATACACACTGTTTGTGCTACCTTAACAATGTTGCGCTGTTTGTTGGCTGCTGCTAGTGCTACAGGCGTGACTTGTGTTAGTTTAACCAGTGCTGGCTTAGTTGCCGCGATTGCCGCCACTTGTCCCGCTGTGATACGTGCGCCGTTTGCGCGTTTAGTAATGGCTGCATTCGCCTGTGCTGATTCGATTTTAGCCAATGTTGCTTTTTTCAAAGAAGAGATAATGTTCATAAGTAAGCCCGTTATATAAAAGTTTTTGTTTTTTTGTTTTGATGATTCTCATTATAGACAAGTGAAAGAGTATTGCAAGCTTTTATTTGTCTTTCTTTTTGTTTGTTGTTCTAAACAAGTGCCACCTATATTATAGAACTGGCTGTATATGTAAAGCTTTTTATTCATTCATTTTATATTTAATTAGATGAAATAAAGCTTGTGTTGTTGTTGTGAATGCTAGTATAATAGAGCTACACCACTCCTGCCTGCTATTTGGGTAATGAGAATGCGAATGCGAATGATTCGCGTTTACCAAATCCACTGTATATCCAACCAGTACTGTATATCCAACCAGTACTGTATATCCAACCAGTACTGTATATCCAACCAGTACTGTATGAATAAACATGTTGCGGATAACTACATGTGTGGTATGATGGTGGACTGTGTGACTATGCGTATGCATACTCATCTTTGATCTCAGTGGCGTCTGTTTCTATGACATCCACTATCAATCTCATTGTTACATCACCATCACTACATAATCTAGTTCTGTGTATCGCTTCAGTGCCTACGATAGCGCCCATGATAATCTCTTGTGCCTCGGTATGGTCTACGTCCCACAGACCGCCTATGATGCCTTTCGCGGCAATGTAGGTGTTAGTAGCTACGTGCTCGCCAATGACGATGGCTTGTGTGTTAATATAACCAGTGTAGGTTCTAATGCGCAATGACTTAGTAGATGTTGTACTCATGGTGTTCCCCTCAGAACTTGTTAATGTGTGCCTATAATAGCATAGGTACACACGTTGTCAAGCGCTATATGTATATAATGTGTGATATTATATGCACGTATGTATTCGTGCGAGTATATGTTCGCGTGTGACTGACGTGTCGTGTGTGGCGCGGGAGTGTGGCGCGGGTATGAGATTCAAAAATGCCATTCAAAAATGTGGTTCAAAAATGGCATTTACATTTGCTATTCAGACTGTTATGATCGGCAGTACTTCGAGATATATTTCTTAGCTTTATCAAAATTCATTAAGAAGCAGAAAGTCAAAAAAAGTTCCACGAAAACAAACAGCATGAATATGTCAATAGCTAGGCGTATGTCCTCTGGTAGCATTAACCAGCGCACTAGATTGAATAATAAACAGAGTGCCATCACGACACATGCGATTAGATTAGGCATTGCGCGGCACCTCAACAAACGTCACTTTAGACGGGCGCGATGGTTGGTAGTGAGCATCACTACGTGCTTGGAAGTTGATGGAATGATCACGCCATGCTTTGGTGTCTGGAGTGATAGTGCCTGTGCTCTTGCCGTTTACGAAGTGTTCAATGTTCATAGTGTTCCCCTTAGTTATGTGTCTACTATACCAGCTCTGAACGTGGCGTCAAGGTCTTTTTGCAAAATAAACGTGTATATAGATAGCTCTCTGCATTCTGCCAGTTTCTCAGACGATACCCCTTGCCAGCCAAACGCTCATACATTACAGTTTCGCCATCTATCATGTAGTCGGTGTATACTTTCTCGAAGCGTTCGTATATTTTGTAGTACTCATCAACGTGGTACTCGCTCTTAAAACTTGCTACCGCTTCAGCTATAGAATCAGCTGCTTTCATAGCTATATCGCTTAGCTCTTCTGGCTTCACGTCTTCAAAGTATATAGGGACGTAGTACTCATATAGACCGTCAATGTCATTAACGTATTCGCACTCTACTGTCAAGCCATCTCTGATATACTCGCGTATTATGTCGCATATATCTTTGTTTTGAGGGTAAGATAAAATATCTATCCTAGATAGGAAACTATGCGTATTATCGCCATACAGATCAAGCTTAAAATTTATAGTTGCATTGATAGTCATAACGTGATATCCTTGTGTGCATCCCAGCCCATTTCGGCTTCATCCATCAGGTCGTCGTGTTCTTGATCAGAACCAAAATACCATGTAGTTGCTACACCGCCCTTGGTATACTGTCTGTCATACTTATCGTGCTTAACAGAACGTTTCTTGTTGGCGGTTGGAGACTTAAACCCTTGGGCTTGGTGCTTAGCCTTACAGCGCTTACTGTAGTACAATCCCCAGCCGCGATCAATATCAGCTTGGCGTACTGCTTTCTTACCGCCACACCCACATAAACATGTAATTATCTGCATCTTAGCCATGATTGTATCCCTATGTGAGTGTGTGGTTATAATACCGCTAGTCTTCTAGCGTGTCAAGATCTATTTGCCATTGAATGGCTAATACGTAGAACATGCCGCCACCATCGTGGCTATCTGATAGTGTGTAGCCTAGCACCTTAGCCATTTCCTTAACGATGACTAGAACTTCTTTTGACACGTCAGGATCTTTCATGCTAGTGTGGAACTTGCCGTCTTTAGGACGTACGTTAGTGCTATTCATCTTACTGAGTATGGCTCTTGCTAAGCTACCGTTAATGAACTCGATGGCAGCGTTGCGGTTATTACGCTCAACATTGATGAAGTTGGGCACTGGCAAATCGGTAACTTTTGGTAGTGTTACTGGCGCAACATCACCAACGATTTCCCATTTCAGACTAATGTCAGTTTCGTTATAGACAGCTTCCAGTATATCCTTTAAGACATACATCGAATTTGTTGGTAGTGTAAGGACAGAGGACACTGTGCCTTTCTCTTCCTTTTCGTTCTCTTGTACTTCAGCGTATGTTTCGCCTTCGACTTTATCGTTGTTCCAAATGGCTACTTGCATGGTGTTCCCCTTAGTTGATGTAATCATTATACGTGCTACACACACACAAAGTCAAGGTTTATTCTGCTATTTCTATAACGCCTCTGTGAGTACTGCCAATACTCATGCTAATATGGAAAGAATAAGACACGTCCATCTTACCTCGCCTGACGCTTTCTTCTACTTCTACGTTCAGTGAAGATGTTACTAGTGAGCCAGTGAACCCGAACCTCTCTGACTTCTCACGCTTACCCCATGCTTTATTCTGATACAAGTGATATAATGGCGATAATGACTTCTCTAATATGTTGCCTTTTATACTCTCACGGCTGTATGCTCTTTCAGGGTGATCTATTATAATCTCACGCTTCCATAATAAGTTCTCGGTTAGCGCGGAATATCCAGACTCGTAGCCAGTTGCTTCATATATGGCGGTTACATTGTCCACTAAACGCTCTAGGTTTTTGTCTAACCACGTCAAGTAACCTTCTGCTATGGAGATGAATGTTTCGTCGTCTACCCAATCACCGCGAGGGTAATTAGTAAGGGGCATGTGTTTGGGATTGTAATGTTCTACTACTAGCGCTTGGAATTTATCAAATAATGGAATGTTCATGGCGTGCCCCTTAGTTATGTGATAATTATACGTGCTACACACACAATGTCAATAGGTAAGACACAAAAAAGCCCATCTTTTTTAGGGATGGGCAAAGGCTTATGAATTCGTCTGAGTATATAAGGCGCTACTTAATCGCCGCCTTAACTGTGTTCTAATAATCCGGTGGGTGAGTTAGATAGTGCCAGTTGCCCTACTTCAAGTTCAACCTGTACCAGTTCGCCTAAACCTAGCTTGCTTTCGTCGTGCTCTTGCTTGTACACTACGTTATCAATAACGCTGATCTGCCAGTTATCATCGTGGCTCTCGCCTTCGGCTGCTAGCGTACCATTAAGCATGTGACCTTTAAGGAAGCCAAAAGATTTGTTTACCTGTCTAGCAATTGGGTCTTTACCTAAGAAGTGTTTAATGATATAAAGCATCCAGATTTCCATGCTATATGCTTTCTCGCCGCCGTCCCATTCTAAATACTTACCATCGTCTGAACATGTTACCTGACACCACAGTGATGGTTGGCCTTGTGGTGGCTGATTGTAATTGATGATATCATCGTCTTGACCTTGACCACACATGCCAGTGCCGCCAACAAAGTATGCACCGTTGGTACGTTCCATACGACGTGTGTCATTGAATTGCTGGATGTACTTAATTTCAGTCTCATTAAGAGCTGGTACGATTTCGATTTTGCCGGTAAATTCAGTTGTATAGCCCATGATGTGTTCCCCTCAGAACTTGTTTCGTTTGATGTGTGACCATAATAGCATGGTCACATTTAATGTCAACTACTTTTTGGGATAATCTTCTACTTTATATTTTAGTGCGCGTATGGCATGTTTTCTAAAGTTCTTCCCACCACAGAAATAGATGTATCTATGTTTACGTGGGCGTGGTGCCAGATAGAAGTCATCACCGTACTTGTCGCGCATTGCCTGTGCTCTGTTCTTTACGCCTCTGAACTCGTCTGCTATGGTTTGGCCGTGTAAGTGTTCCTTGCCTTTCACCTTCCAGTCAGTACGCTTGGCGCTTAGTCCGCAGTATGTAAAATTGGTTGCTTGGTATACTGTGCCTGTGTGACCTTGGCTTATGTCGGCAAAAGATACAATGATACGATTCCTTGGTAGCATCTTGAGGCTTTGGCCTACAAGTATACTGGCTTCGTTCTTTCTGTTGTGGAGTAAGCATAATCGATTGAGTTCAAGGATTTTATCCTTATAATCGTCTCCTGCTATGCCGCGCTTGAGTGGTGCGCTAGGTGGTGTGCCGTATGATACAATCCCGCATAGGTCGCCATCAGCAAATAAACCATACGCATAGGAGATACTTGGCCATCGTTTGGCGTAGTGTATACCTATTATGTATGGTTCGCAATCTTTTCTTTCTATTTGTTCTACAGTATATTTAATCATGCGCTATTATAACACACCTAGACTATGCTGTAAACTAATTTATAAACTGTTATTATAACAGAAGCTGTTATAATAACATGATACGATTCAAAAGTCAAGCTATTTTTAGTTCTTTTTCGTGTAATCTTCTGCCTCTACTATGGAATTATACGCCCACATAAGTTCACGTAAGGCAAATCTTACTTCATGAGGTGTTGCCTTCTCACATGAACCATGCTTTAGTAAGAAGCTATGTCCTCTATCACGGCAGTCACGATAGCCAAAAGTAAAGTTATGGTCGCGGTAAGTCTTGAGCGTGGCTTTTTCCCAATCACGGTTATCATTGAACTGGCGCGGATTATAGCGCATTACTTCTTCGGAGTCTTCTACCGCCACACAATGGAACGTAGCTGAGAAATCATCATCCATACTGTCAAGATCATAGATGAATACATTGTTCTCTGCGCACGTCACTACGTTCTTGATGATTAGTGCATGGCGTAATGTATGGTAGCTCTTAGTTGGTTTAATCTCTTCTACCCAGATATAGGCGTCAGCGTCCCCAATCCATACACTAGAGTCGTTACTGATAGCACCTATGGCTAAACACTTATCAATGAGGTCTTGGCATGGCTTGGCTGCTGCCTTTAGCTTGATACCCCAATACTCGTCAGTTACGCACTCATGTAAGTAGTCGCCTAAATCACTACTGCCCATTGCAGTCTCTGCTGTGATCATCACTGATGCTATGTCTTTTGCTATTGCTGTTATGTTTGGCATGGTCTTCTCCAGTTGATGAGTATCATTATACACAATGTATAATCGCTGTCAACAGAAAAAGCCACTAAAGAGTGGCTTTTGTTTGGTATGTAATCGGACTATTCTATAACTGTAAAATACCGATAGCGATACACGACAGACCTATTCCGGTTGTAACCAGTACGGTAATGTAGTACCATGAGTGATCCGAGGGAGAATCACTGCCGCCACCGTGTCTGTCTAGTTCATTAATTGAACAATAAGTGTCCTTCTGTACATGTTTCTCTCTACCAAACCAGCCCTTAATGAGTACTGTTTCTGTTTTGGTTACAAGTTGACGTTTACAGTAACGTCTGCCCATGTTAAGTACAATGAAACCGAGGATAACGAAAGCACTACATCCAACCACTGACGAAACCACCTCGCCTATGTCATCGCCCATAACTTCCCATGTGATAAGGACAGCGGTAAGTATACCGGCTGGCGTGGGTAAGAATTCGTTAATGGTTACGCCTAAGTCTTTGGCCACCGTATTGATTGCACCGAGGAACGCATTAGCTACACCCGCCCACTTCTGTGCCATGTCAGCAGCTTCATCAGCGGACATATCAGGCTCTACGATACTGCGCACATCGTTAAGCTTGTTCTGTTCGCACTCTACGATCATTTGTTGCTTGGCAATGTCGGGTAGGTCGGAGATGTTATTGATTTGTGATGCGCAGTTGGTTGCCATTGCAATAGATGGCATGACTAGCACGAGTAAGAGTGATAACGAGGCAAAGGCTCGCTTGAATCCGTATGGCTTTTTCATGTTGCTTCCCAGAGTTATTATTGAATAGACCACCATCATCGCATAGGATAACAGTGGCGTCAAGTGTTTTATTGTGCTTCTGTTACTTCTACAATGCTACCTTCTTCAAGGTCAACAATGCCAGCGCCTTCCTTAAACATCTTGGCTTCTTCAAAAGCTTCTGCTAAGGTATCACAGAAGATACCGCAGTCTGGCGTCCCCATGTAATTGTCTACATACCTGACGTGATCTTCAAGAGATACGCCGTTGCCATTACCATCGTCAAATTGGTTCTCACGGGACATGTCGAATACTGCATAGTTTTTATCGCCCATCTTACTTCTCCTCAGTAAAGGTTAATGTGTTGCTTTCAATAAGCTCTATTGTAACAGTGGCGGCGTCTTCAATCAAGCTATAAACATCGCTAGCTGTGTGATGTTCTAAGTCGCTGGTTAAGTGAGAAGTTAAGAAATCATCCGATTCTGTATCATCAAGATCATTCCAGTTATCAGGTACACATTCGGTCAAAAAGTGACCAGATGTTTTTTGGAATACTTTGAACTTGCTATCGTCCGTTAGTGTGTTAGACTTAGGAGGAGCTGGAGTAAAGAAGTCAACGTCTATCCAGTCAATCGCTTTCTGATCGCCATTAGCATCATGGCTTAGGTTGGTAGATAACATACCCTCAGAGCGTTGCTGTTCCAATGCAAAATCAACGTTGTTGCATAACATGCGCTTATCTTCATCATTAAGCTCGTCGCCGCCAAGATTGATAACTAATGTATTCGTTTGGTCTGCCATGTTGTTCCCCTCAGAACGTTTAATGTGTGACCATCATAGCACGGTCACACTCGTTGTCAACTACTAAAACAATTCTTTTTGTGTATTCTTTTGCTTGTCCCAGTCAAACAAGTACTCGGCCATATCCTTAAGAATGTTAGGATAGCTATAGCAGAAACCAGATAGCTCACTGTATACTTCTCTATTCTGCAAGTCACCAACGGCTAACCATAGTGCGTCCATATCTGGTGTGTCGTTTTGTTCACCAATTGCACCCAGCACGTCATCAAAGCGCACTGCTAGTTTTGCCCATAATCCAGCATTATCCGACTTGTAGCTGTCGTGGTGGAAGTTTAGTTGACCCCAAAGCATATACGCTTGTTGTTTGTGATAGTGTGTATCAAACTTTTCAAAATCGCTCGCCTCACTGAATAATACATAACTAAACGATTCTTTATAATCTAGGCTGTTAAGAATGGCTGGATTTGCCATTGCTTTATTGAAATAGTCTTCGCCCATACCTACAGCATGAGATACGCAGTCGTTGTATGAGTCATCACCGCCAACCGTACACGCATCGAACGCATGAGTGTGTAGTTCGGAGATACGCTCACGTGCAAACTTACAGGCGCGTAACATTAGGTCGTTGTCGAAGTGGCTAATCATGGCACGTTGGATTTGCGTAATGTTTTCGTTACCATTGGCGTTCCAGTTGAATGCTTCAATGATTGACCACATGACTGCGTTAACTCTATCTTCACGTGCATCACGTAAATCGAATGGACGTAGTCTACCGAATAGATTGATCATTGCTTTCATGGTGTCTTGGTTTATCATGTTGTTCCCCTCAGAACTATTTAATATGGTTCCCATTCTACTCTAAGCTCATGTGAAGTCAAGCGAATAATGAATTAAATTAAATGAATAAAATGCTTGCTATGTAATGGGGGAGATGTATAATGGTTACAGATAGAGGCGCTGGAGGAGGCGAAGATAAACACTACTCCTGTCCGCTATCCCCTAATGAGAATGATTATCGTTTACAATGTTTCACGTGAAACAAACGAACTCAAACGAGTCCGCCTTGACAATTATTGATTGTTTGTGTTAGGGTTGGGTAACTGTCTGCATCACCGCCCGTGGCGTCAGCAAGGATAGCTGCTTTTGTAGCGGCATCTTGTTGTAGTAAGATATGAATTAATTCACGTCTCAATATATTAGCGTAGCCAGCGGTTGGCTCCATGACTCCAGTCTCTTTACAGAACTGACTGATTGCTTGATTGGCTAGCTCAAGTACTTTGGTATCTTTCGCTTTAAATGCTGGCATTGTATTTCTCCACTAAATCATTGTACATGGTGACGGCTGCTTCTTTCTCGTCATGCTTGAATGACTTAAAGTCTTGCTTGAGGCGAGTGATACCATAGGCCAGAGCAAACTTACAATCACGTGGATCAAAAGATAGTCTAACGAAGTGGCGTTCTTTACGATAAGACGCTACCATGATTGGGTCGCATAGCGCATCATCTATCTGCCTAACGCTTAATACTTGTGTGGCCATGGGTGTATCCTCGTATGTAATATATACATGGTATGTCATTCAGGATTGAAAGTCAATAATGCCATTTAAAAATGTGACTTAAAAATGGCATTTAGATGTGCTATCTTAAAAAATGATTCTGCCTGCTGTACTGATTGTACCAATGGCAAAGAAGAACAGAGGTAATAAGATTGGTGACAAGAATACACCTACTGCGATACCGGCTAAAAATTTCATACTGTTCCCCTTAGAACGTTTAATGTGTAACCATAATAGCATGGCTACACACAATGTCAAGTGTTTATACTAATTCTTTTTTCTTTAAGCTTAACTTCTCACGCTTTACAGGTGCGGACGATTCCATGACTTGACCTAACGTCTTCACTTGTGAGAAAGTACGCTTGCTACACGGACGGATAGTAGACCACATACCTTTGTGCTCTTCGATCTGCTCCCAGTCATTCAATAGCTCATTGCTAGGAATGAACACGGGCGCACCATCACGGGTGAAGAAGAAACTAGACTCACCGTTGATGTTACCTACGTGACATGCTACGTTAACAGCACGCTTAGATGTAGTGTGCTTGAAACGACCAACGCGAAATGAACCATGTAATAAAGTTGCAGTGTTCATAGTGTTCTCCTCAGAACTTGTTAATGTGTAACCATAATAGCATGGTTACGTTTGGAGTCAAGTGTTTTCTAACTTATTTCTTTGATTGCCCAATGAGCAGATTTGTCTGTTGATAGTAGCTAATGCCATATCCACTCTCTCGATAGCATACACTTTGGCTTGCTCTACGTCCGTGAATACGTTAGCCTTGTCTATGCTTCCGTCTTCTTCTAACCACATAGACATGAAGTATGTTTCGTGATGGCATTGGGCATGGCTAGTGGACTCACCAACGATCTCAGTCACGGCCTTAGTGTAGTCCTCTCTTGTCGCTAACGATGTTACCACTAGAGGGATAATTACATGTTGGTCTGTTACTGCGAATAGTTTAGTTCCGGTCTTCATGGTATGCGCTCCGTTAATGTGTAACCATAATAGCATTGTGAGATGTATTGTCAAGGACTTATGATAAAACTTCATAGTCTTTGTTTTTGTAGTAAACTCGGTCAAACTCAATTCCGCTCATACTCTCTGTATGTAATGAGTTGTTGCTATCATACCACTCGATGACACAATCGTCATTCGGGAGCACAGAGCAGGTATAAAGTATTTCGGGGGAATCTTTCTTGATAAAATATTCGTCAGCTACACGTACACGGGCGGCGTTCTTGTCTATCCACTTAATCGCTGCCTCGAAGTTATCTCTCACCTTGTACAGAGTGTTACCCCTAGAATTCTTTACGCGATAAGACAGGTCATGTATCGTCTCTTCGCGGTGAGTGGCTAATGTGAGGCCGTTGTAATCTGCGCTAGTGATAAATGTATTATCCATCGTGTTCCCCTCAGAACGTTTAATGTGTAACCATAATAGCATTGTGAGATGTGTTGTCAATAGGCAGGCAATAAAAAAGGGCAGAAAGATTAACTTAATGCCCTTTTGCCCCTTGAGTAGAGGATGGATGCTATTTTTGTCATGACCAGATAGCTAACTGGACTGTTTGGTGGGCCTACGCGGATTCGAACCGCACCTCCCTCGATTATGAGTCGAACGCATTAACCGACTATGCTATAGGCCCTAAAAGTTTCTCTCTTACTTTCTTACCCGCTTTAGTAGCGCGTCTTCTATTCATGAAGTATAGAGAAGTATTACATAACGAGATGGATATCAATGCCACAACTAATATTGCTATTGTAAAAGCTATTGCTGTTAGTACTTGCATTGTATTTATCCGTGTGTTAATGTGGTGCGCCTGATTGGATTCGAACCAATGACCCTCCGCTTAGAAGGCGGATGCTCTATCCAGCTGAGCTACAAGCGCGTAATGATAATCGCTATGTACTCTTTACCGCCCGAAGGCTACAAAGCACATAACAGTATCACTTCTGAAGCAGTACGTTGCTAGCGGGATCATCGACCTTTTGAGTCACCACCGATGGCTTGCAGTTCCTAAAAGCACGTAACATCATAGGATATGATATCATACGTCAACCGGAATCGAACCGGACACTTACCTGCCATGAACCAATCAAACGATTGTAGTGTAGGGTATTCTCCCTTCAGTTCATGTTGTACATTATATCTTTAATTCTTTAGCCAGTCAAGACTTTCTTGCCTAGATTTGAAATAAACATATACATCGAATCTTGTGGCATCTTCTATGCGAATTCTGCCATCCCATTGATCTATCCCTTTACCCCACTTGTCACGCGTGACATACTTATGGGCGTTAGGGTTTTTCTTACCTAATCGGCCTTTAATATCAATCTTATAACCGCTGGACACGCCAGCTCGCTTAATCATCTTATTGGCCATGCGAACTACACGGCGGACGGACTTTATATCTTCAGTGCTATACACTGTCGTTATGTAGGTGCCCCTGCTATTAGTAGCGCGAGTAGCAGTACCATTACCAGCTTCAATGATAAGTTTAGCTAATAAGTTTCTATTAAACACATTGTTATGTTGCATGGTAATCTCCTCAGTCAGTAAGTACATAATACAGTAACTGAGGTGATAGTCAACTATTTATGCGAAATAGTTTCTAACTTACTGGCTAGCTCTATCTGTAGCGTTGCCAAGCAAGACATACGGAATCCTTCAGCTTGAGATATAACGCCAGACGATTCCAAGATTTCAAGAGCGACTTCATCGAAGTTGTCATCAAACCATTCTGTGGCCACTTCTTCAATAACGTTCTCAACAGAATGGTCATGAGGTACATAGGGAGTAGTCCCTACTTCATATAGTTCATGATCACGTGCGACTATAACACCGCCATCAGGAGCACGTAAGTTATAGCGTGAACCATTAATAGACGTAACTGTTACGTTGAGTGCGAAGCATGTATTATCACCGCTATCGTACCAGTCAACTGTGTCACCGATTGAAACGTTAGATTTAATGGCCATGGTGTGTCCTCAATAATTTAACTAATGATACCGCAACTTATGGGTAGTGTCAAATCTTTTTAATAGATTTAACGTTATCAAGTTTCACTGTACGCGCATTGACTTTATGTGTCAAGCTATTGGCTTTGTTCTCTGTGACTGTTACAGTGTCACCAAGCAGCTTCTTAGCCTCTGCAGGCGTCAGGAACTCCGCCACTTGCTCTTTGCTTAGCTCTACGCCATTATGCACGTAAACGGGCTTAGAGGAGCGCTCATAGATACCATACAAATACATGGTGTCGTTTCTCTTAGCTTTACATAGTGGGTATAGGTCTGTATGCTCATAGAACGTGTCTGATACTGTGAAGCTATCCGCCACCTCAGCATCTGTCCCCATGGACTTGGCTGATTCTATAACCATATCACGGTAAGTGTTGCCAGATAATGGCAGTATGGCGATTGAACGCGATACCTTATTGATTGTTTCTTCTTTGTGCTTGGCCGCTGTCTTCACTTTAGTAACAGAAACGATCTCGTATGATTGCTCATCTTCAATGGTGTCCGCCACTTGTTCTGTAGATACGCTTACTGCGTCAATATATTGCTGTGCTTGTTGTGCTGTGATAGCATCCATGCTATAACTCCTGTGTAATTTTTGAGGAGTATAACATAGTAGAGCATGGAATGCAAGAATTAGCTACGCGCCAATCACAGAACCATATGCTTTTATAATGTGACTTAGTACCCACTTTCTGTGGCTTGTAATAGATCACAATCTTACATATAGTTAAATCTGCATTGGCACGGTTTCCCCAGTTGTGTCTCTTATATAGAGACCTTCTATATTAGGACAGTTTTAATTTCTATTATACTATATCACGTGAGGCGATAGATCAATAGCAGTCTGCAAAACCATAGTCAAGTGTCCAATAGCCGCTGGCAGGCCTAGCATTAGTGGTAGCATTTTCCACCTCACTTGTTTACGAGACAGTTTTCCAGCCCGTCTCGCAGTCCGTTGACATAGAATCGTATGATTCCATGTTTCGCTTGTATTTCGCAAGCTCATCAGAACGGTTATACTTCGTCAATGTATACAGGTACACAATGAGAAGCATTATAGTTGAAGTTCTTACCAGAAGCAACAACTTCTTTCGATTTGTTTGGCTTGACAATAACTTGGGCACGTGGTATAACGACCTTTTTATTGAATAGCGCTGTCTGTCCAGTATGGACTTTATCATCAAAACGTTGCATTGCTACTCTCCGTATGGTACAAGGTTGTAAAATTTAATGGTGTACTTGGAATCGTCTAGTTCTGTGATAACAAAACATAGTTTGTCGTCGCACCATGCCACATCGTCATTGAAGAAGTCTAACGCACGTACAGATACAATGAGACCTGTCGTGTCAAGTCTAAAATCGTTATCGGCGGATAGCGGAGGGTTAGCGTATAGCTTACCGTCAACTTCTACCGCGCCACAAGATGAGGCATGTTCTATAAATTTTCTACGAATATTCGGCATAGACTCTGCGGAATATACACTATCTATTTGATCGATATATGCCCAACCAGACGCGCCGTCAGGGGTAGAGTAGCAGATACCGGCTTCGCCGTTTTTTATATCTTCATCTACTTCTGTGATGAATACTTCTTTTGCTTTCTCAGTGCCAAAACAGCCGCGAACCATCGCTAATTTTTTTACTGCTAAGTCTTCGAATGATACTGTCATGGTGTTCCCCTCAGAACTTGTTAATGTGTGCCTATAATAGCATGGCTACGCTCAATGTCAAAGTATATTATTTACTTCATTGTAAGCTTTTATGTATGCTGCATGAGCTTCATTGGTTGCAGTGCCGCCAGATAAGCCAGTGGCTATACAGAACTGAGAGATACATTTTGGCCTAAGTATCTCGAATGCAAGATTAGTTTCGGCTGCTTCACCAGAGGCCATAATTATCTCTTTGATAGTTTTATCGGCGGTGCCCGTTGGTACTCCCATCAAAGTGGAATACTTTTTACCGTCATGGGTTTCTTGGTTTAGAATATCTCTATAGTCATGATCTTCAAAATCATCTTTATTCCATACCGCTACTTTGATAATGCCCATGCTATTCCCCTCAGAACTTGTTAATGTGTACCTATAATAGCATAGACGGTTACTTTGTCAATGCTTTATAAAATTGTTTTTCATAAAATTCTATTATGCGAGAATAGTTGACTTGTAGATAATGGCTATTACCATGATTAGTGATAGTAGCCATTTTGATGCTGCCTACATAGTACGACCTAAGCACAGTGTATCGGCTTAGGTCTAGAGCGACCATTAGGCCGCCACTGCTATGATGTTAGTGTTAACGACTAGGGCAGAGTCGCTGCCCCTTGCATCGCCTTTAGCCTTAAGGCCAACAACAACACGCTCTTTGTGTTCTTCTTTATCTAAGAAACGCAAATCACTATCGTCACCGTCAATCACTGGCAAGCCTAGGAATGTATCAGGCAGGCCACCGTCAAACACTACCGCGATATTATCATTGCCTTTCATAAGCTTAGACATAACAGGAGTATAAGCAGCAGCAGAGCTATAGCTTACAGTAACATCATAGTTGCTAATAAAGCTTGCCTTGCGTGAGATATTAGGGCGTTTGGTGTAGTCGTAAAATTGCACATCAGGGAAATGCTGAAACAATGTTTTACCATCTAACATGCGAGTAGTCCAGTCAATATCGCTAGTGCCATTAAGGCGCACTACAGGCTGTAAACCTTGCTTAGCAGCTTTATTGACTAAACCGTTTATGCTTTTCCATAAAGCAACCATTGCTATTTCTGGGTGCTTATCTAATAATTTAGTCTTGTTAATACGACCTAGTTGAACACTAGTAAACTTGCCGCGACCAGCAGTATAAAGACAAGGGCTTAGACAATCAGCAGCTTTTGCGCTAGGGCATAAAGTAGCGTTAGGCGCAAGGTACATGATACCAGTTAGAAAACCTTTTTTAGTGCCCTTTACTGTCTTTGCATCAGCATTAACTGATAACATAGATACAGGAATGTAAAGGTCAGATTGAGCTACGATTGATTTTAGCGCTTTAGTTACTTGATACATGGTGGTTCCCCTCAGAACTCTTTAATGTGTGACCATAATAGCATGATCACACATAGTGTCAACACTTTATTTCAATTAATTACCAAGCCATGTGATGGTGTACAGCAGTCGCACGTGTACGACCAAGCTTAGACTTTTGTACTAGGTCAAACATAGGCATATCTAAATGCTTGGCTTTGTTATCTGCTAGGTGATTGATAACTTGCACACGAGCCACATCTAAGTCAGCATCAACATCAAGCTTAAGTACTTCGGCAGCTTCGCGGGTGTTCTGTAGAGTAACGTCTTCAGGTACGATAACCTGCCCCATAACATTGTCGTCTAATACGCGAGGGATAAAGATTTCTTTATCGCCGATTGCTTCCATAATATCGTCAATGAAGTTGTTGATAGAGTAAGCTACACGCGCCTTGACCTTGTTGCAATCATATGATACTGTGATAGGCTTGAATCCGTCAGCTGTGAATGCTTCAAACGTTGCTACTACAGAGCGTAAGGTATCAGTAAGGTGTACCACTTCGGCCTGACCAAACTTAATGCCATCGATGGTTAAGAACCAAGTACGTTCTTTGTCAGATTTAGTGCGTTCAATTGTATAGTTAGAAGTATTAGTGTTCATGGTGTCGCTCCCGCGCTGGTGTGTTTGAATATGTGATCTATAATATGTGTGGGGTGATTAGATGTCAAGCGTTTTTGTGAATTAAAATTGAGAATAAAAAAAAGCAACCTAAGTTGCTGATTTGAAAGTGTTATTTGTCGCTCTTCTTTGGGGGCAAGGGCACTTTTATGTCTGGGTTATTTGTCTTTAGCTCCAGTAACCAGTGAAATAAGTCCTCACGTGTCACACTGTCCGCTAATATGTTCTCTACTTCAGACAATCTTATAGTATTTAACTTGATAAGCTTGCCGTTTTCGTCAACAGACTCTAAGATTTGCTCTTGCTTGGCTCCGTAATGGTTCAATTTTTCTGTTAATGTAGTCTGGAACGCCGATTGTTGCCATACTAACGTGAGTAATAACATAAAAGTTGGTATTGCGGATATACCTAGTGCCCAATGAGCTTTTTTATCTTCACTAAAGTGCTTTCTTTCTTCGTTATCAGTAGCCATACATCTATTCTCCTTGATTACTGACGATCTAGTTTTAGTTCAGGTATGTGTAACTCTGGGTTGTCTCTCTTGAACGTAGTGATCCATGACTGCATATCTTCAGCTCTGAACCTATTAATGGTTTCTTTTACTACTTCTGCGTGTAATTCATCTATCTTTTGAGAATTCTCGTATGAAATCAGACGATTCTGTGCGGTTTGTACCGTGATTGTGTCTTGTATGTTGGTATCATACAGAGTATGCATGTTAGTTATAGAGATTTGCACGTATGCGATAGTAGCAAAACATAGAAAATATGGGGCAATAAGCCACTTATTTATGTGTTTGATGTTTAAGTTGAATGATGACATTGTCCATTTCCATGTTGTTACTAGTATTTATCGGAAATGAGTGATAAGATATATGCGGGGAAAAGTGCCCACCCCAACTGAGGGGAGTATTATGGGTGAGCACTTTGAGGGGTTGAACCTAGTGAAGAGTTACTTGAACATGGAGCCAAATGAACTCATAATCTGCATGAAAGTCTTTTCTGTCCTGCCTTCTTCAGTGTCAGGCTCACATAGTCCGGCGTAGAATGTAACACCTTTGGGTATGTGCCCGAACTCGCCATTATGTATATAGGCGGCTGTATGTAGAGTTTGGTTACCATTGGTCGTAGTAGTACACCAGTAGTCTCCGTTCTCCGTGCCTAGTGTATGCTCCGTCACTACTACATCAGTGTCGAACAAGAAACCTTGCATATCTTCTTGACTTACCTCTATGTTGTATGCTTCCATAAACACAGTCTTGGCGTACGTGTCAATAGGGTCGTCAGTGATGTTATTGATAAAGCCCATTAAGAATGATAAGGAAATAGCTGATAACATGTTTACTCTCCAGTCTGTTACTTCTTAGTGATAATAGGCTCAGTCTTACATACTACCACTGCATAGGCTAGTGGCGGCAATTCTTCTATCTTTGGCGGTACTTTGTTTTGCATGTTCTCGCCACGGTCAAGCAGTTCACCTAGGGTATGCATCTTAGAATAAGGCATTTCCACTGAGTGTACAGCTGTGGCCATGTCTAGTGTGAACCTAGTGTAATATAGGTTACCTAGTGCACGGCCTGTAGGATCAATGTGATACACTGCCCCACGCCATTCTGTTACTGGTACTGCATCCTCGAACTGGATCATGTCCAAGGCTCGTTCTATGTTTAAATTGGGACCTATTCTATCCATCGTTCGTCACTATAATAAGTTAGCTTCGCTCATAGAGAACGGTGTCTTGCCGTCCGCCACTATGATATGGTCACATAGTACTATATCAAATTGAGAAAGTACACCCTTTATTTCTTTAGTTAGGAGTTTATCTCCGTCACTGGCATTAGCGTTACCGCTAGGGTGATTGTGTGCCAGTATAACACGTGTGGCATTTAATGTCAATGCCTTTCGTGTAATTTCTGTTACGTCTACATGGACATAATCGGCAGATCCATCGAACATAGTTTCACATTCAATCAATCGCAGTCCAGTGTCTAGGAAAGCAACTTCAAATTTCTCTTTACTTAAGCCCGATAGTCTGGTCTTAAAGTACTTCTTTACCATAGAGATACTACTGAACACAGAACCTTGTCGCTTGGCTGCTCTATCGAGTACCTCCATCGCACGGTCTACTGTCTTTTGTTCTCCAGTAGTCAGAGCGGTATTCTTCTTGCGTAACTGTAACATGCTATACCTCCAACGTCAATTGTTTTTCAGGGTAACTAAGGTCAGCTTCATGGCAAAATATCTTCGTGCCTACAATAACAGCTTCTTTAGCGCCTAGTACTTGTTCTCTAGTACTAAGAACATACCACTTACCATTGGGGAAGTCAACAATTTCCACGATGTCTTGATCATGTGAGTCGCTAATGTTTCTATCAGCAATATCACCGGCTTTAATAATAGCACCATCATTGACAGTGTCAAACAAAACATTGATTAATTTCTTGCTCTTGGTATGTTCAATGACAATACCACGTAGCTTGATAGACATACTTTTCTTAACAGTGTTTAGATACACATAGTGTTTAGCTGCCATGATCGTTCCCCTCAGAACTATTTAATATGTAACCATGATACCATGGTCACCGCTGAAGTCAACTACTTTTCGAGCAAATAAGTAATGTATTTGCCTTTAGCATGATGATATACAGGGAGATCTAGTTCTATAGTTGCTTGGTATGTACCTTTACTGGTATAACCTTCTTGCACATGAGAGTCGCGGCGCACGGTGATGTATGCTTTTCCAGTGTCACACAGTAACATTTTGATATTTAGCAGCACCATATCACGCTCTGCTTGATCCTCAATCACATTAAGCACATAATTGCAAGTGATAACTTGATAGCCACTGGACATATCCAACATATCATGGTGTATGTCCCTATCCCATTCCATGATCTTACCGCTGGTGTAGTAAGGGTCAAACTTATCCATGCCTATATAGTCGGCATCATGCCCACGTCCACTACCATAGTCAAGGCCAACTGTTGTGTTCAATGCGCCATTGTCAAGTAAGTATTGCATAGGTGCGCTTAGCTTACTGCGCGATATAGCGGTCAAGTGTGATTTGTTTTGCATGATGTTCCCCTCAGAACGTTTAATGTGTAACCATAATAACAGGGTTACACATAGAGTCAAGCATTAAATTATAAAATATTTAACTATTAAATAGATCAATCCAATAACAACTACAGCTATATCCCCATACATAGCACGACGTAACACAGTTGTCAAGCGTTCGATGTATACATTTTTAGCTGCATTCAGGCATAACTTGTATGCCAAGTAGTGTGCTGGTAAGTATAGCACACAGAATACAATGTATGCTAGTAATACCGTGTCGAATTGTTCCATTATGACTCCAAGTTGTTCAGTAATGAAGAGCGGCGTATTTGATACGGTGGCGCAGAGTTCATGTTAATAGTTGGGTATGGGGCAAAGCGTAGCTTTCTGCCTTGCTTATACACATACATTTCTGTATATTTGTCGTTCATACCAAAACTAATAGCATTTTTGAACTTAACCAATTGGCCATGCTTTAGTTTGGTGATCTTCTTACTAGCCTCAATCGAAGCGTAGCACGACTCGCGCCACTTAGCAGCATAAGATGTATCATCTTCTGGTAAGGGAGTCAATAGCTTAAGGATAGATAGTGGGCATTTAACTGCGTTCGGGCCTGCAGATTCGTCCATGTCCTTAAAGCATACTTCAGAACCTTTGTTATGATACGTAACTAAAGTGATTGCGGCGAATACCATTGTCTCACCAGTAGCCTTATCGGTACGTTCTACGGCGGCGTAGTATTCAGTGAAGTTCTTCAAAGCACTTTCAAGTACGCACATAGAATGCGTATCAGTGTCCCAAGTCATTCCTTGGTCTAAGTGATCTTTGATATTGTCTGGTTTATGTGTGCAAGTCCAACCCATGATGTTCCCCTCAGAACGTTTAATGTGTAACCATAATAGCATAGGGGAATTAAAGGTCAAGTCTTTTTATCAATTATTTTACTTAAACAACGTTCTTTCTTGGCTGTACAAGTAGACGTCTTCACGTTAGATAGGATGCATACCTTTTCTACAATGTCACACTTAAGTACATGGTTAGATGGCACAGGGGCATTATTAGGAATATGCGCACGGGCACATAAGCACATACTTAATGCGATTACAAATAGAGCTGTTTTCATGCTATGACTCCTTGTCATACGAACATGTATTAAAATAACAAACTGTGCAATGCTTCCACGAGTATATCTTCAACTACGTGTATGTTTGCACTTACCGCGATCTTATCACATATCCATCCAATTCCATCTTCATGAGTGTATACTCTACCCACGTACTCGCCAGTGCTTCCGCAATAGGTGAATTCAGCTCGCCAACCGTCTTGAGCTGAGATAGCATTACATAATTCTATGCATCGCATATATTGTTCCTTGTATATGCAATACATTATAACACATGTTCAAATAATAGTCAACTACCGACCACGACCATGTATATTCCAGTCGCGTAGCTTCTTCTTACCACGTTGCTTACCGTCACGATTTACAGGTTCGCTTGGATTCTTAACAACAATCGGTTCGTAATAACATTTTTCTACTGGCCACATAGCAACTGATATCCCTAAAATGCGAAGTCTTGTTCTAGTCGATGAGCGCATCATGTGCCACTCACCATAATCATATTCTCACTTGTAAGTAATGTCAAGTGATCATCTGCATCTTTTACCCAAACACGTATGTCATTGTGTCCGTCACGTGGCTCAAAGCCAACAGCAGTCACAACCCACTTACAGAATACGCTACTCTCGTCAATATAATCGACGCCAAGCTTAATGCGATTCTTCAGGCCATCTTCAGGCCATGCACAAAAGATAGCATCATTACCCCAATAAGGGTGGCCACTTAATTGGAACATCAAGCGCGTTTCAGATAACGACTCAATGTATGATACGTGTAGTGACTTGTGCGATTCTTCTAAATGCATGACATTCCCCTTAGCTGATGAGTACTATATTACTATTGGCCATCACCGCTGTCAAGTGATTTCGGCTCAAATTCTGCTTTTAATTTCTCATACTCAGCTTTACGTTTTTCACGCTCTTCGGATTCAACAGCAACCGTAAGTGCTACTTCTTCAGCTTCCTTACGCATAATCTCACGTGCAATACTAGCACGCTCTTTCTCTACAGTACCGTCAGGATCATTGAGGTCTTCAATGGTTAACGATACACTGCCCAAATGGTCACCATCACTGTACTCATAGGATAGTTCAATGTAATCATCTTCAAAATCAACTTCCGAGCACTGACCATGCCTTGTATAGATTTCGCCCTTGCGTAAAACCATTATCTGGTCGCCAATGAATACTGCACGTTTTTGCATGGCCACAGCCATATCTAACTGTTCTTGTGTGAATTCTGACATGGTTAATCCTTTAGCTCTGCGGCTGTAGTGAAAGGTTTGATATGTGTATCATACATATCGAACTGTGTTAGTATATCATTAAGTTCAATGAATAGAGGACTACTACCATACATGTAATGTTTAGTTCCGTCAACCCTTACTATAGAAAATTGACTATGCATCTCACATAGGATAGTTTGGGATTCGCTCTTCTTTGCGCCTTTAGGCACAATCTCAACAGTGAGACAACCCATACCATGATCAACATAGAAGTCGCGCTTAGGGAAACGTGCTGCTAATGAATAGAAGCAGTGGTGCATATAGCTGTTTACCTTAGCATCCTTTTGCGCTTTTAACGTAGCCAAGTCTTGATCTAAACAAGTAATGGTAGTAGGCAGTCTAATGTCTGCGAAGCAAGTAGGTGCTAGAGTAGTGATATGTTTCATGGTGTTCCCCTTAGTTATGTATCCATTATACCTAAGAGGAATGCAGTGTCAACCTATTTCAATAAAAGTTTAGATAAGGAATTAAGCCGTTCCAAACGTTCCTTTTCTTCAATAGCACAAAGCTTATCATCTACATGTCTTTGCCATGCACGGGTAATACTAGAGCCGAATGATTCCTTGACAATCTTAGGGTCAGCCTGTAATACTGCTACCCAATGCTTATCACCACGTCCACCATGATATCCGCCACTTTCATACTTGGTTACTTCTATCTTACCGTCAGGGTATACTTTATAGTCAAAGCCATCCTGAACCGCACACCAATTATTAAATGAACCACGTTCGCCATTTTCATCAAAGCTAACACATAGATTCGGCTTGGCGTATAAATCAGAATGTTTTGTTTTCCACGGGTCACACCACTCAGCACTGACAATAGTGACAGTGCCCTCAATGATTCCTTTAAGTAAAGGTACACGGTATGTAGTATAAGGAACACGTACTTTCCCCAATACCTTAACCATCTTCATGACTTTGAGCATAACTACACCTATCGAATAAGATCAGTAATAATAGTAACACACACTACAATGCCACGTCCAGTACCTTGAATGGTATTAGTGTGCAAACGCTGAATAGCTAAACCACGTAATGTATTCTCTACGCGATCAACTACCTCTTCAGTCTTACAGTAAATGCGGAATGATGAGGCATTAATGTTAGAACTAGACGTTTCCATAGCACTAGCGCCCTTGATAGGAGCAATAGCCTTAGAGATAATCTTAGCTTTACTTTCTACATGGTCACGGATACGTCCGCGTCTATTGTTAAATAACATGCTATTCCCCTTAGTGATGAGTCCACTATACAGTAGTGTCGCTAGGAGTCAAGTCTTTTTTTGGTTTACCATAGCCATGCTTCGCTAAATCAGACGTGATTACAATGTACCATTCATAACGACACACAGTGTCATACGCATCATGAACACTTCTCTTATTGAATATGCCCTTATATCCTTCTCTGTTCTTAAATTCCCAAGCGAATGTATCTAACACCAGTCTATCCCCCAGTGTTTCACCAATAATACGCTGGATAACTTTTTTGTTCTTGTTAATTAAACGCTCAACTTTATTCTTACGCTTACCACTAGATCTCGCGTAATGCTTAGCTAAACAGTAGTGACGAGCAAACAACGTCAACATGTACAGGTCTTCTGGATCAACACTAATAGTAACTGATTGTACGTTTTTGGATAGATACATGTTCTTCTCCTCAGAAGTTATGCCCCACTATACAGGGCACATATACAAAGTCAACGTTTATGTTTATATTTTTCTAAAGCATTCATCATATCTTTAGGCGTTACACTATGTAAGTCTATACGCTGAGATAATCTATCTACGGCTTTAACCTTACATGGCTGGCAATTATTAACCGTGTGCTTTATGCAATCGCCTGATTGTGTATAGAACTCTTCGATAGTTTTTCTAGCTAGACCTTCATTAGAGAAGTCAGCCTTATCGATATCGTCTATCACTACTACAGGGACAGATTGACCTATGTGGCGGACTAGACTACTATGCCCAATGCTACTTGTGCCCACTATACCTACGATTGGTTTCTTATTCTTCATCTTCATCTTCCTCTTCAAGGCGTTCTTCTTCTTCGCGTACTTCTTTCTCTTTACAAGAGTAACATACGAATATTTGATAGAATGGCGCACCGCAGTCTTGATAATACACACCTGTATTATCATTACAAGTGTTACATTTTAGTTCTGTGTGATCGTCCATTAGTCTTCCTCTTGTTCGCATTCACCGCACCAACCATGAGTAGTACCGAAACAATCGTTAGGGTAGCCACCGTCCATCTCTGCGCCACAGTCAGCACAAGAGATAAGTTCGTATGCTTCAGTACTAACAGAGTTTACCCCGTGCACATTTACATATTCAAGGATAGCTTTGGCGTCTGGGAATGTACAGTCACCCTCAGTAATATTGAAATCGGATATGTGCTTCATGGTGTTCTCCTTTAATTTGATTCTCATTATATACGTACCCTATACATAGTCAAGTAATATATTAATTTAATTTAGTTGTTGACAACAAGTGAGGAGTAGGTATTATAGGTGGTATAACTAAGGAGAACATCATGTCTAAGGCAAGAGAACATACAGAATCAGCAGTGTCTATCCGTGTTGGCTTAACTCAGCACCATGGTGAGCAGCACGCAGAAGAAGCTACAGAACAAATGCGTATCATGAATAGCTTTGATGGTAAGCTCACGGTACAGTGTACGTTGGAAGATGCATTGGGTTTCTTAGATGGCACTACACAAGACTTATCAGAATGGGACGAAGCATAATGTTTTATTATAGAATTGGATTTGTATGTATTATCTTTGAACAGATTGCGGAAAGCACAAACACATGGCAAGTGCAAGCATGGAAGTATGGCACTAAAGATGAAAGTGAACTGCTATTCCAAAAATCTGCTAACATTAATGTTGACTATACCTATGCACGTATGTATAGTGAAGCTCTTAAACAATACCGCAAGGATAATGCATAATGGCTACTTCAATACAACCAGAGATAGCGTATAAGATAATGCATGATGGACTTGCTATCCATAAAAGTAAAGACTATGCTGAATGCGTAGAAGCATCAATGCGATTAAAAGATCAAGCAGATGATAGAACCATCCTACCACATAAATCCCTTGAAGATGTATTAGATAACATGAGAGACTTATCTAATGTAGTCGTGTAGCCTCTCAGAAGCCCCACAATAGCCCGTAAGGGCTTTTATGCGTTCAGGCATACAATCACCCTCTATACATCAGGAAACTCGTCATGCGTCTCCTCAGAGCCAAATAATGTCTCACTGCCACTAAGTAACAACACAAACAGCACAGTTCCCATTATTATAAAGAACCAATGCTCATCTTGCAAGCTCATTAGCCAATCAATCATCATCACTTCTCCCGAAGTAATTCGCAAGCACAACTATACATGCCACTAAGATAGCACCTATAAACCATTCAACATCCCTTATAGAATCAAGCCATTCCATGACTACCCTTTCCTTATTCTTGTTTTTTATCCGCTAAGTATTTATATACTGGCGCATAAGCCGGTTCATTAGAACTGTTATAAAACGCCACACGATTAAAATTAGCATTGTTAAGACACGTAACAGACACATAGTTATAGGTACTAGTCTCTTCAATGGTATATTTAAACACACCATCATTCGTATCACATACAGGCTCAACTAGTTCTATAGCTTCAGGTGATATACTAATAACATCATTACAACCCACTAACATAACACTAGCAGCTATAACACCAGCTAATAACATTTTTCTTTTACTCATCATCATCCCCTAAACATTCTTCACATGCATTACAATCAAAACAATAGCGACAGCCACAATCATTACCGCCACAACTACAGCAGTTATACATATCACTACACGTTGTTTTTCCACCATCATCACTATGTTCACAATCAGACATTAGCCTTCACCACGTCTAATACGACCAGCACCCATCTTATCACCTTCACGCAATCCCTGTACATAACTAGCCGTAGCTATAACAGCAACTAATACAATGATAGCACCTAACTGTAATACGGACATACCGAACTGATGACCTAGGAAACCTAGTATCAAGGCTGTACCAAAAGATATTTTCTGTGGCATGGGATTCTCCCCTTAATTAATATACACCCAGTATAACCCACTAAAACAAAATAGCAAGCATTATATCTTCTATTTCTTTAGTATGCTTAGATACAAAATCATCCACAGACATAGTAGCACGCTCATGGGTAATATGCAAGTAATATACATCTTTCCACTCCGATAGCCTATCGTTCCATACTTCAGCCTTAAACGTTACAGGGGAGTAGTCACTGTTACATGCTTCTAATAACGTAGAGGTAATGATATACTTACGTGTAGCAACCACTAAAGGCGTTACATTGTCCGTGGCAGACTTTACCGTAGTGTTATTATACCCACCAGAGGTATTACTCATATGTATTACTTTAATGTCGGTAGCCATAGCTATCCCCTTATTTAATATACACCCAGTATAGCGAGTATAACTACAATGTCAAGGTTTGTTTAGACTTAAGAGCATTAATTCTACGCTCATTAACTATTTTCTGCGTAAGGTATTGCTTATCAAACCCTTTAACGTTTATCTCCCATTCATCCCATAAAGGGATATGCTGTACTTCTAATGGAGATTCGCTAGTACATAAGTAATAGGCATAGCCATCACCCATGTAAAACGCAAGGAACGCACCCACAATGCTATCACTAGGATCAATTGCGTTACTCTTAGCTGTTAGCTCATCAAATACAGCATCATGTTCAGAAGCGTCCTTAAGACGATCTAACAGTTTCTGGTCTGCCTTAACTACAATAGCCATAGCTATCCCCTTATTTAATATACACCCAGTATACACACCATAACTACAGTGTCAACAACTAAAGCCATATAATACATAATAAAGCCGTTACTAATGCTATAACGACAATAATAGATATTGCCTCTAATATGAAATACATTGAATAAAACCCTTGACTTCTTATATAGATACACTATACTACATATTCAACTTAGAGACAAGGACATTATCATGACCTACGACCAACTATCAGAAGAAGCACAAGAGGCCCTTAAGAACATGGTATGGGCATGTATCAATCATGGCATATGCATGGGCATGGATGAAGGGTATCACGACGACGACTCTAAGAGAGCATTCAGAGAAGAACTAGAAGCATTCAGTGGGTTTAAATCATGAAATCGTCTATGTCTATACAAGACCTAATCAACGACTATCGCCAAACAATTAGCAACTTAGAGATAAGACTGAGTAAGTGTAGGGCTGGTAGTCAAAACTATAACAGAATAGACGCGCAGCTATCTCTGCTCTTAGTCGTGATAAACGACCTCAGTAATTTAAACTATGATTCTTTAGAATAAACCCTTGACTTCTTATATGGATACACTATACTACATATTCAACTTAGAGACAAGGAGATAACCATGAAACTATTACACGAATCATCAACAGAGCGCGTATACAGCAACAAACCTATGACGGGCAGTATGCATGATGAGAATAATATTCTGGTAATACCCAAAGATACAGAATCATCTCCTTATATAAAAACTACTATGGGGACAAGTACTCATGTAATAGTGTATATATCCCTTGCCACCGCTCACGATATTATGCATAATATCGACACTAGAGTAATCGCAGAGACTAAGGGATAATCATTATCATTACTATCTGAAATTATATCAAATAAATGCTTGCACTCTACGTGAGGATAGGTATAATACTTACATGGCTTGGGATAACCGAGGAGATAAACACCACTCCTGCCTGATAGTTATAGATGAGAATGAGAATGATTCGCATTACGGTTTACAGGCGCAAATGAGAATGATTCGTATTACGATTCGTATTACCATTACGTTTAGCATTCAATAAAAATTTTCCAGCTAAAATGGAATTTTCAGTTTTGACCAACTTTTCCAATTTGACTATGATTTCCCCTTAAGGGGCACTATAGGTAACTTTTCCACTATAGGGCAACTTTCCAGTTTGACCATGATTTCCCCCTATAGGGACAATTACGTATATAGATGGTTTTTTCAGTATAGCACACATTTTCAGCTATAGCCATGATTTTCCCATATAGATACATTTTCAGCTATAGCCATGTTTTTCGTATATAGGGCCACTTACATGTATAGGGATGAATTCCAGTATAGGTGGTGAGCATAGACACGTACTACGGGGACATTATATCCAAGGGTACTGGCGATGTGTCTATGCTCTATACAATAAGAATAAGTGAGGAGATCCCGTTTCTTTATTGTGTATCTATTATATAACTTATTCCCTATAGTGTCAAGGATCATTAACAATAATGTTTAATAGGATTAGTTTCCATATACGTGTGTGGGTATGTATATGCATATGGGTTTCTCTCTACGGGTGAGATTCAATAATGGGATTCAAATATGCCACTCAAATATGCCATTCATATTTCCCATTCTCCTATGGCGTTTTAGTAGAGTATACACATGGGGTATATGTTTATGATAAGAATTCCATGTGTCCATGTTCTAGGCACAGTAGGAACTTATCTTCATCAGTGAGTATGTCGTTCATGAGGTCTTTAACTACGTGCCCACGTACATAGATGGCATGTTCAAGTACATCTCCGTTAACGCACCAGCGCTTCACTTCACCATGTTCATAGTTATCAAGGTAGAATACTCGTGCGGCTTCCTTTCCTGTGAAAAAAGTACGCGAATACAGACCTTGTTTGTTTCTATTCTCGTCGTGGAAGCATGGACTTCTACTTGGAGTGTTATGTTCAGTTAGATTCATCTTCTTGCCTATTAATCAGTATATAGAGTTAGTAGTTCTAATAGGGTATCAGCTAGTAGGTGTTGGAAGAGTGCTTCTTCTCCGTACGCATGTATTAAGTCTTCATGTGCTACCATGATTTGTGTTGCTATGAGCGTATACCAGCTATCTTTAGTGAGGGTTAGTTTGTCATCGCCTTCATTAGTTATGCATATATGTCTTTGTCGTACGGTGTGTACAATCCATAGGTTGGCTTCATGTTCTCTTATGGAGTAGTATTTGTCTCCCTCTTGCACGCCATATAGAGATGAGTCTTTATCGGGTATGTGCTTGGTCATCTCATTATTCCTTTACGTATCGTATCCTTGCCTTCCTCTATCATCTGTATCTTCGCTATGAGTAGTAGGTCTTTAAGAGTGTCGGCTAGTATGTGTTGAAAGAGTTCTTCTTCCCCCACCATATCTATGAGGTATTTCTTTGTGACGATGTTTCCTTTTGCCACTAGAGACATCCAGTTGGGTAGAGATATGGCAGACCGTACCTTATCGAAATCTCTTCTCACGTATGTAGTGCCTCCTTGTGGGGACGTTGGTATCTGTTCTACGGTCCACGTGTTGATTTTTAGTGGGTGGTGTCCTATGGGGTAGTAGTACTCATCTCCCACTTGTAAGCTATAGTAATCATTCATCTGGGGCATATGGCAATGTGCTCTTGTGTATGAGATGTGCATCGAATGCTTTGGCTTTGTTTTCCAAGTACTTGGTAATGAGTTGTGGTGTGTCTCCTGCTAGCTCAGCTTGGAATAGTTCTTCATCGGAAAAATTAGTTCGTGCTTCTTTGTCTGTGATGAGTCTACCGTTCTCTCTGAGTTCATCATATTCTTTCTCTGTGATGAGAGAGCGATGTCCTCCATCTTCTGCGTAACGTACACATACAGTGGGTTTATTTTTGTTCATGCGGAGTTCTACTACCTTGTGTGTTTCTAGTGGGCGACCAGGTAGTTGTTGGTAGTAGATGATATCGCCTACTTTTATATCTTTGATATCCATTACGTATTCCAGTTGTTAGTGAGGAATTTCATATGTCCATACTTTAGACATATCTCAAACTTATCTTCTTCTGTGAGATTGTCAGGGCATTCAGAAGTGCCGATGCCATTTACGATGATAAGGTGTGATGCGATATTCCCATCAAAATACAGGGATAAATATTCTCCATGAGCTTTGCCATCCTTATAGAAACAATGACAACTACATTGCTGTTTATCTTCATCATACCACGATATGTATTCGCCTTGAGTTCTTCCTTCTTCATCTTTAAAGAAGTGGCAAGTGTCTGTTATGTGTTCTGTTAGCTTCATTTGATATGCGTCACTAATGGTAATTTATGTAGGAGAGTATACATTATTTTCAATTTGTTTACAAGAGAGACACGCACGTCGAGGGGTAAGAAAAAAAGTGGGTGTGTTTTGGGCAAAAAAGCGTTGCACTTATATATAAGTTAATGTACCAAAGGGAATGCTTATATAAGCTCTGTGTGGCGTCGTTACTGGGATAGAGGTGTCATTGGGTTGGTATGTTATTTGGGTGGCTTATATGGCAATACAGAGCGCTCAGGGTCTTCGTACATAAACTCATTTCGTACTTTTTACCCCTGTTTTAGCAAAGATAATGTCCGTATATAATAAAATCAGGTACGAAAAAGTACGAAAGAGTGGGTTATGTATTGGGTAAGAACTCCATATGTCCATGTATGAGACATAGCTCGAATTTGTCTTCATCAGATAAGATATCGATGTAAGGCACATCATGTCTTTTTCCATGAACGTATATGCAATGGGTGCTTAAATCCCCATCATTATACCAGCTCTTGTACTCACCATGTCTTTTTCCATGGACGTATAATGCATGCACAGTTTGTGTACCGTCATCACACCAGCCCTTATATTCACCATGTATATTCCCGTCATCATCACCGAAATAGTGATAAGTCAGAGACCTATGTTCAGTTAGAGTACTCACAGGAATATTCCTTAAACGGACTAGGTTAGTTCAGTGATTGTGCTATCTGGGATTTCAGAGTACAGACGGAAGAAGTCCTCTGACAGTCTCACAAGTTTATCATCTAACCAGTGCGTAACGCCATGTCTATTCACGTGCATGGTTTTATCTTTCTTAGTGAATGCTTTCTTCTTATCATGAAGAGTCTTTCCTGTGTCTAGTTGCACGAGCATATGGTTCTTGCTCTTAACGACTTTACCATCAGCCATAGTGATCTTCATCTTACTACGAGACTCAGTGTTCTCTAAGTTAGGTATGCCAGTCATTGTGTCAGGCGGTGTAAAGTGCTGCAGAATGTATCCCACTTCCTTTGTGCTCCCGTCATCTTGCTTGGCATCAGGATACGTAACGATGGTTTGTTGTAAGCAAGGTAATCTATGAGTGGCACCCTCACATGGGTTTCTCTCAATGGTTATGCCATAGGCTTTATTCACGTGATCGAATAACATACATAGGAAGTATTCTTCATGTTTCTTGATGATTTCTAGCTTGCCATCTCTCACCATCCATATGCAATCGCCGTCTGCAGACTCCATTGCTTTACTGTTGTCCAGTGTGCCATGGGTAGTGATGTCTCTTTGTCCCATAGTTACATTTTGATCTTCTGCTGCTTCTGTATCTACGGCTGTTGTTTCTTCGTTCATATTACTATCCTTGTAGGTGTTCTGTGTGTGATGAGAGAGTATACCATAAGTTTATGTTATAGTCTATTAGATAATTCTTTGTATGTGGATAAAAGGTCTTTAACTGTACCGGACAAAGTATGTTCAAACACTGCTTCTTCCCCGTAGGTTTCAACTAAGTCTTTATGTGCCACCATAGTACATTCTCTCACTAGTGCGCCCCAGCTACCTAAGCTCACAGTTACTGGGTTACCACCTTCACCTATAACAATAACGTGTATCACGCTAATGCTGTCTATCTTCCATTTAGCTACCTCGCGTATGCCGTAATGGTAGAAGGTATCGCCTACTTGCATATCTTTATGTTTCATAGGAACTCCAAATGTCCGTACTTAAGGCACAGCTCGAACTTGTCTTCGGCTGATAGAGGACCATCGCATAGGTAGCTATGGTGCATAGACCCATTTATGAATAGTATGTGGGTACGTAGTTGACCGCCAGTGTAGTAACTTTTACTATCGCCATGTCTTTTATCATTCACGAAGTAGTCATGTTGTTCTTTTTGGCCATTATCGTAGTACGTATTGAATAAACCTTGTTTCCTTCCAAGGTTATCAGTGAAGTAGTTATAAAAACTAGACGTATGTTCAGTTAACATTATAGGAACTCCAAATGTCCGTGCTTAAGGCACAGCTCGAACTTGTCTTCGGCTGATAGAGGACCGTTAATGTGATACCTATGCACAAACTCACCATTAATACATAGTGTATGGACTAGAATTTCTCCGTCCTTTGTGTATCCTTTATAATCGCCATGCTTAAGATCATCTACATAGTTGTATATGTATTCTAATCGTCCATCCTCATAGAATTCTTTAAATGTACCTTGTTTCCTTCCATACTCATCTACGAACATGATGTATGAAGGTGTCTCTATTTTATGCAGTTTCATAGGTATCGTATCCGTGGTACTTTACAGCCTCTACATAGTTGCCTGATAACGAACATTGGAATATAATGTCTTCCGGTATAGTTCTTCTTAAGAAAATGGCATTTATGCCGGTGCTCAGTAGATTATCAAGGTTAACGTAGTTGGTGATGCTCATTCCTTCATGCGTGTACTCTAATCGCATGGGATATGTATGTAAACTCACGATTTTTATCTCTATGAAGAGATCCCACGATCTGTTATCCTCGTCGTATTCAACTACTGTAACAATGTCGCCTTTTTTAGCACCATGTAGTGCTTTTACGTATGCTTCCATAACTATCTACCTTAGTCTGATGGGCCGTATGCACTCAGTAAATCATATAGAGTGCCAGCGAGCGTATGTAAGAATATAGTTTCTTCGCTGTTATCACTCAGTAATTTCTTATGTGAGACAATCCTATTACGTGCACTCAGTATGTGCCATTGCGTTTTACTTATTTGTGTTCCGCGTTTATCTTCGCTACCATCACGTATAGCAACAAGGTTCTTTGTACGTCTCTGTTGGATTATTGTCCACTTATTCGCTTTCTTTCTTGGATGGCCTGCGGGATGATAGAATACATCACCCACTTCTAAATCATCATACTCACACATTCCAATTGCCCATGTCCCGTAATAGATCACTTAATGATCCAGCTACTGGGTAGTACAAAATGTCACCTACTTTCACATCATTAAAACTTGTCATTCTTCATCTCCGCGAGCAGTGAGGTTACTGTGCCAGCCAGTTCATGTTCAAACATACACTCTTCTCCTACTGCTGTCAAGATCTGCCCATACGTAACAATGACGCCGTCCGTGACGGTTCTATTCCATGTGTCCTCTTCTAAAGACACGGGGTGTGAACCTGTCCCCCCACGGTACACAGTCATAGGTTGGGATCTATTAGATGCACGTGTTACTATCCATTCTTTAGGGACATCTTCAAACCCCACAGGGTAGTAGAACTTATCGCCTTTCTTCATGTCATGATATGCATATGTCATTCTATATACCCCGCGAGTCTTGCGGCATCAGTGTAGTCTTCAGACAGTCTAGCATGAAATAGAATGTCCTCTGGTATGTTTTTCTCTAAAAGAAGACATAGGTTAGAATGTACGTGGTACTGTTCTAATTCCTTAATGGATACGTTTGTGCCTATGGTCCATTCGTCTGCCTTGAATCTAACGAAGTCCATTTTAGACGCGACGACTACTCGTACGACTAGGTTTAATGTCCACGCTTCACTGGCTTTGTCCTTCTGTACGACTATTAAGATGTCATTGGTGTTTGCGTCATGAGTGAGCTGTTCATATAGATTCATACCTTGAACCCCCTATACTTAAGAGCATCTGTGTAGTCATTAGATAACACACATTGAAATAGAATATCTTCAGGTACGCCTTTCAATATTTCTTCTTCCTTCCTAGTGTATATGCCTTCTTGACGCTCCATATATTCCAAGCTTCCCATTGACAACCTGATTCTCTTATCTCCGGTAGCACTGGAGGTGTAGGAGCATATAGGAGTGTGACCTATAGGCGTTGATATATGCGTAATAGTTAACGTATCTACATGTTCGAATTTCTCAGGAATGTATCGAATACGCATGATTCTGTCTCCCACTTTCAATGAGTATAGGAAATCTCTGTAGCAAAATAGTTCTGATTTCATGACGTGAACCCATGGTGTCTTATTGCTTCTGCGTAGTTGCCAGACAGTCTGCATTGGAACAATACATCTTCAGGTATGACTCTTTCGAGTACGAATGAAAAATCATTGGAGTTACTTAGTCTAGCTAAATCTTTGCATGTTAGCTCATAAACATTATGGTCATGATTTAGCCTATATAGAAAAGATGGCTTGGTACGTCGTTTCACAGATGTCACAATGAGTTCACTAGCTTTAGTCCACGTTTTATCGTGATTTTCCTGTACGATCACAACAGTGTCAGTGTCTACCAAGATGTCGATGAACTCTATGTACATATTCATTGTATATATCCCAAGTACCTTAGTACTTCGTCGTATGTATTAGATAGTACACATTGAAATAATAACTCTTCTGGCACATCTCTTTTCAATACCATAGCAAATGACCCAGCATTGTTTATGGCTTCTAGCTCTGATGCATCAGAGTTGTATATTGTTGGATTGCCATCATACTTGAAGTTAAACTTAAAGTCAAAATCAGGGTCTCTGGTTATCGTAGCTTCTTCGTACAGAATCCAAACGCCTTCCCTTGAACGTAGGATTAGTAATCTATCCCCAGCTTCAAAATTGTTAACTAGGCGTTCGAATTTGTTCACGGAGCAAAGCCTTGGAACGCCACAGCGTCTGAGTAGTCACCTGACAATTTACATTGGAACATGATGTCTTCTGGGATGATCTTAACTAATAAGATGACTTGCTCGTGTGATCGGAATATACGCTCAAGATCACAGTCAGAAATAGACATGGTAAGTCTCTCTGTTTCGTCATTATCCTTGAACGTATATTTTATGGTTCTCTCACCATACAGAATCACATCTTGTACCACTAGCTTAGTTTCATCTACAGACCACGTGACGGAATCACGCTTTTCGGCAATTAGTATCGTGTCACCAATGGATGCTGACCGTATTAATTTCTCTGATGGGGTCATGTTTACTCTCCTAATAATGGAAGATCGTATTGTAATTTGAAAAGGAACCTTTCCTCCTCAGTGACTGGAGGAGTGATATCGGAATGGACCCCATCAATGTATATAATATGGACGAGTGGTTTTATACTATTCACCCATCTTTTGAACTCACCATGTAATTTATGCTTCTTATAGAAGCAGTGTATATTTACTGAGCCGTCACTGTACCGGCTAACATATTCACCTTCCATGCATCCGGTATCTCTGTCCACGGTGAACGTTTCTTCTCTAGTGTTTACTTGCTGTAAGTTCATACATACCTATAGGAAAGAATTCCATGTGTCCATACTCAAGGCACAAGAGAAACTGTTCTTCTTCACACGTAGGGATTGGAACATCAATTATCGTACCATTAACAAAAATGTCATGGTCTGTTACATTACCATATATGTCGAAAATTATAGACTCTCCGTTTTCTGCACTATCTATTAGAAATACGTGCTCCCATAACTGACCGTTCGCATGCCAGTCCATGTACTCGCCATGCTCTGAACCGTCCTTGTAAAAAGTACGTGATCGTTTATTGCCGCTTTCGTGCCATTCAGCGTGGTTACCTTCCTTAAGCTCATTCACGTAGTTGGCCACGGTTCTTATCTTACCGTTCATGTACCAATCTATACTGGTGCCAACTTTAATACCATCAACGTAATTATTAATGGATTTAATTTGTGATGGTTTCTCCTCATAACGAAGAATTAGTTCACCTTGTCTTCGTCCAAGTTCATCTTCGAAGTAGTGTATGGTTCGTGTCTTTATCTCTTTAAGTTTCATACGTCATGCAGTCCTATTGGTAGGAAATCCATGTGACCGTGTTCTAGGCAGAGGAGAAATTGATCTTCCTCAGTGGTTGGTATTGGTATCTTAGTTTCTCTACCCTCAAGGTATATGGCATGTGACCTTACCTCGCCATTCTCTTTAATCATTATAGATTCACCATGTTCACGTCCATCCTTAAAGAATAGATGTTCCCATAACTGACCGTTCGCATGCCAGTCCATGTACTCTCCATTCTCCACGCCTTTCCTGAACGTAGTTCTGGTACAAACACCGCCATTTTTATGCCACGACACATACTCGCCGTCCTTTTCATTATTTACGTACTCACTTACGCTATCCACTTTCCCGTTTCTGTAGAAATGTACATATAAACCTTCTTTTTTGTCGTCTATGTACGTGCATGCGGATCGAATTACCGATGGGGCATCGTCGTAGTAACGTATATATTCGCCTTGAATATTGTCTTCTTCATCAACGTAGTAATGTCGTGTTCTAGTTCTGACCTCTTCTAGTTTCATATGAAATCCATATGTCCATATTTCAGGCATATCTCAAATTTATCTTCTTCGGATGTAGGTATAGGACACGATAATCTTTTACCATCAACATAGAGTCTGTTAATTTCTACTTCTCCATCCTCATCCCATCTTTGGTACTCTCCATGTAACACAGTGTTCTTATAGAAACAATGTCTCTTTCTTTTATTGTTACGATGCCATCTCTGGTACTCACCATCGAGTCTATCTTCCACGTACGTACAGAATCTTTGTGGTTTACCATTTTCGAACCATCGTTTGAAAGGACCATGCATCTCATCGTCTTTGTAAAAACTCAAAGATTTCATGCATTTATATCCGTCCTCGAATTCATACCATTCTATATGCTTACCTTGTAATCTTCCAAGTTCATCTTCGAAGTACTGTGACGTTGGCGTTTCAATAAATTTTAGCTTACTCATGGTATAAATTCCATATGACCGTAGATCAAGTATATCTCAAATTTATCTTCTTCGCAAGTATGGATAGTATTACTAGCTTAATTATCGTCATGGCTATTGTCCTCGTCGTACTGTCCGATAAGAACAGACATATCACCGGATAGTAGAGCTTGGAATACAGCTTCTTCTGAGTACAACTTGACAAGTTCATTACGAGTCACGATGGATCTCCCATGAACCATCGATTCCCATCCTTCTCTGTTCATGAAGAACCTAGTATCGGGCGGACTATCTTCACTCATAACCTTAAACGTGTGGATATTACGTTTGAATTCTGCACCAGTAATAGTCCAAATCTGCATGGGTTTGTATTCTATATTGATTGGGTAGTAAAAAACGTCACCAATACTAAGGTTAGTATATTGCATGCTCATTTGTCTGCGTATTCCAGTAGGAAAGATAATATATCACCAGAAAGTGTAGCCTTGAACAATCCTTCAGGATCGTTATCTTCCAGATCTCGTTGTACGACTATTCTATTCCGCTCAGTAAGACTTTCATATTCGTCTCTCTCCAAAAGATATTTATATGACTCATCATTCATTTTAATATTGTACCCAATATGGACGCCATTGTATCCAAACTTAACATCGATTAAAGTCCAAGTAGCAAAGACATGACTGTGTATGATATGTATCTCGTCGCCTTCTAGTAACTCTTCGTATTTCATGTGTTTATGTCCCTATCGTCATTCTCTTCTTTGAGATAGTTACTGTATAGATCGTATAGTTTACCAGATAGTGTAGCTTCGAATATATCTTCTTCAGGTATATTCTCTTTTATGTCTCTTTCCACTATGAGTCTTGAACTCCGTACTATCGAGTTGTACTCTTTCTCGTTCATTGGAGTGATAACGTTACCATTCTGCTCCAAATGGAGAACGTGCTGCTGTTTGTTACCTGATGTGATCCCCATGACATGCCATATGACAATTTCGCTCAAACCGCGACTAATGAAATATAGAACATCACCTTCGACTACGTCTCTGAATGCTACCGCCATATCAAACCCTCCTTCTTGAACCAGATGCGCATGTGAGAGTTCACTGTACCTTTGAGCGTTTCTTCAAAGACCTGAAGGTTCTCTTCGTCAGACAATGACGATAGTATGTCATCGAGCACCTCAATTCGTTTATCCCTGAACGTAGACGTAAACGAACTTAACGTTTGGATGCCGTGGGTGTCCATCGTGACGTTATGGAAGTGGATGAAAGTACAGGCTTTGGTTAATCCTAGTTCACTTGGTCGTGTCTCTACCTTTTCAACACGTATGGTACGCATGTACGACACTTGGTCCATTACACATCTGAACATGACGTAAGTTTCGCCTTCCTTGAGGTTCTTTAGTATGCATAGTGTTTTCAATGTACTCATACTTTTAGCTCCATTATGCCTTTAGCATTCACTACGCCTTGTAGTCCGAAGTATTCAGAAAGGACGATTCTGAAATCACCACGTAGGGTTGCTTCGAATATGAATTCTGCTGGTAGTGCAGCATGGACTACATCAAGCATTATGAAAGTCTCATCCTCGCTATCATGCATTCTAATTAGGTCTTCGATAAAATTCTTGTCTTCTTTATTCCTGAACATGTCGTGTGTGGTTATCGTCTCTTCGTCAATGTCCATGTCAACCACTTTGAATAAACCTATAGACTCTAATTCATTGTCGATATTTATACAATATGATACGTATGACGAACCTACGTGTAAACTGAGTGCTAATTCGTGTATGTTCATGGTAGCCATAAATTCCCATATCTTAAAGTGATTTCGAATTTGAGTTCTTCGGTGATAGGTTCATCCTTGAGGAAATCATGTAGTATCTCGTTATCAATCACATACACGTGCATGTTTATGATATCATTTTCATCCCAGAATTTACACTCTCCTTGGAACAGGAAATCATTACTCATTCGGTAATGATAATTTCCCTTTGAATACCTCACCTCGTATGACATTCTACACTTCCAACTTATCCACTTCCATAGAATCAACATGTCTACAGTTGATTCTATTTCTATGTTCATTAGCTTGTCTACAAATACTACCCCAATCTTCAGATAATTGGGCATGGAATATGTCTTCTTCGGACACACTAACGCATGTGAATTTAGTCCATGCGCATTTATTAATAGTTCTTTTACGTTTTCTCACGATGTGTTTTTCTGATGGGCGATCATACACTACGCTGAATATGTACATTTCGTCATCGGATATCTTGAAGAATACTCTACTGTCTTGTTCATTAAATGGCCATTTCAGAAAAATGCTTCCAGTAGGCACAGCGCGAACTATACCAATCTCTATAGTTTCCACAGTCATACCTACAGATTCCGTATTCATATGATAATCTTATGTGAGTTGTTAATGTGAAGTTAATTGTACAGTAGTTTCAAAAAGAATGCAAGGGGAGGGAGATACTTAAACGTCTTCGTCTTCAACACGTCTAGTATTGCGGTCATAGTTCTCAAGAAATTCAGGCCCATGGTCCCAATCAATTTTTCGAACAGCATTCCTTAATTCGACTATGCTACCTGTCAATGCGGACAGGAATATGATTCTTTCGTCCACTAGATTTTCAAGGGGATGAAAGGTTGCTGCTCTGTTATATAGGATGTTATTATGCTCCTCTGAGTTAGTCTCAAAGTCATAGACATAATCATCTTCAAGCATTCTAAACACTTCGTTGACCTTACCATCTTCGGTCAAGCCATACACATATTTGCCTACGGGGACTTCCTTCCATGTATCGTACGTGATATTATTCATGGTAACCATTTCCCGCCATAGGTCAATGTTATTTCGAACTTATCTTCGTCTGATAAGTCTTTGGATAGTAGATCCACAGATATTACATTGCCTACAGTATACGTGTGATTTATAAGTTTACCGTTACTATTCCAGCCTTTACTTTCGCCGTTAGTGTAGCCATCTTTCATCTGGGCATGATCAGCAATGTTACCGTTATGATACCATTCTTTGTATTCTCCGTCTAGTTCACCATGGATATAGAAGGATTCAGTATCTAAGTTTCCATCGCCAAACCAACGAGTACATTTACCATGCATTCGTCCTTCTTCGTCGGTAAAAAAGTGAACTCTGGAAGATTTATGTTCAGTAAATTCTTCGTTCATGACAGCCATTTACCTCCGTGAATCAGTGTTAATGCAAACTTATCTTCCTCCGTGACGTTGGTCTGAAGTAAGTCTATTAACTCTACATCGTTTACCATGTATGAATTACCTGATACGGTGCCGTCAGTAGAATAATTTATAAGTTCGCCATGCATGTGATCATTAACATATGACGTTCTAGATTTCAAAACGCCGGTACAGTGCCATTCTTTGTATTCGCCTTGAGCGTCATCGTTAACCATTAATGTTTCAGATCGTGGGTGACCGTTACTCCACCATCTACGATAAAGACCATGTAACTTACCGTCAGAATAAGACTTCGATGATTCGATTGTACCAAATTCACACCAATAGGCAAAATCCCCGTTGACTATGCCCATGTCATAGGACCTCACAGATTTAACCTTGCCGTTCGGATGCCATGTGATAATGTCACCGTGAACTAAATCATCAACGTATGTGAGAGTTTGATACACAGTGCCAGTTCCGTACCATGATATGTATTCACCTTGGTATCTACCGTATTCATCGGTGTAGTAAACACATGTGTCATCTCTGTACTCCGTGAGACTCATGATGCCTTTCCTCGTCCACTAAGGTCGTCACAGTATGTGTGGATGAGATTATGATCTTCGACCCACAGTCTAACTAGGTTAACGTCGTTACTGGTTAAAGCCATTTGGAATAAGTATTCCCCGTCCAACGTGGACTTAATACTGTCTAATGTAGTGACGTATGCATCCTTAAAGTGGTCTATGAATATATTAATATCGCACGTATATAGCCTATCGTTGGTTAGATCAACGTAGCTTATTGTGTCGGTTACTCCCCCGAACATAGGGACTTCAAAGTCAGTTATCTTAGTAACTACTATATATTCAGCCACCGACTCATTCACACCGATCATGATGTATGTCTTTCCAACTTCGACGTCACGGCTTGCTATCTGGATATCTTTCGGCAAATGATTATTATGTTTCATGGTATTGACCTTTGTATTCGTAGGATTATAGCACACATTCGTGTCATTTGGAAATGAAAGAGTAACATTTTAATACGACTTAGTCATCTATTTCGCCAAATGAATTGTCCCATTTCAACTGCATAGTCGCTTCTCGGAGTTCGGTGTGATCCCCTGTTAGTTTGGCATGAAATATTAGTTCAGCGTCTACTAAGTTTTCCAGAAGTATATACGGAGGTCTCTTATACAGAAGACCATAAGTATCGTCGCACTCTGTCTCGAAGTCATATACCCAATCTTCTTTTAGTTTGACGAATGCCTCTATTATAGTTCCGTCCCCTCTAAGACTACAAACGTATGTGCCGATGGGTATGTCTTCTAGTGTATAGTACATTCTATTTCCTAAATAAGAAAAAATCAGGTGATGTGCCCGATATGGTATGGTACATTCTATCCTCGTCGGTCAATAAGTCCACCGTGTACATATAGATTCTTTCTTGAGGGTACGACACCATTATATTACCGTCCTTAAAGTAGACGTACAACAAGTACCATCCGCTATATTCTGTGGTATAATACATACGATACATAGGACTACCATCATTACGTGTGTAGGGACACTCAGTAAAGTTATGGACCACCATATGCTTAGATAGATCTGGTATAAAACGTAGGTGTTCAGAACTATCTAATGTGATAGTAAATTCGCCTCTAGGTCTAGGTCCTATTAGGTCAAACATCGTTGTGATCAACGTAAGAGTAACCATGCATTATGTGACTAGTTATATCACACATTGGCATTTTACGGTGTTCAGTAATATCTACGTCAACGTCATTGGTTACGCATGTGAAGTCTGAGTGTAATGTTCCGTCAAGGGAAGCTTGGAATTTATCTTCGTCCGATAAATCCAAAACATATAATGCGTGCTTGCCGTCCCCGTAGGGTAATAATATCACATCGTTAACGATATTACCAAAGTACCCATATGATGATTTATTACATTGATGTCTAAGTTCTAAAGTGTATTCGTTATATTCTCTTTTTACGTTAGATAAGGTTGACTTCGTCCCTATTATGTGCTCACTATCTTTGTTCTCTTTGTTAGCGAATTCGTTCTGTATACATATCACGTGTACGTCTTTAGTGTTCATAGTGTATTCCTTATGTTACCAAATGCTTTCTTTATTTTCATACCAAAGACCACGTACCATGGGACCTTACGTAAATATCTGTATGAATCCAATCCGATCACTATGTTATCGTTGATAGTGTTTGATACTTGTTCCCAATCACCAGATAGATTAGCTAAGAATAAAGCCTCTTCACCAACTATATTGGTTATGTGCTCTTGATTGCATAGATGACTACTCAATAGATCAACGGTCAGTTCTAATGTACCGTATGATTTTTCATTACCATGGTGCCTACCGTCTATAGTATATAAAATAATGCCGCCATATGAAGTCCTTCTACCTATCTCATAACCCACCGCCGAGTATATAATTAAGTACAGTTCGCCTTCTTTCAATCCACGTAAGGTACGTATATTAGCTATATCGTGTCTCATAGTACCGCCAAGTAAGGTATATCGGCATGGGTTATAGGCCTAGGTGCTGGCTCTGAAAAACAAGACATGTCTATGAAGTCACGACTACGTAATCGTAATCGTTTACCGCTACGTAAGTCCTTAATACTCACACTAACTAACTCATTACCACGATATCTTTTATCTCTAGCAGTGTCCTTATGGAACCTAACAGATGCCGTCTCTGACACGCACACTACTACCTCTCTATGTTTCTCTTTAGAGTGCAATGGTAGAGATAGTAACGCAATAATGAATAGTATCGTTAGCTTCATGTTTCACTCCAAATTTAACGTGGTGAATATTTCATGCCAGTCGCCCGAAAGCTCAGCATGGAAAACCATCTCTTCTGTTATGCCATCCATGTCTATAAGATCGACAAGTGTGTCTAGGCTTTCACTATGTAATAGGTATCCATGAGTCTCTTCATGTGGGCAATCCCATATGATGTACTTAGTGGAATCTTTGCACTTTCTCTTGAACATGTCTTGTACTTCAACGTTATCACATATTAACCTGTACGAAACTACCCATGTACCTTCAGGCACTGCAAACACATTATCGTATATCAAAATGTATATCTCTTTGCGGTGCGTTTTTCAATGCACGTAGCTAAACACTCAGGTAACTCACCGCTTAATGCGTAGTATAGTTTATCTTCCTCGGTCAAACCATCTATGCTATATAATAAATATGCATAGTCTTCTTGTGTACGGCAATTAAACCCAACTCGCACATTACCTTCTTCCACAGTGACGTAAAAGCTATGACCATCCCCATACCACATCCTATACGCGGGTAGGCCATCTATGTCGTCATCGCTTAATAAGATGAACGTGTCCACTGCCATTGTTTCTGGACAGTCCACTCTTTCGTTTATATGACCTTGTCTATCTATAAGCGTAAGGTTAAATGCCACTTCTGGTTCGTCTATGTGATTATTACTCAAAACTTGATACCTTCATGTTCGTCTGTGTATGGGAATGCATAGAAAGGAATGAGTGATTGTACCTCTTTCCAATCGTCAGATAGAATAGCTTTGAATATAGAATCATCAGGCACCGCAGTGAGATTAGTTAGAGGCTTAAAGTCACGGTAACCGCCGTAGAATCCTAATGGCCGTATGTCCATTGTTTCTAAATCTAATAATTTATACTTGGTCATTCTAATTACGGCACCGGCTATGTTTCCTGTTAACGAATTAGTGTGGTATACCGGCTCATTAAGAGGTAAGTGTCTGATCATCTTATAGTTCATTCGAATTCTACCTCTATCCATTTAGGCAATTCACCAGATAACACGCAATGGAATTGCTCTTCGTCACTCAAAAATTCTATGTCGTAAACCGCGTATGAAAAACTACAGTCCTCATGGATGCCATATGCAATCCTAAACTTGCCTTCTTCAAACGTGACGTAGTATTCATTGTCATAGTGAGAACCATCTACATGATGGGTTAGTTCAAATGTGTACACATCACGGTCTGAGTGTTTTATCACCCTATTGACTGTGACGCCAATGCCTATCTTATGTGCGTTAGTGAACGAAAGATCGCCCATTATATTGGTGCACATCATATTAAAAGGCGTCATATTCTTCTCCTAAGAATTCAACTTGGCCATTGCGCAAGCAGTATTCAAATTTCTCTTCTGGGGTCATCAGACTAACGTGACGTTCTACTGCGCAGTCATCTATGTATATGACTCGTTCTATGGCAGTACCATCTTTATTGAAGTGTATTGATTCGCCGTGTAATACGTTGTTCCTGTAGAAACCCACACACCATGGCAGCCCATTACTGTACATCTTACAGAAAAATCCATGCTTGTCGCCGTTGTCATTTTCATGCCAATAGGACCCATTAGTGGTTTTTTTCTTTATGGTAGTCATTTATTGTCACGAAGGAAACCTATGTCTCCATATAAAAGTTTCAATTCAAACATGTCTGTCTCTGACATGTCTGTAACGTCTATGTGTTCTGGAGTCACTATCGTAACGCCATCAATGTGGATGGTGTGTTCGTTGACTGATCCACAATCGTGCAGCATCAAATATTCACCATGCGGTGCATTGTTTTTCATCATGCAATTGACACAAGGCGTGCCATTTTCATGCCAACTACGAAACATTCCTTCCGCTTTATCATCTACGTAGAAGCTTCTCACTTGACGAGCGCCACTACGGTATCTTCTGCGGTATTCACCTTGAATTTTACCAGTGGCATCAATATGGTATAACTCGTTATCAGTCTCGATAAGTTTTAAATTCATAGTATTATTTGGACTCTTCAGGTGTGAGCGTAATTATACAGTATATTCGACGTTATGGCAAGTCACGTTTTATATATGGGTATGGAGAATTATCCTTTAGTGCAGTGGCAACCTCATTCCAGTCTTCAGATAGGCGAGCTTGGAATAGCATATCTTCAGTTATGCATTTGAACTCATCCAACGTACACACCATATGAACTTTACGGACGTTAGTAAGTATAGAGAAACGTCTACCATTTACTAAGTCAAGTTTAATTCCATAGGAAAGTTTCATTCTAGGATTACATGACCAAGGAACCATAAGCTCTTCGTTCATGTTTATGACTATCTCTCCGTTAGGAACGTCATTGTTATGGTCGTATATCATAGTCGTCCTCTATGAAAGATAATCCTTCGTGTCTAAGGCACAGTTCGAACTTGTCTTCTTCAGTGATAGGCATGGTACAGTGAGGGTGATCATCGATGAGAATTTTATGAAATAAGTCGCCTGTAGAGGAATATCTCTTCATTTCCCCATGTCTTTTACCGTTGCAGAAATACATGACGCAATTTAGTCTGCCCTCAAGGTCCCAACTGAGATAGATACCGTTTTTTCGTCCGTGTTCGTACACCGAGTAAGTAGATTGTTGTCCATTGGTGTACCAAGTCTTCCTAACACCGTGATAGTCCCCACGGGAATACTCTGAAGTTTCGCGCATAGTGACGGAATCGTGCATGAAAACGCATAGGCCAACCTCAAGACCTTTACTGTCATGGTATAAAGTGTGGGCTACTATGTCTTTGCCACTTTCTGATTTTATCATCGTATTCTCCAATGAATGGTAATTATATGACGTTGCGATATTCTTCCAGATGCTCACTTATTCTATCGAAGGTGATATCTACTTTTACGTTCTTGTCATTGGTTACGGTAGACATTACGGACGGTAATGATCCATCAAGTAGACATTGGAATTTGGATTCCTCGGTCATGTCAAGAACGAATACGTATACAATCGCGTCACTAAAAGGTACAACTAACACGCCATCTATCACGTAGCATATATAATAATCACCGTCTTCTTCATCTGATGGTTCAAATTCAAACATACACCCAGCTGTGCTTATGCGTTGTTCTTCAGGAAAGGATACTAACGCCGTGTCATTTGCATGGTAAGCAAGATGGTAATACGAACCTTGTACGTTACCTTGTGTACAGTGTAGTGGAATGTGCATGTTATAATGTCCTATTGTTTTCTTGACTCTTGCCATGCATTATGGGTGTCCAGCACGTACACATCATAGTATCTCTTACGGTGAGCCATGATATCTTGATGAACCGGACTCCAGTCACCTGATAGCTTGGCATGGAATAGACTCTCTTCCTTAACTAAGAAGTTAGTTTCGCATGGTTTATACACGACCAAATTGGTATAGGAAACTGTGGCGTATGTTCTCATCTCTGGGTCGCCAGCTATGCGAGTGAAGTTAGGCGAATCGAACAAATCGTCAGAATCTGGCATCTTCTCATATAAACATGAAGTGCCTTTCTCCTTATCCATTACTAAGAAGACTTCGCCCACAGATAGTTCTTCTACGATGTCTAGGTTTCTTTCAGTTTGCTGCGTCATGTTTAGTCCCTTACTTGAGCGAGCATTTTACCTTATTATGATGACGTTGTCAACGTGTTAGTTCGGTATAATAACAACCGTGTGAAACTACGTAAGCCTTCTCTTTTATGTGGGAGCCATCACCGCTCATCTTACTGAGGAACATGTCTTCATCAGAGATCAAATCTAATTTTATGTAGAGGTATGGGTCCTTATTGAATACTGTTATGTCATCGTCGTCTAGCCAACCGTCTTGCGAATATTCATAGCCCTTAAGGATCATATATGCTATCGAACGGTAATGGGCGTATCTACTAATCTTAGCGCATCTATGTGCCTCATTTCGTAATATACTGTAGTACCATTCGCCTTTCTCTAAGTCATTTATGTTTTCTATTAGACAGTATGAATCCATGTTAGGACCTTATCGTTTCACGAATGTCTTCTATCGTAGGCAGATCCGTGTCTTTGTCTCTGGTGGTGTCAAGTAAGTACGTGGGGTGTGCGCCTTCCAGTTTAGCTTGGAACAAATCTATATCAGACATGTTAAGAATATACATAGTGATGTCGCTTTCTGAATAGGAAGCCACTAGGACCCCCTTACATAATATGAAAGTTACATGTTCAAACGTATCATTGCTTTTGTCTTTAACTTTCAATACCATATACCTACCTGTTTTTGAGTATCTGGTTAGGTAGACTTCGCGTCCGACAAAATGACCGCCTTGCTGCTTAGCTATTTCGTCAGCATGGACGCAGTATATTGGTAACTCATTGTCTTCGAAATCAATTATTTGTTCCTTTCTCGGCATTATCATTCTCCCATCTCCGGCAAGTATTGTATTTCGTGGTGGGTGAATCTCAATTCGAATAGATCTTCGTCCGTAAGGTTTAACGTGTTCATGTGTGGTGGTAATACAATACGGACACCATGTTCATAAAACTCTCGCTCAATAACGCTACCTTCTTTATCGTACCGTACGTACTCACCATGCCATTTATCGTCCAAGAATATACAACGAGTACATAGGTAGCCTTCTTCACTGAATCCTAGAAAAAGACCTTGGGCATCTCCAGCCTCGTCAGTGAAATACTTTGTTCTGCCACCGCCATCACTTAAACATACGCTTCTTTCTTTCATTGTGCTCTCCTTCAGTGATCACGTGTGACAGATAGGTTGGGATGGAACCATCTAATATTTTTTTAAACTTCTCTTCTTCGTCCATATTAAATACGTACAGTGCATATTCTCCTAAACTACCGCCTCCGTACAATAGACTAGCATACCCCTCCGTTCTGTTAGTGGTTTGGTATGTATCCCTGTTGGTACGTATACCGTGGACTATTCCGTTTTTAGAGGTACAAGTGTACGTAATATGTTGGACTTTACCAAGGACATGACCGTACGTCATAGGAGTATGTTCTGTCTTAATGCATATCAATTCAAAGTTTGATTCTGTGTAAATATCTTTCATATTATATCCACGTCTAAAAAAATAGTAGGTAAAGACCCATCAAGTAATTTTTGAAACTTTATATCTTCAGTCATACTAAGCTTGAATTTGAATGTACCATTGACACCGAACTCCATGACGATGTGGTCTTCTTCTACGGTTATCATTCCCCATTTAGTTTCATGTAGTGGAGTTAGATAACTTATTTTAATGACGAAATCATGTTCATATTCTCTATAAACGAACACGTTAATTATGTCACCTAGTGCGTGTTCTTTTTCGTATGAATAGAAACCAGCACATTCGAAACACTCCATGTAAAAATCACAACTAATATCACCTTTCGAACGCATCTAATACTTTCCTGTGTAGGTCTTTGTAGTCCCCTGAAATCTTAACATAAAATATGTCTTTAGGGTCTATATTGTCAGCTCTTACTAAGAATTCACTAGAGTATTGATCAGGGAGGTGATAATGTTTCAACTCAATACTGTCATTACCTGATTTAGTAGGCATAGCCGCCGTTAAAGTTATACACGATTCATCATCAATACTAACTGTCAAAGGATTGACACCTTGACGTAGATTTAAAGACACGTAATACACTGTATCTGATGGTTGTATATCAGTAAGCTTTGTTATCGGGTAGTAACTATAAGTCATCAAAGAAGTCCTCTAAGTCTTTAGCCAAAACATTCTCATCGTACGCATCTCTAGCTATACGTATTTTATCAGCAACGTCTCTCCAATCCCCAGTGAGTCTGGCATGAAACTGATCTTCATCGGTTATATACCGTATAGGTATACCTAATAACGTAATGCAATCCATCCATAGTTTGTTGCCATTATATTCATCTAGTCTAACAAAGCTGAATTTCTGATCCATCACGTTATCTGGGGAGGCAATCATGCGCTGCATATCATAATCACCATCACTATCACATTCATCATGTACTCTGAATATATTAGCCTTAAAAGAATACCTGTCACCAGCGTGATCATCATGACGGTACACTAATATTTCCTTCCCCACTTCCATATCCGTAGTGAATATGAGATGGTCGAATGGAAGATTCATATACGGATTAATAGACACGGTAGTATAGTGAAGCAGCTTCAATTGCCACTTCACTCCAATCACCACGCAACTTAGCTTCGAACACGGCTTCTTCACTTAGGCTAGATTCAGGTACATATGCGTATCTATCATTATCAAGATGCAGGTTAGAGCATACCGAACCGTTACACATATGACGTCCATCTTCGCCAATCTGTATGTGTATCGCATCCCCACTATTATGCTTATCTATGCCGATAAGCATTGTGTTATGAGGTAGATCTTGAACTAATGTTTTTTTATTTATAGTTCTATAATTAGGACTGTTCAAATTCAGCTGATAACTCTTCATATGTCCTCTTGGGTAACCACTTGGTGCCGTATTTAAGTGTCATTTCAAACTTGGTTTCTTCTGTTGGTTCACAGAAAATAGATCCAAGATACATGAATGTATGGACCAATTCTGCACTATACCATATTTCATGGCGTACTACCCTGTCATCTCTTTTTAATACCATCTCGCCGCACTGTTTACCATTAGAGTACATAGAGTGCTCACGTATGTACCCATCTTCGTGCAGCTCTATGAATTCGCCATGTAAGAACCCATTTTGGTAATAAGATATAAGCCATGGCTTTCCGTTCTCGAACGTCCTAACACTGACTCCCTGTTTCGAGCCAGTTTCATCAACTTGGAACGTTTCTATGATTCCGCCACTTCTTTCTACTATGCGTTTTAATTCCGACATTAGTCTACCCAGTGTTCAATTGAATATGAGTTGATAAGCTTTTTTGTCTTAGCTCTTATATGATCAGCATTATTACTTAGTTTTAACAGAAACAGGTCGTTCTCATCTAAACTTGAAACTGGTATAGCAACCAAGAACTTCTTGATGCCATCTTTTTCTGAGTAAGGTACGACACCCATTAATACATGTTTCTTAGCACCAAACTTTGTAGTGTTACCGTCTTTTCTGGTGATATCTATTATATACTCTGGGCCTTCAGTCCACATAGATACAGACTTCTCTACGAATATGCCGTGTGAGTGCTTCTCCTTATCAGTGAATGAAAAAAGGAGAAGCTCCATTCCTTCATTGATTAGGTCCCTAGAAGTAACAATACGCATGGTCATAGATTTCTTCCTGTTATCTTATCTACTACGTCGTTCCAGTCACCACTTAACTTAGCGAGGAAAACGTCTTGGTCTCTGATTTCGCCCTGTTCCACATACCAATCCATATAGTCTAATGGTATGACCCTCAAATCGGGCACAGGCAAAACCTCCGTAGTGGTGAAACCCAACACGTAAACTCTACCGTTTCCAATCTTGTAGTAAAAATTACTTCTAGACTTTGAAATTACCTCGCCAATGACAATATCATTAGTGTGCTTAGCTACCAATAAGAACTTCGTACCTGTAACTATGTCATCACGATCAACTTGTCTCATATACGTTCCTACTTGAAGTGCTTTAGGAAACCAATGTCTCCGTACTTAAGCCTAAGCTCAAACTTATCTTCGTCGGTGAGTTCGCTATCGTCAAGGCGTTCAACTACCACGCCATTAGCATATATGCAGTGGCTATTTACGTACCCGTTTCTATCTCTTTCAACTGCTTCGCCATGCAACACAGAGATTGAAGAGCACATTTCACTTCTGAAGATTACGCCGTTACTTCTCCATGTTGTTTGTTCCCCGCATTTGAACCCATTAACGTAGCTATGGTTGAATTTAATGGAGCCATCAATCCTGAACAACATGTACGCGCCATTAACAACGTCGTCTTTAAATTCCATGATCTTGTGTATGGCTTTTTTTTCACCGAAGTCATAGAAATGCGTAGTCGCACCTTGACGTCTACCGTCTTCGTCTATGTACATTTCACAAAGGGCTTCTTCAACGAGAGTAAGCATATGTTAAAAGTCCTTTATGCAAGTGTGAACGTTGGAGATAACGTAGGAAGTCACTTCTTCCCAATCGTTAGTTAGTAAAGCTTCGAACTCCATTTTTTCTGGTAGTACTAACTTGTCTATTGGCACGAGTACTAAAGTATTGTAATAATGTCTACTTTTCATACCTTCGTATGTAATGGCTATAGGCATTGGGTACTTAGGGTGGTCAAGTAGTATTGATCTTGTACCGTACTCAATATGGATTTCGTTCACCTCTATAATTAGATTTTTAAAATCATACATAGTGTCTTGGATGCACAAAAATCGATTGCCTTTGTATAGGTCTTTCTCAAGTACGTACATATGTTATGACTCCAAAAGAGAACACTATACTCGTTCTTAGTGATATTGTCAATGGGCTATATGGGTTTACCCAAAGACACGCCATTTTCAAGTGACAGGTAAAATAGATCTTCGTCGTCTAAGAATTCTTCTAGGGCGAAAAGCATCTCTCTCCCATTAGGAAGAGCTTTTCCACTCATACACTCTAAGCTAACCTTACCTTCGGCCCAAGCATCATCGAATATGATACCATACGCTTCTTCGTATACGAAATCTGGCATACTAGATATGGAAGCTCTGTTATTCATGTATTCATTACCTGAATCTTTTACACAAACTAGTCGCGTTTTTAGTTCTATGTTATCTTTAGTAGGGTACACTATCATGTTAAAACCACCTTCATATATTCATTAAATATTCTATTAGCAGAGCCTGACCAGTCGTTTGATAAGGTAGCGTAGAACGTTTCTTCGCCGCATAAGTACTTTGTTGGTATATGAGCGAAGTAATCAGTGCATAGGGTAGCGTAGTTGACGGCAATCAATTTGTTATTAGGCATTCTGATGAATGTATTGTGGGTGTGCTTCTCAATCGTGAGGATGCTACCTATGTCTAGTCCATTCACACATAACACTTCATCGCCCGACTCAAGGGTGGAGAACCTAGTTTTTCTTAAATTGCGTATGTCTTCAACATCCTTGAAAATATTCATCTACTACCCTTTTAATTTCTTCTTATGGTTTTCTTTTGCCTTGTCCATCACGTCACATATATATTCCCAGTCACCGGATAATACACCAATGAACTTATCTTCTTCAAGTATTAGGTCCATTGGAACAAGCAGAACATTTTCTCCGTACGTGTCACCGTTGCCGTTTGCCTCATCCTTACTTATGAACATCACGGACATGTCGTCAGGAGTTTCACACATTTCGAACGTGTAGTCTCCGTCGAAGTCTATCAGTCCATCAAGTATGATAACGTGTCCTCTACGGCATGTGTCATGTTCATTGTCTCGGTACACTAGGAATTTGTTTCCGATGTATAAATCATCATCAGTCACTAAACGCCCGTAAGGAAGATTCTTATAGTAATCTAATTTGCTGTCTTTTTCCATTTTATAAACTCCGATCTCAACTGCTTAGACATCTCTTTATAGTCACCGCATAGAGTTGATTCAAATAGTGCTTCTTGGGTAAGCTGTTCCAGTGGAATGAACGCTGTGACGTAATCGTTACGTGCATAGTCGCCTCTTCTCTTATCACCGGCAGTCACTACTAACTGAGTGTCGCTATACATATGATGGTCTCTGCCATTAATTTCTAACGTCATTCTCTCAACCACACTTACTTTTTTGCCTTTCTTCATGTACTCGTAAAGCTTCACCTCTTTGAAAGTTACTACGTTACTTTCTAATTGGTCGTGACTGTACCATTTACCCTTGTGGAACACACATAGGAATTTATCACCAACTTTAGATTCTGATAGGTTATGTGATCTTAGTTCTTCGAAATTTATACTTTCCATCCTGAAAGTTCTCCATGAAATTTATCTTCTTCAGTGAGTAAATCCTTTCTCACCATCAACACACTAGTATCATCCTTCATGATATTAGTGCCGTTCAAGTAGTTTTCTACTATTCGCCACGTAGTGTAGTCCGTGACGATAGTAAATACTCTATCGAGTGAATCATTGAGGTATCCTCCCGACACCACGTAGGTGTCACTGACATCAAAATCTTTGTCATTACTACGCACACAAAGTAGCTCATCTCCGTCTCTATATTGTAGTAGCTCTGGTCTTATGCCCATTGTAATCCTTCATACTTAAGTGCCAATTCAAACTTATCTTCTTCAGATAAAGGCATGTGAAGACCGTGTATTTTAAATCCATTATCATATACAGCGTGTTCCATATTCGTGCCGATGTATGTTACAAGTTCACCGTGTAGCTTACCGAAATAAAAATGACGCACAGCCTTAACTCTTCCGTCTCTCATGTACATGGTTTTTCTCCCATGTAACTCACCATTGACATAAGTGGTCGTTGCCGTTCGATTACCAAAGTAATCACACCTAGTAGTCATACCATGTAATAAGTTATCTACGTAGTGCTCTCTAAGTATGGTTATGCTGTTATGGAATCTTAGTAGCTCACCTTGTTTACGACCAAGGTCATCTTCTGTCCATTCTAATCCGCCTCTTCGATGCTTGGTTAATCGCGTTTTGGCTTTATTTCTTTTTCCCACCACATACTCCATTCGTAATAAAGTTGTTCACATAGTTCAGTGTAGTCACCGGATAACGCACAGTGGAACAATACGTCTTTAGGTATTAAGTGCAAAGGGACATATACCACGTAGTTTCTAGAGTTTCGGGCACTTCCAATATACCACGGCTTACGTCCGTTCATCTCCGGTACAGTAGAGTAGGTATGATCATTACCACCTACAATAGAAAACTCATACTCTCCTGCGTGGCTGTCTATAACACTACTATATTCGACAATACGACCCTCGCTACACTCACCTATAGATGAATGTAGGTCTTTCCTATCTTTAATTATCAAATATTGATGACCCTTAAGCAATCCTTCTACAGTACAAAGGTTCCCGTAGTCTAAATTAAAATCATTCTTTTCCACGGAATTGCTCCACTCTGCTTGTATTCACACCTTGCATCTTCATGAAGAAAATGTCTTCATCGGTAATGGTGTCTATGGGACTTATCTCTAAATCTCTGACAGCTATTTCATCGCCACCAGTAAAGCTTCTGAATGTCATTCGATGAGTTTCTAAGATGACGCCATTGGCTGTGAATCGTTTAAATACATATTTGATTTCTTCGTCAGTTTTACAAGGTGAATGCGCACGTTTATAAATCCACACTTCGCCGTCTGCCTTACCTCTTTTGTGAAAGGTAACTACGAATTTATTATCTACGATAAGGTCATCTTTATTCATTACTCGCATAAGCCCATAGCCTCCCTATTCCATCCGCAAAGCTCACCAAGGAACTGTTCTTCTTCAGTAAGTTCGTTCTTAATCACTAACTGAATGCCTCTGGCACTTGAAAAACTTGTTAGTTCCTTAGTGCCATTGATGTACGAATGTTTAAGTTTGAGTACGTGACCAGATTCACTTCTTAATGAATAGATGTACTCACCAGTTAACACATCTTCGAAACAATATTCAATGGTGTAAAGACTTCCATAGCGTCGTTTAGCTGTGTCATGCACAGTTACTAAAATATCGCCACGTTTATAGGCTAGCAATTCTTCTCTTACCATGGTATTATACTCTATGTGGGGTTACGAGTCAACGTCTATTTTGCTGTAACCTTTGAAAGCAATGTAAAACTTATCCTCATCGGATATACTTGACTCGGCCACCAATTGTAATCTAGTGTCCGTGTCTAATCCTATAGAAGTCTCACCGCGTAAATGCTCTTCTACGAATTCCCTAGTTTTTTCTTTATTTGGGGTATCTCTGATGAAACTGAAATATTCTCGATCACCACTAGTAATAACCTTATGTAAAGTCCACACATCACCTATGAAGTCACATAAATCGTCTTGAACTATGACGTATCTACGATCTTCCGGTATGTTTTTTGAATCAAAGAGGTCCATGTATATCAGTCCTGTTTTTTGGCGGCTTAATATCTAGCGTGTTTTCTGGTAACCAATCTATGTTACCATGTTTTAATGTGAGTTCGAATTTATCTTCTTTGGATGGAAAACCGTCTAAATTGCATATGGTGTTATCATCATCATCCCAAACATTATGGGAATGTATGGAACCGTCTCTATTAAACATGATAGCTTCGCCAGTCATGCATCCTCTAGCATATATGTATGCCATGTACAAGGTATCAGTGCCTGTGTACCATTTAAGTTGTAAACCCACGCATACATTATCAATGTAATGTAGTCTGTCTGTGCAGTGACCGTTAGAGAAGTGATATACGTAGCCCTGTAGCAAACCGTTTTCGTCTACAAACTTAACCATTGTTCTATCGTCTACGCGAGATATAGTCATGATGTTCTACCACCCTTCAACTTAATTTCGAAATTATCTTCATCCGTCATGTCGCAGAGCTTAGTGAACCTCATTGTCAATGATTCCGTGTGATAGTGATAGAGAAGATTTCCAGTAGCGGTAGGCAAAGACATAGTGAGTATGTTACTGCTGTTAACGCATCTAAAGGTGAGGAAAGGTTCCCGTTCTCCACCAGACCAACTCGCAGTAACATAGAAAAGATTACCTAATAACCCAACATCACCTCTGGCACCTTCGCATAAGGTACACACGACTCTTCTTCCTCGTAAGTCATCTAAATTCTCGCAATATTTCACCATGTCCACCCATGCTTAAGAGATAGTTCAAACTTGTCTTCTTCAGACAATATAACATCATTTTTTACGAAATAGATCTTACATGGCTCATCTGCATATTGATAGCCTTGTCCGCCAAGTGATTGTTCGTGAGTCATTGTTAGACTTCCGCGATCATGGTAGCCTCTAAGATCCACTTCAAAATCTTCACATCCATGACGTTCAACAATGAACGTAGTGTCACGTAAACATTCGCCTGCGCCGTCCGCGTATACACAACGGAATAGATTGCCATCTACCATGAAATCTTCTGGGGTTGTTACGTCTATCATTAGTCACTTGTCCTGTCTTTAGCGTATGGGTTACCTTCTAACCAAGATTCATATGCCTGCCCGATCACATCACTATCACTACCAGATAAAGCTATGTCAAATTTATCAATATCAGATATATCTTCATAGTTTATGAATACCATTTTGTCTCCGTAAGCTTGATTAGGTACACGATAGAATCTTTTCTCGCCGTTCATTTGAAACTCATCCACGACAACATCGTCATATAGAATGTCTGAAGTCAACCGCACATCGCGTACCACATCTGAATCACCGGCACCGGCACCCCATCTAACGTTATGTATTCTGGTGACAGTAACGACTTTACCTGTCCATGCAGAGTCACCGGAAGTACTACTTTCTATTATGTCATCTCTTACACAGAGTAACTTATCACCCAATGAGAGATTTTCTACGAGTATGCGATTATAATTCATACGTCTATCTTCTCATTATAGCCACCGGACATTTTAATGAAGAACTTATCTTCATCCGACAAAGTATCGGTCCTGATGAACTGTATGATCCTTTCACCTTTAGCAGAATGATTAATTAGTGGTCTCTCACCACGGGCAACCTTTATGTGCACAGCAGGCGCAGTGATCTTATCTTGGTCAAATTCAAATATTAGAGTTGGAAATTCAGTACGTGGCAATAGAGTTACGTGCTCTCCATTTACGGCTTCCCATGAGTCATAGGAGATTAAGTACTTGTTGGTTTCCGATACGGAGTTTTCACTAATAAGTTCTATCATGTAAGTGCCTATGTATTAATACTGACATTTTACAACATAATAGTATTGGAGTCAACAATGAAGCTTATATAACTTGTAACGCTTTCTTATTTCTTTAGCTACTTTCTTCCAGTCGTCACTTAATGCGATGAAGAATGCATCTTCTTCGTTCTGTGTTATAAGTTCTAATGGTATGAGGAGGAATAGATCTTCGTGACCGTCAATCACGCCATCAAGCGTACGTGCAGACGCATAAGTTTTGCACCCGTTATTATCCAATGAGAAGCTTAACTCTGTCTCAAAAAACATATCCTTCACCTCAGTGAGGGTGCATGTCTTTCCGAACCATGAGTTAGGGTTACGGTCATATACCATGTTCAGGTCATAGTAGCAGAGGAACTTATCCCCTACTACCATAGTATGGTCTTGCATTAAACTACCGAATTGATTATCCTTGAACATGCTCTCTCCACTGCTTTGCTAACGATTCAGATATGTCACGGTAGTCGGCTTGTAGTATTCCCAAGAAATCACTTTCATCTTTAAGTAAGGACAGTGATACCATTACGAATCTGTCACTACCATCACTACATTCAGAGTAATAATGTGTTAGTCCATTAAAGGTGTCAAGGCTTGCGAAACCTGTAACGTATCCATCACGGGATCGGAATGTTGGGTCACCGTCAATGTCTACCTCATCTAGTGTGAGTAAGTCTGCTGCCCATGAACCTCTTGGATCTTTGCACTCATCAACTATGCATAGGAAGTCTTCTCCAATTACCAAATCATCTTTTCTTAACGGTCTATATTTAGCCATTGTCATTCACCAAAGGATTATTTCCACGTAATTTGAGTTCGAACATGTCTTCATCAGTTAATAGATGTTTAGGGACCAACTGGATTACTCTATTGCTATGAGGGATTAGTTCACCGATCAGTATTCCTAAAGGTAAGAATTGCGTATTCCTTCCTTCGTTAATATCTGCGAACTTATACTCGCCATCATGTGATGATCGGCCAACTAACTCCCATGTGTTCAAGAATCTGTTCTCCGAATCTTCTGGGTACGTATCGTATACTATTACGAACTCGACATTACCGTCAATATTAACATCTAGGTCTTCTTTAGTTATTAATCTAATCATGATGATTACTCTAAGGGCATATTAGTGTGGCCCGATAACTTCCATAAAAATTTGTCTTTGTCTGTTATACTGTCAGTATAAACGAACTTCATTCTGGCAATACCGAATGTCCTTTCACCTAATAATTGAGACAAAGTCAAGGTTATATCACTAAGTGGTTGATCACTAGTGATCAACGTGTACTTGTATGGTGTGGGCATATCTACTATATTGAATATGTCTCCAACTAAAGATAAGCTCTCGTCCGTGTCACTAATGCATGTAATGTTATCGTGTATTATTAAATTCTCGTCTACTAGCTTAGCCATTCTGTTATGCCATATTTTAAACTATAATGAAACTTTTCTTCTTCAGTGATACCAACAGCGTTACCTACCACAAGTTCATCATCCACGAATATTCTATGAGCGATTACCTTACCCGTGCCACTGTACTCTATACACTCACCGTGCTTCTTACCGTCTCTATACGTTCGCATTACTTCAATTTGCCCAGTACCACAATAAAGAATACACACTCCTTGCGGAAAGCCTTCATCATCCAAGTAGTAGTCTATTTTATTATTCACTATGTGTTGTAAGTTAGACATTTATAGTATGTGCTCGAAGTTACCGGATAACTTATATGTAAACATGTCTTCATCCGTTATGAAATTCTCTGGTACTAGAATAATGGCACTACCGCCTACCTTATTATGGCCATTAATTTCCGATAACGTTAAATTCACCAAGTCTTTTTCTGGCGAGTCATCTATGTTGAACGTGTAGGTTGGCACTAGAGTTGCATCATCATTTATTACGCCTTCCAATACAAACTTCCTTCCAGTGAAGTGTTCGCTATACTGAGATGGGTACTCATCCATTATACATATGCAATGTACGTCTTTCACTAAGTCGTCATGTTTTACTTCTTTCATTTGAAGTCTTCCTCTATAAATAACAGCCCTTCGAACTTTAAAGCATATTCAAACTTCTCCACATCATCCATAAGGTGGTCTTGCTTGACTGCCGGTTTGCCTCTTACGAATAACACGCACCATTTCAATTTGCCAAGTGAACTATAGAACCTAGCTTCACCATGTAACACATCGTTGACGAAGTTCTCGTGCGCCATCACTCTGCCGTTCATGCAATACCTTGTACATAAACCTTGTCTCTTACCGTCAACTACTAATACTTCTTCAGACACAGTACCATCCTTGTATTTGTCTACGTACAAAAAACTACTCACCGTTAAGTTCCAGTAGCATGTCATTTGTCACTTCAATCCATTTTTTATGATGTCCTAAGAAATACTGTAGATGATCCCATTCACCAGATAGTTTGTACTGGAATACATCTTCATCTGATAATGAGTTTAGCGGAATAGCAAATAAGTATCTATCATCGCAATACGGTATCTCACCTCGTATCATCCCAATATTAAACTCTCTATTGCCACCGTTAAAGAAACAATACTTTTCATTTAATAATACTTCCTTGTCAATGTCTACATCATCCCCCTCGAAGAAACCGTTAGGGTGTGTTTGTGAGTTTGGATGTGCCACAGCTGTCACTTTATATATGTCGCCTGCGGTAGATTCAGGACAAAGAAGTAGAAATTTATTACCTATCTCAATGTCTTCTGTGTTGGGTAATCTAGTCATCCCTACGGTGCCTCTTTTTTTAATATGTGTTCTGTGCTACCAGACAGACTCAGTAAGAATCTATCTGCTTCATCTAACTTACTTACCGGCATCATTATGAAATGTCCACCACGTGCATGCTCTGTAACGCCATGTAATATACAAAAACAACCACTGTCGCCTATACTTAGTTCTTCGTCTTCGAAGTTGTAGGTTCCCTTACAGCCACATGGTTGGAGATCAGGTAAGAACGAATCAAGGATCAATACTCTACCAGTCAATGCGCCACCTTCCTCTTCTATAGCTACAGTGTCTACCAGACAAATAAATTCCGACATTGGCTCCATGTCTTTTTCCGTGCACATGTACATCTATGACTCCTTGTCTATTCTTTCTATTACGTGGTCGTAATTTCCAGAAAGCTTACCTAAGAATATGTCATCTTCAGACACATCTTCTCGTTTTATAACGTGCATGAAGAAATCATCATCGTAGTCGTTGTCACCACGTAAAATGCCTATAGGTAAAGCAGATGTTACCTCTTCACCAGATTCGTCCACGATACCAATAGACTTAACACTTACGTAATTAGATCTTTCCATTTTAACAACGAGAAGCTCTCTTCCAGTCCAGTTCTGTTCAGGTAGATCTTGGTCTAACACACAAAATAGCATGTCACCTATTTTAAGACTATCATAAGTTATATTCTTTATGGTCTTCATAACGTCCCCTGAAGTCTAATTTTGGCTCGTGAATTCGCTATGACGTTTTCCATTCCGCACTGTAGATCTTTTACGTTTTTTGACAGCTCATACGCAAATAGATTTTCTTCGGGTATATCTTTCTTCACTGCGAATATTAGAAAATCCCCATTGTCATTGTATTTTTTTTGCCCATTGAGTTGATCAATAGTCCAAGCCTCATTTGAAATGTAGCACGACCACTCACCTGAGTCATAACTTACATTAGCAATCGTGTACTCTCTTCCTTCCCACGACAAGCACTTCTCGTCTGATTCGTCATGTACGCAAATAAGTACTTGACCCACTATTAAATCATCACATGTTAACATTCATATATTCCTTTATATACCTAACAGTTTTTCTATGTCTTCGCTTAGTGTGTACTCGAATATGTCTTCTTCACTAGTACCAGTTAAATCAACGAACTTCATACAGAACACATGTAAAGGTAAAACATTTTCTATGTCGCCTTTGGCGTCCACAGTTACTACCATGGAAGAGCACATGACAGAGGGTACTATTTCTACCTCTTCTACGTCTACGCACGTAAGCACTGTGCACACTGTACCTACTAAAGGATCAATGCATAGTAAACCATCATTCACATTTTCCTTATCTACTAATAGATGTTCGTAATCTGCAGGATCTATCATCTGCGCACATCATTACCGAAGTTATCGCATAGATCCTGTAATGCATCTATACGTTGTTTGCTTCTTTGTAGGTTATTACCGTTAAGGTCTTCGTCCACAAGTAGGTCTTTGATGTCTCCGCTAAGCATAAATGCGAATTTAGCTTCTTCGGTTACATGTCGATTTCTAAGGTAGGAATGAGATAGACCGAACGATGTTCTATCGCTAGTGTTACCACCATCTACTTGTCGGATACGTATCTCCTTATTACCATGCACACTGTACCCTCGTTTATCACTTATAGTCATGACTTCATATACAGACATAGATTTAGGACACAGAAGAAGCTCACCTTCGCAGATATTCCTTTCAGATATTAAGGCACCCATTACACTGTACCACTAAGAAAAGGCAATGATGTTTTGAGGGCAAGTTCAAACCTATCTTCATTGGTAAGGTTATGCATGTTAGACCAGCTCACCTTGCCTTCATCATACAGTTTATGATGTACAACTTCGCCGTTTCTCGTCCACTCAATATACTCACCGTGGAGTTTATTGTCTTTGAATAAGCATCTCACTGACAACGAGTCATTGCACATGTGTCTTTCTATGTACTCACCTTGCTTCTTACTTCTTTCATCAAGGTAAAATGTGCAATTAGAGTATTCAGTCTTTATGAGGTTCATGATTAATCCTTGGTGGACGTCTATAATACCACGTTATAAGTTTTATGTCAATGTGTCAAAAAAATCTTTTATAAAGTCCGCCGCAAGTAACTTAGGCGTAACGTGAGCCATCATACATAATCGATACTGAAAAGGCATGGAGGTTGGAATTTTTTCATCCCTAATATAACTAATAGCAGTGTAGTCTGCCCATGAGATAGCACCATGCCTAAGTGTAATGGCGAACTTGTCTTCGTCCGTTATACTGTACCCAGAAGCTATAGGCGGTTCATCACTCTCGCTATTTGCTATGGTGAACCTTGTTTCTCCGCCAATGTCCACTATGGTCTCTGTCTGTACGTTACCTAAATAACCGTATGCGTGATATTCATCATTGAGAGGGTAACAACTAGTGTAGCTCTTCTCTTTAGTGGACTTCCAATGCTGTATCGTCGTTATTATGTCATCCGCATACATACACACGAAAACATGAACTTCGTCAGTGTAGACGCATATTGACCTTGTGGAGGCTATCTTCCAACATTTAATTATACGCACATGTCACTCCCCGTACTTGTAGGTGAATATGTCCTTAATCATTGAAGGTATACATGATACTAGTGCCTCTGTTAATGCATCAAGCGTGGCATCAACACACATAATAAAGCGTGATGGCATCTTCATACTGAAAGGATCTATAGATCCCCAAGAGAACACGTCGAAATTCATCATTGCCACACCCTCGTGGGATAAGGTTATGTACATTAAATCTTCTTCGTTGAGAATCCTATCAACCTTAGTGGACACCTTAGAATCATCGAAAGGATACATATATTCCATCCTCTCGTTGACAATGTAGTATTCCCATGTACCTTTTGCCATGTTGTTGATTATGCGTATAGAGCTTTTCTTCTCTTTACCTGACACACTAATAGTGTATAGCCATTCACCAGAGTCTTCGTCTATCTCATATGTTTCTCTGTGCTGCTCGTCAAAGTACACAGTCATTGACGTCATTTGGCCTTTTTTATTCCACGTTACGCTATCGATGCTATCCGATCCATATTCTCCATTATTGAAACCATATGAATAGAATTGAGCTACAGCTTCTGATTGGTCCAAAGCCCAATATCTTGCATACCATTTCATACTAAAAACCTCATGTTAAAGTCGTGATTTATTTCTTTCATTCTCTCAAGATCATTGTCGTAAAAATCCAAAGGGAACATGAGATTAGTTTTCTCTCTAACCTCATCATCCATTTTTAATGTTGGGTATTTTGAGGAACCATACTGAAGGTTCAACTCGAACTTATCTTCTTCAGTAAGCTCATCATTACCCGTTTTTATAATACTATAAGGGTATCTCTCGTATAATTTCCATCTTTTGAATTCCATGCCATCCCACTCATGCCAATGCACGCACATTTTACCAGAGTTAGAGTTAGTATTAAGACATACTTTAACCGTCTTGGAATACATTTCACGGGTTACGATATTTCCTCGGATGTAGGTTCTTTCGAAATCTATTCCGCTACTCCACATGTCATGGTACTTAACAACCTTGTATAATTTTATACTTCCTATGGGCGTAACCACATAGGCTCTGATGATTCTATCCTTATCATTGACGATGTAGATATAATCAGTATTACAGAACAGATCAGTATTTTTAGGCACTTAGTTGACCCTTCTCTAAAATCTTATCAAGGTGTACTTGAGGTATGATAACCAAGTCAGGGTTAGTGAGTTTTAAATGAAATCTTTCCTCGGCAGTGAATTGGCTATGGGTGTATTTTTTCCTGTCAAACATAACTTCAAACTGCTTAGTGCAGTTACTGTACTTTTCATACTTAGTAGTTCTGCTTTTATGACAATCCACGCGCATGCTTATAGACAATAATTTCTTTCTGACCACGCCATGCGTATGGTATAATCTAAAAGTCTTCTCTAAGCCATTCATGTTCAACCCTGTGATGTATGATCTTCCGCATATTCGGGTATAACGCTTCATGTTCCTTCTATTAACGAGAGAGGTCTTAGCCATACAGATGTGCATGCTGTTAGATAGTTGCAATACACGTAGACCTGAAAAGTTTTTAGGATCTTTGTAGTAACCGATCTCTCTTACTTTACTGTTACCTATCTTCACTTCGAAAATCTTCTTGCCGAACTGACTATTGAATCTAACACCTTGACTGCTTTTCTCAATGATGTAAGCAGTGTCTGCATAATGTCTAGCTGCGCAATCAATTAGGTAATCAATACGTTCGCCTGTACCTTTCAACGCTTTAAGTTTCTTTAGACTAAACATCTTATTTCCTTCGTGTATATGGATATGGAGATGGCACGTGGAAATCTCCAATGAGTACAGTGGAGAATGATACCTGATTGTCAGGCTAATGTCAAATTGTTTTGCGGGGTATTACGTGACTGTCTGGGATGGCTAACTTCAGTAGGAACCCAAGTTCCGCGTCGTTATAGCCGCTGATTGACACTGAGCCAACGGAAGCTGAGTCAGCGTATGTTATGTCGAAAATGTGTTTCATGCGCGTAGCGTAGATTGTAGGTATCATGTTACGTGAAGGGTACGCTATGTAATGATCGAAGCGTGCATCACCGGATTCAGTCACAAGACTGTCTACATTTATATAATTGGCTATTTCGCACACTTCAGAAAGAATACTACTCACCTCTGTATGCCACTCTATAAATGTCTTCTAGTTTTCTCTCTAGTTCTATCTCTATTAGGTCTAGGTTGAGGTGCATCTTCATACTGGCAACGCCATCGAACATGTCTTTTATCTTATTCCATTGGATAAAGCCTTCTACTGGCAATGGCTCCGAGAACTCTTCGCCTGACAACTCTACTACACTTTCATCTTTAAGTGTTACTATGATCTTCTCAACATACTTGGCTGGCACTCTAGATGAATCTAACTTCCTAAGAATATCTATATAATCCAACAAGTTAGAACCGTGTATAGCTAAGTCTGTATTATTACTTGACATAAAAAAACCCCCATCGATAATAGTATTTAGCATATCGGTGGAGGTTTCTTAATGTTTCTGTGTGTAGATGGGTGGGTAAGACTTACGCCTTACCACTTTTTCCATTTTTCTCAGCATAAGACTTGCGTCTCTGCGCATTACGCTTAGCTTTCTTTTCAGCATCAGATGCTGATTCTGCTGGGCGACCTGCTTTAGCTTTGATCTTAGGGTTAAGCTTTTGAGCTTGTTTCTTAAGATCTTCCGCTTGCTTCTTAAGGTCCTGAGACATCTTCATCATATACTTAGCTTTTTCAGCGTCAGTCATAGAATCCATAGGATCAGCTTCCTCTTCAACTGCGACTACGGCTTCTGCTTTCACAGGTGCTGGAGTAGGAACATTAGAAGCTGTGTCCATAGTAGCAACCACGTTAGAGTCGTCTTCGACTGCTGTACCAAAGTCGATGTCATGGTTGATAACAGATAACGGTACAGTTCTATCTGCTAGAGGAGTCATGCTGATTCCGCTAACCGGCATCTTCTGTAGAAGCTTACGCTCATGCAGAGATAAAAGAACATTAGAACCGTCTTTGAACTTATGTCTATGGAACACTTCATGTAAGTCGCACGTGCCTTGACCTTCACGGCTCAGCACTAAGCCTTCTAAGTTCTGTGAGATTTGATCTGGTAATGCATCAGCCATAATAACTAAGCAGTTCTCTTCATCACCTGGAATCTTTCTGAATACAAGGTAAATTCTACTTCCGGTAGAGTCCAAAATGCCCGTGTGACGACGTACGTCTGTAGATAAATTCATTATTTATCACCTTCAGTTGTTGCGCCTTCCTCACCATCTTCTGGTGCTGCTGGAGTGATTTGAGCTAAGAAAGCTTTAAGCTTATCATGAGCTGTACCAATTTGAGTCATCTCTTCAGCTCTGAACGCACCACGGGTACAAGCTACTTCGATGATTTTTAAGTACATACCTAGGTCTGAAGCGCCTAAGCTAATTGTTTCAGGTGTTTCAGGTGTTTCAGGTGTTTCAGGTGTTTCAGGTGTGTCTGTTGCTGTTGTATCAGTAGTCATATACTAATCCTTGTATAAGTTTTTTAGCTGTGTATTAACTAGAAAATATTTCTTTCGTACTTTTATTTATCATTTATGTACGAAAAATGGATTATATGAGGTTAAATAGAGGTAAACTTGGGCAATTGCTCTGAAAATCCCTTTATTTTCACTAGAAAGGCGTCTTCTGCGCAGTCGAAATCGATGTCTAATCTGACTTCACTCACATAAAACCTTTCCGTAACCTTAAATCTATAAGGCTCTATACATAATCCATCTAGCCATTCGGCTATGAACATCTCTAGTAATCCGATAGACTTCGTGTCTACCTGATGAGAGGGTATATTATAACATAAGGTATGCGGCATAGTCAACTTTTTATTGTCTTATATACCTATTTATACTCTTTTGTTATAACTCCTCTACATTCTTCTATAAGCCATTTAGATTCTTAGAAACTATATGGCGATCTGTATTTTTCTTCTACTACTATGTGCGCACCAAGCATGAATATCATGAATAAGTACATAGAGCTTGTCAAGTAATTAACTACTTCTATGCTACCTAAGAATGCGCACACAGTGAATGCTAATACTAAACGAGCAAAAACACATATGTCTGCGACGAATTTAAAAGCGCCTTCGTATATGTCTTCAGTAAGTATATTACCTGTCTTTATGTAGTTATTTAGAATGATTTTAGTCTCAAAAGCTATGACCACAAAAAAGAGTATGATCAACATACTCTCCATTATATCACCGTGTCCTAACATACTTCACCTCCAAGTTTTTCTATGAATAGTACTTTTTGCCTTTCTTTCCTAGCGGACATTATGGCATATATTACATACGTAATCAAAAAGAATAACGTGATTGTCTTCACAAGTGAAAACATGGCTGACGTGTTATCTAGCCATACTCCATAAAGCAGAGTACTTAAGCACAAGCATGTTAACATGGTAACTATGGTGTGGACTGTAACAACGGAGAATGTGTTTCCTCCACAGACGCCGAAATTGTCCAATTCATCTCTAGTTAATAACATGAATATCTTAACTACTAACACTATTAAGGTTGGTATTTGACCGTAAAACAGGAAATCTAGTACTGTCATTTCATTTACTCCGAATAAGAAAAAAGGGACCTAAGTCCCCTTCTTTATCAAACTAACAGTGGTTAGTTTTTGTTTCTTTGTTCCATCAGGCTTACTAGCTCAGCAACGTTACTGTTACCGCCTAACATGGTGCCTAGTACTGCCGCTGCACCTTCCTGACCTGCTGCGCCACCTTTAGAGCTTGCGTCTACTAAAGGAACCTTAACTAAGTCTGGGTTCTTAGCTAATGTAGCCATCAACATTTCAAACTGAATCAACTGGAAGTCTAAGCGCTGCTTCTCTTTGGCCAATTCGAGTGTTGCTTCTACGCCTAAAGTATTTACACGAGCACGTTCACCCTTAGCAATTTCTTTAAGCTTATCACGTTCACCTTCACCTTCGTTCTTCGCGGCTCTGGCTTTGTCTTTGGCGATCTGCTCAGCTTGCTTAGCTTGTACAATCTGGTCCTGCATGTTAGCTAACTCTTCAGCTGCTTCCAATGACTGACGCTGTACCTGTGCTTTCTCTTCTTCGATGAAGGTCTTGCGCTGCTGATCTGCTAACTGTTCACGCTGACGTGTTGCCAGTAAGCCTGTAGGCAGTTCTGCATGACCCATCTGTACTTCTTTCAAGATAACACCGGCACGTGCTAATTCGACTGCTAATGCTGTTTCTACTGAGTTCTCAATCGCTACACGTTCAGTGATAAGCTCTAAGATCTTCCAAGGAACCATTTTTTTAACATCAACCAGTTTGTCTTTAGGACATACTGCCTTCTGAATCACTTTACCTTTCTTGTCAACTTTGTCAATAAGGTTAACACTGCATTCAGTTACTGTTACTTCATGTCGGCCACCTACAGTGTCGCGGTATGAAGAGCGTAATGCACGTGTACCAATCTTATTCTCTACGTCTGATAATGTTCCTACTGACGCTACCATCATAGAAGCTTTAGCTGGCGGAACCTGAATGAGTAAGCTGAATTCAGTAGGGACTGTCCAACCTTCCACGTTCGAAGAGATAGCTGAGTCAGCGGCATCTTTCGGTACTGGCACTGGTGTAGGCTTGATCTGTTGCGTAATCGCAGTTTTACCTACGGTAAGAACGATTTCACGTTTAGTGTAGCCACCCTTATATTTCCAAGTTTGAACCAGTGTAGGGACAACAGTCACTTTATAAGCGTTAGGGTTAATGAAGTGGTAACCGTTCAACAGAGGGTCAGACCACACACCGATACAACCAGTGGGAACTAACGGCACGGATACTTCTTCATTGGCACCTTTATAAGATAATAACTCAGCCTGTGTAGGACATACCGTATTAGGATGTTCAACACGAGAGGTAACTACACCTACCGTACCAGCCGCAATAGACGTGGCTCTAACGATTTCTAGTTTGAACAAGTATGCATTAACTGCGTATTGTCCTGGTTTCAGCACTGTTAACTGCTCACCTTTCTGACCGCCGTTGGTTAGGAATGTAGTGGCATTAAGCATGTCCATGGCTTTATGTTCTACGCCATCTTTATCGGTAAAGGGAACCCATGCATCTGCAATGGCCTGACCTTCACGTAATGGTTCACCATCTACTGCGGATATTACGGCAATACTGCCCGTGGGCACATTAACGAATTCGTAGTATTCAATATCATTGACTACACGGATGAGGAAGCGGAACTTGAATCCTGGCATCAGGATTTCTGCTTGCTTGCCCGTTTCACCGTCTAATGCGATAACGCGGTCAGTTGAGATGGATGTACCTAAGTAGTTACGCTTAAGGTGAGCCACTTCGTCAGAACCTACATTGATCCATGACGTCGATGCGAAACAAAATAACGATAAAACGATGAAGATGATACGAGCTGCTGTGCCAGCACCATCACTTACTTTCTCTGCGATTAACGGCACGGCCTTCCATGCTGCGATTGCAAAGATGATTGCGAATATAATTTGTAACATATGATCTCCTTATGAGATACTGTTTGATTTGTGAGGATTGAAGTATAGGGCTAATTCATATTACTGTCAAACTTTATTCGTCAGTGATATCAATTAAATTTAAACACTCTTGGGGCTTAAGATATTCATAATCACATGCTAAGTGAAAACCAATATCACATGAACCATGACCACCTTCATTATCAAAGTGGTCACATACTGTTTCTCCATCCCAACAGAAGCGACCTTTAGGCACCTCTACTGGCATGGATACTGTTTTCTTATTAGACTTCTTGGTCGATTTCATTGACGATGCCTTCTATCTTTTGTTGGAATGGAGACATACAGTCCTTCCATCCAAACTTACGATCAGCAATACACATATCTAATGCTTCAGTGCATGCAACTATAGCTATAGCATGTATGTATGCATGGTCTTCTGATTCTACCAACGTGTCATATCTTGTATTACCAACATACGTCGTTGCACCATATTCTATGTGGCAAGAGTATCTATTATCAGATGCGTACTCATCAGTATCAAAACGATTTTGCTTGTCTCTTTCACTAAACGTTACTACCGCAGCTGAAAATATAACGAGTAAGCATACGAGTGTGAATATTTCTTTTTTAAACTTGGTTAGTCGTTGCATCGTGCACCTCTTGTTCAATAGACATCATATCATTGTACCACTTAGTGGCTTCATTAGATAGATATATGTGATCGTGTGTTGTAGCATCAATAAGGGACCGCACTTCGGCATATATGTCATCATGCTTCTCAGTAATCCAGCCCATACCAAGCTTGTAATGTTTCACTGCGAACACCCCATCCTTTGTGTTAGGATTGGCAGCGTGCTCATTTTTAATTTGAGTAAATGCTTTGTAGTTATGATCAATGAATTTTTCAGTTATGAAGGATTTATAGAAGTCCAATGTTATTGGTTTCTTCCACCATAATACACCGACAGTCTTCCATCCAAGCTTGTCCATCATTTTGATGAGCTGCACTTCTAAATCGTTTTCAGCCAGAGGCTCCAGCATACTTTGTACGACAATGGCACGCTCGGCTAAAGTCTTATGTACCTTAGCCATGCCCACTATGTTATTCACCATCGATATAAGTCCATACGGTAGTGTATGCCGTGAACAGTGTAATCTCACAATCATACGTTACGTCACGCAGCTTTGCACTAACCTTACGCTGCGTCGTTGGCTTTCCGACCTCAACCACGTCAATCATAAACTCAAGGCGGTCTCCGTCAGCTGGTTTGAAAGGAAGAGATAGTCTTTTTTTACGTTCGCCGTTATATATAATAAGTTCGTATTGCATAGTTATTTCTCTATGAGTTTGACTAATGACTGGTAGTTGTACACATCAAGAATGTCATTAAGCCACGTTTTAAAATACTTGTCAAGCTTTTCCGAACGTTCATGCGTTAAAAGGTGATACTTAAGGAAGTCCTTATAGTTCTGTACCTTGTCTGCAATGAGCATGTCTCTTACATCACGGGTCTTCCATAGATACGCGTTTAGCGTAGCTACTTCTGCGTCAGTGATGCGATCAATCTTATAAGACAGGAAGGCATTGGCTCTGGATCTATAGTCCATAGCTAACATCAACTGTCTTGGATCGACACCGTCCAAGTATTCGTCTTCTGGTTTTAATCTGTCCATGTAGTCTACATGACTCTGGACAAGAGGATGAAGGCAATAGGCACCAATAGCATCAACGCTTGCGCCTATTTCAGTCATTATGACTATGCCTTCATCTATATGATTCATATAAGGAACGCCAGAGCGTGCTGCACTGCGTCCCTCATAGAACTTCGATACTAGATCGTAGGAATGTGAATATCCCGCGTTCATTAATCGTGAACCTTTCTGAATAAGTTATGCACATGGAACATTCTAGGAAGCTCATACGTTTCACTAGAGTATTCAGCAAACATTTCATTCATGTGTTCGTCCATGATGAAGCCTTTACGAAGGATATAAGCGTATAACGCAGAGAATGCATTCTTCAATATCCATTCAGTTATGCAACTCACTATTACGTATGCAATGAAACCCATAAACAGAGTCAAAAATAATGCGATCACTGTCTTGCCTATGAGAGCAGTCAGGAATGGCAAAGTGATAGCTACGGTATACACGAATGCAAGTATCGTAATTAATAATTCAGCGACACGCATCAGCGAGATTACAAACCATAGCGCGGTTGCTTTAATAGCATCAAATATTTCTTCTTTCTTAATCATTATAGATTCCCCATTAGGATTCGTTCTTTAATTTCGTCAGGGCTAACGATAGTAACACCCTTGTCCCGTGCTTTTTTAACTTTACCAGATGTTGATGTTGGATCAAGACATACTAGTATAGTTGTTTTGCCATTGACACTCGATTGCATCTTCCCTCCAGCAGATTCAACATCCGCCTTTAGGTCTTTATCTCTGAAGCCAGTGAACACGATCATCTCGTCATTCAGTGAGCCACTACTAGAGAGCGTTGGTATGTGTACCAAGTGACATATATTATCCCAGAAGTTCATGAACTCGTCAAGTCCTTCCATGATTTTTTCTGCTGTTACCACTTCGAACCCTTTAACGCCTATGATTTTAGACACTGTGAGCTTAGTCATGTCATAGGTGCCATCTTCCTCCATTGGTAAAATACCGCTGGCGAATAGATCTTCAAACTTGCGCTTGCCTACTCCACGTCCGAAGGCGTGAACTGAACCAGCAATCTCGTAATACTTCACGTTACTTAGACGCTTGTGTATGCCGTCGTATGCCTTCTCACCATTAGCCCCTAACGTTTGGACCAGTTGCTCCTTACTAGCCAACAGGATCGATTCTACGGAGTCGTAGCCGTCTGTTATAAGCTTCTGGACGTTACCTTCTCTTAACACGGGCAGTTCCAGAGAGTTACAGAAGTCAGTCATGCGACGTAGCTGTACCGTTGGATGAGAATCAGGGTCAACAAGCACTAAGTCTACTGCTGTGTCGTTCCACTTGTACTCATATCCATCGTCAGGCTGTGCCCATGTCTCAACACCTTCACTCACCTTAACAACGTAAGGGATTACATCACCAGAGCGCGTCATCAGTATTTTAGCACCAGCACCAATGTTATTGTCGTGGATGAACTTCGCATTGAATCCGGTAGTGTTGGATACTGTCACCCCTTGAATGTCAAACGGTTCCAAGTTGATCTGTGGCTTACCGAATGCATGTTTAGACACGTTATATGTCACGCCAGTACACGTAGCCATGTGATAATTGGATGCGTCCGCCACCTTGTACTTGATAGATGACTTAGGGTTAGCTGCGCCCTTCATACCAACGTCTAACTTACCGCTAACAATATAGCTATCCACAGTAAGCACCAAACCATCAATGTCATAGTCGATATCATTACGTCTTCTATTAAGGTATTCGGCAAGCTTATCGTCATTTAGATCGCAACCATCTAGAGCACAGTAACACACCACAGTGAATCGCATCTCATCTAGGCGTTGTAAAGTGGTTAGTTTGTCCAAAGTGGTGTTCATGATTTCATAAGTGAACACATCAACCACATCATAGAAGGCTTGGTGAGCTTCAGAAGAGTTCATCATACCGGCAGTCATGTTACGAGGGTTCTTATAAGGGGAACCATCAGACTTAAACACTTGCGTCTTCAACTCTTCGAATATAGAATTGGACAATTCCACCTCGGCACGTATTTCAACTACACTGCCAGTTGGTTCTATCTGTAATGGCACTTTCTTCATGCGTCTAACATGTCGGGTAACGTCTGCACCCTTCAATCCGTTACCACGAGAATATGCAATACGTAAAGAACCATCAGCGTTGTATATAAGCTGAATTGATACGCCATCCATCTTATCTGATAGAACAATGCATTCTTGGTGAAGATTGTTATCGATGATCCAGCGGCCAATGTCGCCTACTTCGATCTGGTTAAGTGAAGGCATGTAATTGGGTAGGTCTATCTTGCCACCACGCACGTCAGAACCAACACCAGTGAAGTACTTGTGTGCTGGTGCCAATCGCTTAGCATTGAACTTGATAACGTCATACTGAGCATCAGATAACTCAAACGATGTAAGATCACCATCAATCTCATATTCGTCGTCGGCTGTAAATAACATGGCGCAGACATCATCGATGTCATATTCGTCATAGTTACCTTTACTGATGAGGCTAGTTATCATATCTTGCATAGTGGTTATTCCTCGAACAATTTAGTAGAACGATTATACTTCAAAAGGTCACCGGCTTTCAATACGCGGTAGTCATCTTTGAAGTAATTCAAATATGTTGTTGGTTTCTGATGTGTGCTCCAACGACGCATGAATCTAAATGCATCAACCTTACGGTAGAACCACACTGTAACAGATGAACATGTACCAGTTGCTCGGTACTCATCGTTACCCATACACCAACCTTTCATATTGTCATTGTACTTGGCTTTCGCATCGTCGTCAATATTTTCATTCAGCCAATCGATAACTTCTTGGTTAAGAGCTGGCACTCTGTTTTTGGTTGAGTCTGCTTTGGCGAATCTTTCATCACGTTCAATATCACGCTTATTATCGGAAGATTTTTCGAACACCCTAATCCACTCATCATATGATTCCTGACACCACACGTCGTTGATCAGATGTGTGAGGTTGTCCCAATCCTTCTCATTAACGCGTTCACGATAAGGAACTCTCTCTATATGAGGTAAGTCTAGATGTCTGTCTATGACGACCATGTAACGGCTATCATAGTTTTCATCATTCCAATTTGAATTACTACACCAGCAGTGATTTTCATGAAAATGCATAACTTATCCTTAATACGTTCCTATTGTGAATCCAAAGTCATCTTTTTTTGTAGGTATGACACGGCCCTTCACTTTAGGCTCAAAATCTTGGTCACTGCGATTAAACACTCTCAGCTTACCATCATACAGTTCACGGTAGTCATCTTTGAAGTAGTTTAGATAAGTAGTGGGCTTCTTGTACTGGCTCCACTCCTTAATGAACTTCATAGCGTCACCTCTACGGTAGAACCAGATGGTTATATCAGTAGTATTGGTTGCTCTGTAGGATTCATTGCCTATGGCCCAACCCTGTGGCTGTTCTTTGTTACTGGCACAATCCTTCACATTCTCATGGAGCCATTGTAAAACTTCCGGTTTAAGATTTGGCACGCCATACTTGGTTGCCGCTAGTGTTGGGTAGTCAGGTGAATACTCATGCTTGGACTTCTTCGCCCATGCCACTGCACGATCATAATCTTCTTGGATGAATACTTCGTCTTCTTCAACGACGAGGTTGTTCCAATCGACTAAGTCTTCAACGTACTCGTCGTTATTGTGCTGGTAGCTCAAGTGAGTACCGAACGACACCATATACGAAGAGTCAAAAGACTGATTATTCCAGTTTGATCTACTACACCATGAGTGATTCTGATGAAAATGCATAATATTACCTTTTAATTAAACCAGCCAGCATTAGTGCCTAGTATTGATATTTCTGTTGCTACAGTTAATAAAAAAAATGAAGTTCTTATTGCTGCTATGATGTTAGCTTCCGCATCGGTAGAACCACTCTTTTCCCCTATGGCTTTTGCCCATAGTCTCCACGCTCTTCTCATGTGCTTACCTATCTAACGTTCAATGTTGATGCTTCAGTTTCTGGCCAATAGCCATCTGGGAGAGGTTCAGGCTCAACGTATTTCGCTACTTTCACTGTGCATATCATAGCATTGCCACTGTCCATGATCTGTTCCATGTCAACGATCCTTACGTACTTAGAGTTGTTTCTGTCCGTGTATATCACGGCGAATTTATAACCGTCGATGCACTTGACCGTGGTTTTAAATGGATCAGCTGAAACACTGATACTGAATGTGATTAAGAATGCTAGTAAAACCTTAGAAATGTTTTTCATGATGCTCTCCTATGTATGCGATAATTATACTACATGATGAACTAGTTGTCAACGATAATATCATAATCTGTGACACCACCTAGTTTAATGAAAAACAATTCCTCTTCGGGTATCCCACTTACTGAGTAATAACAGAAGTCGTCACTGAATATGTCTTCCATTTCATATATGCAATAGTCCGTAGGGTCATTATCGTCATCTGATACACCGAATACACTTAGCGTTTTATTGACGTAATTTATATTGTATAACCTACCATGTGTGATCCATCCATCGCGTGGATGTGGACGTATACATAGCACATCCGTACCGACCTTTATTTCTTCTAGGCTTAACTTATGTACGTTTATTGTCATCTCCGATACCTTGTATCAAACCGCCCAGTTGTATATAAAATTGCTCTTCTTCTGTCAATGATTTAAAAAGGACGAGCTGCTTCATATCTTCTAAAAATGAAGCATTAGTTTGTGCTCCACGTCTGTGTTCAAAAGTCACCATATGGTAAATTCTGTCCCTTTCTGTTTGACATATCTCAACATCATACACCACCACTACTCTATTTTCTTTAATACTGTATAGAGGGACACCAGTTATTATGTCTTCAGCTGTTGCGTATGTTATCATCCGTAATGAATCATTATGGTAACAGGTAATATGATTAAAGACAAGGCTGTGTTATCGTTTTTCTTAACCGTGCCTATCTGAAAGAAGTACGTTCTTTCTTCATCGCCAGTTGTTGTTCCCCACAACCATGTCTTAGCGAAGTCAAAGCCTAATGTAAGCTTACCAATGTTAATCGTTTTCATGATGCTCTCCTATTATAGAGTCTATTCCGCCTATCTCATATGCGAATTTCTCTTCGTCATTCAGTTTATCATAAGACAAGAACCTTCCTTCAACAATGTCGTCAGTGATTATTAGAGTGGTGATAAAGTCTTCGTTATCCCCTCTAAATACACTTATCCTGTCTCCGATATCAAACTCTTTGCGAGTACCGAAAATCATTTTAATTCCGTGATAGTCAGGCAAGGTATCGTCGTAGTATATGACTACTACGTCTTCGTTAAATTCACTAGATACTAGGAAATGTATCATTATTGTCTCCAAGTAATGCATCTAAGCCACCGATCATGTATAGGAACTTCTCATGTTCATCAAGACATTCATACATAATGAACGTATCTCCTCTAGTTATGTATCTAGAAGGACACCACGCTTCTTCCACGTCGAAATGAACACCAGTGTCTGAAGAAAACTCAGTGATGGTGAATACAGACCCCATTTCTCCCAATACCTTATTGACAGGTATGAATGAAGATCCGTGATTCAACTGTCCAGTATTATCACAATACTTTATCATTTATATCTCACTAGCGTGTGCGTTGATGTCCCCATTTCTTCGTCAATAATGTTCTTGACAATGTTCCAGTCGCCACCGGCCAAACCGCACCCTATTAAAGGGTATGCCACTCTAAGATCACCAAAGTCTTCTTTGATGTCTTTGAAGCACCAACGTATAGCTTCGTAATCCACGTCAGCGTCATTCCAGAAGGCGTATTGTGTGTATGCATTAACAACGTGTAACTTGCCGTAGTCGGTAAGTGCGTCATCGTATGTAGCTATGCTGTATGTGCCCAGTTTAGATGAGTCGCCTTTCTCAGTTGCCAAGTCCGCAGAGTATGCTTCTGGGAACGTATCTTTGACCTGTCGTGCTATGCCTGAACCCATGGCACCGAAACAGTTACAGCCATGCACCATAACATCGAAGTCACCGTTTATGGCCATATGTATTAAGTTTCCATCAATCACATTCATACGGCACTCCTAGTAATATAGAAAATATCTCTTTATCTGTTAACCAATCTTTAGGAACGAATGTTCTCGTGTATCCAGAGTCTTCTTCGTTTAGTATGTAGTTTATATTGAACGTAGTAAGTCCATCATACGTCTCACTTTCCATATATAAACTGTGATCAGCTGTTAGGTGACCTATTTTATATATGCCTCCCAACTTATGTGAGCATTTTACATGTTGGTTTTGTTCAGTGGCAACGCACACAAGTTTAATGAATGGCTGCAAATCAGCTTTTGTTATTTTACGTCGTGAAATCATTTCTTGTCTTCCGGTTCAATACCAATGGATTCTAGACCACCAATGTGGAATGTGAATTTCTCTTCTTCAGATAGTGCGTCGTATGACATAACACAGCACTCTTCTTTCATTAATAAACTACCCAGCCTAACAATCTTGTCTGTCTCAATGAACCTAATTTTTAGTTCATCATCGAAAGATAAAAAAGGCACTTCAGTGTCTATCGTGAGTACTTTACCAAATGGCTCATTGAGACCCCTAACACATACAATTAGTTGTTTGCCTTTGCGTATGTCATCTTTATAAATTTGCCTCACCAGTCGTAATCCTCATCTTCTTCGATATCTAACATGTCAATGCCACCAATATCAAAAGCGAATTTCTCTTCTTCAGTAAGCGCGTCATAATATACAAAATATTGATGTAGGCAACCGCCACTGAACGAAGTAGTGTTTATCTCGTCTTTAGAATCATCAACTACTTCTGTGAAACCACTACCTACGTATTTCACCAAGTAAACTTTACCACGGGTGAAAAATTCTTCATGTTCATCATCAGACTTAAATATCAATTTAGAATGTGGTTCTAGATCACCTTCAGTCATTTTTCAATAACTAACATGTTAATGCCGCCAAGTTCAAACGCGAATTTCTCTTCTTCAGATAGATTTTTCATCAATATTATATTATTTAAGTTTGACATATACCCATCTATCTCTTTAAACCTTATTCCGCCACCATTTTTAGTCACGATTGTAATAATATCCCCAACATCACATACTTTTTCTCCGAAGCTATGCAAAGTCGCTATACATATGGCTTTATCAAAAACCTCGCACATATTCAGATTAGTCTTTACTATCATACGTGATCCCCAAAGCTTCTATACCACCTATTTTAAATGCGAACAAGTCTTTTTCACTTAATCTTGACATAGGTATGAATATGTCTTCAACTAATAAATCTTTTGAATCCCATGCCCATGGATCTCTGACTGAGTCTTCATCATCAAGTATATACACGACAGGAGCTGTTCGCATGGGCTTATGCACATTGATTATTTCATATGATTTCCCGAAGGTATATAATGCTCGTGTCCCACCAACATATAATAATACTTCACCGGCTACACAATCATCTTTTTTTAAATAAATATCATTCATCGTCTCTACCCACTAGAGACTCGACTCCTCCTATGCTATATAAGAAAAGCTCTTCTTCATCAAGGTCATCATATAGCACTAAGGTATTGTTACTTTTAATAATTTCCATAGGTAGCTCACCATCTTTATCTCTGAAACGTATGGCATCACTGGTAATTTCGTTTATGGTTAGGATCTGCCCAACAAGTATAGCTGGTTCCCCACTTTTATATAACACCTTAGTGCATACTAATCGTTGGCCATATTCTATGTTATGTTCGTTCGCAAATGTAATGGTCATTCATCAAGTCCTTTTAATAACGCCTCTGCGCCACCTAATTTTATTAGGAATTTTTCTTCATCAGATAATGATTCATAATCCACGAACACTTCTTCTCTTGTAAGATAGTGTCCCATACTAAACCATTTATGATCACCATCTCCTATATCCACGCCAAAACTACCGTCAGCGGCACGATCAACTTCTATGACAGACAATATATTGGTCATGGTAGGGTAATGTTCTAAATTACCCACATATAGGATCTCTTGTCCAACATACATGTTCCTTCTTAATGCTTTTTTCATTCTATTATGCCTAGTAATCTTTTTAGGTTACCATACCGGACGTTGCCTTTACTCTTAGGCTTCTCTTTATGCTTAATAGGGACGTCTCTGTCTGAGGCTACTGGAGTAATTCTACAGTTCATAATGACGCACCAATTTTTAAAGCAAATAGATCTTCATCTGTTAATGATTCACGTGTTACGAACCTAACTATGTTAAAATATGAGAGAGCCTGAAACCTATGCCCTCCTGAATTTTCACATGTTATGTATATTCCTTTTGCGTGTTTATCATTAATCACGCTATATACATTACCTACTATGTGACTTTTAGGATATTTAGATTTAACACATACCAAATAACTTCGTGATGGCACCTTAAGCATTTCTTCTAGATTTAACATAGGTTAGCCAGTAACGCGGATAGACCGCTTAGTTCAAGTAAGAATTTTTCTTCGTCTGTCATGGCGCTATAATTTAAGCACGCTTCATGTCTTATCAACTGATGCACATTGTAGACAGTTTCATGGATATCAACACTTACATCCACTTGTCCGCCACCTCTAATTGCCTGCTGTGTTAAGACTTTTACTTTCTTCCCGACATAACTACCGACGATCATCACATGCTCTGTGCCTTTATCGAAATCTTCTATTTTGTTACTAAACCTAATCATGACTACTCGTCCTGCTCTAGAAGTGATTCCATTCCGCCTATATTATATAGGAACTTCTCTTCGTCGTCAAGCATATCGAATATAATGAACAATGGTTCTCTGTCCAATGCTTTTAAATCCATCGTTGCGGATGTCTCTGCAAATGTGATTCTATATGGCACCGACATAGAATTAGTTACCGCTATCTCATTAATGGTGTACGTTGAATGCCTATCGCTTGAGAACAGAGCCTTTAAGGTATGACCTGCTTTAACGTTCGTTGATTTCGCATATACAATTGACATATTACTCTCCTAATAACGCGTCTAGCCCACCAACATCAAATAGGAACTTATCCTCCTCAGATAGTGAGTCATAAGATATGAAGGCTTGTTCGCTGATTATGTCATCCATGTTTATCCACCTCCACGGATCAGTATCATCACGGTCATCGTCTAAAACACTAACACTAAAAGTGGGTCTACTAGGCATATTCACTACGGGATACTTTTCACCTCTAGTGTACAGACCGGAATATTCTCTATCTTGATCTTCCACTACATATATGAATATTGCATCAAGGAAAACATCCGCTTCTGTTAGATAAGGCATTTTCATTGGTTATCTCTCAATGTCTGTATACCGCCGATACCAAACAGGAATTTTTCTTCATCTGTCAATGCATCATAAGGTAAAAGGTCTTCTGTGTATTGTTCAAGATAACGGAAATTAATAACTAGTTCAGTCTCTACAAACTTAACTCTCTGTATGATAGAACTTTCATACACCAACTCTCTAACTGTCACTACAGTATTCATAGGCATATAGGTATCTGTAGTTATTATGGCGAACTTACTACCAACTTTAAAATCTGATCTTCTAATCTCTCTCATGTTCGCTTCTCATTAGAGCTTCATATCCACCCACGGAATAAAGGAACTTCTCTTCCTCTTCAAGACATTCGTATATGATGAACGTCTTGTTTTCCCCATGTATTTTCATATCTATACTTCCATTGTAGCTTCCAATACCTGTAGTCTTTTCTTCAAAATACACTCTATTGGCACCAGTAGCTGCTTGGTAACCTACTATGTCAGAAACTGTGACAATGCTTCCTAATTCCCAATTGACATAGAATTCTCTGACGTATATGAGCTTATCGCCTCTAATCAAATTGTCTTCGTTTGCATACTCAATGCTCATATAGATTCCAACATTGCTAATAACGTTTTAAGGCTTTTCTTTATCTTTATATTACAACCGCCACTACCATAATACATATTTACTTGGTAACGATTGGAGAAAAAAAGAACAGTTGCGTAATCACCACTTTTCTTGCCATTTGAAATTCGTGTCACTACATGATTACTATAAAAACCACCAGCTTCTTTTGTCGCAGATAGACCTGAATCACGAATGGCTTTCAATGATTCATCTAAGGTCGGGAATGGCTTGGCCAGTGGTTTACCCATAGCAGACTTAATTTTAGCTACCTTCTTACCTTTCACGGTGGTAGTATCGTTATTCTTTAGCCATTCGTTAACAATAGCATTAAGAACACTGCGGTCTTCTTTTTCAAATAACACTTCACCGTTCTTTTTGTATTTCATAACTCAACACCTAATTTTAAAGCGAATATGTCTTCTTCAGTCAACTCGTAAGCTGGCACGAAGTTCTTAATTTCTCTAAACATGAACCTAAGAAGTTGACATTGTTCATCCTGACCGTCAATAGATACAGAAACCCCTTCATACGTCCGCGTACGGATAGTGTATGTTTCACCCCTAGTATGGTATTTGGTACTTTCTAGTGCTATAACTTCAGTGCCAACTAGTACGTTATGATAAGTTATATGTCTCATAGATCAGCACCTAATTTTAAAGCGAATATATCTTCATCGGATAAATATTCTCTTGGAACGAAAATATTCATTGCTGTCACTTCTGTAATATACCAATAATACCCGTAATCATCAGGATTGTCAAGTTCTTCCTTTATGTTATTATCAGACATTAGCACATCGTAGTTATTCGAAGGGGTATACGTAGATATAATTTTGTAAATGCCACCTCGCGTATAATTATCCTTTGCGTGGTCAGGAACTGATACGCACACTATTTCAAAACCAACGACAACATCTTTATCTGTAATTTTCATCATGTTTATTCTATTATCTCTAATGCCTCTATGCCGCCTATTTTATATGCGAACTTATCTTCTTCGGTCATATAGTCAATAGCCACGAACATCTGTTGTTCTATAATGGAATCAGCACCCCACATCCATAAATTATTCCTGTCTCGCTCATTATCGGTAACGCCAATAGATACCATACCTTCTAAATCACCACCGTCACTATCATCACGTATCAAAACGATCTCGTATTCTTCGCCTTGAGTGTATAGGCCTCGTTCATACCCAATATAAAGTATCTTTGTGCCTACGACTAACTCTTCTCTTCTCAAATAATGTAATATTTTCATTTTACCGCCCGTAATCCAATAGCTTCTGGTCCACCTACTCGGTACAGGAACAAGTCTTTTTCCGATAGAACCGACATTGATACGAATACCTTGTCTTCTAAAATTTCACTAATCATCCACTTCCAAGGATCAGTATCATCACGGTCATCGTCGGTAACTAATATGCGTATATCACCGTATGATTTTACTCTTCTGATATAGTTATAAACTTTACCTTCGGTGTATAATCTACGATCACTACTACCTACATAGAGTAATTCAACACCTTCCACTAAATCTTTCTCTTCTAAGTATAATGACCGTGCCATTACTTCACCTTCTATCAACATGCAACTTTAACTCCCATGCCCAAAGATATTACAAACATGTCTTCATCAGGTATACGAGACACGGGATAATAAATACAATCTAAAGATATTTCGTCTATCTCTACACCTAACATGTTATCTGGTATTTCTTCATCATCAAAAATGAGATACCCGTGTATTCCGTTCTCTGGTATTTCGTCATATTCGTCATACGTGACATCAAAGTACTTCATGACTTTATATTTTTTGCCAACCGTTGTATATTCGCAATCATACTTAATACATAGTAACGAATCACCTATCATGACTGTTTCAGTGACCTCTTCTGCGGTTAGTCTAGGTAAGGTTATCATACTTAGTTACCATCCGATGCGAATGTCACATCTACTCCTAGAGCTATGGCGAATTTATCTTCTTCGGATATAAGAGACACGGGGTAATAAAGGTGACTATACATTATTTCTCTAATTTCAACTTCCAATAAGCCTTCTGGATCATTCTCGTCATCTAGTATTTTATACCCTATAACACCATCTTTAGGAAAAGCGATACGTACCTGATTTTCACTATCAATGTATTTTGCGACTTCATATGATTTACCCACGGTAGTATATGCACAGTCAAAATTAATGCATAACAATTCGTCACCCAGTCTTACTAAGTCAACTATTTCTTTTATTGGTAAATCACGTAGGACTATCATATTCTACCACCCAACTTTAAAGTGAATATATCTTCGTCTGTGATACTGGATTTCAGGGTAAACTTCACCCTGCTGAAGTAGGTTATCGGTAAAAGGCTTCTCCTATGAATACCTTCGTGACCCATAACCATACCTTCAACTCCACTGCCATGGAACATATATGTTTCTCCCACAACATGGTTAGTGCTCGTGCCTATTTTACTCACACAAACTAGTTCGTCACCTTTTTCATAAGTATGGAATTTATTAAGTTCTACCGGCATTGTAATTCCCTCAGAATGGTCGCTGCATTTTCTGGGCTGCCATGCTCACATGCCTGTATAGCATTCTTCACGGCTAGTTCCATTTTAGCTACGTATTCTTCGTGCTTCTTCAGTGCAAACTGAGTACCGCTTAGCATGTTGGCTCTGCCTTGTTGGGTACAACTTCTTTCTTTAGCCCAAAGACTGCACGTCTCAGATGTTAGAGGTAATAAACTGAAGTCTGTTCTTTCACTATGGTCTACTTCTAATCCACTTGCGTTCCATTCAGACATGACATATCACCTATAATAAGTTATGCAGCCATTATAGGTGATATGTGTGATGTTGTCAATACGCAGACAATAAAAAAGGGTGACGAATCACCCTTTTACGTTAACTACTTGTCGTAGTCTGTGGACAACTTCTACAAGGTCATCCTGTGCGGCCATTACAGCCGAGATATCCTTATAAGCAGCTGGTGACTCATCCAATATAGCTTTGTCTTTACGACACTCTATACCGGCTGTAGCCTTCTCGTGATCTGCCATAGTGATTGTGCGTTTAGCCTCACCACGTGACATTACACGTCCTGCCCCATGCGAACATGAACAGAAGGATTCCTTGCTACCTAAACCGCGAACGATGAAGGAGCCAGTGCCCATAGAACCTGGTATGATACCCAAATCCCCTACTTGTGCTCTAACTGCACCTTTACGAGTTACCCAGACGTTCTCACCGAAGTGGACCTCTTGGGAAGCGTAGTTATGGTGGCAGTTGATAGCCTGCTCCACAAACTGGAATGGCTTCAAGTGATTTCTCAACACACCTAACACGTTATCAAGCATAGCTTGACGGTTTTCGTATGCGTAGTCTTGTGCCCACAACAAAGCTTCCGTATAATCTTCAAAAAGTTTGTCGCCTTCTGTCAAGTAGGACAGGTCTCTGTCAACCAAGCCGATATGGCGTCTCTCCATATCTTCTTTGGCCTTATCGATAAAATACTGACCGATCAAGTTACCAGCTCCACGAGAGCCTGAGTGTAACATGATCCAAACCGAGTCATTTTCATCCAAACAGATTTCAATGAAGTGGTTTCCTCCACCAAGCGTACCTAGCTGCTCGTGAGGGTTTTTCTTAGCTATCTTATCGCCATGTTTGGCTACAAGTGTTTCATACCCGTCTGACAACGTACGCCAGCGTGTTAGAACAGACTGTGGAGCAACCTCAAACGAACCTTTACGGGAGCGCCCAGAGATCGATACAAAGCCATGTGGTACTGCTCTTTCGATATCATTACGTATGGTACGCAAGTTATCTGGTAAATCACCTGCTTTCAACGTGGTTTGAACTGCGATCATGCCGCATCCGATATCCACGCCTACTGCCGAAGGGATAATAGCACCCTTGGTTGCAATAACTGATCCTATTGTAGCTCCTCGTCCAAAGTGAACGTCTGGCATAGCCGCGACGTGCTTATGAATGAAAGGCATATTAGCAACATTGATCAATTGCTGTAACGCTTGTGGCTCCATACCAACACCTTTGGTCCAGTGTTTGATACCATTGACGGCTGAACCGTCATAAATAAAATTACTTTTTTTCATCTTCTTCACCATTCTCATCTGGTCGATACTTATGTTTTTCATCCTCTGGGATGCCCATGTCTTCACCTAAGAAGTGCATAGTAGCACAGTTTGGACACGTTATGTCTACACTGGGAAAATTATTCCCATCATTGTCGCAGTTGCCTGTCGGGTCAATAGAATACTTGAACCCTTCGTTGTTACCACAATTACCGCATATAACGTGCAATCTTGCCATGACCATAATTATCTTCCTATTCGGAGCAGTGAGTTAACACTGCTAGATAGTAATGCCGCGTTGATCTAAAACCTGCGTGATCTTACTCGCGTCTTTGCCACCTTTGGCTAAGCGTTCAAGCAATTCATCGGTTGTTAAATGTAGAGCACTAACTGTACTTTTACGTCCACCCAGTTTGAACTTAACTCGCACTGGAACTGATTTTTGGCCTTTGGCTGCCACGCGTCTTGTCTTAGACATTGTTAACCCTCCTACAGGTTCTCACTTCATTATAAAACTGTTACAAATTATTGTCAATAAATTCAGTAAGAGTTGTTTTGGTCTGTCCGCCAGAAGCAATTGCTTCCAACAACTCACCATCTCTTACTAAACGGAAAGTAGGTACTCCACGAACGTTGTATTCTGCCACCATTTCTGGTGCTTCGTCAACGTTTATTTTCACTACTTTTACTTCGCCACTCTCGGCGATGTCTTCCAGTACTGGCATTACCATTTTACATGGACCGCACCAGTCTGCATAGAAGTCTAAAAGAACCACACCTTGGTGGCCCATAACTTCTTCATCAAAATTTTCCTGATTCCCTTCTACAATCATGTCTATTCCTTTAAATTAGATTGTGTTTTAGCTTTCGTCAATACGTGACTTGGCTTTATCTGTGATACGTGTGAACACAGACTTGAAATATGTTGTGATGACTTTCTCAATCAACGCCAATGTATCACTTAAGAAGAACACTGGGATACTGATAGGCCAAGTTAATACCCATTCTGCAACACGAGCTTTGTTGTTAGACAGTTCGAGTCTATAATCTAATCTTTCTCGTGCATCAACCGTTCTACTATGTTGAGATGAGTTCGAATGACCTTGTTGCTGTTTCTTCCACTCATTGAAATCATTCACTAAACTATTGGAATAACGTCCCCAACGAATAGTTGACCATGCGATGCCTAACGGGATATAAGCTAATGCCATGTATCCGAAACAACGTAACGGTACTACGTCACCGAACATACTCACCGTGAGCACTGCTAATATCAATAAGAACACACCGCCTGTCTTCGTATGGGATTCATACTCGAACCATAATGCTGCAATGATAAATGCGCCGAAAAAGAATGGGGTTGCGAAGAACCCTAATACACCTAAAAAGAAAGCTTCCATATTTGTCACCTGTTATTTAATAAGTTGATTAATTTGAGAGGTGTATAATAACACCAGTTCATGTTACCGGCAAGCTTTTAATCATCAATATTATCACTAATGCCTGCTTGAAGTCGTAAACGTGCGTAATCACTGCATATCTGCTTGATAGCATCCGCCGACACATTACCTAAGAGCATTACGTTTGGTTCCCATGAATCGGCACACATTCTAAGCTCTAGAGCCTTACTGTACTTCTCTGATGATGTCATTTTATCAGGCATAGACTATTGCTCCGCCGAATCCGCCAAGAACCATAATTATGCCTATGGTCATTAGTATGAGTGATGCGTAAGGATGAGTGAATTGTACATCAAATCCTTCTTCCCAGACGCACGCGCCTAATATTATTAAGACTATGAATAATATAGCCATGGTCCTTCTCCCTGTATTATGCGCGTATTATAACATGCATTAACATGTAAATACACCTTTATCTTTAATAATTTTTTCTAATGCGCATTCTAAGTGATATTTCATCTTCATTGACGGCATTTTTATATCACCATACTTCAATGTCAATTCGAAAATATCCTCATCGGTTGGTATGTGGGGTAGTACTTCTTGAAGTTCGCCATCACGGATGATTAAAGTTATTATATTTTCATGTCCTTTTTTATCACATCCAATGCGCATTTCTACCCTTGAACCTTTGTGAATTGACCCAATAGTAAATTTAACTTCCGTGATTCCATCAATAGCTTTAATGGTTGACCTAGTTTCACCGTCATTGTGATATAAACCAGCAACGTCATCGCAATTGGGAACTCGCATCACATCAATAACACCATGTGGTGAGTCTATATAATTAATCATGGCATTATCTCCGCTAAAACTTATTTTTGTTCAGACTATATGCATGTTCTAAATATTTTCGCATTTTGAATGACGGCATTATGAACGGACCATGGGTCAAAATGATTTCGAATACTTCTTCATCAGACGGGATATAAAATTCAGAAAATACCACTTCACCACCAATACTAAATACAGATTTTTCCTGATCATACCCATCTGGCACAACTCTCACTGTTATCTCTACCCTAGGACCATTAATAATGCTTCCTGTGGTATACTTTAGTCTATGACCTGAACCACGTTTGACAATATCGGATCTAGTTTCTTCTCCGCGATGCGTTATGCGGTACGTTTTGCCGGTTCTAGGAATTTCTAGAAATTCAAGTGGGCCATAGGGCGTTTCCATCTTAGTCATTTGAATTTAGTCTCTATGATATGATCTACTTCCCGTCTGCTCATTATTCTAGTTACAGACGTGTGTACGGATAAAGAAGACCATATGTAAATGAAACAAAACAAATAAAATGATGACACTTCTTCTCTGCTATCAAATACAAAATTGGACAGATTCATAAGTATGATAAGAATTAGATTAGTGACCGCTGGATTCTTGTACCATGGATTATTATTCATGATACCTAGGCTATAGAATCCATACTCCTTAAGATATTCGCCTCTCCATTTACATGAAAAAAGCATTACGATACTAGTAATCGACATCAATATTAGATCGCTCAAAATTCACCTCCCCGCTTAACTTGTTAAAGAACCGTGTCTTCTTATGTGTTATGGAACCATACACTCTACAGAATAAGTCATAAAGTACCAAAATTACCATACACGAGCATACAGCAATCGCTGACGGTGTCAAGTTGAAATATGAAGTATATAATGTGTATGCTATAGCTACTTGTACGGAAAAAGTTAGAAGACAATAATCAACCGTAGCTGCCATCTTCATGCTATTATGTATTCTTTTCTTGTAAAACACATGATACATTATTAATGATAATAACGTAGTTGCACAGAATATAACAGTCATTATGTCATCGTATATCATTATGTCATCGTATATCATTCGTATTTCCTAGGATTGTAATGTTTCAAGTATATGTCATTACCACGAAGATCAGTGTACCAAGCATTATTACTCATGTCAAGCCTAAACAACATCCAATCTCTACCTGACTCTCTACATACCCCATTATTCCACCTTTTTATATCCCTATAACGCAAAAAAACACCAACCGCCACAGTAAGGGCGATGGTGTTTAATAAGATCACGCATAGGAAATATACTACGAAAGCCACTTGTTGAATACGTCATTATAGCCATAATGATCGTCTTCTGAGGCATCTGCCAATATGTCCAAGTTATTACGTTTAGCGATTTCTCGCATATCCTTAGAGGATAGTTCTTTCTTAGCAGATAACTCTCTAGAGACATCCTTTAAGAAATCAACGTGCTCTCTAAGAACCGCAGACGTGTCTTTCATAAGAGAAGCCGACAACGTCTTCATCTGAGCATCTGTTTCTTTTGTGCAGATGATTTGCTTGTCAGTGTGATCACCCACCATGACTTTAGAGTCGTTTGGTCCCATACCTAAGTATCGGATCATCAGAGCAATCTTCTCAGAAGCAGAAGCTAAGTCGGAGCTGGCACCGCTACTAACGTTGTCTTTACCGAACACAAGCTCTTCAGCTGCTGTGCCACCGAAGCAACACTTAACATAACTTTCCAACTCTTTCTTAGATGAAGGAACAACACTGTTATACACGAATCCGTTATTGAATGAAGAAGCTACGCTGATCTTCACATCTTTAGGTGCTACCCCGTATTCGACGCAATGTAATACTGCATGACCAGCTTCATGTACAGCTACTTTAGCAGAAAGATTTTTCTTGCTTTTTTGCTTGTCACGAATCTTATCCAACTCACCTACGAATGCCACTTTACCTTCTAAGTCACCGCACTTGTAAGACACGAAGCCTTTCTCTGAGCAGCTAAGAGACACTTCACCTGTCACACCGTTAGAATCACACGCAATGATCACTTTAGGGATAACGTTATTGATGAAATTATCAATCGTTGACAAAATAGGACGTGCACCTTGTGCTGGATATACACCGTTCTGATACAACATGGTATTCACGTTCTTGGTAATCTTAACTTTGATATCGTTGCCTTTAAGGACTTTATTCACCGACTTAGTGAAGTCTTTGATTCTTCGCTCAATGATCTTATCATACGCTTTCTTATTAAGCGAAGGATAGATGATGTAGTTGTTACCGAAGCGAGCAATCTGTTCTGGCTTAAAACGTCTACGTAGAGCAGTCTTAATATCCAATACATTTACTTTCTTGGTCTCTTCGTACACCAAATCAGCATTGATTTCAGATTCAGCTGTATCTGTCGCTACGTGGAATGCTTCATCCAAGTTACCGGAGATGAAAATAAGCATCTTACGATAAGGCTTAGGTACAAACGTATTAGTATCAGCTAACAGAGCAGTTACCATGTCACGTTGCTGGTAATAGTCCATTTGCATGTACTCTTCCAACGGTGTGCTGTTATCGAAGCGATATAAGCGGTTAGCATTATATTTTCTACCCCATGAGAACGGACTATCGTCGTCTTCATCATCTTCTTCAGTGATATCAGCTTCGTCACTACCAGAAACGCTATTACTATCGTCCTTAGAGGACTTATTAGAGCGTTTCTCTGCCGCATAGATGTCAGAGTTCAGTTCCATCAAGAAGTTCATTAGATCGATCTTTAGGGAGTTACGTGAGCCAAGCGTACCGTCACTAAGAAGCATCCAGATGTCTTGCATATTGCCTTCCATCAGGTCATGACCTTCTTCGTCTTTGGTCTTGAATCGCTGCACTTCATCTAATAGTAAAACACTATGAGACTCAGGAGTGATTGTGGTGTGCGCTAAAATGTCGCCAATGTCGCGCTGACCGTTTTTGTTGCCATCAAGCTGGATTTCAGCAAAGTCAGAACTTACATCTAGCTCAGCACATAGCTGTCTGATCAAGTCGGTCTTACCTACTCCAGTTAAACCCCAAAGGCACACGATTTGAGGACGTGTACTAATCTCTGGGAACAAATACCATGCGCTAATACTATCGATAATCTTATCAATTGTATCATCAATACCGAAGAATCTTTTCTTCAGATTAGTAGAAGCAGATGCTAACTTATTCTTCTTTTCACTAATGTCTATCATTATAAACCCCGTTGGTCTCTTGCTGCGTATTATCCCACAACATAATGTTTTTGTCAATCATTTTAATTAAAAATTGTACTGCCTGATTTATGAAAAAAGTAAAAACTACTTAATAACGTACCTACACACAGTACATAAGTAAATATTACCGCTGGCGATCCATTATGAGCTGCGTATGGGGATATGGATAACCCGAACATACCATGGGCCATAAGAAGCACGCCACAAACAACATCCGATGATTCTCTAGAAGTACTCATATACCTCACCGTGCTGCGAAGTGCTATACTCTCGATATATAGCTTCCATATACACGTTTTCGTGTATTCGTATATCCGATGATCTTGTTAACCGCTTCACCTTACGTAGCATAGTTTTCTTATCGTACGTGTAATGCCAATACGTATCACCTTTTATCTCTATGGCGTATTCGTACCTATTCACTAACTTCCCTCGTGGTATTTTTCTTCCTGAGTCTTTGAACCACTCTTCATCCTCTATAGAATGAGATACGTAACCAATACCCATATCAAGGTGTCTATCTGGCGCATCCATGTATATAACTGCGCTGTGCCCTCTAAATGACGGCTTACATTTATTGCACACTTGGAATAAATTACTACTCATAGTATACATATCACTACCTACGTAGTCGTCGCACACTTCACATATTTTATCTATGCCAGCCATGTAAATCTCCTACATTGACAAAGTTATTAGAAATTTCATCGCTTCATCTTCAATCATGTCTATTGGATAGTACCAGACGTTTCTTGCTTGCCCACATATCGTTCTTTTATCCCACCCGTATCCGCATTCCATATCATCATCGCACTGCACGTAAATTGACATCGGTGTTATACGAGTAATCTCATAAATCTTACCTTTGGTGACTTCGAATAGGAGGGAATCAGAGATGCCTATTAGCTTCATGCCTTCGTACACGGACTCTATTGGCACACACACAGGACATATGTTCAAATCATCCATGCAGATGTCCAAATCATCCATTATGTTCATTACTTTTTAACCTTAATGTTGTATCTTTCTTCAAGGTGATCCAAATCTAATGCCCATTCGTGCTTACTTCTCTCTGCATGCTCTTCGAAGCACCCAATGATGTAGTCTTCAGCCTCATCACTGGAAACCCCGTTAACCGCCATGAAGTGCTGTGTGGCATACTCTAGCTTACCTCTTACGGCAGCAAGACCAATATGCTTTACTTCGTGGCAGCGAGGACATAGAGACGTCATAGATTTGAGCTTCTGTATGTGATTCTTATCATCATACTCCCATATCTCATGGCACTCTACTGCCCATCTTATGCCTTGGTCGAAACCAGTACCATTACAGATCTCACATTTGTAACCGGCTAACGTGGCTCGATCTTTTTTGATCTTACTCCACTGCGTAGAGGTTACATTAGACCTAACATTGGAATACCAGCTAGTCTTAGGGACCAGCTCAATAGTAAGAATATAATTACTCATCGACGTATTCAACTTCGCGGCAAATTTTCTTCTTCACGTATAAAAGCTTTTCAACGAAGTCACTACGCACAGGTGCTTCTTCAAGACCTTCATCGATTCTCCACTGAGTGAATTCTCTTCTCTCACATACCATTATATGCAGAACGCAATATAGTATCGTGGCAACGATAATACCACCTACATAATAGTATGGAGTGCTCATTACTACTAATCCAATCAAGCAACCAATGAATTCATATAACACCACCCACAGCACAATGCTTACCATGGTTGCTGCAAACACTGCAATGAAGGATAGCCACGCCATTGAGCCAAGAGAAAGCCAGAAGTAGGTACATTCAGACTTAGGCATGTCATCTTCTTCAAAACATAGCTTAGTCGCTTTATATCGTAACGAATTTACATTTATCTTTTTCATTCTATTGTAACCCTATTTTCCAATGTATGTATGTGTTTTTGCTTTTACTTTCTTAACGGTCTCATCAAAATATCCAAACTTTTCAAAATCTATTTCGGGCATTAAAACTACACCTGGATACATAAGCTGTATATGAAATGATTCTTCTTCCGTTTTTGGAAAAAAGAAAGATCCGTCAGTCTTGACATCACCTTGCTTATCTTGTAAGTAAATATCCTTTCCTTCATACTCGACTATATTGGCGTCTAACCTGCCATGTTTATTCCAATCCATATAGTGGCATGTTTTTGAACTGAGTTCTTCTTCAGCGAATACCAATAATTTTTTATCGAACCGTTCATAGCTTAAAATTGTTCCGGTCTGCTTTCCATTATCATCAATGTCTGAGATGCACATGAAACCATTATATTCGTAGCACTTAGGATTCTTGAACACGAACACACCCCATGATCTCTTCGTAATGATCTTTAACCACTTGAACTGGATCACCTCCAAGCTCTATGAAGAACTTGTGCTCTTCTGGGAAGTCATCTATTGGTATCATCACCGGATACATGTATGTACCTTCAGAACCACGCTCAGTGACAGGAGACGGCTTAGCATTTAATAGGGTTTTAGGATTCCACTGCTTTCTACCTTTGTCACTTGAAAGGTAAAGACTTATTCCCTCGTCTTGGCAATACACAGGCGTCCTAACAGCGTCTGTAACCTCATACACAATACCGTCAGTGTAATTATATTTCAAGTTACGAGGTACGGCACCGTAGCGATGGGATATATCAACACAAACGAATTTTGCACCGACATATATGTATTTGTCGTAATCTGTGTTCATGCTTACCTCCTAATACATCATTAATAATTGAAAAATATCTTCTTCGTCCAAACCATCAACGACAATAAATATTGGATAATCATTGCCTATCCTATCAGTGTCTAGATGTGGACCCCCGTACATAATATTGTTCACTTCAGGAATATAAAATATATCACCTGTAGTCTGCTTAGACTCACCCGTGTACACTTTACCTTTAATGAAGTCTTCATTATGAGAGTACACACATAATAACTGACCATTATTATACACTGACCTAGCCGAGTGTATATCTGGCTTTTTAGGTATATAGGCTCTAGAGTAGTAACTAACTGAGCGGGTCATGCAAACACGACATCAATAAAACCTTCACACATCACTTCGATAGTTCTTTCAACGTCGTTCTCATCTCTCATAGTGAATCGTTCACGATTATCACCAAGATCTTCCCAATTAACAACACATCCAACAGGAAAAGGCGTACCAGCAGGAACTCTGGACACTTTTTCATCACCGTTCATTACCATGATGATACAATCTGAAATAATACACTCGTCTGCTTTTTCACTAATCATCGGTTCTCTCCGCCATCTTCTTGTTGATGTGTTGTCTGATAGTTAGACCATTAAGCTTTTTGGCCTTATAGTCCCAACCAATTTCTTCATAGTAATCTTTTAGTGCAATAGGCTCGCCACGAATCTCATACAGATTCTTTTTACCACCGCATTTCAAATGAGCTTTATTGTGCATGTCAATGTCGTCTAAGTGAGTATCAGTGAACGTGTAATCATACACTTTCAACGTTTTATGCTTACCGTACGCCATATCATGTGCTATCTTCTTCATATTATCTAAGAAGCCGCTGGCAGAGATTGAGTTACGATACCCTTCAACCAAAACAGGACGAAAAGTATACATGCTTTTTTCTCTATCTGCAATATATAATGTGTATTTTAAACTCATCTCACATATTTCCTGTCGTGGTTAGGATTCGGCAAAAGAATCTTCTTTGAATTTAAAAGTGGCATCATAAACCTAATACAGTTCTTTGTCAAGGGTTTTCCTGCCAATGTGTCTTCGAAGTGCACAAGTTTCAACCTTTCTTCTTCGGCGAAGTACTCACGGCGGAACTTACGCAGCTTAGCATAGATGAACGTGTAGTCTAATGCATATGTATAGAAATAGTATCGTGAACAACTAGGACCACTACTACCTGTGCCAGTATAAAGGCCAAGGCGTTCCAATGAATCACTAACGTCCCCAAAACCATACTCATAATTTTTATTTTCGTATAGAATCTTAATGCAACCTCTAAACTGAGAATGCTTACGAGACACATACTTATCGCACTCCTTTGACCATCTAGGATGTCGGTTACGAGGATGTTTTTGTGGACCCCACTGTGACTCATATTCCGTGAAGCCAAAGTTTTCATCCCACGTCACAGTAAGCTTACCGTAAGTCTTGATCTTCTCACGTAACTCTTCTAACGTTAAGGTACTAGAGTTACTCCCGTGTAGCTGACACAACAAAAGAAATTCATTCTCAGGGTCCGCTATGATATCGAGTATCTCATCGAAGTAATGTATTCTTTTCAATTTATAGATGAACTTGGCTACGATCAGTTCACGTTCTTTATCTTTTTCTATTGCTAATTTGGTTTTCATACTGACAGCCTTAACATGAATATCTCTTCATCATCCATGTGGTCTATATTGATTACGTGTACAGAGTCAAGGTCACCAGTGAATGCTCTTTCGGAAAAAGAATATGGGATTCCACCAACATCAATATATACTTCCATAGCAGGCTTAATACATATAGGACTTCTCAATACTTTGTATACCTTGCCAGTTTCTAGAACGTTGCTTGAAACGGCATACAAACACATAACGAATGATCCTTTTTTCAACTCAAACATGGATTCTCTGGCATCTTTTACTTTCATGGCTAGTGACTCAACATAAATTCAAATAATTCTTCTTTGGTCATGTTCTTAACAGATCTGAAGGTAGCCATTGTATACGCAGCCACATTGTTTCCGCCGTCCACTTCTTGGCTGTACACTTCGAAGAGAGTTTCTTCATTATTCCTAACGATGTAGGTATGTTCGAATCCTCCATCTGAAACAGACAATATTTGATACTGCTTCTTGAGGGTATATATGGTTGTACCACCTCTTACCCAGTCACAAATAATAAAGTCTCCAACGGATAATTCCTTATTCATCGTTTCCTCCTCTCAACATAAACTCAAATAATTCTTCCTGATTAAAGTTTTCAGGCATGGCAAACTTATAATAGCATTGAGGGTCTTCGTGGTGTAATTCATACGTGAAATCTTTCTCTTTATAAGTCAACACATTACCACAAGGACTTTGTAAACTAACCATGATTTTCCCACTGGGAGCAAATCGCACACAACATACGTTATACAATTTACCAACCTCAAATCTAGCGTCTATGTGCTTAAGAATATCAGCTTGTACGCACAGTACTTTATCGCCTTCTTTGATATGTTCTAACATAATACAACCCTTTCAATTTAGTGTCAATAAGATAGACGAAAAAGGAATATTTCTTCTTCAGTCATATTCGTAATATCTATGAATATACATTTTTCGTCACCAAACGTGGCTATTTCAGATGGGGACCCTGCCAATTCGATGACGTAGTTTTTTATATCCCAATCATCATCTTGGTCATCATATATTACTAAGCATCCAAAACTATAACCGCTTGTAGGACGTGACGTAGATACTTCATACGTCTTGTCGATAGAGAACCACCTAGGCGCAGTGGTTCTAATACATAATAATATACTGCCAATCGATATATTTGTTATGTCCATATTAGTTACTCAATATAAAGGTAAATAAGTCTTCTTCTGACATGTCAGTGACGTCCATAAAGAACGTGAGTTTAGGGTATTTTCTTATCACCTCTACACTCTGATTTACGTCTATGTCATCAAATTTCACAGAATGACCATCATCATCAATAATTCTAAAGCTATACAACGTGGGTGTGCTTGTTAAGTCAACAATATTAACATCATAAACTCTATTCTTGGTGAATTCACCACCCGATATACCATTCCCAGAGTTCACACATAATAGTTTATATCCTACTTCCATATCACACGCTCAGCTTTATCTCAAACTGCTCTTCTTCAGATAAATGATCTATGGTCTCAAATTCAGTCTTGAACATATATATGAGATCAAAACCAATACTAACGCAACATGAATTATACTTCATCGTTCTTCCTTTATTGGAAGAAAAATAGAACTCACCATATTCAACTTTAGTCACTCTATATGACTTACCTACTGTGATTTCGTTGTCATCTCTATTGGTTGATCGGCATCGTAAAATGTCGTTGATTTTAGGCGTGTAACCTGTCATATTAATTACTCAGCATATGTTGGAATATGTCTTCATCAGTCATACCGGATATATTCATGAAATAATCGAAATTAGAAAAATGCCTTATTACTTCTTGTGACTGATCAAGGTCCTCGTCATCATAGAATTCGGATGCGGTGTCATCATCACTCATTATTGTAAATTTACGGAATAATACTTCGTGACGTGAGCGTGTCACATGCACGTCTACCACATCATATGTCTTCTTGAAAGTGAACCTTCCTGAAGATCCAGCTTGGACGCACAATACGCGATCTAGATTACTCATATGGATAATCTCAAATGGAATACATCTTCATCTGACATATCAGTAATGTCCTTGAAAAAGAAGAAACTAGGTCGATCATGCATGAATTCATCACTCTGATCAATGTCACTTTCATGAAACGTATAGGTCAGTCCGTCTTCGGAAAGCATACGTATTTCGATATCATGATCGGCATCGTTAGCAGGACCTGTATCTACCACGTCATAGATAACATTGACCCTGTATATGGCATAAGGAGCACGGACGCATATCAAACGTTTACAATCTTCAGGATTCATCACTTTGATCACAGTGACAACCTTAGAAGAAATATATCTTCATCTGACATACCCTTCAGACTCACAAGACGTATAGTTTTTAATTCATTGTATTCGTCTTCGACAAACGGTCTATAATCGAACACGCCCTCTATCTGTTTAATACATATAAGATCATCGTTGTATGAAGCGTCACTCACTTCCACAATATCATATTTGTCTACTCGTCTATTATCTCGTATGCAGGATACCATGAGCTTGGTCCCAGTTTCCAACTCTTCAAATATTTTCTTAGCCTTTACGTTGGCTACCATTCTAGCGTCCATTAACGTTCTACCTTATTAATAGGGTTTATGAACTTACACGTCAACCATCCTTTAAATCTGGTCCATGAGTCCATGTAATAGATATCCGCCAAAGCGTTCTCTATAATGTATTCAGGGGGCACAGTAACACCAGACAGAGCCAGTTCGAAAAGTTCTTTTTCAGACTCTTCTCGTTCTTTGTCAGATGTACATCTGATAGTATTAATGATAGCTAGATCTTCAACCAAAATTTTGTTACTAGCCACGATTCTCATATTATGATCGTATCTCTGATTAACAATTAATTTTGTCGTGTCAGTACCGATTACCTTGAGATGCACCTCGTAACCAGACGCCAATTTATTTACATGAAGGATGTACTTTTCATTTTCGAAGGTTTCATAGTGCTCAAATAATTCACCGCCATATAAGCTATACGTGGAAATCTTATTACCAGTACAGAAAGTTATGGCATCCCACGGTAATCTACCATAGGATTCCCATAACGACAAGCTGACGATAGTCATTACTTATCATCACCTAACAGACCTTTGAACATATCATCAAGTTCATCTGTTTCGCCTTCTTCACCGTCATCACCACGCAACTTCTCAATATCGGCAATGACGTCAGCAGAATGATTAACTCTGTCTTTAGGCTCCACGTAATCTTCAGCTGGCGCATCGCTATACAGCGCAGGCACGTCTTTTCTCTTAAGCTGGATATGCTCAAGAATCTCTTCTTCTGTTAAAGAAAAAACATCAGCCATGTCATGGACTTCTTTGATTAGAGGTTCACCAAGTTTTGCGGGTAAATGACCGAACACGTCGTCTAATGCATTTTGTATTGCTGTCGTAATATTCATGTTTTTCCTTAAAAGAAAAGGTTTTATAAAAGATACCGCTATAGTACCTTATATTTGTATAGATGTCTACTATCTTTGTGAATGTTTAGGCACGGAAGACGGCAATTTATACTTAACAGTGTTGGTACTATCACGTAATCCGCTAAGTCTGTTTTCAAAATTGATGAAATCCAGATTCTCTTCCATCGCCGCATGCTCTAGGAGATAATCCTCATATGAATCTCGATATAGCTTGAAATCAGCTAGAAACATATCCGCTTGGAAATAAGCAAAACCAGCAGACCCACCACATCCAGTCTTGAAACCACTTATACGGTTAATAGCGTCAAGTATGCTGCTTCTAGAATAATTATATTTGTTATCATCAGAGAAATGTATTTCCACTCTACAACGCGCCGTACGGTATTTCCATTTTTCCCAGCGCTCATCCCATTGCATGTATTTCTCATCCATATTATCTGGATGACTACTATCCCAACATTGACCGGAATAGCCAGAGTCAATCAAGTAGTCCCACCGGAAGTCAAGGTCGCCGTAGCTGTCTGCCTTCTCCTTCATATCATCCAAACACATGCCACCACGTCGGTTAACTAAATAGGCAAGATACATAAACTCATTTTCTTTTTTAGAAATGATGTCGCCTATTTGTGCAAAATCGGTGATGTTGTCTATTTTACTCTGTAAGCTTTCAGTCACACGCTTTTTTTCAGAACTAATAGTTTTATCATTTTCTTTTAACATTTTTAATAACCATAAAAAAAGGGATATCTAAATGATATCCCTTTTTTGAGTTGTTGTCTACTACTTTCGACTGTTAGTCGTCGTAATATAAAGTAGTGCCGAACGGCGCAACGATGTCGTGACGTGGGTTACCACTGATCAAGAAAACCATGTTGTCTTGATATTCTTCTTCACCCCAGCTACCGTAAGGGTAACCATCCGTGAACATCACGAATTGATCAGGCTCGATATCTTCTTCTTTCATGCGATCCCAGTTCACCATGAACTCAGTACCACCACCGCCTTCTGGGAAGAACTCATCCATATCATCGGCGTTATCTTCGTTGTAATTCCAGATAGTGTAAGTATCCGTGTCGAAGCACCAAATCTTGATTTCGAACTGCTTGAACTGTTCCATGATACCCTTGATTTCACTCAAGAATTCACGAATCATTTGATGAGAGATCGAACCAGAGGTATCAATCGCGCAACAAACGCTCACAGCTTCATCGAAGTCATTACCTGGTAAGATGATGCCACCAAGAGATGAATTACGACGGTTAGGACGTGAGTAAGTCCAGTCATTCTTAACCAACGTTTGGATGTTGGCATTCAAACATTCACGCCAATCCATTTGTGGATCTAAAAGATCATCGATCATGCTACGTACGCCATTTGGCACGTTTTCAGCACCGGCAGATTTAGCAGCTTCTAAAGTCGCTTGACGGAATGCATCACGAACCATGCTCTTCTCATCATCAGTCATTTTATCAATGCCTGCTTCTTCAGCTTCTTCATCAGTCATGCTATCAGCATCGAAATGCACATCGAAGCTATGACCTTGGCCTTGGCCGCCGTTCTTTTCTTGTTCATCATATAAGATCTCATAGACCTCATCAGATGACATACCGCGATACTTAGTATCATGGCAAGGGATCATAGCAGGATCGTCGTTTGGACGGCTAATAAGCTTACCGACGTTCTGGTCAGTGATTTCCAAGTTGATCACGTGATCAGCTGCTTGGTTATACAAGTCCGCGTCACGACGACCACGACGACCCATATGGTCATAGCAGCAATGCATAACTTCATGTGCAAACAAGAATTTACACTCTTCATCATCAAGGCTTTCAATGAAGTCCTTGTTGTAATAGAAAGAGCGACCATCAGTACCTGCCGTAGGGCAGAACTTGGCATCAATTTCTTTCAGTTGTAAATGCGTTGCGAGTACACCGAAGAACGGCATATTCATTAACATTTGGATACGTGCCTTCACTAACTTCTGTCGAGTCGGACATTTAGCAGCCATAGGATTTTCCTTTTATGAGTGAGTTATTTAATTTGTGATGCAATGATACTACTAATTAATACCATTGTCAAATACTTTCTAGTATTTTCCGTCTACATTGACGAATTCTTGATTTATGGTCATTGATTCACGTACGGTATCACGACCAAAGGTAGATAACACCTTAAGATCTACATCATCGCCATTAACGGCAATAACAACACTTTCCATGATGACTAAGTCGCCTGTACGATAAAAAATGTCTTCTTCGAAGAACTTCAATACGTTATCCTCGCCATCTAACGTCTTACCGTCTCTAGAAACTATGTTAGCTTCTAAGAAACCTTCGCTATTAGGCGTATGACTAATCAACTGTGTCTTTAATAAGGCTTCATCACCTACGATAATACTATTCATGTTCATGTCGTTCTCCATCTTCAGGTAGGAACATATAACCTTGAATACTAAGTAAAAACTTAAGTTCTTCGGTTAGAGGGGTTTCATCAGTTATGTCCAATACTACATCATCTTTATTAATAATACAATGTTTATTTAACACACCTTGAGCGTCATACGATTTTATTTCTCCAAAAGCAACATCTTCACGAAACATGCTATGCATGAATATACTTCCATTTTCATAGAACAATTTATATTCACCATGCTTCAAATCATTCTCGTAGTTTACCTCATTTCTGAGACCACCTGAAAGGGTCGTAACACATAAACCATGAGCTTGACCTTTTTCATTGACATGATAAAATCCGCCATCATCTGCTACACGTTTAAATACTTCCATACCATTACCTTCTTTTCTTTAGATGTGAAAAAAGGCACCATAAGTGCCTTTCCTCTATCGCTTACCCAACGGAGATTAGGTATTTAAAACCATTTTACCGTACTGAAACGATAAATAGTTCCTAAGAGTGGTAATAATACTACTTTTTCACCATGTTGTCAACTACGTAAGTTACAAAAGGACATAATAATGAATAAAACAGACAAATTCATAGAGAAAGCTAAAACCATACACGGAAACAAATACTACTACTCTAAGACCGTGTATGTAAAAGTAATGGAGAAGGTAATAATAACTTGTAATATACATGGTGACTTCACTTTACGTCCTAATGATCACTTAAATGGTCAAGGTTGTAAAAAGTGCGGCCATAACAGAAGAGCTAAGGGCAGAAAGCTCACAACTCAAAGTTACATAACAAAAGCTATAAAGATCCATGGAAATGCCTATTCTTACGATAGTGCCGTTTATGTCTCGTCTAAGGCCAAAATTTCCATAACTTGCCACGTACATGGTGATTTCGAACAAAGACCAGATGCCCATCTTCTAGGCCAAGGCTGTCCTAAATGTAAATCTGATACACTTAGTAGTAAGTTTAGGTCAACAATCGAAGAGTTCATACGTAAAGCTAATGAAGTGCATGGACACGCATATGTTTATAGTAATACCAACTACGTTAATGCTAAGACTCCAGCATTAATAACATGCAAGGAACATGGTGATTTCGAGCAGACTCCCAACGCACATCTTGAAGGGAAGGGCTGTAAACTATGCTCTTCGTCCATAGGTGAAAAACTTATCAAAGAATGCCTAGAGGACTTATCAGTGCCATATAAACCTGAAAAAACTTATGATGACCTTTTAAGTCCTTTAGGCGGACATCTAAGGTATGATTTTCATATTCCTGACTATAACTTATTGATAGAATACGATGGCATTCAACATTTTGAGCCTACAGACTTTAGTGGAAAATTATCTGAATCTCAAAAACTTGAGAAGTTCGAACAAACACAATTACACGACAAACTGAAGGATAACTACGCTTCCGTTAATGGCGTGTACCTAATACGAATACCGTACACATCTAAAGATGATGTTAGGATTATCATTAAGCAATACATTGACAAATAAAAAAGGGAAGCTAAGCTTCCCTTTTTTTAGTAGTTCAACGAAGATCTAAGAAGATCGGCGATGTTCTAAGTGTTCAACACCATTTTTCCGTACTCTTGAAACATCTTGTTGAAGGTACGAGACTTGTTACGATCAATCGGTAACTTGTAAGTCTTCAATGCTGTAGTAGCACCTAAGATTACCATCTCTTCCTGCATCACTTCCATAAGGAACTCGAAGTAATTATCGAAACATTCCAAGTAGAACTTCTGATCTACAGTCTTCTTCGCTTCGTCAGCGATTTGACCTTGGATCTCTTTCAGCAAGTAACACATGCTGATAGTAAGAGAGTAACGCGCTGAGATGTCAGTGACATTCAGTGTTTTAACCTTACCCAACAATACGTCCATTGGAGCAGGCATCTTACCAGCAACTTTACGATGTTGCATGAATTCGATTGCCAAACCTTCACCGATAGTACCGCCGATCAAAGTACGTGCCATTTCGTGATCCATGTCTTGCTCTAACAGCTGGCTAACGAAAGTCCAAGAGCGTGGTGTTGCAAACGCCTTGTCCGCAGACTTAGGATCAAACTTGTGGATCTTGCTTGGGTGAGCGGTTAAGAAACCAACCACGTCAGCGTGAACCCCAGCGTTAATCGCCCATTGCTGCCAATCTTCAAACGAAACATCCATGTATAAGTGAATGAAACGGTTAGCAAGCGGTGTAGGCATACGGTAGGTTACACCTTTATCCGTATCTTTGTTACCGGCTGCGATGATGCTTACGCCATCAGGCAGTTTGTATTCACCAACACGACGGTTCAATGTTAGCTGGTATGCAGCACCCTGTACTGATGGTGGCGCAGAGTTCATTTCATCCAAGAACAAGATAGCATCTTGGAATTCTAACGAACCTTGGTAACGGTCACGGCGTGCTTCTGCACCTTTCAATTTACCAGTCGCAATTTCGATCTGAGATACACGTTCTAATGCACCCATTGTCTCATCTGCTGTGATAAGCGCTAATGCTTCTGCAAACATATCAACAATCGCTTGTTGCTCATCTACGTCGGCTTGGTTAACTACTTCAGGCAATTCGCTTGATGGTGCCCAGCGCATAGTACCTTCGTTCGAGTCGAAGTAAGGGATACCCTTAAGATCTTCTGGACCCATTAAGATCAGACGCATGTCGATCACTTTACGGCCTTGGCGTTCGGCAATGCCTTCTACCAAGTCAGACTTACCAATACCTGGAGAACCCCAAAGGAATACAGGACGTCCTACATTCATGCAATGCTCTAAGTAGGCAGATGCTTTGGCTGGTGATACTTCAGTGTACTCGGCTACGTTCGCTTCTTTCTTACCCATGGTGTTTCTCCGTTGTATAAAATAAAATAATATAAGTTGTTAATTTGTGTTGCTATTATAAGTTAAGTTCAACTTGTTATCAAGATCTTTTTTAATAAGTTTTTTAAGAAGTTTTTGTGTTTAACTCTTAACTTGATGATGACTATTATGTCAGATCTTCATGTTAGTGTCAAACGTTTTTCTTAAAAAGTTATTTGGAAGCTCTTAATGTTTCCCTTAACTCTATGTCGTACATTATGCCTGATATTCATGTTGCGATCAAGCTTTTTTCTTTGCTTTTTTTGCTTTTTTTGCAGTGTTGTTTGCGTCTACGACTGTAACGACACTACCGTTCTTAAATACCGCTTTAAACCCAGATTTGCAATCCCCTACAGGGTATCTGCCATCACCGAGTTGTCGGTACATACCAAGGTTAGCATCACTAAGGATGTTAGCTTGGATTTCTTGAAGATCAATGCCTAATACGTTTTCAACGTATCGTAACAATGCGTGCTCAGTTACTATTGGCGTTTGGTTTCTTTTGTTACGTTCCTCAAGAGAACGAATGCTATTATCTACTACATTCAACTCTTTTACAAGCTTTCCTTGAGATTTCTTTTCGATGTTGAATTCTTCTTGGCGTGCATTGACTCTATCGGTACATTCGGACAATTGAACGTCCAGACGTTTCTTACGTTGTGTAAGGTTCTTAAGTTCGTGAGGATCATTAGCTGCCATGTTGTTCTCCTAGAATAGTTTAGCTTGATTAATGCATTCTCTCATATCTACGTAGTTTTCACCACGTTCTGTGAGAGCAACGTTCACTTTCTTCAGTACTTTTAAGTATCTAAGGTGTACTGCTTGAGGGGACACACCATCACTTTTAGCAATATCGGTATATGTTATTCCGTCGCCAAAGTGATCTTTAATCATTTTCTGTTCTTTATCAGACAGCAGACTAATTACATGAACAAGGGCGTTATTGGATTCATCCCCTTCCATAACTTCGTCTACTTGAAGAGCCTCACTAGGTAAAATGGAGCCTAGGGTATCGCCGTCTTCAGTCATTTTCTTTTCAGTGCTCACCACTCGCACATTAAGGAAGGCATTGGCTGCTGCTATACTTTCAGCGGAATGTGTTACCGTACCAACCTTCACGTCCTTCTTACCATAATCAGACTCTGCGAAAAGCTTAGATTTCGTAAGCTTTTTTCTAGCGTGAGCTGGTACATTAGGATGTGCAACATTAAACCGCATAGCGTGCATTTTTCTAGTGATTATAGTACCAACAATACCACTGAAGTTATCAGACTTCTCAAAATCAAAGTCTTCTACTGCTTCAAGTATCTGCACCATAGCATCTTGTGCGAATTCTTCTTTAATGTCAGGTTCTATACTATGCTTATTTGCTTCACGGAAAAAAGCACCACGTGCCATTTGGAGCATTTTATCGAGTGCTGATTTGTCGCCTTTGTTGAAGTAAAGGTCGGTTAGAATTTTATATTTCTCAGAGTACGTCATTAATCTCTTCTTGTGTAGTTTTTCAATTTGTGCTATTATATGGTGGTTTTTACGCATTGTCAATAGAAGATAAATACTTAATAAGTAAAAGGAGATACAACATGAACATATTAGACGCCGCAACAATTGCGAGGTTCGCTTATAGTGATCCGGCTGCAAGTCACGGCACAACAGACATAGAGCTAAAAAACGGTAAACATAAATACGACTATAAGTTCCTAGACGTAATGAATACTCAATGCTATGTATTGGAAGATGACGAAAATGTAATTTTCACAATACGTGGTAGTAAAGAGTTCGAAGACTTCGCAGACACATTAAAAGTGTGGGGTACTGACGTTAGATATATGCCAGAGGTCGGTGAAGTACACAGTGGGTTCTACGAAGGCGTTACGGACATCATATTGGATGTTACGGAAATTGTCAACCATACCAATAAGAAAGTTTTCTTCATTGGGCATTCTTTAGGTGGGTCAGTAGCTAAGTTACTTGGTTTACGCTTTAAAGAACAAAACGTTACAGTATATACCTTTGGTGAGGCCAGAAGTTGTAAGAAAAAGACATCTGCAGGCAATTCTAAGTTTATACGAGTAGTGAACAACTGTGACCTAGTACCAAGACTTCATGTTAGGTATAAGTTTGCTGTAAGGGGCGATACGTTCCTATACATCAACACGTCAGGTAAGATCAAGAAAAACCCATCAAAGTTATACACTTTATGTGATGTGCTATTAGCATGTTCACTTAGGTTAGTAAATTTGAGAGCACCATTCGAGTCAATTACAGATCATCTGATGACTGAATACATTAGACATCTAGACGAATAGTCTCTTGTCTTATCCAATCTGAAACATCACCGGACAGCTTTATGAGGAATGAAACTTCATTGTCGAAGAGGGTCAATTCATGGCCCTTATCACAATAATGATAAGGAGCCTCGAATAATCTGTTAAGCATCATTTTTTCTTTAAGAGTTGTACATTTGAAAGGATGTATGTAATGTTCATAATATTTAGATAATAGAAACTTACCATACGGATTGAGTGAGTATGTATTGTGGTGCTTGAATATCACATTTTGTAATTTATCACTGTCGTATTCCGCCAATTCAGGCGTGTGTATCTTAATGTGATTAGTACACTCCTTCTTACTTTTGAACTCTTTTAAGTGTAACATTATTCGTCATAAAAGCCACTTTCAACTTTACCAGTATAAATAGTCCCACCTTCCATAACTCGTACTACGAAGTCATCAGTGTGGAATAATTCATTTAGGCGTTTTGCTAAATTGAGTGCATATCCAGGATTCTGGAAGCTTGTCTTTTTATATTTAGTAGGCGCGGTCACCAGTTTATTAACGGTCTTGATGTTAATAGGGTTGTTCTGATAGAACACAGCATAAATCGCTTCAGCTTCTAAAATCTGTTCTGATTTATACGTATCTGGATCTGTCGCCTCCATAATAATATGAGGTGCTGGTCTTGCCATGGGTGTATTCCTTTAGTTAACTACACCACTATTTATCACAAATCCGCGATACTCCTACAATCCCACGCCTCTATAGCAGCTGCCATAGCTGATTTGGGTTCAGTTGCATCGAACTCAAAGTTAACTGATGGGCCTTCTGCACCGCAAACACAAACAACATTACAGTGTACGGTATGATTGTCTGGCCCAAAAGACCTTCCATGATCATTATAGTATACTTCTGGGGCACCACAAAAAGGGCATCGCTTAGCGCCCTCAGCTATTGGTAAATCTGAATGAACGTACATAAAAATCCCTATCTATTACGTTTGCTTTCTTGTTCTACAATTTCTCTTACGGCTTCTCTGTAAGGTTCACATATCGCGTCATAGTATGCAATTCTACCTTCCTCGGTATCGAAAGAATCCGTTAGAGTTCCTCTACCTACCACGACCATTCTACCACCGTACTTAGCCATCAACTCAGATTTCTTTTCTATGGCTCTGAGAGTCTTTATATCTTCCTTAGAATATATAAAGTTACGGATGCATTGCCTAATACGTTTAATCATTAGGTCCATGCTTACGACGTCGCCACATGGCATACGTAATTATAGCTGGACTGCACACGACTGTGCCGTATACAACTGAACCAAGTAGCATCTTCTGTGCCCATGGCAGTTTTTGTTTTTTGATATCTTCTTTTGTCATCTTCGTCACCTTTAAATTAGAAAAATGCATACACAATAATAGACAGAACTAAACCCGCACACATACCGTAACAGAATACTGATGCGGATGGACGTCTTCTCTCTACAGTGGGGTCACCATCAACATACACTACTTTTTTGTCGTTTATGCGTATGACGCCATCTGTGATTTCAACTTTAATTCCATTTATATTAACTGAGCTGCTACTTCCCATCATCATCACCTATGCTTTCTTTGACCTCTATATCGAGGACTGCATTATATAAATCTTCCAAGTCGTCCATTGTAACAGACACTAAAGAGTTTGTAAAGAACATTTTCCAGTGTTTACCTAGTTTAATCACGTAACCTATGTCAACGTTATGAATACTAACGTCATAACGATAAGGTTCGTCACCTGTATGGTCATCGTTACCAGTCCAAAACTTTACTGTTCTTACTGTACTCTTTCTCTTAGCCATACTATAATTTCCAATAGTTTAATTATGCCTAATACGGAGAAGCCTAAGATGATCATTACTATGGCGGAATAATCACTTGCCATTCTCATACCATAAGTATGTGACATGTAGCCAACGCTGGCCCCGTACATGGCTAATAAATATAAAAACGAGAATGAATATAAATGTTGAAGTATTTTTTCAATCATCCACATCACCAGTCTTGATAATACTAGATTTCTCTTCGTGTATCTTTCTGGCCAATTTAGATTTGTTTTTCAATACCTTAAGTCTGTCTTTATATAAGAAGGTGATTTCTTTCGTGACGATACTACCGGACAATTTCAACTCTGCGTTGATCTCTGCCAATAGCTCAGAATCTTTACTAGACAAATCAGCATACGCTTTCTGCATGCCTTTAAGTTTAGCAAATTTCATAGAAATAGAGGTATCATACATTTTCTGCCACATGTGCGCCACATTACCACCAGCATTAACGCTGTCCCAGTATATGTCATACATTGCTCCGGCTTCTTCACTGTGATTTTTTCTAGCCATGTCGATACCCTCTATATGGTGACTATCGTTTCTTCCTTACTTCAAGGAGAGACGAATACGCCTTATTCATTGTGTGGAAAGGTCCACGATAATCATAATTTTCAAGTGTGCTTAACATGATACTAGTACCATGCTTCCAGCCAGTTTCGTATCTTACGCAGTAGAACCCTGCCGCATAAATTACTTCACTGTTCGCTCTCTTACGGTACAGTGGTAAGTCAACACCTTCAACTACTACCTCTTCATAAGGCTTGGCGTTTAATACTCTGTACCCACCGATGTAATACTCTTCGCATCTGTCATCTTCTTTTGCAAGTAGGTTACCAGATAACACTCGGTCAAGTTCGTCTTCGTCTTTAGCAACTATGACTTTGTTTCCGTCAGTGACGTACATGCTTTCATCAAAGAATACTATCTCTTTGTCGATACCTGTGTCGTCTGTTACTGACCATGTTTGCTCGTCTTTAATTTCTACTTTATATTCCATGATAACCCCTAGTACACGTATGGCTTGTTAAGCATAGTGGCGAAGTCATCAGGATATTTAGAAAGATTATCCAAGTTCCATGCTGAGCAGAATTTCAAGAAATGGATACCGACGTTTGATTTCCTCGGTTCAGCCAAAGACTCAGCCATACTCACCAAACATCTATCTTTGATGTCAGCCGGTTGCATAGTTAAGTCAATAAGTCTCTTGTTAAACTCATACTTGTCTTGTACCACGTGTTCTACCCCATTAGGGTCAGTCCACTTGGTTAGCATAAAGTTGTTCCAATCATACCCTTTATTCAACCTGTCGTCAAACGCTTCTATGATACCTACTTTGTTCTTTGTGCCTTTTTTCCTAACTCTAGGGTAGGCAGTGAAAATGTTATCAGAAACATCTCCACGTATGCACTTTTCAAACAAAGAGTATTCAGGTAATGGCGTCAACTTAATGTCACCTTTCTTATCCTTAATAGGCTTACCCTTTATGTCGAAGTAACCATCCAATCTGATTACCTCTTCAGACACGCCATTATAAATGGTCACGTTCTCAGCTAAGCACTGGATGTAATCCTGATCAGAGCTAATGATAAAATGTGTGTCGTTTGGATGAGCCTGAATGAACAAAGCAATCATATCATCCGCCTCGGCCTCTGGATTATTGAGAACTGTGGCATTGGTCTTCTCGTTGAAGAATACCGCCATGTCATCAATAGCTTCCATGAAGATCTTATCATCTTCTCTCTCAGCTTCGGTCTTTTGAAGGTTCTTTAGTACTCGGTTCTTTTTGTAACCAGTATAGAACTTCTTACGCCATGAACTACCCTCAGTACAGATAAGGACATGGTCCCCACTAAACTGATTGTGGACCTTCCTGATGCTGTTAAACATGATATGCATAGACATGCCTATCTGGGTGTCCAGATCGCTGTTAAACATCGCATTTTTAGCTCGGTGAGCCATATTCATGTAATCTACTAATATGTAATTAGCCATCCTTGGCTCCCTGTGTGTTTTTACTTGTATTCGCTTTTACCGTTAGAAAGTCTTTTCTTTTTCAACAAATATGACTCTTCCGCGTCGTCATCAAAGACGCCAGTACCGCTAAGTTCTTCAAGTGCGATATTCTTACTAACTTCAGTCAACCATAAGTCAACGCACCCTTCATCGGTCAACGCTACGTGACCTTCAGCCTTGATAACTTCAATGAACTTATCATTCCAGTCAAGTTCAAAGTTTCCAATCGATCCAGTTTCTCCGTCAAGGTTAATATCGGTAAACATGACCCATGGCTCACCCCTTAACGTAGCCATATCTTTGGCAAATTCGTTAGTTGTTATTTCACCATGTTTATGCTTAACACCTAACCACGTACCTTCATCATCTCTGATTTTAGCTACCGCGTAGTCATGGTCTTTTTCTTCGATCATGTCGTTGTTCATCTGTGCTTCTAACAGTGCCAATTTATTGAAGTCGCTGTCAGAAATAGAGTATTCAATTTCTGCTAGACCAACTTCCATTTCACCTAATGAAATTTCTTCATACTTGTGCTTAATTCGTAGTAAGTCACGCATATGCTCTGAAGAGTCATCCGCATTACTGATCTTTGATAGTTCAAATTCCAAATCTATACCATCATAGTAATATTCAGCTTCTGCTACTAATCTAGTTGTTCCTGCCATTCCCCATGCCATTGGCCAAATGCCAAAAGGTAGTAATCTGTTTTTCTTAGCCATGCTAATCTCCAACATGTGTTTTTGAGCTAGTGGACGAATCGCCCCTAAGCCATTTAGGTTCAGATTCTTCTACGTATGCGAACCCATCCATTAATATACCCATGAAGAAGTCTTCATCGAATGCTTCATCACTCACATTAACTTTATATACGTGAGGTGTACGCGTATGTGCTGTACTGCCTTTTAGGTCTTTCAACTTTACGTTTTCAGCACTCTCTGAGTTTTGATGCAAAGACCAACCTTTAACATATTTTCTATCAGACGTATCTAACCAACAGACTGCGTAGTACATGGATACTCCTTAACTCTAAAAATGTGTAAGTACGGAAACTTCTGTACGACACCGTCTTTATCCATAACACAAAATAAATTATCTTTGGTGTATGTGTTCTTTACGTCCGCTAGCATTACAGGTCTACTCTGAGAATATAAGTGTATTTCTACTTTCATACGTTATCTCCATCACCTGATAATTTCTCCACGAATTTTATTTCATCATAAAGATTAAATAACGTCTGTGTTTCTTTACCAGTTAAACCATTTCTCATTATAATAAAACCATCGCAAGTAGATAAGTATCTGGTCTCGGTATATGAATTACCGCCCCATATATTATCCATGTATGATTTATTGGCATGAGTATGAGAGGTAGATACCCACGCTGAGCCACTTGTCCCAATAGACAAATGTTGTCCACTCATACCAATGGATTGAGTATGGCCTGTTGGACCTTGAGGACCATAAAAACCAGATGTAAATCCAGCAATGCCTTCGTCGTCTTCCTCTATCTCTACCGGCTCCGGCTTAACCTTCACGTGATCAATCATTTGAAAGTCGTGCTCTTTTAAAAAGTCAACATAGTTATTAATTACTATAGCTAAGGTCTCATCGTACTCGGTATTCTCTGGATAGTACAAGTACATACTGTCCATAAGTTTTTTAATAGTATCTGTATTAGTCATAGTGCCATCATGCATTTTAACCCACTCAGTGCCATCGTATATGAGCGTAGAACCATTTGAGTCTACCTTGATATCACCTGTCGGTGTTTGGTAGGACAAATTATGCGTATGGTTTCCATATCCATTGGTACTAACTGTGACCGTTCCGTCTAAATTTGTAATCTTATACGACACGTTATGAACTCCTTTTCCTTGTTGGGAAATAATACACATACTCACCGATACCGGAGTCTATTTGTATTTTCATCCCGCGTTTATCAGAGAAAGATATTTCGCACTGTGACGTATCTGCCAACTTAAGTACAGAAAGCACGTAGCTTAAAGGAAAGATCATCTCTGCTTTTAGTATCCCCATCAGACCATCTTCGATGGGTATGATTGACTGCGTAGAGTTTTCATCGCCTATGACGAAGTCCAACTTACCACCAACCATTGTCACCTTAAAGGTCTTATGAAGGGAACCTAAAACTCCATTAAAATAACTTAAATCCTTTAAGTTCTTTCTGGAGGGTTGAAAGCTAATATCAAATTTGATATTATCTAATTTTGGAACTCTCACTTTGTTATCAGCATTGGTAGCAGACATAAAAGTGTATTGTGCTTTGTGACTATACCCAGATGTAAAAACAACATTCCTAGGGTAAGATTCGCCCTTCTTATCATTTTCACATGAGATAAGAATATCTGAATCTGCTTCTTGGAATGGAGGGAAGTCTAACAGTCCTTTCAACACTGACATATTAGACATCCCTACCTTATGCCCTTCAAGGTCTGAGATAGTATCTTTTAGTTTTCCACGGACTACAACCGCTTTATCTTCGGAGATGCCCTTAATGACATTCCCCTCAATTTTCACGAAGTCTATGAAACCTAAACCGTGTGTGTGTTTCAGCACATCCTTAAGATTGCTGTGTATAATATTATCCACTAAAAATTCCTTTATTGTATTATAACAGATGATGACTGTCTGTGTCAACAATCATCATCGTCATATACGAACATTTCTTCGAAAGCTTCATTGTCCAAATCCGTTCTGGACAAATCCCAATTCATTATACCCAAAAGGTTATTAACCTTCTTATCAATGTTAGTTTTCATCATTTCATCAACATCGAACGGTAGCTCTAAGAACCACGTAGGTAGTCTAGTTTCATCAACTGGGTAACTAACCCTGCTATATGGATTATCAGCGCCCTCTATCAAAGGCAATGACATAACCTTAGCACCATCAGGAATCTTCATCGTTTCCATGTCGTTTGCCATGACTAACAATTCGTTCCAGTTTAATGCACCGGCCACATGAGACGGTATCGTAAAGCCTTTGGTGCCATCCATACCTGAAAGCTTACGTGATAGCTCATCTTCTTTAGCCTTCCCATAATGGGTTAGCTTATTAGCAGAAGATGGTCTACCCCAAGTCCACGGGTCCATTTTCTCAAGATCTTTCTTGAAAGCTATGATATAGCTGATAATGTCGTCTTCCTCGTAACCTTCCAGTAACAATGTTAGAACGTTCATTAAGAACCCCTGAATATACTTAACTGTATCAGATCTACGCAGATCGAGTCCGGTAACTTTTACCTTACCCATTTTCCCGCCTATATCCATACGTTTACCTTCGTTATCCACAACTAAGGTTGCATATCTTTTCTTCTTGATGAAGAGACCTTTCTTAGAAACGATCTCACGTGCTGCCGCGATAACTTCACCGTACATAGGTGGCACATGAAATGAATCTTCCATGTACTGAATGAACGTGTCATTCACTGCTTCGCCTAATTCATCGTAGAACTTAATGGTCTTCTCAACCGGCCATTGATCCATCTCTTCCTTCATCACAGGGTATGCACTAAAGTAAGTTGAGTCAGTATCATTGTAGATAGCTGTTACGCCACCATGATCATACTCGCCTGTCAAAATCTCATTAGTCTTAGCTGTCATGTGCTTAGTGATACAGCGACCTGTCAGCGTAGTACTTTGTCCTAGACGTTGATCGAAGAACCTATGAGCCTTGGATAATAGGTTCTTCGATCAACGTCTA